CTTCTATTTATGATTTTAAACCTGATGATGTAGTAGTTGAAAATTACAAATATGGAGATAAAATATCTTATGAGGTGGCTATTTAATGTTATACCAGAAATTATTCTGGTATTTTTATTTTTAATAATAAAAAAGGAGATAATATGCTTAGTGAAGAAATAAAAGATTTAATAAATTGTTTAAATAATAAATCTATTGACGATATTGAAGATTATTTAATTTCATTTTCTGAAGAAGCAAAGAAATTGGAAGAAGAAAATGAGAATTTAACAAATAAAATTGAGGCGATTAAGGGATTTAAAGATGATATACAATATTATTTAAAAGAAATTGATAGTGAATGTAATCGTTAAGGAGAAAATGATGGAAGTAAATATGATAGTTTGCGTAGCAGAAAATAACTTAATTGGGGATAAAAATCCAGAAGGAAACGGGTTACTTTGGCATTCTAAAGAAGAGTTAAATTATTTCAAAGAAAAAACAATAGGAAATGTTGTTATCTTTGGTAAAAATACAGCTAAATGCGTACCTATTGAACTTATGAAAAAAAATAGAGACGTTATTGTTATCTCTTCTAAAGATAATTTTAATGACATTGTAGATCAGTATAAATATATAGATAAAGATATATTTATATGTGGTGGTGCTACTGTATATAAAGATTTTTTAGAAAAATATAAAATGGATAATATTTATATATCTGTTTTAAAATCTCATATAGATGTGAAAAAGCCAAATAAACCTCTATATTTTCCAAATATAGAAGAATTTGGATACGAAATAGTAGAGAGTGTAGAATATAATGATTTTACAGTATATAAATATCAAAATAAAACATATAATAAAATATTAAAAGAACTAGAAGAAAAAAATTTTTGTTGCTTAAGAAAGAGAAAAAAATATAGAATCTGATAATATTTTAATGACAGAATTAATTGTAAGAAAAGAAACTATTGAATTTGAAGATGGAAGAATAAAACACTTATATTTTATTTATTATGAAAAATTTGATAATTTTTATCAAAATCTATTCAAGAATACTCCTTCCTCTGTTTAGGTGGGAGATGAATTGAATTTTTTCTTTTTCTCCTCTTTTTTTGAACTTAAATAAATGATATAATATAAGTATAGAAAAAGGAGGTGAAAAATCTATGTATCTTACTGTTAAACAACAACTTAAACATCTTTCTAAAGACGAATTTCTTTCTCTCAGAGAACTTTCTCATGCTGCTAAAAATCTATATAATCAAGCTGTATACAATGTGAGACAGTTCTATTTCCAAGAGAAAAAATATCTTAATTATCAGAATAATTATGCAGTCCTTAAAACAAGTGAGAACTACAAACTTCTTAACTCAAATATGGCACAGCAGATTCTTAAAGAAGTTGACGGTTCTTTTAAGTCTTTCTTTGGACTTTTAAAACTTGCTAAAAAAGGAAAGTATAATTTTAAAGATATTAAACTTCCTAAGTATCTTCAGAAAAATGGTTTTACTACTCTTGTTATTGGCTTTGTTAGAATTAATAAAGATACGCTTATCATTCCTTACTCTAACTCTTTTTCTAAAAATCATAAAAAGATTTCAATTAAAATACCGCCTATTCTACTTGATAAAAAAATCAAAGAGATTAGAATTATTCCTAAATTTAATGCTAGGTTCTTTGAGATTCAGTACACTTATGAAGTACAGGAACAGCAGAGAAATTTAGATAAAAACAACGCACTGGCTATTGATTTTGGAATTAATAATCTTGCAACTTGTGTTACAAGTAATGGTAAATCTTTCATAATAGACGGTAAAAAATTAAAATCTATTAATCAATGGTTTAATAAAGAAAATGCTCGTCTTCAAAGTATTAAAGATAAGCAGAAATATGGTAAAAAACCAACTTTAAGACAAAAATATCTATATGAATCCCGTAACAATAAAGTAAATGACTATATGTCTAAAACAGCAAGAAAGATAATAGATTACTGTTTGGAGAACAATATAGGTACTTTAGTGTGCGGATATAACGAAACTTTCCAAAGAAACAGTAATATAGGAAAAGCGAATAATCAGACTTTTGTTAATATTCCATTTGGAAAGTTAAGAGAAAAACTGGAATATTTGTGCAAGCTGTACAGCTTGATTTTTGTAGAGCAGGAAGAAAGCTATACATCAAAATCAAGTTTTTTTGACATGGATATTCTGCCTAAATTTGAAGCTGATGATTCTCAAAATTATTCTTTTTCAGGAAAAAGAATAAAAAGAGGATTATATCAAACTTCAAAAGGATATATATTTAATGCTGATGTAAATGGAGCATTAAATATACTAAGAAAAAGTAATGTAGTGGACTTAGAAGTCCTATACAGTAGAGGTGTAGTGGACACACCTGAAAGAATAAGGATAGCTTAAGCTGTCAGACTTCTTTAAAATTACTCTATTGAGTAATTACGAAGCTCCCACTTCTATAAGTGGCGAGTAGTTCACGAAAAAGAATAAAGTAAATAGTCTAAATTTGATACAAATATAAATAGTTGTTAAAATCTATTATAAATTAATATTTTATAATAGGAGTATGATAATATTTATGGAAAATAAAAGCAATAAAGAAAAATTAGCAAGAGCTATAAAAGATATAGGAGGCTTACGAACATATAAAGAATCTAGAAGAGCATTAGACGCATTTTTAAAAACAGTAGAATATTTATTGCTAAATACAAACGAAGAAATAAATCTTAGAGGGATAGGCACTTTAAAAAAAATAAAAAGAAAAGCTACAACTTCATATAGTGTTCAAAAAAGAGGAATGGTTTATTCTCCAGAAACAACATTAATTAGTTTTAGAAGATCGAAAACTTTAATAAAAAAAATTAAAAAGGGTGATAAAAATGATGTTCAGATGTAAAAGATGTCATTCTGATATAATATGTCAAGAAATTATAAATGGAACAATAGAAGGCTTAGAATTTAATGAGAATCTAGAAATTATTAAATATAAAAATATAGATTATAATATGGGACTTTTTTATTGTAATAATTGTAAATTAGCATCATATAACCCTAATGAAATATTAGAACTTAAAAATTAAAAAAAAGGGGGAAAAATGAATCAAGAGTCATCTGCAGTTTTAATAAGTATACATAAAAAGTACTCAGATAAAATATTTGAAGGAACAAAAAAATTTGAATTTAGAAAAAATAAATTGGGTAAAAATACAAAAAGAATATATGTTTATGAAAGTAAAAGCGATATAAAAGATAAATTAATAGGATATTTTTTAACAGATGAAAATATAAAAAAAATACCATTAACAGAAATTTTAAATTATATAAAAAAGCATCCAAAAGAATCTGGGATAGATTATGAAACAGCAAAAGAATATTATAGAGGACATGAATATGGATATATGTATCCTATATTAAAAATAAATAAATTTAGAATAGATCAAAAAGATATTTTTGGAAAAGATTTTAAACCACCTCAAAATTTTAGATATATTAATAAAAACGATGAAGAAAAAATTATACAAAAAATAATTACAGGAAATAATTTGAAAAATAGTTTTAATAAATATTCAACGAAAGAATTTCCAAACTTAAAACAAGATTTAGATAAAAATAATAATCAATATTACTCAAATCAATTTGGATATATTGTTGTAAATAAAGAAAAAAACAAAATAGTTAGAATAGAAAAATTTAATAAGAAATATTCTTCTAATTTATTAATAGATTTATCTTTAAAGAATCTTGATATAAACAAAGAAATATATATAAATGTACCAGCAAATAGACAAAAATTAATAGATACATTAATTTTAAAAGGATTTGAAATAGATAAAATATTTAACTCAAAATATGTTGGGAATGATAAAATATTAAAATTAGTGAAAAAATGTAATTAAAAACAAATATAAAGTTGCAAAAAAAAAGATAATATAATATAATCAAAACATAAATTAAATAAACGGAGGAAAAATAAATGACAAAAAAAGAATTTTTAGATTTATACTTTGAAAAAGGAGAGTTTACTACTAAAGTAGACGCAGAAAGAAAAGCAACAGCATTTTTAGAAACACTTGAAGAAGTTCTAGTTAAAGGAGATGAAATATCTTTTATAGGATTCGGAAAATTTGAAGTAGTAGAAAGAGCAGAAAGAACTTGTAGAAACCCTCAAACTGGAGAAGAAATGAAGGTTGAGGCTAAAAAAGCTGTTAAATTTAAAGCAGGAAAAGCTTTAGCAGAAAAAGTAAATAAATAAGCCTTATCTTTGATTTAAGGACATTTATGTATAAGAAAGCCTTATTTGTTAAGGATGATAAAAAAGACTTCGTCAATAAAGATGAAGTCTTTAATTTTTGCAATAGGTGTTTTTATGAAAATAAAAAAAGAAAAGCAAAGGTAAATGTAAAAGGAACAGAAATAAAATTTATAGAAAAAGTTATGATAAATACTAAAACTAATGAAGAAGTATTTAATTTAGAATTAGAAAAAGAAAATGATAAAATATTGGATAGTTTATATAGAAAAAAATTAGGATTATTATTTCCAGAAGAAATAAAAGAGATAAGAGAAAAAAATAATTTAACACAAGAAGAATTTAATACATTATTGGGATTTAATAAAAATTGTATAAAAAGATTTGAAAATGGATCTGTTCAAAATAAAGAAGAAGATTTAATTATAAGAAAATATATGAAATTGTAATTCCGATAAAAATAATTTAAAATATATTTGTTGGCGATAGTTTTGGTGGTAAGTTTTGTAATATAATACACCTACCTTTTTTATCTTAAAAGACCACTTTAGGTATAAGTGGTCTTTTTTACTTATCATATTTATTCAAAAAATCATCTAAAATATAATTTATCAAAGTCATAATTGGATAGTTATTATTTTTAGCGAACTTAATAAATCTCTTATAAGTTTTTTCATTGATTCTAAGACCTTGCTGTTTAACATTAGTAAGTCTATAATAATCAACAGGAATGTTTAGTTCCTCAGAATTAGGAGTTTTATCTTTTATTGAAGAAATAAATTCTTCTTGTTTTTTTAGTAATGTTATCATTAAATCTACTTTTTCGTCTAACGATAAATTTTGTAAATGATTATCATCAGCCTCTCCATCTTTTTTTGTATAAATTTCTAAATATTTTAATTCATCTTCTGAAAAATTATCCTGGAACTTTTCAATCCATAAATTTTTATTTTTATGGTTTCTAGCGAATTTTAATTTTACAATTTCATTTAATGGAGTTTTCTTATTAATTAAGTCTTTAATTTCTTCAATTTTATTTAAAGACTTTTTATTTATATTTTTTTCCACATTATCACCTCTCTATTAATATAATTTTTCATATAATTATTTTATCATTTTAAAAATAAAAAAATAAATATAAAAAATGAATAATATAATTAAAAATAAATAATTATAAAATATTTTAAAGATAATTAAATGCTTTAAAAGCTTTAAAAAATAAAAAGTTATTAGCATATAATAATTATAAAAATTAGAAAATATTATTTTACAAGAATTATAAAAATTTTTTTAAAATATATAAAAAATAATATATATAATTATTTTATTAAAATAAAAAAAAGTCTTGATAATAAAAAATATAAAATATGCTAAAATCCAATACGAGTTTTTTCTCTAATGGAATCTATCTCATCTTTATTTACACCAATGTATCTTTGAGTTACAGAAACATCAGAGTGGTTTAAAAGACCTTTTACTATTAATATATCTTTTGTCTCTCTATAAGCCTTAGTAGCGAATGTTTTTCTGAAACTGTGTGTTGATATAAATCTAGAATCTATATTTTCCATATCGCAAGCTTCAATTATAGCTTTTTGTAAAGATCTTATAAAGTTTTTACATTCTATTTCTATGTCCTTTTCTCCTTTAAGAAATAAATAATCACTAATAGTAGTTCTGTTATTATTTAGATATTTAACCAAATCTTTATTTATCTTAGTTATTTGAGGTTTTTTAGTTTTCTTTTCTATTATTTCTAATTTACCATTAGCAATATCTGAATATTTTAATTTAATAGCATCAGAAATTCTTAGACCTGTATTTACTTCAAGTAATAGAGCATTTTTATATTTTTGTTTAACATATCCTAATATTTTAATTACTTCTTCATCAGAAAGAGCTTTAGTAGTTTTTTGAGCCATAAAATCATCTCCTGAGTATAAAATTATAAAAATATTATACCTTGAAACCTTAATAAATTCAATAAAAATAAAGACGTAAAATTGATATTTTACGAATTTTATTATTTAAAATAATTTTTATTTATATAAATGTTTAATATATATGTAAAAATGATTTTAAATAAATGGAGGCGAAATTGATGGATAAAGAAATAAAAAGATTATTATTATTTATAAATTTTAATGCTTTGACTAAAAAAAATATAATGGTGTTAGTAAATGAAGAAACACTATATGCAATATATAACTATTTAAAAACATTAAAAAAGAAAGGACTATCTTTTGCTTATACGGATGAAACAAAGACAGCTATTTCAGTTTTTGATGGAACAAAAATATTTTATATAACCTCTTATAGCAAAGAAATGATAAAGAATAAATTTTACCATTCTAATTTTAATATAGTCATTGCATTAAATGATAGAAATAAAATTTTAGAAATTTTTAAAAAAGATACATTAAAAATAGAATGGCCATATAGCATTATTTAAAAAAACGATAATTATAAATTAGGGAGTGATAAATTATGAATAGAAAATTAGAAAGATTAATTTTATTTTTAAAATTCAACTCTTTAATTGGAAAAAATATTTTAATTTTAACTAATGTTGAAGAGTATAGGAAATTTCTTATTGAGTTTGGTGTTAAAAAACATAAAAATATATCTTTGAATATGCATAAAACAAATACTGAAGTAATGTGTTTAGAGTATAAAAAAAGATATATATTTATAAGTTATCAAAAAACCAAATATATAAAAAAGAAATTTAATTATAAGAAATTTAATATAATTATTGGACTTAATAGAAAATTTTATTTTGATAAAATGCCAAGGAGTACATTAAATATAAATTGGGATTTTCCGCTGGCGGAACAATAACTTTCAGACAAATTGTCGGAAACAAAAGGAGGAAAAATGAAAAAGAATAAAGAAAATTTAAAATTATTATCGGAGATTCAATATGTCTATATTAATGATGATATAAGACTTCCGGCCATAGTAGTTCCTTTAAAATATACAAAAAAAGAATCATTAAAATTGGCAAAAAAATTCTATTTAAAATATCAAAAAAATAAAAATGTTAATAAAAATGATTACTTTAATAGATTTCCTAGTAACAATAAAATTATAAAACATTTTATTACATCATATGAATTATTCTATGATTGTAGAAAATATAAGTATTATAAATGTTGGATTATAAATTTAACAGATAATAATAATAGATTTATACATAAAAAAAATAGAAGCAGAAAAGCTGAGCATAAAAGAAACTTAAGAGAATATCAAGCTATGAATAAATTTTTAGACAATTATTTAGATAAAAAAAGGGGGAAATCAAAATGAATTTATTTGAGAAAAAATATTATGAAGAAACAGAAAGATTTAAAGTTAAAGAAAAAGATAAAATAATATCTGAACTATATTCTTTAAAGGAAAGGATAGAATTATTATTAAAAGGAGAAATAAATGACGAATTATTAAAGAGAACACTAGATGAAATTGATTATGTGGAATATTGATTTTTTAACTAAATTTATACAAATTTGACTAAAAGGTTTAGATAAAATATAATAGCTCAGAGGTGATGAATATGAAATATTATTCAATAGGAAAATTTTCTGAAGCCATAGGAAAAACACCTAAAACTTTAAGACTATGGGATAAAGAAAATAAACTGAAACCAGCTCATGTTACTGCTGGTGGAACAAGATATTATTCTCAAGAACAATTAGATGTTTTTTGTGGAATAAAAAAATTAACTAATAAGAAAATAATTGGTTATGGTAGAGTAAGTTCTTATAAGCAAAAAGATGATTTAGATAGACAAATAGAAAATGTTAAAACTTATATGATAGCAAAAGGTTATTCTTTTGAAGTGATAACAGATATTGGAAGTGGTATTAACTACAATAAAAAAGGTCTTAATAAACTTATAGATATGATAACTAATTACGAAGTTGAAAAAATAGTTATTTTATATAAAGATAGATTATTAAGATTTGGTTTTGAATTAATAGAAAATCTTTGTAACAAATATGGTGTAATTATAGAAATTATAGATAATTCTCCAAAAACTGAAGAACAAGAATTAGTAGAAGATTTAGTTCAAATAATTACTGTATTTAGTTGTAAACTACAAGGAAAAAGAGCTAATAAAGCTAAAAGAATCATAAAAGAGTTGATCGAAAATGATAATATCTAAAAAAGTAAGATTATTACCAACTCTTGAGCAAGAAACAAAAATGCGGCAATCTGCTGGAACAGCTAGATTTATTTACAATTGGACTCTTCACAAAGAAATGGATAATTATAAAAATGGCGGTAAATTTATTCCTGATGGAAAATTAAGAAAAGAAATTACACAACTAAAAAAAGGACCATTATCTTGGCTAAAAGAAGTATCTAATAATGTAGCAAAACAAGCTGTTAAAGATTGTTGCAATGCTTATAAAAAGTTCTTTGCAATGCCAAAACGTTTTTCTGATAAAGTTATTAAAAAAGCTAAAAGACAAAATAGAGAATTAACATTTTACGATTTAGAAGGGCATCCTAAATTAAAATCTAAAAAAAGAAATAAACCGAGCTTTTATAACGACCCAATAAAATTAAAAGTAAAAAATAAAACTGTTTTATTAGAAAAGATAGGTTGGGTAAAAATTTCTGAATCTTTACCATCAGTTAAATATTCAAATCCAAGAGTTACATTCGATGGGAAATATTGGTATATATCAGTAGGTATAGAAATTGAACCTTCAAAAGTAGAATTAACAGATAAGTCTTTGGGTATAGATTTAGGAATAAAAGATTTAGCGATATGTTCAGATGGTAAAGTATTTAAAAATATTAATAAAACTTTTAGAATTAAAAAACTCAAAAAAAGACTTAAAAGATTACATAAACAAATTAGTAGAAAGTATGAAAAAAATAAAATAGAGAAAGGAGGGAGTTGCCAATTTATAAAAACTAAAAACATTGAAAAATTAGAAAATAAAATGCGTCTTTTATATAGAAAATTAACTAATATTAGAGATAATTATATCCATCAAATTACTACAAGTATAGTGAAAACCAAGCCGTATAGAATAGTAATTGAAAATTTGGATATAAAATCAATGATGAAGAATAAATATAAAGCTCCACTTATACAAGAACAAAAATGGCATAAGTTCAGACAATATATAGCTTATAAAGCTGAAAAGAATGGAATAGAATTTGTCTTAGCAGAAAGATTTTTTCCAAGCAGTAAAACTTGTTCTTGTTGTGGAAGCTATAAATCTAATCTAAAAGAAACAGATAGAACTTATATATGTGATCAATGCGGATTAATTATAGATAGAGATTCAAATGCTTCATTAAATTTAGCAAATTATAATATTTAGTTTATATATAGTAGGATGCGTTGTATCCGAATTTAAGCCTTTGAAGTCGAGGTGAGTAGCGAGGTTTTCCTGTGAAAGCTAAAACTATGAAGAAGGAATTAAACAAATATGTATGGTTTTTTATATATTTTTGGCAACGGTATGAATGTATAATATAAAACATCTAAAAAGAGAATTAAAGGAATTCGAAATAGACTTTTATGATTATAAGAATATTTTATTAAAAGATTATGAAAAATTAAAAAAAAGTATAAAAATGCATTTTTATTTAAGCGTAATAGAAAGATTTGAAATAGCTATAGAAAACGAAAGTGAATTATATAATTTCCCAACTCAAGATGAAATAGATAAAATTACTTTAAACAAATTATTTGAAGATTATTGGAAAAATGAAGATCCAGGATATTTTAATATAGATAATTCAGAAACTATAGAAAATTTTTTATCTAATTACTGGAAGGAAAAGTATTATAAAAATTAATAAGGAGAAAATATGAATTGGAGTAAATTATTAAAAGAAAATAAAATACTTAATGGAAAAAAAGGATTTGAAGGAAAATATGATTGTTTTAGTAATTTTTGTACACATGATACAATCTTTATAAAACTTCCTTATGGTAAAAAGGATGCAAAATCATATGCTTCTGATAATGTAGAAACATTATTTCAGGCAGCTAAATGTACTAATCATAAAGATATACAAAATATAATTTTAACTAGTACTCCAGGGATGGCAAAAAAACTAGGAAGAAGAGTAGAATTAAGAGAAGACTGGGAATGTATTAAAGAAGAAGTAATGAGAGAATTACTTAAGAAAAAATTAGATTTTTTTCCAGAATTCAGAGACAAATTATCCGATATACCAGATAATATTATTATTGCTGAATTTAACGCATGGAACGACACAGAATGGGGAGTTTCATCAAAAACGTTAGAAGGAAACAATAAATTAGGAAAAATATTAATGGAATTAAGAGATAAAGCTAAGTCAGATAAACATTATGAAAGTTTAAAATTTATTTTTAAAAGAGAAATTGAAAAAATAATGTTTGATTATGCTGATGATTTAACAGAAATATTAAATAAATTAACTAATGAAAACTTAGATAAATTATTTGAATTTTATTACTATGAAGTAGATCCTTTAGAATTTAATATATTTGATAATAAAGAATTAATTAATTTTATTAAAAAATACATAAATGAAATATAAAGGAGAAAAAATGCTTAAACATTTAGAATTAGAAATAGATTTACTAGAAGAAAAATATGGAAGAAAAGACAGATACGAACAACCATTAAAATTATTTTTTTATAATAATATATATAGGGTAATAAAGGAAAATATTAAAGAATTAGAAAAATTAAATTTAAAGCAAAAATTAAATTCCATTTCTTTAGAATCAATAATGATATATTTCAAAATGAATGAAGATGATAAATATATATTTGATAACGAAAGACTATTTGAATTTATAAAAGAATATTTAAATGGAATAGAATTTCCAAATTTGAGGAGATTGCAACTAGAATTAGAAAAAGAAGAGTCTAGAATAAAAAAAATTAAAAATGTATATAGCTTTTCCAAAACAATTTATTTTTATTCAAGTATTGTTTCATATTTAGAAACAGAATTAATGAATAAAGATAAAGAAGAAAGAGAAATACAAGATTTTAATTTATACGATTTATATTTATTTGATATTTACGATTATTATAATGACTGCATATATGATAAAACACAATTTAATATAGATGATCCTGAGCAAATAAGAGAATTAATTTTGGATTATTTAAAATTATAAATAAAAGGAGCAAGAATGATATTATTTTTTTTAAGTATTATAATTTTATTATTATTTTTTGGATTAAATATAATTATTTTAAAAGACTCATTTAAATCAAATATAACAGCATATATTATAGGATTATTAACATTAGTTTCTTATAATATTAGTTGTAATTATATAATTAAATTTATACAAAGTAGGTAATAAATTATGGACATTATATTATTTTTAAAAAGAGTTTATGTTTTAACATTTATAATTATGTGGGTATATTTAATAAATTATTCAACAATAGATAAAATTTTTAAATTAAATAGTGGGTTTAAAGGAAATATAGATCATACTATAAAATATATGTTTGTATCAGTAATGCCAGGACTTAATACTATAAATTTGATAATATGTATAAATGAAGATATAAAATTATATAAAGAATCTAGGAGAAAAGAATAACTCTTTTCTCCTTTTTTATTGAAAAGGAAGTGATAAATAATGTATTTAGGAGTAAATAATGGTTCCACTTATAGATTTTATAATGAATTTATCTATAATGGAGAAGAATATTTTGTATTATACTTAGATAATCCTAATGGAAAAGTAGGATTAAAAAAAGAAGATTTTGTAATAAGAAAATATGAAGATGAAGAAGAATACTTAGATATAGAACATTATTTCAATTTAACAGAAATTCCATATAATAACTTTTATGAAATAGAGCAATTGGAAGACTTGATTAAATCTTCTTTAAAAAGATATTTTGAAGAAGACAAAAATGCAGATCTTGGAATATTAAATTTATATATAAAAGCATTAAATAATTATGGAAAAGCTATATTCAAATATTTACAACCAGAAGAAAATAAAAATATTTTATGTTTTTCTATATATTGGAAAAACATTTTATATAAATATTATTACAACATTATTGAAGATAAATTAATTAAAATTTAAAAAAGGTGAATGATTATGGAAAACAAATTTTATAATGGAAAAGATAAATATTATAAAATAGTAAATAAAATGGAAGAAGGAAAATACATAGCTGAATGGTTTTTGAATGATAACTATATAGAACAAAGAGAAATTAAGATAGATATATTAACAGATGAATATATAAAAAATAATTTAAAAGAAATTAGTGAAGCTGAATATTATATAACTCTATGTAATTATTCTGATGGTATATTGGTTATTAAAAATCTTAAAAATATATTTAATTCTTCAAATGTATTTAATAAAAAAGATATTTTTGATAAATTAATGGGAGAAATAAATTCAAATATAAATGGATTATATACAGTTGAAGAAAATGATAATTATACTATTACAATAACTGAACTTAAAGATAAACAATATTTAATAATATATGCTAACTCAAAAGAAATATTATATTACGAAATAATAGAAACTTCATATAAATTAGGAGAAATAGAATATAAATATGATAATAAAAGATATTTTTTTAATGAGGGAGAATACCACGTAGTTATTGGAGAATCAGGAGGACATTATATTTGTTTAGATGAAAATAATAAAATATATGAAACTAAAAAAGATGGTTTTGAAGTAGAGTTATCTATTCAACAATATTTATTAGAAACTAATATAAAATCTAATTTAAAAGATTTAGTAGATTATTTAAAATATTGTAGTAAAGTATATGAAATTAAATTTGGAATAAATCTTTTAAGAGATGTGTATATAAACGAAGATATAATAATAACATATAAAAGAATATCAAGAACTCAAACTTTATTAATATTTGAAGACTTAATATTAAAAGATGGGAAAAAAGAAACTGCTATTATTAATAATTGTTTTTTAGATCTACAAGACGCTTTAGAAAATGTAGATAAATATTATTTTTTCTTTGACAATGGATTTCAATTTGTTAAATTAATAAAAGAAGAAAAAGGATATTATATCTTTGAAGGAGATATTAAAAAAAGAATCGAAGATGTTTGTGAATCAAATGAATTAGAATATTTATTAAGTAAATCATTTGTGCAAAATATTGATGAATTAGAAAAATTAATAGAATTTTTAAACGAAAATAGAAGATGGAAACACAAAAGAATAAAAGTAGAAGATATAGAATTTTTCTATAAAGAATATACAAAAATGAATATAAAGTTTAATAGAATTGATAATGAAAAAACATTAGTTTCTTTAACAAATAATAATATAACTCAAGCTAAAGTATTAGAAATCAGCGATAAAATAGCTTAAATTTGAATAATAAAAAATACTATTTTATAATAGAAAAAACCAAAGGTAACATACTTTTGGTTTTTTTATTTTATAAAAATATGGAGGATACAAATGTATATAGAATATGAGATAAATGAAGGAAAAAATAAGTTATATGGATTTCAAATAGCTTCTTATTATACAGAAGATGACAATATAACTTTTGAATCAATTGATGGTAAACAAGCTTTAGTGTTCAAACAAGATTTAATAGAAGCAAAAGTTAAAGGAAAGATTATATACCCTGAAGGATTCTCTTTAAATACTGGAAAAGAAACAAAATTTTATTTCAAAGATGAATATAATCAATTTTTAGAAGGATTAAAAAAATGAAGATAAAAGAATTAGATGTTGATACTTATGAGATAAGATCATCAGAACTTTATATTAATGATGATAAAGCTCTTCTTGAATATTTTAATAATATAAAAGTTAATATAGAAGTTTTAGGAAATGGATTGTCATCAATATTAATACAAAGGAATAAAAGATTTAATTTTTCTTCTGTAGATAAAATAATAATAAAAAAAAAGAAAATAATTAAAATAAATTCAATTTTAGATATAGATAAAATGGAGGAAAAATATTTTGAAAAAAATTATATATAAAAATTTTGATTATAAGATAAAAAATGTAGGAATTAATAAAATTACTTTAGAACCATTATATTTAGAAGATATATGCTATGAACTTAACATAGAAAATCCTGAATCTAGAAGGCCTAAAATTACTACAAGATTAAAAGCAAGAAAAAATCCTAGTTTTATAATAAAAAGAAATAAAAAAGGTAGTTATATAGTTGTGGATTCAAAAAAATATTATTTAAAAGAATATATAGAAGAATGGTTAGAAGAAATAAAGAAAAATATATTATAGGAGAAAAATATGGAATTTAAAGTAATAAGTAAAAAAATTGAATACTTGTTTGGTGCAAGAGAAGATAGGACGGATAGTTTATTCTATTATAGTGGTCAACCAGTAGCTGCACTAAGAACTTTATTTATGGTTGATAAAGAAATACATTCTTTATCATTAACATTAGTTGCTTATGGTGAAGTAAAAATATGGGATAAAGAAATAAAAGAATATATAGACCAAAGTGAAATTATATTTCATATAAAAAATGATGAAGAATTATATGAAAGAATTTATAGAAATAAGAATGTTGAGATTGTACTAGGTAATGGTTTATATATAACATATCAATTAGATGATAAAGAATCAGTAGAGATAGATAGTGATTGTTATGAAGTAGAAGATTTAAAAGATATTTTAAAAAATGATAACAGTATATTAAATTGGTATAAATGGATTTTGGAGGCTCTAGATGAATGATTTATTAAATGAAATACTAAAAGAATATAAACCTATATGTGAAAAAAATGAAAACGATGAATTAATAATAAAAACCGAAAATACAGGAGTAATAATTAAAATATTTGAAATCAAATTAGACATAAAAGATATACCATGGATTAAAAATTTAAAAAAGTATAAAGTTTTACTAAAAGATTACAATACTAAAAAATTAATAACCACATATGAAACTCAAGATGTTAATGGATTAATAAAAGAACTATATTCAATGATGAACCAAATAAAAGATAAAGAAAAGAATCAAGAAATAAATGAATTAAGAATTAGATATGAAAATCTAATGGAGAGAACTAAAAAAGTTTTGCTTGATTTGCATTAGAAGATTGGAGATAACAAAAATGAATTTTTCAAATATTATAACTAATATAGATGATTTTAAAAATGCAATAGATAATGGATTTAAAGAACATTACTCAGATGATTATTATGGAGCAAAAATAGAAACTGTAGTTTATATATTAGAAAAAGATTTAGAAAAAATAAATATAACATATTTGAATGTTGGGATTCAGATGAAACATTTAAAATATATACTTCAAATAATTGGGAAGAACTTAAAAATATGTTAAATGATTTTTGTAATAATAATAATATGGATAAATATCAATATAAAACTGTAATAAATGTAAATATTTAGAATTTAGAGGATTCGCAGATTTATATTGTAGATTGTTTAATAAAAATATTAATGGAGAATTAGGTAAATGTAATGATATTGAAATGAAGAAATAGGAGGAAAAATTGATTACAGTAAACATAAATAAAGAAGAAGTAAAATTAACACCAACTCAATATTTCGATTATTTAAAATCTAAACAGCTTGAAACAGACGATCAAATTTTAGCTAATTATTTAAATATAGCAATAAGAGAATATGAAAAAGCTAAAAGAACAGGACAAAAAGATTTAGAAGATAAATTAGTTTTTCATATAATAAATTATGAGAAAGAAGTAGAATTACTAAATAAAGGTATAAATAAATTTATTTATTATGAGGATATTCAAAAGTTTGTAGATATTATAGATAAAAAAGTTGTTAAAATAATAGAATTAAAAAGATATCCTAGAGCCATTCCAGATAATATAGTAAAAAAAATAGAAGAAACAAAAGAATTATTTGATGAAATGTATGTAGTTTTTACTGATTATACAGGTGAAACAGAAAGGAAAGTTGAACAGCAAAGAAAAGAAAAAGATCCTATTTTATTTGGAGTATTTTGTAGTAGAGATAAAAGAACAAAATTAGATAGATATTATTATATAGCAGATTGGGAAGATGAATTTTGCGATTTGACACTAGATAAAATGTTAATAGTAATGCAAGAAAAAGAAAAGAAAAATATAGTTAATGAAATTCAATTAATAGAAAGCAGAGATAAATTATTAAAGGAATTAGAAAATATAAAAAAAGATGAAAAATTAAACAAAGATAAAAATGGATTCAATTATGTTCAAATGTATAGTTATTCATCAAGTAACGATGAAAATAAAGATAAAAAAGGATTTTTTTCAAAATTAATAGAAAAATTCAGGAGTAAATAATGGATAGAAAAATAGATTTAACTGAAAATAATGATTTTAGAAAAGAAAAAATAAATATAAATTCACATATAAATAATTTTATAAATTTAGATAAAGCAAAAAGAAATGATAATGGATCAATGTTTTTATCAGAAGGTATAACTATGTATAGTAATACAATCACAACAACAATTCATTTTTCAAATGGATTTGAAAAAGAATTTAATCCTTTTGAAAAAAATTATGATATACCACAACATATTTGTTATAGATGTGGAACTGTACTAAATGGATTAATAGAAAATAATGAAGATTCATTATGTAAAAAATGTAATGAATTATTATCAATAGAATATAATGATACAGATAAATTTTTAAATAAAGAAAATAAGATAATAAATGATGATTTTATAAAATTCGAAAGAATGATATGGTGGTAAATAATAGGAGCGTGTAATGAATGATTATAGTATGATTTCTATGAAAATACATGATTTAATATCAAGACAAAGTAAAATTATGTATTTAAAAGATTTAGAGTTAACTATAAAAGAATTAATAAAAAAATATGAAAAAATTATAAATTTTCAAATATATGATGTTATTCAAAATAAAAATTTTATAGAAGTAAAAATAATAAAAAAAGATTTTGAAAAATATAATATTGTAATAAATTCTAAAATAAATGGAAAAATTATATCAGAAGCTAATATAAATATTAATATTGAGCGTGTGTTGATGTTAATATATTTAAAAATAATAAGATATAAATATGAAATATTTTTTGAAAAATATAATCTTTAAAAAGGAGATAAAAGTGGACAAATATTATATTTGCATAAGAGATTATAATTACACAATATTAAAAAGTATAAAAGAATATGAACGTAAAATAATAAAAGCTGATCCATTAAAGCTTTGGAAAGTTATTGAAGAAAAAGAAAATGAAATTATAATTACAGATAACAATATAACTACGACTTTAAATAAGTATAATTTAACGACTTATTTTAAAGAAGTAACATATATAGATAATTTAGAACTATCAAATAAATTAAATAAAATAGAAGAAGAAAAAACAAAAATAAAAGAGATATATAATAATGCTAGAGATGAATATGATTTTCTTATATTTGTTAAAAATGGAATAAATACTTTGTTGCCAAATATAAGAATATATAATGATATAGAGAATAAAAATTCTACTTTAATAGAAGAATTTCAATTATTAGAAGACACATTAAAATGTATAAAAGAAGATATTCCTAATAATATAAAGTTGTTATTTGAAATAAAAGAAAAATATAAAGAAAAATATTTAGATTTATGTATTGACTATAGAGAGGGAGTAAAAAAAATAAATGAATATAAAAATAAGTGATTTTTTTAAAAGAAATAAAGAAATATTAGAAAAAATCAATGCAGATGAAAATATAAAAAAGTGTTGTGAAAATTGTGAGCACAAAAGAAGAGCTGGAGTTTTATTAAATGAATATAAATGTGAAATCTTAAAAATTAGAATAAAAAATATATGGATATGTGATAATCATAAATTCTCAAAAGAATTTATAGGATTATACAATAATAATCTTAAAACTAAAGAAGCTAATTTAATAAAAAGACAAGATAATAAAAGACCTAAAGTATATAATAAATAAAATATTTAAAAGGAGAAAAAATGATAAAAAAAATTAGTTTATTTATTATTTTAACTATGAATTTAATTGCAAAAGAGATAAACAAAGAAACAATTACAAATTATATTTATATAAATCCTGAAACAAAACAAGAATATAAAGTAATAATAGAAGGAAGTTATTACAAAATAAAAATAACTCCTGGGAATATATTTCAACATCGTTCTAAAGAAGTTGATGATATTTTGGCATATATCAAAAGAGAAAATCTAATAATTTCTAGAAAAAAAAATACTTTACAAATATGTCAAGTTAAAAAATGTAAATGTAAAGAAGAAAATGACTTGAAATAATAATAAATAAAATTATTGGAGGATAAATTGGATAAAGAACTATTAGAAGATGTAAAAAGTCTTTTAAAAATTTTCGATGGATTTATAAATTATAATTTCGAATTAATATTAGATGAAGATAGAAATATATATACAGATTTAAAGTTATTGGAAAATAAAAAAGATTTATTAAAAAATATATTTGAATGGAAAAGCAGAGAATGTTCTAAATTTAATGATAAAGAAACAGAAAAATTTAGAAATAATATTAATAAATTTCTTAATAAATCAATAGGAAGAACTTTTACAAAAGATGAATTTGAAATTATATATATAAATCTTGGAAATGGAGTAAATAAAAAATTAACAAAAAAATTTATAGATAGTAATTTTGATTTAGAATTATTAAAGGAGAAAAGGATATGGATGATTTAAATATAAATGAAATTATTTCTAAACCAATAAATTATGATGTTCCTGTAAAAGATCATCAAAATGCAAATATAGAGTTTGGAAATATATCAGAAGAAGAATTGATTAAATTAGGATTTAGAAATAACGAAAATGATTATTATATATGTAAAAATTTAATAGGAAAACGGGAAATAACATTTAATTTAACAATTCATAAAAATGATAAAAGAATAAAAATAGATATCTTAGATGAAAATTTTTTACAACCATATGACTATCAATCAATATTAAAAAGACAACAATTTGTTAATGGAATAAATATAAATTCATATTCTTATAGAGTTCATATCAAAGTTCAAGAAATAATGAAATGGCTTTTAGATAATAATATAATAATTGGTTATCAACTTGGAGATTATATTTAATAAAGGAGAAAAAATGTCAATTTATTTATATGGAAGCAGTTTATTTGAAGAAAATCCTAAAGATTTTGATTTGATAATAGAAACTAAAAAAAATTTTAAAGAACTATTAAATGGATTAAAATACACGTTAAATTCTTTCGGAGGAGCCAAAGTAATATATAAAGATAAAATTTTCGATATAGATATAGTAAAGAAACTAGATAATAAATTGTTTATGGAAAAATTTGCAGAATTAGATAGTGACTGTGTTTGTTATAACCTGGAATATAATAAAGCTTGTTATTTAGAATATTATAAAAGTTATAAAAATAGAGGTTATGCAAAAGTAATAAACGAAAATTCTTTATATCCAAAATTAGGGTTACAAAGAAGAGAAGAGAGAATAAACAAAGCTAATAAAAGGACAAAATATGAAATTAATGTAAATAATCATTTATATACATTAAAAGATTTTATATCAAAATTAAATTTAAAAGAAGATACAGGTATAATAGATAAATTATTCTTTGGAGAAAAAACAATAATTAAATGCGAAAAATGTGGAGCTGAAATGAGAACAGAATTTGGACTAAATGAATATGGATACTGGATAGAATATGAAGTTTGTGAAAAATGCAACAATATTATAGAAGTTGGTTGATATTTGGAGGAAAGTTAATGTTAAAAACAGACGAAAGAATTTATAATGGATTGATAGATATTTTTGATTGTGAGATTATAGGAAGTTATAAATTAGTAAAAGAGAATCTATTAGATTTAGAAGATATAAACGATATAGATATTTACATTAAAGATGAAAAAGTTTTTAAAAATATTATGAGATATTTAAAAAATAATGGATATATACAAAAAAAGGTAATTATGAATTCAGATGGATATAATAAGTTTTTTAAAGAGTATATATATTTAATTTTTCAAAAAAAAGATTATTTTGATATACACTTAATACCATTTGAAAAAGGATATAAATTTTCAAAAGAAGAAATTTTATCACAAAAAATAAAAAGATTTGATAAAAGAGATAAAAAACATTTAAAGAAAATAATAGAAAGATTAGAATCTAATGAAATTGAAGAAGATAGGCCAATATTTGAAGGAGAATATTATGCGAAATAATAGATTAAATGCGAGTTATATAAAAGATTTAAAGAACTATATGGAGAAATATCATATAAAAGAAATGAAATTTACAATTACAGACTATTTGGTAAAGTTATATAAATTAGGAGAAAGTTGGGAATTATCATTTACTAATATTATAGATTATTGCTTAGATAAAAATACAGAAATTTTTAAAAATAATAATTTTAAAGATATTGTAGATAAACTAAAAGATAGTAAATATTATATGGAAGAAATTAAGGAGATTTAAATGAAAAAAATAAAAAGGGAAAGTTTAAAAAAAATAGATTTAAATGAAAAGAAACTTCCTCTAATTTTTGGAGAAGATTATTATGATGATTTAAAAAGGAGTGATATTAAATCATTTATTTTTGATGTAGATTTTGATTTACTAGAAATAAAACCTAAACATAAATCTTCATTAGAAAAACATTATTATAAATTAATAGATCGTCAAGGAGCAAATTTAGGAAATATAGAATCTGAAATATTTAATACCTTAGTTGATATTATGGATAGAATAGATAATTATTTAATAGATTACGGAATTTATAAAGCTGATTGGAGATAGAAATGTATTTATTTTGGAGCATTATAACATTTATTTATGTATTAATATATTGTAAGTATAAATTTAAGAATGATACAAGAAATAATATTCTGGTTATATGTGCATTAATAATTAGTATTGGTAGTTATGCAAGCTTAATATATATATTAGTACTAGATATAGTTCCTAAATTACTATATTCAATAAAGAAAGGAGAAGATATGAAAGATAGATTAAATACATTTTTAAAATTATTAAGAATTAAAAATGATGAAACTTTAATAGAGATGTCTAAAAAATTAGATTTAAAATTAGTAGAATTATCTAAAATAGAAAATAATAGAATAGATATTCCAGAAGATTTTAAAGATAAAATAGTTAATAATTATAATTTGACCGAACAAGAAGAGAAAGAATTGAATATATCATTAAACTTAAGAGAAAACATAAATGAAATAATAGAAGAGTTTAACAGAACTTTAGATTATACGAATGATGATATTTTAGATTGTGTCAAAGATATTCATACCTTATTAGATGGAAAAATAGATGAAGATTTATTGGATAAAGTAATGAATAGATTAACTGAATTAGATGTTAGATATAGAAAAGGATTAATCTTTAAAGAATATGAAAATAATTTTTTAGATAATTAAAGGAAGGTAAAATGAAAGCTTATAACAAAAGAAAAATAAAATATAGGAAATGTAAAATTATACGTCGTTATTGGGATTTTGATGGAATGGTTAGTAAATATGGATTTAGAATAGAAGCAGGAGAATATGCAGTTCCTAGCATGCATGATTATTTTCAACCAAGTTTTTATGATCATATTACAATTTATCATAAAGATACTGATATACTTGGTTTTCATCCAGAAGATTTGATGAGATATATAGATACTATAAAAGCATTAGGATTTAATTTTGAATTAGCTAAAGATTATCGAATGACAAATGCTGTATAGATAAATAGGAGGAATATATATGTATAAAGTTTATGCTTTTAATGAAGAAAGTTTTGAAATAGCAGAAGGAAATACAACAAAAGAAGTAATAAATGAAGCTATAGATAATATAAATGAAGATTATATCATAGAAGAAAATGGAAAAAAAATAATATATATAACAATAGGAGAAGGAACAGACTATGAAGATGTAATAGATGTAGATTATTTCATAGATGAAATAAGAGAAAGAGCTTATTCGGAATATACTGAAGATGGATTGGAGTATTTAGATAATATAAGCGAAGAATCTAAAAAATGGTTAAATGATAAATTATATGCTGTATGGGATGAATTTAAAAAAAGAGAGAAAATAGGAGCTCCATTTTATCATATAGATAATGAAAAAACATATAAAGTATATCTAAAACAAATAGAAGAATGTTGGAAATACGAAATAATAAATTATGAAGAGGAGAAATAAATGAAATTTTTTATGAATCAAAAAATAAAATTATATCAAGATGATATATACAAAATGGCTTATTCTAATGATAAAAAATTATCAGAGTATCTTTCATATATATTAAGAAGAGGAAATATAAAAACAATAGATATTAAAGAATTAAGAGAAATATTAAGATGTATTAGTTTTACAAATCCACTACAAGAAGAATATGAAGATAAATTAATTAAATATCTTGAAAATAAAAGTTCATATAATGAAGATAAAGATTATCCTTTGGCAGATAAATTAATAAGTGTTAGAGGATATTATTAAGGAGTTTATATGGAAATTTTTTTATACATTCATTTAATAGGAACAGTTATAGGAATGATAATTACTATAATAAATCTTTATATTATTAGAGATATGGGAATAAAAGAAATTTTATTCCTTTTTATTGTATCATTTTTATTTTGCGTTTTATTCGGTTGGTTAGTAGTAGGAGCTTTATACAAACAATTTTTAGAATTAAAAGCAAGCAGTTATTATATAAAAAAATTAGAAGAAATATCCAAAAAATAATAAAGGAGAGATTATGTTTGAAAGTGAAAGAGAAATGCAAAATAAATTTGTAGAATTAATATCTAATCAAATAAATACATTTGTTTTTGAAGAAGTAGGTAATATGGATTCTCACTTTAGAATAGATGTAGTTAAGTATGTAAATAGAAAGATAATAGCATATGAATTAAAATTAAAAGATTATAAAAAAGCTTTTAATCAAGCATGGAAATTAAGATCAAATAAATTAGTTAATAAATCGTATGTTGTATTGCCAGAAGATTATTATAGAAAAAATAAAGAAAAAATATTACATTTTAGAAATCTTTATTATAAAAATATAGGTATATTGACAATTGATAAAGAAAAAATAAGAAATATAAAAAAGGCAGAAGAGTATATTTTTGAATCAATATTTGATAGTAATGTAGTTAGAGATCTTATTATTAAAGGATTTCATAAAAATGGAATAAACAAGAGGAAATCATATAGATAATTATGGCTAGAGATAAAAATTTTGATATGTTTAAAAAGAGCTTTAATAAAGATTGGAAATCTTGGAAAAAAAGAATAACTAGAAGAAGATTTAAAAATATAAATAAAGAATTTCACAAATCTTATTATAAAAAATGGAAACCTTTTAATTCATACGATTATTGTTAGGAGGAAAATATATGGAAGTCATAAAATTAGAAGATTATAAAGAAGATTGTGTATGTGCAATAAAGAATAAAGAAGTTAAATACATAGTTTATCCTGATAAAGATGAGATATTAGAATATATTAGAGAAGGATTCAAAATTTATGGAGCAATACCAATAGAAGTATTTGATGATAATTTTATTGAAAATGATATACAGGGAGTATTTGAAACTCAAGCAGAAAATGAAGGATATGAAGATATGAACGAGTTTATAAACTATGATTCTGAAGAATTTAAAAAAGTAAAAGAAGCGGCAAGAAAATTTATAAAAAGTTTAGGAACTACAGGAATTAAATATAAATGTAATGAAAATATTGTTATAGAAGTTGAAATACCTAAATGTATAGATTGTATTTATTGTAGAGAATTTTCAAACAGAAAATTATATTGCCAAGATAAAGGATTTTATATAGAAGGTGGAACTAGTTGTAGTTTTTTTAAGGAGAAGAAAAATGTCATTTAAAGGATTAATAGAAAGTGGAATAGATATTGAGTTTGAGATAAAAAATAAAAAATATACAATTTCAAAAGAAACTAAAAAAGAAATGTATATAATTTATTCGTGTACAAGATATAGATATATTGGATTTACAGAATATGAAACTGAAGATTCGGATATATATTTAGAATTTAAAGAATGGAATGAAATTGAAATATTCATAGAAAGGTTGATTGATAAAAATGGAAAATAATAAATTTCAAGAAGATTTAAAAAATGTAATTAAAAAATTATCTGAAGTATTTAAAAAAGAAAATTCAGAAAACGAAATAGCAAAATTTGTAGTAGATGATTTATATAAAAATGATTTACATTATTTATTTAGAAATTTTGAACTAAATATATTTTTTCCAATAATATCTAGAATACAAGAAAAAATAGTTGATTTTGATTATTCTTATAATTTAATAGAAATATTATTAACAGGAAATTTAAAAGGAATTTTAGAAAATGAAATTATAAAATATAATAAAACTTCAGCTTGTTGTGCTGATGAAAGTAGAACAATAATTTATAATTTAATAGAATTTATGAAAACTGGAGAACATAAATCACTTCAAATTACTTATTCAGAGTATTGGAATAGAATTAAAGATGAAGAAGAAAAAGAAAGACTTAAAGATTGGAAAAATGAAAAAAGATTAACTTATTGGTCTTGTAAGAAATGGAAAGATACAGAAGAAGTTTTAGAATGGTTAATAAAAAATGTATTTAATAAATAAAGGAGAAGAATATTTATGAAATATTACACATATAATGATACATTTTATTATACTATGTTATCAGAAACAGATACAGAAGTAACTCTAGAAGAATATAAAACAAAACAAATAAAAAAATATTCAAAAGATAACAAGAATTTATTTGAGATTAATAAAATAGAATTTTTAATAAAAAGAAACCCTAAATACAAAGCAGAAGAAGCTATAAAAAGATTAGAACGTATTGCTAGTAAAGAAAATATAAAGTTTAATGTAGTAGACGATATAAGATTTAATTACTATGACTTTGATATAATTGTAGAAACAAAAAAATTAAATGATAACCAAATATTATTTAATTTTATAGATCATGCTGACGGAATAACTACATCAACTATAGGAAACTCAAAATATTTTGAAATTTAATTTTAAAAGAACGAGATATAAATTTTTTATAATATTAGATTTATATTTTAAATATAAATTTAATGATAATTGCAAGGAGATAAAATGTATAGACTTTATTTGATAATGTATAATCAAAAAATTTATGATAATTATTTTTTATTAGAAGAAACGATAATGAGAAATTTTTATACTTTTAAGTTATTTGAAAAAGCTTGGATAGTAAGAACATACTATGAAACTTCAAAAGAAATTTATAAAGTTCTTGAAGGAAAATATAATTTAGAAAATGATTTATTAATTGCAGAATTAGGTAGAGATTTTCAAGGATGGCTTACAAAAGAAACATGGGATTGGATTAATTCAAATTTAAGTATAAAATAAAAAAATTAATAATATAATAAAAAATGTATTTAATAAATAAGAGGTTAATAAGATGTATATAAAATATGAAATAAATAAAGGAAATGGAGAATTTAAACTAGAATGTTTTAGAATAGAAAGGTATTTACTAGATAATGAAAAAATAGAAATAGAAAGTAGTTTAAGTTCAAAAATTAAATTTAATAGAACTGGAATTTTTAATGAACTAAATGAGAAAATTATTGGTTTAACATTAATTCACAGAAATAATAGTTTGTATTTTTATGATAACGAATTTGAAAATTTTTTAAATTTTTTAAAGAAAATATAATATCAAAATAGAAAGAAGGTAAAAAAATGAAAATTTTTGTAATATCAGATTTACATTTAGGACATAAAAATATAATAAAACTTTGTAATCGTCCATTTAAAACATTAGAAGAAATGGACAATACAATAATTAATAATTGGAATAAGGTAGTATCTAAAGAAGATATAGTATATGTATTAGGAGATTTTGCATACAAAGGATTAAATGCTGAAAAGTATTTAGATGAACTTAATGGTAATATTATTTTAATAAGAGGAAATCATGATAAATATATAAGACATAATAAAGTTAAAGCTGTTTATGATTATAAAGAAATAGAAGTAGATGGAGTGAAATATATATTGTCTCACTATCCTATGATTTCTTGGAATGGACAATATAGAAATTCAATTCATTTATATGGACATGTACATACTTCTGGAAGCGAATGGGAATTCCCTAAATTGCCTAATTCGTATAGCGTTTGTTGTGAATTCCACGATTATATACCAATAGAAATAACTAAGTTAAAACCAAAAGAGTTTAAAGATGAAGTAGAGAAGTTAAATAATAAGCAAATTACAAGAATATGATCAAAATGTTTGCATTATATTGTACGTATGACTTCGCAGAACTCCAGTTGTGATAGATCGGTAAATAGACAAATAAGAGGAATAATATGATAGAGATTAAAGAACATGATACTAAAGATTATATGAAATGTATATATTGCAGAGACGAAAGTACTAATATTTATGATGTAATTTTTTATCAATCAAATGTATCTAATACAACAATATGTTTATGTGAGAACTGTTTATTAGAGTTAAAAAATAAAATAGAGAACATGTTAAAGCTAGATAAAAACTAAGAGATTCCAAGAATATGTTTGTACCGAGAATATGTGTAGTCATCATATCTGCGAAATATTTTATGATAATACTTATGAACAATTTAAAAATAAATATAAATTAATATTGATGGAAGGGTTATAAAAAGTATGAATTACGATAAAATAATATTTTATACAATTATGCTAGTTTTATCTTTTTTTATAATAGGAACTTTTATTTACTTAATATGTTCGTTGTTAGATTTAATATCAAGAATAAGAAATATGATATATTGGAAACAATATAAAGGAGCATATGTAATTGCTAAATTTAGAAAAGACAAAGAAGGAAGAAAAACAAATAATATATATTATGTAAGCGATATAGGAAAAAGACATTGTCATTATGGTAGAGATATAACTAAAGCATTAAAATTCAATAATCAAAAGGAAGCTTTAGATAAAATTAAAGAATGTACAATAGAAGAATTCTTTATATTAAAATTATAAGGAGAAAAATGTTAAATAAATTATTTTATAAAAATAAATGTGTAAGTTTTGTTATGATTAATAAACAAGGTACAGCATTTGGGTTTCAAGATATAGTAATAAAACGTTTTAGAAAGATAGATACGCAAGAAATAGTAAATTTATTAAAAGATAAAAATAAATGTGAAAATTTAGTAATATTAAATATTTTTGATATTTAAAGGGGGGAATTATGTGCGATAAAATAAATATAGATTTAGATTTTACTATAAAAGAAGCTTTTAATTTTATAAAAACAACAAGAGGATTATCAAATAAAAAAATAAAAACTATAAATAATAAATTATTAGATATGTTATATAAAATAGAATTCTGCAATAGTTTAATCGAATTAGAAGATAAAATAATAGTAGGAGATGCTTGTTTTTTATTTAAAAATTCTAAAGATGAATTATTAAAAGAAATAGAAATAGTTCCTGGAAAATATGAATATAATATAAATTTATTAAGAAATTGTATAAATAGGCCAAGAAACATAGTTATATTATTAGAGAATGAAACATATAGTAACTTAGATTTTCAATATATAGGGAATGTATTTGTAGGATCTGGAACTCTATGCGTTTTTAATAATAGTTTTTATAAAGAAATAAATAGTTTATATGCAGAAGATAAAGATAAATTTGAATTAAAAGTAAAAGAAATTTTATTTTCTAACGAGAATGCTACTGCGATAGATAAACAAACGATAGATAACAAATATTTAATTTCTGATACTTCATATGGAGATGGTTGGTATGCTGTATTTGTAAAAAAAAATAATGAAGGTAAAATAATAGGAATAAAAATAGACTTTGAAGCTGATGCAGAAGAATTACTTTTTAAAAGTTTAAATAAAAGGAGAACAGATGATTAAAAAAATATTAGTATTATTATTTATTATCAATTCCTTATCTTTTGGAAGTTGTTTTAAATATTATAAAGAGGCATCAATAGAAAGTTGTGTAAAAAAATTAAATGAATTAAGTAAAAATTATAAAATTTTATCTTATAAAATAGTACCTGCTGAAACTGGAGGAAGAGATTATAGATATATAGATCATTTTAATATGATTATAGAAGTTAAAGAATTAACTAAAGGAGACAAATAAATGTATAATAATTTAATTAATTTATCTCTAATAATTTTAACAATTGCTTTATCTGTTTTTCTTATATCAGTAGTTCCATTTTGTTCTGATGATAAAGAAAACAATAAGTTTGGAAAAATATTATTTTTAATTTCAATAATATTATTCTTTTTTGGCTTTTTTTTATTAGATTATTTATTAGTAGAAACGGACAAAACAACTTTGATAACAACTCATAAAATACATAATATAAAAAAAGAAATTTCTTATAAAAGAAATGAATTAGAAGAATATTATATACTTAATACATCTAATGGATATTATAAATTAAATGATGTAAATTATATAAAAAATGGAAAAATGAAATTAAAAATATATCAAAAATATTGCAGGATATGTAAAATTGACGGAAGATATAGATTTATAATAAATGAATAATTTTTAGGTGATATTATGAAAGTATATAAAATAACAATAACCAAATATTATAATAACGTTAAAGATTACTTGGATACAATAAAAAATTGTATCCTTTTTCACAACAAATAAAAAAGGAGAAAAAAGATGTTAATAAATGAAAGAGTATTCTTATTTAAAAAAGATGATAAAAAATTTAAACAATGGGAAAAAGAAATAGAAGATTGGGGCAAAAAATCAAAATTATTAATAGAGAAAAGTGCTGTAATATTAGGCATAAAAGAAGAAGAATTAACAGATAAAGTTTGGGTAAGTACTTCTGGAGAATTACTAATAAATAACAAAATAGCTGAAAAATATGATTTAAATAATAAAATAACAGTTTTAGGTTCAGATGATATGGCTATAAGAAACGAAAAAAGAGAGTATCTAGGACAATGGAGTACTATAAAAAGAAATAATAAACTTTATAAAGAAATAGAAAATTTAAAAAAAGAAATAGAGTTTGAACAAGAATGCCCAGATATAAGAGTACATTTTTTAAATAATAGTCCTTTAAGAAGAATTAGATGTAGAAGAATTTTTTTAGAAGAATATGGTGTATTTTTTATAATAGAAAAATCATATTTAGATGATGAAGAATTAAAGAAAGCTTTAAAGGAAACTGAAGAATGGAAATTAAGTGAATTTTATAAATTATTAGAAAAATTAGAATTAGATGATAAGGAGTAGAAAATGAAAAAATTAATGTGTTCACAATTAACAGGAAAAATATATTACGCAGATGTAGAAGATAAAGGAAATGGATTATTTATAGTCAAAGAAAATGGAAGTAAGAAAGAAATAGAAGAATTGGAATTTTTAGAATGTATGATAAATAAATTAATATATGAAAATAAAGAAATTATATTAGAAACAGATACAGAAAAATATAAAATGAAATTAGAAATTTTAAAAAAATAAAGTTTTAATTTTATTAGGAGAATATATGTATAATTTATTTATTTCGTTAGGTATGATTTCTATTATATTAATTTTATTTTCAGTTATATTAAGTATATATTATCTTATGGAAGATAATAATAAAATGTTTTTATTTTTTAATTCATTAAACATTATTCTTACTATATTATCAATTTCTTCAGTATTTTTTACATACGAAATAGATAAAATTAAATTAATAACAACTTATAAAATATATAATATAAAAGAACAAGCAACTTGGGATAGAAGTGGAAAATTAAAGATGTATTATATTTTAGATACACAAAATGGTAGATATAAAATAAATAATGCAGATTATAAACTAAATGGAAAAATGATATTAGAAGTATATCAAAAATATTGTAGAGTAGGAAAAATAGATGGAGAGTATTATTACATAATTAATAAATAAAAATATAACTAAAAGGAGATGAGAGCTTAATCAATGGAACAATGTGATTATATATTAAATTTTGATCTTGAAAAAATAATTAAAGAATATTTTGATATAAATAAAGAAAGAAAAAGAAATTTATTAATTAATTTAACAAAATATTTAATAAAGAACAATAAAAAAATAGATAGTATATTAACTTATAAAGAAATAAGAGAAAATATATTAATTAAAGAATTTGATTTTTTAGTATATAAAGATTTTTTATTTAACGAAAATTATCTTAAATTCGAGATAAAACAATATTATAGAGATTGGATAAATATGATTATAGTTAAAAGAAATAGTTTAAAATATTATATAGATAAAGAAGATGAATTTAAAATATTATATTTAAAACTAAAAAACTTATTAGTTCCTGGAAATTATAATAATAAATTGTTTAATGAATATATTAAAAAATGTTCAAAATTAGCTTATGAAATTCATTGGAAGCATTTGCCTATTTTAAGCGAAAAAATAATTAAAAATATAGGATATCTTCCAGAAGATAATGTAGAGTCGTTTTATGAAAATTATCATTCTTTAAAAGAATTATATGATTGTATAATTGGAAATAATGTTGAATTCAAAAAATTAAACGGAGATAATACTTTAAATCAACCATTAGATTTTGATATTTATTCGTCTAAAAATAATAGTTATACTAAATATACCATTTTTAGAACTATATACGGATGGAAAATAAATAATATAGAATCATTTAAAAATGGTAAAAACATATTAAAATATTTAAAAAATAATAATATATTTTCTCCACCAGAAGAAGGAATTTGTTTTTCGTTTGAAAAAATATGGGATTTAGCTGATAATGGTTATTTATCATTAGAAGAGTTAAAAAATAAGATACAAGATATAGCAATATGGATTTCTGATGTAGAAAAAATAATTAAAAATAAAAAACCAAAATGGTGTGATGAATTTTAAATTTGGAGGTAATATTATGGTTAAAGATTTGCCTATAAATTTTCCAATACTTTTTATATTTGTAATACTTTTTATATTAGATGTATTAAAAAAGAGATACAATCTAAAATTGTTTCTTTGATAAACATAGACGAAGATTCATTATTCTTAATTATTATAATTTTACTACTAATATCTTCATTAATAGTTGAGAACAAAAAGGAGAATAAAAATGAAACTTAAAAGAGAATTTACTAAAGAAGAAATAGATGAAATATTACAAGCAAATATAAAAACAAGTTTAGCTAATGAAAAACTATATAAACTAGTTATGAAATATGAAGAAGAATTAACTAAAAAAATAAAATATCAGAATTATTTTATTATAGTTTTACTTATTTCTAATATATTATTATGGATGTTTAAATGGGAGTTATTATGTTAAATACAGAATTTTTAAGTGTAATTGTTAATGGAATAATATTTGGTAGTTTTGTTTTTTGGATAATATATTATTTTGTATTTGAAGAAAAACTAAAAGCAATAATTCCAATAACTTTAATGGTTATTCAATATATGCTATTATTTGGGCCTTTATTAAAAAATAAAGAATTAATATTAGAAGAAAAAATAGCAGGAATAAGTAAAACAGTAGTATTAGATAGCAGGAGTATAGAGTATAAAAAATATATTTATCATATACAAACAAAAGATAATGGATATAAGTATTATCAAGATGAATTAAAGTTTGTTAATTCAACAGAAAATAAAATAGTATCATATAGATATTCAAGTAAAATACCATTTTTAAATCATAAGATTTTTACGCAGATAGTAACTAAAGTATATATGGAGGAAAAAAATGTATAAAATAATGTCAAATAATTTAACTGATTATGAATCTATTAATCAAATAAGAGAAATTGATAAAATTTTTAATAATAACAATATAGTTATTATGCCAGATTTCCATGGAGGAAAAGGTTGTGTTGTAGGAACTACAATGCTTATAACAGATAAAGTATGTCCTAATCATGTAGGAGTAGACTTAAATTGTGGAATAGCTGGTTATAAAATAGATAAGAGATATTTTAAATTTGATACAGATAAATTAAAAGAGTTAGATGATATAATAAGAAAATATATCCCTAGTGGATTTTCAATAAATCAAAAACAATCTAAATTTATTCCAAAAGGATTCGAACTTAAATTAAATGCTGATATAGATAAAAAAACTTTAGATAGAGGAATATTAGCTTTAGGAAGTCTAGGATCTGGAAATCATTTTATTGAAGTTGGAGAAAACGAAGAGTGTTATTATTTATTTGTACATTCTGGAAGTAGAAATTTAGGATTACAAGTAGCTAAATATCATCAAGATAAAGCAATAGAACAAACAGAAAAACTTAGAAGAAATAAATATGATGAAATTATAAAAAATACAAAACCAGAAGATAGAGAACAAGCATTAAAAGAATATAAAGAAAAATATCCACATATTCCAGATGAAAGTTGTTATCTTGTAGGAGAAGAGAAACAAAAATATTTAGAAGATGTAAAAGAAATGAATAAATATGCTTGTCTAAATAGAGAAATAATGATAAAAACTATTCTAGAAAAATTAAATATTCCTTTTATTAAAGGAAATTATATAGAGTGTACCCACAATTATATAGATGACTACAAAGGACTTCATATATTAAGAAAAGGAGCTACATCAGCTAAAAAAGATGAGAAAGTAATAATTCCAATTAATATGAGAGATGGAGTTATTATAGGAATAGGAAAAGGAAATCCAGAATGGAATTTCTCTGCTCCTCATGGTGCTGGAAGAATACTTAGCAGAAGGCAAGCTAAAGAACAATTATCATTAGAAGAGTTTAAAAGTGCTATGAAAGATGTTTTTACTACATCAGTATGTGAAAGTACTTTAGATGAAGCTCCAATGGCTTATAAACCTATTGAAGAGATTTTAGAAGTAGTAGGAGATACAATAGATATACTAGAAATAGTAAAACCAATATATAATTTTAAAGCTAATTAAGAAATAAAATATGGGAATAAAAAAATCTTTAATGCTATTTGCAAATAAAAGGACACAAGAAATATTAAATGAATTTACTGAAACACAAAGGACTTTAGGTAAAACTATTAGTACATATAATTATTTAGAAAAAAAGTTAGTATTAAATCCTAAAAAAGAATTTGATGAATACTTATTATTTCTTATAAATCATTATAATAAAATAAATGTTTGGAGAAAAAAACATACTAGAAAATTTAAATAATATTATGATATAATTATAATAGTATTATTTATTTTGGAGGAAATTTTTATGAAGAAAATATTGATTATTTTATTAACAATTATTTTATTTGGTTGTATGGACAAAACAGATGAAAGAGGTTTCTATATAGAAGGAGAAAAAATCGGATATCATAAAAAAACAAAAACATTATATGATAAAGAAGGATACGACCAAAAAGGTTGGAATAAGGAAGGAATAAATAAAGAAACAGGAACTTTATATGACAAAGGCGGTTTCGACCAAAAGGGTTGGAATAAGGAAGGAATAAATAAAGAAACTAATACAAATTTAGATAAAGATGGATTTAATCAAAGTGGTTGGAATAAAAAAGGAATAAACAAAGAAACAGGTTATAATTTTGATAAAGAAGGAAGAGTTGAGCAAATTGAAGGAAATACTTATGATACTTATATTTTAACAGATGTAAAAAATTTTAAAAATATAAAAACAGCTAACTTAGGAGAAGCTCTTGATTACAAAGAAAATCCATTGATACAAGTAAATGATGAATTTTATGGAAATATGTTTATGTCATTATCGTTTTTTGAACCAGTTGTAAACTTAAATATATCATTAAAAATGCTAGAAATAGCAAATGCATTATCAAGTTTTTCTAAAAAATCACCAAATAAAGAGCTAAAAGAAGAAATGGAATCGATGCAGAAAAAAGTATTAGAAGCTTTAGATACTGCATATTTAGATATATATACTGCAATAACAAGAAAAGATGCAATAGAAAGTCGTTTAGTTTTAACTTTTTCTTCGCTAAATAAAATATCTGATATAGAAAAAGTAGAATTTTTAATAAAAAATAATATATATAAATTAGAAAATATAAAAAAAGATATAAATATACAGCCTAAAAATGATTTTTACATTGGAATCGCTGATAGTTTATATGTAAATCAATTGAGTTTTATAATAAATGATGAATTATTTGAGCTATTGGCAAAATTGGAAAAATATGAAACGATTTCTATAAAAATAAATACAATTAATAATGATGAATTTAGATTTAAATGGATAAATGATGTAGGTTTAAAAAATAAATATTTGTTACCTATTTCATTAGGAAAATATTATATTTTAAAGAAAACATTAAATGAAAAATAAAAGAGTAGATTAATTTCTACTCTTTTCTATTAAGTTTTATTTTGTTTATCCTACTTGAGCTTTTCAAGCAGAGTCATAGTTTGAGCTTTATTTTATTTATCCTAATCGAGCTCTTCGATTAGATTTATTTATTATTATAACATATTTTTATAAAAAAATATATTAATTAATATAAATTATATAGTATAATATTATTATGGAAAGAATATTAAAACATAAAAAAGATAATGAATTATTAAAATATATAATACAATATAATAACTTATTAAAAGAATCTTTTATAAAGAAAGATAAATCTAATCTTAAAATAAAAGTTCCAGAATTCTCTATAAGTGAATTAAATCAAATAACGGAATTAAAAATATGTTTAGGAGCTTTAAAACATAATTATAAACAATTGTTAAGATATTTAAATGACAATGAATATAGTCCAACATTAAAAATTATATATTTAAGCATAGAGGATTCTTATCCTGTATATCTATTAGTAGGATTAGAAGAATATTTAAGTGCAGATTTTTATACAAATAAAAAAGAATTGTTTGGAGATAAATATGACTATTAAAACAATAAAAAAAGAAATAGAATATGAAAATAGAAAAGTTATTTATTACGAAAATGAAAAACGTCAAAGACATGGGAAATATCAAGTATTCGAAAACTGTTTATTAACAGAAGAAAGAGAATACAGAAAAGGAGTTCTATTATCAAAAAAAACATTTTTTGATAATGGTCAAATAAAAGTATCGGAAAAATATAAAAATAATAAATTAACTGATGAATTAATTGCTTATTATGAAGATGGAACTATAGATTTTAAATTAAATTATGTTAAAGGTATATTAGAAGGGAAGCAAATATGGTATCATAAAAATGGAAATATAAAAAGAGAAGAAATGCGTATAAAAGGATTAATTGAAGGAACTGTAAAAACATATTATGATTCTGGAGAACTATATATGATTGTAAAATATAGAGAAGGAGAACAATATGGTTTTTTTAAATATTTTAATAAAGACGGAACTTTAAAATATAAATCAAAATAAAATAAGGAGAATAAATGAATTATAGATATATAAAAGGAGATATATTTAAAAGAAAAAATTGCTATTATGCACATTGTATAAGTAGAGATTAAGCTTTAGAAGCAGGAATAGCTGTTGAATTTAATAAAAGATATAATATGAGTAAAACTCTTAAAGAAATGGGAAAAGAATATCCAGAAACATTAAAACAAAAATGTATAAAAGTTGATAATGTATTTAATTTAATAACTAAAGATAAATATTGGGAGAAACCAACATATGATTCATTAAGAGAAGCTTTGTTAGAAATGAAAAAAAATATAAAAAATAAACTTGCTTGTAATGAATATTATAAAGTAATAGATGATAGATTAGTTGATAAAAATATAAATAAATTAGTTATGCCTAAAATTGGATGTGGATTAGACAAACTATCTTGGGATAAAGTTGAATCTATGATAAAAGAAATATTCGAAGATTTAAATATAGAAATAATAATATGTTATTTATAGGAAAAATATTATGAAATTTAATTTTAATTTAGATTATTTAAAAGATGAAAAAATAAATGACTGGAAAATAGAAACATTTGAAATTCCAGAATATTATGCAAAATTAAGAAACTTATTTGAAAAAAATTATTTAATGCATTTAGAACATGGAAAATTTAAAAAATTAACTTATAAAGGAAATATAATAATGTCTAATACAGCTATGGAACAAAAAACACATATAGAAGCTATAAATAAAGCTAGAGGAAATGTATTAGTAGCTGGATTAGGTTTAGGAATGTATTTACAAAATATTAAAGGCAAGAAAGAAGTTATAAGTATCACTGTAATAGAAAAATCAAAAGAAGTTATAAAATTAATAGGAAAATATTATAAAGATAACAAAAAAATAAAAATAATAAATGAAGATATTTTTAATTATACTTCAGATATAAGATTTGACTTTGCTTTTTTTGATATATGGAGTAATATTTCTAATGAAAATTTAAAAGAATTCAGAAAATTAAAAAGAAAATTTAAAAATATTCCAAATATGATTTTTTGGAGTGAAGATATAATAAAAATTAATCAAATATTACAAATGAAGGATTATGAAAAAATTAGATGATATAAAACTTAGTAAATTTTTAAGCCTAATTATTAGACATAAATCAGAAACAATAGGAATAACTTTAGATAAAAATGGTTGGGTAGATATAAACGAGTTAATAGAAAAAATAAAACTTTCAGATAGATATATTGATATGAAAATATTAGAAAGAATAGTTAGAGAAGATGATAAAAATAGATACTCTTTTGATGAAAAGAAAGAAAAAATAAGAGCTAGTCAAGGACACTCTATTGAAGTGGAGTTAAATTTAAAAGAGATGACACCTCCAAATATTCTATATCATGGAACAGCAACTAGATTTTTAGAAAGTATTAGAGAAAAAGGAATAATAAAAGGGAATAGGCAATATGTTCATCTCTCTAAAGATATAGAAACAGCTAGAAATGTTGGAAGAAGACATGGAGAAGTAATCATTTTGCCAATAGATATAGAAGGATTAAAAAAAATTGGTTAAGTGATGATATTCCAAGCAAATATATTTTATGGGAAAAAATAAATAAATAGTATTAAAAGAAAGAGAATTTTTCACTCTTTCTTTTTTTATTTACAAAAAGGAGTGATGAAAATGAAAAATAAAATATTTAAATTAGGACAACAAGTAGGAGAAAGATTTGATTTTGAAAAAGAAGAAGTATTTTTAGCAAATTTAGAAAAATATAATATAAATGATAAAATACTATATCTTAATAAAATTTTAGAAAAATTAGAATTAGGATTTCCAGAATCTTTAATTATAACTGAAGAGAATAAAGAGAAAATAATTAAAGAATTTATAGATGGTTTTAGATCAATAGAAAAAGAATTATAATTATTTGGAGGAGATAAATGATAAACGAATTAGTATTTTGCATATTATTAGTTATAACAATAGATATGGTTGTGTTTTTTTATCATTCAAAAAGATATAAAAAATATTTGAATTTTAGTCATTATATAATGGCATTAAAAATTACTATATATCAAAAAATACTAATATTAGAAATACTTTTCGTTTATTTTATAACTGTATTTTTTTAAAAAAGAGGTGTTTAAATAAATGTCAAATATAATAAATTATATGATGCAAGATTTATACATTAATAATAAAGCATTCAATTTAATTAAATATACTAAGTTATCAGATGACTATAGAATTTCTTATGATAAATTTTCTAAATATATAGAAAAATATATAGAAACATTGAATTTTAACATATTAAATCCATTATTAGATAAAATATCAATTGATGAATTAAAGAAATATTTTTATTTATGTATAACACTAAATAAAGAACTATTAAAAGAAGATATAGAATCTTTAATTTTGGATTCTGATTATTTTACTTATAATTTAATCGTATTAAATACTTTGCTATATAAATAGGAGGTAAAATGGCTTTTGATATTTTTAATTATAAAATTAATTTAACACCAGATATAAAATTTATTCTAGAAACTTTGCAAAAAAATGGACAAGGATATATTGTTGGTGGTTATATAAGAGATTTACTTTTAGGAGTAGAGCCAAAAGATTGTGATTTTGTAACAGATATAGAATATGATAAATTATTGGAAATTTTCTCTCTCTTTTCTCCAAAAGAAATAGGAAAACATTTTGGTGTAGTACAAATAAAACTAAATGGAATAACATATGAAATAGCTAAAATGAGACAAGGTAAAGGAATACCTAAAAACAGAAAAGAGCAAGAAGTTAAATTTACAAATGATATATATGAAGATTTAAAAATAAGAGATTTTAATATAAATGCTGTAGCATATGATGGAAAGAATATTTTTTCTTATGATGATCTTATATTTTTAAATGATTATACAGAAAATAAAATAAACTTTGTTGGTAATGCAGAAGAAAGAATTAAAGAAGACCCTTTAAGAATATTAAGATTTTTTAGATTTATTGCAACAAAAGGATTATTATGTAATAAAGAAACTTGCGAAATAATAAAAAACAACAAAAATTTATTAAATAATATTTCTAAAGAAAGAATAAGAGAAGAATTAAATAAAATATTGTTATCAAAATATGCTTCTTTAACCATTAATCTTATGCAAGAATATGATATATTACAAGAAATTATTCCAGAATGGAGTGAAGTTATAGATTTTAATCAAAGAAACAAACATCATTGTTTCACATTAGATATACATATATTAAGGGCAGTAGAATGTGTAGAACCAGATTTAATAACAAGACTAGCTCTATTATTTCATGATATAGGAAAGCCTAAATGTTTTACTATAGGAGAAGATAAACAAGGACATTTTTATGGACATGAAAAAATATCAGCAGATATGGCAGAAATAATATTAAAAAGATTAAAATATGATAACAATACTATCGAAAGGGTAGTTAAATTAATAAGATATCATTTATTTTATAAGTCTTCTATAGATAAACCTTACGCTAAAAAACTTTTAAATAGATTCGGAGAAGAAGATATTTATAGATTTTTTAGAGTTATAGAAGCAGATAGAATAGCTCATAATCCGCCATATGATTTTGAATCTATTGATAAATTAAAATTGTTAATAGATGAAATTTTAAGAAATAAACTTCCTATTTCGTTAAAAGATTTAGATATAAATGGAAAAGATATAATGAAAGAACTAAAATTAAATCAAGGACCATATATTGGAGAAATTCTAGATTTTTTATTGCATGCAGTGATAAAAAATGATAAATTAAATAATAAGGATGATTTATTAAGACTGGCAAAAGAATATTGGGGGAAATAAATGAATTTCAATAAAAAAATAAAAATGATAGTAAATGATATTTCTACATTGAATAATAACATAATTTTATTAGGTGAAAATTCAGTAGGTAAAACAACAGTTTTAAGAGAATTATATTTAAAGAATAGAGAAATATCTTTATATATAGAAAACCATAAATCTAAAAATGATTTATTTGAAACAATAAAATTAGCAAATGAAAAAGTTAAGATAATAATAATAGATAATATAGAAGTAAATCTAGAATATAAAGATAGATTAAATATTTTAGAAGAGTTAAAAGAAAAATTTAAAAATTTGAGATTTATAGTTTCAACAAATTATCCTAATATGCTTATTAATTCTGTAGATTTTGTACATTTTATAATAATAGAATCAAATTATAATTTAGGAGACTCTAACGACATCCAAGATATGATTGATGTAGATAGAATAAAAAGTTTTATAAAAAAGGATAAGAAAGAAATATCTGAAACTGAATTATTACTTTCTAAATGTATGAATAAAAATTTGTTTGGAATAATGTCAGAAAATGATATTAAAGAAATAGAAGATTTTTTATCAAAAAATAAAAAGATGTATCATTATCAAAGAGAATTATTTTTAAAAATAATAAGAGAGGCAAATTATGAAAATAGGTAATTGGATTAAAGAATTAAGAATAAAACAAAATTTAAAACAAAAACATTATGCAGAAATAATAAATTGTACATTAGAAGATTTTATATTAATAGAAAAAAATAAGAAAGAATTAACTTCAAGTCAATTAGCCAGAGTGTTAAAGTTTTCCGGATTAACTAGAGAAGATTTAAACAAAGATATAAATGAATTAAAAATAACAGAATTTCATATAGACGGAGATATAGATAAAGCAATAGAAAGTACAATATTATTAAATACATTTCTTGATAATTTTAAAAAAGTAATAGAATTAAATGAAAAAAAATGATACAATAATCGAAAATATTATATATTATAAAATGAGGAAGCAATTAAATGTTATATTTGATTTTAATATTTATATTTTTAGCGGCATATTCAATATCTCCGAAATACTTGAAAGTATTTTTATTAATGTTGAATATAATTATACCAGATCCTATTCCGTTTATTGATGAAGTAATTATGATTGCTTTGTTATTTAAGAATTGATTAGAATAATATTTTTGTTAAGGAAGAACTTTGTCTCTTCCTTTTTTAATGAAAAAAGGAGAAAAACTATGAAAGAAGTAGAAATAGCAGAGAAAAATAAAATATTAGAAATAAGAAGTGGTAGCCATTTATATGGATTGAATACTGAAAATTCAGATGAAGATTATATAGGAATATTTTTAGCTCCTATAGAATATCATTTAGGTCTTCAAAAAGTAGAACAAGTTGATTTATCAATTAAAGATAAATTGAAGTCAGGAAGGAATTCTAAAGACGCAATAGATAAAACTTTTTACGAGCTTAAAAGATTCGTTAAATTAGCTATAGATAATAATCCTAATATACTAGAAGTATTATTTGTAGATGAGAAAAACATAATATATATAAATGAATATGGAAGAAGATTGCTAAATCTAAAACAAGAATTTTTAAGCAAGAAAATGATAAAAACATTTTTGGGATACGCAAATTCTCAAAAAAGAAAGTTGATAACTAAAAAAGCTAATTTAGATACATTATTTAAAATAAAAGATTTTCTTGAAAGGTTTAATTTAAATGAAGGTTTAATTCTTCCAGAGTTAAAAGAAGAACCGGAATTTAAAGAATTATTTATAGTTATATCTAAAGATGTATATGGGATAGGGGAATATAATATAAATAAAAATATAACTATAAAAGAAGCTTTGAAAAAAGTTAATGAAATTATAAAAAATTCTAGCAATAGACAAGAATTGATAAAAGAATATGGTTATGATACAAAATTTGCTTATCATTTAGTTAGGATGTTACTAGAATTATACGAATTAATTACTACAAACAATTTAGTTTTTCCATTAAAAGATAAAGATATGCTTATGAATATAAAGTTAGGGAAAGTAGATATAGATACTTTATTTTCCATTATATCAGATATAGAAATGAGTATTAATAGCATTATAGATTCAAAAGAAAATTTATTAAAAGAAAAGCCCAATTATGATATAATAGAAAAAGAATTAATATCTATATATAAAGATTTTTTAAAATAAAAAAAGGGGATGATGTTATGTTGAAGAAAGCTCTAATAATTTTAATACTTATTTTTAGTTTTGTTGGTTGTGGTAATAAAGTAGAAATATTAGACGAAGATATTTCAACAAGAATTGGATCAATAGTTGATTTTAAGGATATAGAAAATGAAATAAAAAAATCAAAAAATTTAAAGATAGACTATGAAAACGGAATAGCTACAGTTAAAGATAGAAAAGATAAGAATAAAATTATTAACGGGAAGTATTATTTGCTTGGAAACGGTATAATTGAGTTGAATGTAAAAGATAATAAACTAGATAAAGAAATTATTGTGTATGAACAAATACCATATAGTGATAATAACTATAAAACAAAAACTATAATTAAAGTAAATGAAGGAAAATTTATCAATAAAAATTATTCACTGGCAGAAAACGTTTATATAAATTTAGAAAGTTATTTAGAAAAAAGAAGAGTATATAGAAATTTAATTATAGAAACTAATTTTAATTATTTTACAAAAATTATTCCTGAAACAATAACACAAAAAATATTTTCTGAAAAAGATCCATATAATAAAATATTCGAATTAAAAATTGATCCAAAATATAATAAGGAAAAAGAATTAATAAAATTTGACGAAGAAGGAAATAAGATAATAATAATAAAGAATATAGAAGGAACCAATAAAATAGAAGTTGCAGATTTTAAAGATGATAAAGAAATAAATAATAGAATGATAGAAATTAATAGGAGATGATTTGAATGGGGGCTTTCTTTGGAATAATGGCAAGAGTTCTATCAAAATTAATAAAAGCAATATTAGAGTTTTTAGATAAAAAAGTAAATGAAAAAGAGAGTAAATAAAACAAGTTTTAATGAAGGTCTAAGAATAAAACAAGCAGTCTAAGAATAAAAAGAACCGTAGGAACTACGGGGTTAGCTTGGTAAATATAGTTGGCTAACAAAAGCAACTACTTCCCAAGAAGAAGCTCCCACTTCAAAAATTACAAAGTAATTTTAAGTGGGAGAGGTTCACCTAATGATATAAACCTAATAATAAAAACAAAACGAAGAAATATTAATATGACTGTAGAAAATATAAATATTAATAATTTATCAAAAAATAAAAAAGAAAGAAATTACTGATTTGATATATGAAACAATTGAAAAAAGCAAGAAATTATTTTTTCTTGCTTTTTATATTTAAAAAGGAGAAAAAATGGCAAGAAAAATAAAAAATTATAAAAAGAAAGAAAAAAAAATAACAAAAGAAGAAGTGGATAAAAATATAGAAAAAGGAATGATAACTATTTATAATGTATGTGGAAAAGAAGTGTATGAGAAAATGAAGCTTTTAAAACTAGACTCTTCATTAGTTATTACAGAGGCTTTTGATTTTATAAATCAAGCTTATAGAATGTCAATGATGCATAAAACTTCTATAAAAAACGGAGATTATAACAAATTAAAATATAATGTAAATTTATTTTTGAAAAAATATTATAAATATTATAAGCCTAGTATGCCAATGGGATTATATTCTATTTTTTTTATGTTTAATAAAATAATAGAACAATATGCAAAAATGAATGATTATAAAAAATTATTTAAAGATAATTCAAATGATTTATATAATATTAATAATTATTCTGATTTTAATAAAATTTTTAATATAAAAATAGGAAAAAATGATTTTGATCCTATGTATGATAAAAAACAAATGCAAGATTTTATGCATATATCTGAATTACTAAAATATAATTTATCGATTTTAGATAAATATAGAGAAAAACTATTTAATGAAAAACAATTGAAAGAAAATGTATTAAAAGCAATAGTTAATATAGATTTGCTGCAAGTATATAAAAATGATTTCAACACTAATATTATTGAATATGATATGCTTAATAAATTAATGTCTTTATGTCAGGCAGCAAAAATATTTATAAGTCATAAAGTAACATTAGGAAGAATGAAAGTTGTAAAACCATTTGATCTAGAATTAGTAAATGCAGATATAAATTTTATTAAGAAATCTATATGTGAAATAGAATTATTTTTAAATAGAATGATTTTATTTATTTTTCAAGGAGAAGAAATTAGAAATCCATTGTTAATAAAAACAAGAATAAAAGAAATAGAAATAAAAAATACGCCGGCGAAAAAAAAGAGAGCCTAATATACTCTCTAATTTTATAATAATATATTTATCGGATATTATTTATACATTACTCTTTCTACAATTTTTTCTACATTTTTATCTATTTTATCTATAGTTTTTTGCTGATTTTCTATAACTCTATTAAATTCAGCTCGAGTAACATAATAATCTGATAAATTATCTCTACTTTCTTCTAATTTTTGTATTTTATGATTCATATCTTCCAATATGGTATCTCTATTTTTATCTTTTTCATTCATTATTTGAATTTCAGTAGTAATTTTGTTATGTTTTTCATTCAAATCATCTTTTAAATCATTTATTTGGTTTCCTTTTCCTATAACCATATTAATAGCAATAGGAATTACTGTCCCAATAACTATATAAAAGATTTTTTCTTTAATATCTTTTATGCTCATGTAACCTCCACGATTAATTTTTTTAAATATTTAGAGCTACAGTTAAACAAATATATTTGAAAAAACTAAACTACAAAGAGGTTAAAATAAATTATTGTTGATGTTGAATAGAAGATATAGCTTCTTGTATCTTTTGTTCAACTTCTTCTTTTGTATAAACTTCAGTTTTTCTATAAGTATCATTTGTCCAAGTATTAATTTGTACATCAGTAACCATTCTATTATTAGTATTTTGAGTGATAACACTAGCATCATGTTTTTCTGGATGTACATAATTATTTGCATTTTCAGCAATTGAAGATAATTTATTTTTTTCAGTAACTGTAAAATGTTTTTTAGTATCTGTTTCTGTAATATTATCTAATGTATGACTATGAGAAGAATTAGCTTTAGTTTTAAGTTGCTCTAATAAAAATTCCTTAAATTGATCATGAAATTCTTTTAAACCTACTAAATTAATTAATTTCTCTATAGTTATTACTTCTTCTGAGAAAACAGAAGCTATTTCTTCAACATTCGCGATTGGTAACTCTGGTTGATCAACTGATATATTTATATCTTCACTACCATCAAAAGATATTCCATTAATTAAAATAGGGTTTTGTAATTTGCTAGCAGTAAAAGCGTTTCCTTCTAAGTTTCCTTTAACATTAGCACTAAAAGATCCTTCATTATCTCTAATGACTATCGTTCCTGGAATATTATCATAACTAACATTAGGCATATTTGTAGATATATTATGAGCTAATGTTTCTGTAACTATAATTTCTTGCTCTTCGTTAAATTCTTTATTAAAAATAATAGATCCTTTAGATACTGTATAATCTTTTCCAGGAGTGAGCATTAATCCATTTGCAAAAACCTTGGTCATTTGATTACAAACAAAAGTTGCTGGTAGTGTTATAATCTTAGAAGAAACGGATTTTATTGCTATAAATCTTTGCTCTTGTAAAGTTTTAATATGATTTTGTAATTGGGTTATCGAATCTAATTTAATAATATTTACTATATCACTTTTCTTTGAATATAAATAATCAATTAACTCTTTTCTGATAGATGGAGTAGTTTGATCATACATATCATTATCTTTTTTACCTATTCTTTTAATCAAATCATCTAATATTTTATTCATTTCTATATTAGATAATCTAATTTGTTCTTGGGCATTATTTTTAATATCAACAATTTTTTCATTTATACTAGATAATGCACTTTCTTTATTAGATATAATTTCTGACAAAATTCCATCTTTTAAAGAGTTTATAGTATTTGTATGTTCTTCTATTAATGCATTTAACTCAACAAATATTGATTCTTTAAAAGAATTTTGAGAATTTTCAAGCTCTAAAGATAATGTATTTTTATATTCATCTAAATGTGTTTTGTTTTGTTCAACTATTAAATTAATATTTGTAGTAAATTCCTCTAAAGAAGTATTAGAAGCATTTGTTAGTTCTTTAAATATGGAATGAATTGTATTTTTAAACTCTTTTTCTACAATAGCTTCTTTTTCGCTATTTAAAGTTTTTACAACATTAATAGAAATTCTTTCTGGTATAGTTAAAAAAGCTCCAGAAGCTTTATCTGAAACAGCTATTTCCAGATTAAGTTCACCTTCATATATCAAACATTCTTTTGGGATTAATACTGATGTTTTGGCAGATAAATCATTTACCTCTTTTACTAATATAGTTTTTTTAGAATCAGGTATTAAAAAATATAAAAATAATTTATAATTTTCTAATCCTTCTAAAGATAAGTTTAAATCAAGAAATTGAGTATCAAAATCTAGATTTGTTAGAAATTTACTTTCATCTAAAGTTAAAGTATCTAAATTAATTGTTAATGGTATGTGCCTTTCTAATGACAAAATATCACCTTCTTAATTTGATTAATGGCTATAAAATTTATATAATTTAAAATCTTTTTTTAAAACCTATTTCTGCATTTAAACTATGTTCATCGTCAAAATTAGTACTAGTGCTAATTTTTCCATATATCTCAAAATCTTTATCATTGTTTATATAACTTTTATTTAAACCTATTTCCAATTTATCTTTTTCTATATCTATTTCAATTCTTTTTTTTTATTTATTTCATTTCCTTTAATATCTATATCTTCTGCACTATCATCAAATACATCTTGTATTTCATTTAATAATGTCTCGATAGTTGTTACAATCCAATATTTAGAACAAAAACATTTTGCTAATATTCTAAATAAAAATGGTAATGTATATATTTTTTCTTTTATTCTTTGTTCTATTATGTCTAATTTATTTTGTACATTATCAGAATTTAAGAATTCTTCAAGCTCCTGAATTGATTCAACAATTAGTTGTTTTACTACATTTTTTGTTCTTATCTTATATAAAAGACATATTGCAACAATAATAAGAATAATAAAAATGATGTGATATTTATATAAAGATAATAATTTTATAATAAAGTCCATTTTATTTCACCTCAATAAATATTTTCTATAACAATAACAGTTTTAGGATCTCCTGTAGACTCTTTTAAATGAATACAATTATATTGTGTTAGATCAAATAAATAATCTTTTTTATATAATAATAAATGTCCATTGATATAAACTTTAGTAAATTCATTTAATATAAAGCTAGCCGGAAGAGTAATTTGAGTTATATATGGATCTAACTCAATAGAGAATCTATTTTCTCTTATAGAAGAAATATAATCTTTCAAATATAATAATGATTCTTTACGAATTTCCTCGATTAAAGAATTTTTATGATTTTTTAAATGATCTAATAATTCTTTTCTAATAGAAGGAGTTATTTGATTATACATAGAATCATCGTTTGTTCCTATTCTATTTATAAAATCTTTGTGAAGATTATTTATATTATTTGTTATCTCTTCTTTTAATTGGTTAATCTCTTGAATAGTGTTATTTTGAATTTGTTCCAAAGATTCTGTTATAGAATTAACTTTAACATCGATGTTATTAGAGTGAGATTCTATTATTGAATTCAATTCAGTAGTCTTATCTTCAAGAAATGAAGTAAGATTAAGTTTTGTAGAATCTACAAATTCAGAATATTCATTTTTTGAGTTATCAATAAAATCATTTAAATTTTCTAAAGTTTCTTGATTTAATTGATCGTTAAAAGATTCTAACTCAGTAGTTAAGTTACTTTTAAGATCTGATAAATCATCTTTAATTCTTTGAACAATATTTAATAATTCAGTTTCAGTTTCTGAGATCTTAGAATTACATAAATTATTTATTTTATCAAAAAGTTCATCAATTGAGTTATAATAAGTTTCGCCAGGAATTATAGAACCTGTTTCTGAATTATTAATTGTTTCTAAAATATCAAAGCTTATTCTTTTAGGAATAGTTAAATATTGCTTTTCTATTTCATTATAAAAGGAAAACTCTATTTCTAATTTTCCTGTATACATTAAAGTTTTTCTAGGAATTTCAAATACTACTTCCTCTGTTAAATTTTCAACATATTCAGAAATAATATTTTGATAAGGGAAGGGAAATATAAAATGAATAAACATTTTATATTCTGAAAAATTGGATAATTTAGAAAGGTTTAATCTTAAAAAATTAGATTTACTATCAAAAGATGGAATATCAATTTTTTCATAATTGATATTATTTAAAGAAATTTCAACATTTATAAATCTTTCAATGGCAATCACCTCTATTTAAATTTAATTATTAAAAATAGTGATTTATGTTTATATATTAAAATTTTATAGCCAATTTATTAATATCATATTTTTAATATAAATGGAAATTTGCAAATTTTTAATTGAAATTTTTTATACTAAAAGTTATAATATAAAGATAACTGAAGAGGTGATAGTCTATGTTGGATCATGTAGAATTAAATAATTTAAGAGAAGAAAATAATAAATTACGTACAGAAATTCAAGAATTAAATCAACAAATTTATGATTTGGAAAATAGAAGAAATATATTAATAGATTTAATTTCTAATGGAATAAATAAAAGTACACAAATAGATGAGCGAGATATATTTGATTTAATAATAACTTCATATAATAATATAAATCAATACATCGATTTTTCAAATTTATTTTTTTTATTTTATGATTTTAAAGATAGGAATAAAAGAAGATTAATAACTAGATATGATTTATTCTTAATAGAAAAATTAAAAGAATATATAGCTTTTTTAATAAATGAAAAGTATATAAATAATGAAAAAACTGAAATTGAGAATTTAATAATAGATATATTATATCCTTTATATAAATTCTCAAAAATGAAATGTGACTACCAAAAAGCTTTTGAAATAACAATAAAAGAAATATTAAAGGAGTTTGGATATGTTATATACTAGATTTGAAAATAGTTTATTTATAAGCATAGAATTAATAAAAATATTTATAGTCCTTGAAACTAATAAAATAAATTTTAAAAAAGAAGAAGGTTCAATAAAATTAGAAGGACAATTTTTAAAATTAAAACAAATGTTATCATATCCAAATGAAACAACATTTAGAACAATTTTAGATAATAGAATTCTAGTAAATATATATATTAGAGAAAATGAAATTATATTTATACCTGAAGATATGAATGCTTTTATTAAAAAAATTGATTATTTTATAGATTGTTCTAGGTATAGCAGAATATTAGATATTGTTAATAAATATTCAAATAACAATTTTACTAAAAAATTATTGTTAATGATTACTTTGGCTTCTGCAATAAAAGTTTGTGAAAATCCAGTAAAAAATAAAATCATTTATTATGGAATGCAAAACAGAGCAAGCGAAACTGCAATAGCTAATCACGAAGCTAATTTTCAAATAAGTTTAGCTTCCGAAATAAAAAACTTAAATGATAGTATTAATACAATTGTAGAAAAAACAATTAAAATAAATGATGAAGATAAAAGACCTGATATTGTTGTATCTTTAAATGACAGGAACGAGTATAATGATATAGAATTATTAATAGAATTAAAAGTAGGAGTAGATAATAGTATTGTTAAAAGATTTTTATCAGATATAGAAAAAAGTAAAAAATATTATAATTTTGCAATAGTATTAGCATATGACCATATGGAAAATATAAAAGAATACTTAGGTTTAAGAGATTATAAAATAAATAAAAATATGAGATTAAACCAACCTAAGTTTTATTTAGAAGGAAAAGATGATATATATTTTATTTTAAACTATGAAATAGTAAATAAATATACATATTTAGGTTTAAATAATAATAAAAAAAGAAGAATTAAAAAAGAATTAGATAAAAGTATAAAATTAGCTTTTTATATAGAAAACAAAGGAATATAATAGTATAAAAAAACTTTTTATACATAGTTTAGTACAAATTAGTATAAAAAGTTTTTTTAATTATATAAAATATTTGGATTATTTAGATTTTATTAAAGGAAAATATTTTCTATGAACTTTGCTATATATTTTATTTACTCTACATAAATTATCATCAATTTTATCAGAATCGCCTCTATCTAATAAATTATCTATATAACAATATCCTAGACAATTAGACCCTTCAGAACAATTTATACATTTTTTAGATATGGTCATATTCTTATAAAATTCTCTATTTTTTAATATACCATTATATTCGTTTACATTACCCATTTTCATAAAATTTAAATTATTATGATAAGCTTTGCTACAAGGATATATATCTCCATTATGAATAACACATAGATATGAATATCCAAAACCACAATAATTTGTTCTGCTACATATTGGTGATGGTATATTTAACCCAAGTCTATAAGCTGATCCTCCACCATGTTTATGGTTTTTATACATTAAATCTATAGCATATTCTATTTCATTATCTGTTACTCCGGAATAAGATATATCTGTACTTATTAAATCATTTAGTATTAATCCAGATTCTTTTTCAAACTCAAATAATTTATCTATATTTTTAAATACATTTTCAGTAAAAACAAATTGTATATTGAATCTAAAGTCTGGGAGTTCTTCTTTAAATTTTTTTATATTAGAAACTATAGTATCAAATGATCCAGAACCATCTGCATATACTCTAAATTTATCATGATTTTCCTTATATGCATCTAAAGTGAATGTAACACGAGATGACGATAAATTTTTAGTCTTTTTACTTATATCTTGTACTTTTTTAAATATATTTTTATTATATATGGTTCCATTAGTAATGAGAATAAATGAAGCAGATATCTGATTATAATTTATAAAATCTATATATTTTTTAATAATTTTTTCAAGAACATTAGGATAAATCATAGATTCTCCTCCATATACTTTGAAATCTAAGAATTCAAATTTACCATCTTTGAATTCTTTAGCTATAAATAATAATGTATTATCTATAGTTGTGTCATCCATAAAATCTGTATTATTTTTTTTTCTAGCAAAGCAATAAGAACATCTTAAATTACAATTTTCATTTGTAACTATTTCAGCTATCATTCTATTTTTCATAAATATCACATCTTTTTTCTATTCCATAAAGTCTATCTTCAATTTTGTTTAAAGACTCATTTAATTTTTCAAAAGAATTTATTATAGTGTTAAAAGGAACAAGATAATTAGTTAATATATTATAAAGCATATATTGATTGTTAGCTAAAAAATATTTTTCTATATATTTATATCTATTACATTGTTTTTCATCAATATATTTTCTATTAAATAAATTTTTAAAGTTCCTTATTGGAGAAGCTTTACAAAATATATTGTTACAATACATGCATTTATTTTTATCAGTAAAGAATTCCCTTTTATTAAATTCAAGTAGTTCAAAATCTAAATTTTTGATATCTCTAAGATTTCCTACTTTAAATTGTTCAATTTCTTCAAATGAATAGTCAGTTAAATAAACATCTAATTTACTATTTATCTGAATATATAAATATTTGTTCCATATAAGTTCTTTATTGATTATTTGATTTGCTAAGAAAGGATAATTAGTTATAAGCATATTCAAAATTTTATTTATTTCTTCTTCATCATCTACATCAATAAATAATTGTCTTATTTTATAAGCTTTATAATAATCTAGATTTTTTACATCATCAACACTTTTAATTATATAATACATGTGCATAAGTTTATTTTCGTCATAAGAATAATTATTATTAATTTTTATTATATCATCTCTACCATTACCAATTATTGCTTCAATATGTTTATCTATATATTCTTCGTTGTCTAAATTATAATCAAATACAATAATTATATCTTTAAATAGATTTATAAATCTATTTATTATAATTAAATCATCTAAATTATTAATATTTTTATCTAAACTTATTTTTATATTCAAAAAAAATCACTTCCTTTTCAATATCTCTTTTTCTTTCAGTTAAATATTTTCCATAAGATGTACATCTTATACATGGATTATCAATTCCGCTATTTTTTATATAATTATACCTAGCACATCTATCATAAACATCATCAATATCTGAAAAGACTTTATAACTACATATATCAAACGATCCATCATTTTCTACACCTCTATAAAATAGATGAATATATTTACCTATATTTGCTAAAGGCATTTTAATTATATTTTCGTTATAATTTAAATATGATATATAATCTCTCCACATTTCACACATAATATCAATATATTTTTTATAATCATCAAAATTTAAAGTATACGATCTGTGATCTTCAAAAATTCTTTGTCTAACCATTCCTTTAGACATTGTATAAATATCTATTAAAGGATTATAATTTTGATTAATTCCTATAACCGTATAAACTGTTATAGGTATTTCTTTACTATATCTTATTATTTTATTTCTAATATCCAAAGATATAGTCTTATTATATCTATTATATATCCCATCTCCATCATAAGAAATACTAAGAACAATCTTTTTGTTTTTCTTTAATTGAAAAATCATATTATCATCTAAATTTATAGCATTAGTTATTATATTGAGTTGAATTATGTTTTGGTCATATTTATATAATAAATAATTTATTATTCTATACATTTCAGCTGGGTTATAAGTTGGTTCCCCTCCTATTAAATCTACTCTATATTTTTTGTTATATCCTTTATTTATATGATAAAACATTATTTGATCTATTTTATTTTCATTTATATATAAACCATCATTATTATGATTATATATGCAATAAGAACATCCAAGATTACAGCTGTTAGTGATTTTTAAAAATATTATATCTTCTCTTTTATTAGACATATCTCCTCCAATTAATTACTGTTACCATTACCACCATCTTGAGAATAACAATCGCAATTGCTATGACAATTGCTATGACAATTGCTATGACAATTTTTTACTGCATTTAAAGATGCAGACATTCCAGTAAAAATATTTCTTTGTATTAATGCTCCAGCAGATAAAGATCCAGGTAGGGCAGGTTCAGCTGCAGGACACTTGTTCATAAGTTCCTGTATCCAAGTTCTCATACTATTTATATTTCCAGCAGTAACTTTCATTCCAGAAGTAAAAGCTATAGTTCCAGATGTTCCAGTAGGGTACCTCTTTCTTTGTGAGACTATATCATTCATCATAGTAGTCATTTCAGAAACAGTTAATTTTTCTCCAGCCATATTAAATATCACCTACAGTAAGTTTTAAATCTGAAAAATAAGCTTTTTCAGGATTTATTACATTATTCTTTTGGATATAATTGCAATAAGAAATATCATATAATTTTTTAAAATATTTATCTTCATTTATAACTATAACAATATCTAAAGGTCCATTTTCTAATATATTTTTATTTATATTATTACAATTTATACTACAATTAGTTATAAATAAATTAGAAACACTTTTCAATATATGAATTTCACATCTATCATCGTTATTTAGAGAACTTACAGATATTTCTACATCTTCTATTTTCTCCTCTAAATCATTAATATTTATTAATATCGAATTCATTAACAATCACCTCTAAAATATCAAAAAAACCATAATATATATCATAAAATCTATCATATAAAACTCTTTCAAATTTAGCTTTAACTTCTATAAATTTATGCTCAAAATAAAAAGCAGTAAAAACTATATCTTTAGAAAATATTACAGGTTTATCTAATCTTAATCTTAGTTTTCTATCGTGCATTTTTACATCAAATGATAGTATATGATTATTCACTTTTTCATTTATCTTAAAAAAATAATTATAAAAGTATTTATATTGCATATTTTTATCAGCATAATTAAGTTTATCCATTTCTCTAAAAATTAAAAATCTGTGGTCAAATCTCTTATCGTTATAATGTATTCTATATAGAGTTGACCATGATAGAAAAAATCTGTCATTAAAACTAATTCTATATTCTCCACCAACTTCGTGTACAAATCTTAAAGAGTCATTTGATTTTAATATATCTTTAACTATATTATCTATTTTTTCATAAAATGAAATATCTCTATAAGATTTAGATATAGTAAATATATTATCTATTTTAGTATATGAACTTTCTACATCTACTATAATATTTTTAACTCCTAAAGATGTATAATGATTTACAGTATCTTTTAAAAAATCAACATTATTTTCATTAGCAACTAAAGAAATTAACGGTTTTGCACCATTATTAATTATTCTAGATATAGTTTCAGATGTTTTTATTAAAGAAGGCTCTCCATTAACTGATTTTCTTTGTTCACATCCTATAAAATCACAACTAACTATTATTTTTACATTATTATTTATTAAAAAATTAATTTTATCATCAGAAACATCATATCCGTTAGTAAAACATATTATTTTAGCTTTAGTGGAATATCTTCTCACAAATTCTATTAATAGTTTAATTTGTATAAAATTAGAATTTATAGTAGGCTCGCCACCTCCTACTATTTCGTATCTATCAGTATCTTCTGGTATAATATTTTCTATTATAAATTTAATGTTATCTTTTAATAGTATATTAGGTTTTTCAAATGGTGTATAGCAATAAGAACATCTTAAATTACATATATCATCCACTAAAATCTTTATTAATCTATCAGGAGAATCTCCAAAATAATTCATTTAATATTACACCTCTCTATAAAATTTTTGATTCTATTATAAAAATAGCATTGTATATCCCTATTAATAATTGGAATATTACACACACAAGCTCTGCAATAAATATTATCGCAATTAGAGCATCTATTTTCTTTAAACGTCTTATATTTAGAATGAGAACAATTATGTAAATTACCATCGGTATTTATATACATAGAATTATTATATAAATGATCACATTCTCTTCCAATATACTCTTTAACATCTTGTAAAAATAAATGAGTATAAGTAATTAAATCATATTTAGAAATAAATTGCAAAAACATATCTATTTTAACCCTATTTTCTAAAGTATCCTTCATAGTTAGATCAAGACTCATCCATATTTTATCTTTATATTTTATATTTTCTAATGAATAAGATAAAAAATCAAAATTATTAATAGTATTATTATCTAGTACTATGTGGGAATAACAATTAAAATTATTTACAACTTTTATTTGTTTTTTTTCATAACCATTATATATTGATACTTGAACTGTATTGAATTTATAATAATTATTTTCTAAATATTTAATATTGAGTCCATTAGTCACTAAAATAAGTTTTGCTTTTGTGTTTATATAAATAAAATCTATTATATTAGGTTTTAATGTCGGTTCACCACCATAAAGAACAATATAATCATTTTTGTGAATTTTATTTATATGTTTTTTTATTTCATATAAATTAAGTTCATATTCTGTTTTATCTCTAAAACAAAAAGAGCAATCTAAATTGCAATTACTTGTAATATTAATATAGTGTTTAACTATTCTAGTCACCTTCTTATTTAATTAATATTTTTATTTTAGATACATCTCTTTCAGATAATTTGTCTTCTAGAGCAATACCTAAATATTTATCGATATGAGTTACTCTTTTGCCAATACCAGGAAAATCTGACAAGCCTATATAATCTCCTTTTTTAACTGGTCCTACAACTTTACATTTAACTCTACCAGCTAATCCTACTGGAATAAATTTTTTTATATTATATTCAAAATAATCTTCATTCGCCGGCGGATTTTCTCCACCTATTAAATGAGCAAAACTATCAGAATGAACTCCAACTACACAATTGTTTTCTTTAGAAGCTTTGATGTATTTTTCTTCATTTGATGAGTAATCTAAAGAGATAATATCTCCTGGTTCAGTCTCTTCTCCTCTTTCGAAAAATTCAGCATAGTCATTCCAAACCGCATTATATACTTTTGAAGCTTTTAATCCACTTGGTGATAATGTCATAATATTTGAAGTAGAACCTCCAACATAAATATTTACTGTTGTTCCATCATTTAAAAATTCAATTGATGATTTTTTAACTCCATCAACTAATTGAGTAATAACTGGATGAGCAGTAGAGCCTGATGCTGGTGTATTTATAGTTAATCCACTGGCATTATTCCCCGTTCCAGAGAACCATGACCCAGATCTTACTGATGTATAATATTGTACTTTTAGTAGCTCCATTTGTACCATACGAAATATTACCAGTAATAGTTCCTCCTGCTGCAGGGAAAGCTCCTATTTCAGATAAACTCCAAGAAACATTTGCAGACCCATTTACAGACTTTGCACCATTTCCTATAGTTAATGTTCTAGTTGTTCCCCAGTTTGATGTAGTAATATTAGCACTACCATTAAAGCTTGTTCCATTTATTGTCCTTGCAGTTTGCAAAGTTGTTGCGGTTCCAGCATTACCACTTACTGTTGTTTGTAATGGATGAACATGGTCTTCCCTAGCAACCTTTGAACTTGTTCCTACAGCTGCAGTCCCGGCAGCTTTTCCAGCAACAGTGGCATAAGTAACATGTGTTCCGTGCGATATAGGTGCATAAACACTATCATGGTTATGATTAGATAATGCATAACTTCCTGAAGGTTGTTTTCCATCTAATGCCTTTTCAATTTTTCCTATGGCTGTATTTAAAGAATCTCCTGCTGCTATTGCACTTGCGGAACTAGCTTTTGCATATCCTGTCATAGCTGTTATAGTATTACTTGATTGATTGTGTGCAGAAGGAGTAAAAGAAGAAGGTTTGCTAGTAATATTTGTCCAAGAATGACTATGGCTATCGTTACCAACAGTTGTGGTTAATGTTACATCTGAACTTCCATCTATACTTACACTTCCTGTTACATCTCCATTTAATGTAATAGTTCTTGCGGTAAACCATTTACTAGAAGTCCCTGAATTACCACTTATAGTTGTTTGAACAGGATGAACATGATCTTCTCTTGCAACTTTACTACTAGTCCCAATACTTGCTGTTCCTGGAGCTTTAGCAGCTATAGTTGCATATGTAACATGTGTTCCATGTGAGGCAGCAGCAGCTCCTATACTTGCTGGAGTAATATTTATTGACTTGGCAGAACTTCCTGTATATGCTCCTTGAGAAGTCCCATTTAAACTAATAGTTAAAGCATGAGGATTAGGCATGGTACTAGGTTTTCCTGTTACTCCACTCCAAGGAACTTCTGTTGCACTTCCTACAGTATAAACTTGATATCCAGCTTCTTTACTTAATTGAGATTCATCTACTACTAAATACATTTTGTTAGTATTTATTACTAATACTGTATCTCCTAGTTGTACACTATTAGTTGTTAATGCAAATCTAGCACTATCGTCTTGTACCTTTACCAATCTCTCTAAAGCACCTTTAGGCAGTCTAGCTATATCTATTGTACCACTTGTAATTTTACTTGCATCTAAACTAGTAATAGTTGAATTAGAATGCGTATGACTATCATTTCCTACAGTAGTAGTAATCGAAATATTTCCAGAACCATCAAAATTGGCATTACCAGTAACGTCTCCAGTTAGTGCTATATTTCTAGCAGTTTTTAACTTAGATGCAGTAGAAATATTTCCTGTAATTTCACTAGTTATTACTTGTGCATATAAACTATTTTGTAATGGAATAGAAGTAGAACTAGAAACTACTTGATAAAAATCCTTTCCTGCTACACAGATAATATCATTTAATTCAATATAAGGATTAGTTTTCATTGTTTCGATAGTCTTTTCTCTTATCCAGGATTCAGTATCTCTTTTATTTTTTAAAATCATATATATTCTCCTTTTTTAATTTAGCATTTTTGAAGAAAAACATATAATAGTAAAATCAGTCTTTCCGATAATTGGAATTCTAAATACTATTTTATTTTCTTCTTGATTTAATGTATAATGTTCATTGTGTAAGATCAAAATGCCGTCTAGAAAAACTCTATTATTTAAACTTAAAACAATATTAGGCGGTAAGACTATTTCTGTAGTATTTGAATTTAATGTCTCGGAATATTCAATTTCTTCTATAGAATTAATAAATTTTTTTACTTCAGTTATAACAAATTCTAATGTTTCCGTTTGCATGTTTTGAACAAAAGTTTTTATAGAATCAATAGCATCCTTTCTAACAGAAGGGACTTCGTCGTTATACATCGAATCATCATTTATTCCTATTTTATTGATAGAATCTTCTTTTATAGTTAAAATTTCTTCAATTGAATTATTTTTATTTTCTAATATTGAACCAATTGAAGATGTCTTGTTATTATTAATTAAGTTCAATGATTCTTCAGTTTTATTTTCCAATGATGTTATTAGTTCATTATTAGTGTAATCAATTAATTGTTGCTTTAATTTATTATATTCATTTGTTAATGATACTAATAATTGATCAATCAATTCACTTAATTGTCTTGTTTTTTCTTCAATAATAGAATTTATAGCAGAAACAAATTCATTATACTGTTCTATTCTATAATCCTCTAATTCATTTTCAAATCCAGCAGTTATATTCATTATATTAGATAATATTTCTTGTTCTCTAGTTGCCATTACTGAGAAAAAATTAGTTAACTTAATTGTGAATTCAGATAAAATTTCTTGCTTTATTCTATTTAAATCTAAAGTAAAATCATCTTTCGCATCTTCAAATTTTTTCAACAATTCATTAGATTTAGTAACAAGTTCTTGTTCAAGAATTGCTTTTTTTTCTTCCATAGATGTTTCAATTAATTCTACTAAATTGTTTATTTCAGCTTTAGCTTTTTCTAATTCTACTTCTATAATATTTTTTATAGTAGTTTCTGTTCTATTTATTTCATTTATTGCTGAATTTTTATGTTCGTTAATTTCTTCTTTAGCTCCATTAATAAAATTGTTAATAGTAATATCTATTCCTGAGATAGTTTCTTTTATGTCTTCAATAGCTTTTAGTTTAATATTTAAAATATTCTGTACAGAAGTTTTTTCGGCAGAATAAATATTATCTATTCCTTCTAAAGTTTTGTTATTTATATCTATAAAAGACTTATCTATCATATTTTGTAATTGAGATACATAATTTGTAAATTTACTTTCAAGTTCGTTAGAGTTGACATTAATCTGAGAGATTATTTCATTTTTCTTTAAAGATAATTCTTCATTTATAGAATTAGAAAAAATATTATTGATATATTCTATTTCATTATTAAATGAGTTCTTTACATTTTCTTTTATCTCATTTAATTCTGAAATAAAAGAATCTATATTAGATAAATTTTGTATATCAGTTTTAAATTTTTCTAAAGAAGAATTAATTTTAGAATCAGTTTTCCTTATAACTGTATTATATCTATTTGAAATAGAATTATTAAATTCTAAAATTTTTGAATCTATTTCTTCATAAGATTTATTTTTAAAACTATTGATATATCCAGTTATTTGTTCTTTGTAAAGAGAGCAATCATATTTAATTTGTTTTTCTAAAACGACTAATTCTGATTTTAAATTATTAAACAAAATTATAAGCTCTTCTTTATAGTTATCATTCAAATCACAGCACCCCCATTAATATTTATATGTTACAAAAAAATTAATTTTATTTTTTATTTTATTACTTATGAAATATACTTTGTTTTCTTCCAATGATTGAATATGAAATGGAGTAATTATAGTTTCTCCGTTTTCAGATACAATAAATATATCATTAACTGAAATTGGGTTGTTTTTTAAAGTTATAGTATAAATATTACTATTAGGGGTAACAATCATATTATCAACATATTCATTAATTATTATATTTTGAGGAGTTTCTGATTTAATTATTAAATATAATTTTTCAAGGACTGACAAAATTAATTCTTTTGTTACAGAACCACTCTTAATATTTTCAAAATCTATCGTCATTGATTTATCTCCTTTCCGTATATCTTTGTTTGTAAAGATATATTATTATTTATATCAAAAAACTCTAATAAATATAGTTCTTCAAAACCAAATGTATTACTTACATTTATATTTTTTTTTACTAAATAGTTATTATTTATAAATTCACTTTTTATATCATTTCCTATATCATTTATTACTTTTGAATAAGTTTCTTTATCGTATAAATATAAAGAAGTGTTAGAATCATTTACAAAAATAAGATCTGTAAATTTATTTAAGTTTGTAAGTTTTCTAACTATATATCCATATTTATTCAAAACACTTGCATCAGATTTTTTATATACTTTAATATTTTTTATATAATTTGTAATTTCTTTATTGCTAATTATATAAAATTTATTATATTTAACATCATTTTGAATTTTAAATAACTTATTAGATTTACTGTCTATATTATTAAAAATTAATTCTAATGTATTATCTTCCTTTGAACCAAATATAGAAAAATTAATTTCATTATAAAATTCAATAAATATATCTTCTATACATTCTAGATTTCCAAGATGAATAAAAAAACTATTATTATTTATATTTTCTATTCTGTAATCAATTTGAATCAAACCATAATCATCTTTTATATAAGATGAACCGTTATCTAAAATATTTTTATAATAAATAATATTATCATCGAATACATAGTTATAATTATCGTTTAATTCAAACATATTTAAAAAAGATTGACCTTTAGTTGATAAAGAATTATTTATTTTATTGTATTCTTTATCTAAATTTATACTTTCAGTTTCTAAAAGCTTTAAATAATTTTCTAAATAACTATCAATAAATTTAAATTTATTATCTATATCTTCTAAAGTTTTTAAAAAATCATTTAATAATTTTATATTTATCTGATATGTATTATTTAAGTATTCTTTAGTATAATAATCAGCTAATCCAAATAGTTCGTTATCTCCAATACTTGTATTTTCATAAATATTATTACTTTTAAATGAATGTTTATATTGCTCTAAAAACATAATTCACCTAACCTTTTATTGATAAATCAAACAACATAGGAGTATAATACTTAGAACTTATTTGTTCTTTAGCAGTTTCATAATTTATCTCAAAAGATATTTTGTAATCATTTAAGAAAAAAGGGATATATACATTGTTGTTAATTACATCAACATAAATATTACAAAAACTTGGATTTTTTGATAGTATTCCTACATCATCATAAAATTTCATTTTTTTAACATTTTCATTTTCCTCTTTAATTAGGAAAATATATTTTTTATCCAAAAAATATAAATTATCTTTTTCTATAATAAAATCACTTATATTCACATTTGCATTTTTTAATTTTTCTTCAAATAATATATAAGAACTAAAAGGAATGATTACATCTACATCTTCTATTTTCCCATCTAAATTTAATTTATAAGATGTTTTAGTTTGATCGTTTGAAATCAAAGAAGATAAATCTAAAGATACATTATCGCTTATAGATACTTCATTTACTTTAAAATTTTCATAATCTGATTTAATTTTAATTATAAAATTGCTTGAATTAGATAATGAAAAAACTGATTCATTATTATTAAATTTTATTTCTTCGAAATCAATATTATTTTCTGAATAATAAAATTTTAATGGTATATTTTCTTGAGAATTTTTATAGATATTAAAAGAATTTATTGAGTTGTAGTTAGAAAAGGACAAAAGAGTGTAGTTTGAATTTCCTTCACTTTTATATTCATTTGTATATAAGATACACAAATCATTTTCTGAATTAATAGTGTCGTTGAATATAAATCTTATTTTTTTTATATTCTTAGGAGTAAATAAAAAGTTATTTAGAAAAGAATTAGAAACAAATCTATTATAAAATCTAAAAAAAGATTCATAAAATGATTCTTCAAAATCATCATAATATATAAATATATTTTCTGGTATTATAGGAACTCCTTTAGAGTTATAAAACGAATATTCTAGCTCGTTATATATAATTTCAGAATTAAAAGAATAAATAATTTCTTTTTTATCTGAATTAACTTGTTTTTCTAAAAAATAATTAGCTGTTCTTTTTATAGGTTTTTCTACCAAAGCTCCATTTTTATTTATTTCAAATCCATTTAATTCTAATAGATTGTTTTCGTTAATAAAATCAACAAATTGAATATATTTAAAATATTTATTATCCATTAGCGATTTTATTTTATTCTCTTTTTCAGTAATTTCATTAATTACTGTATCAAATTGATTTTCATTTCTTATTTGCTTTTTATTAATTTCTTCAAGCAATAATTCAATTTTGGTTTTATTTAAAGCTATATTTTTTATAGTTTTATTAATACTATTTAAATACCTGTTTATTACTTCTTTATTCATATAAAATCACCAATTTTTTCTTAATATTTTTATCAAAATTCATTTTGTCATCAACTGCTTCCAACTCTATTTTAACTATTTTTTTATTTAATTCAAATTCAAAAGAATTTTCTCCAGGTTGATATTTTATTAATAATTGTTTATCTTGTATAAGTTCTCTATCTAATATTAAATAATCATTTTTAAAACCATATTCGTGGTTATAATTTAATTTTAGTTCTTTTCCAAGTTGGAAGCCATTTTCGTTATATATGCAATTATATATATAAATAGTATTTTTATTAGCAACTTTAAAAATACTTTTACTTTTACCTTCATCAAAAAATTCAGAATAAAGTCCATAATAGTTATATGGCAATATATTATATTCTGAAATAATATTATCATATGTGTAAACTCTCATTTTATAACTTAAAGGTAATTCATAATTAAAATTTTCGAATTCTATTTTAACTTTCTTAATATAAGAAGTTTTAGAAAAATCTATATTATTATCAACAAAATTTATTTTATTATAAGAATTAGAATTATTGTATAAATCTATTAAATTATCTATTTTTCTATTTTTACTTTCGATTAAAGAAGAAAATAAATTTGAATTTTTATTAGTATTTTTTAGCCCTAAACAATAAGTTATTTCTTCGTTTAAATTAGTTTTACAGCAACTAATAATATCTACCAAATTTTCTATATTCAATGATTCACATATTATTTGCTTTTCAGTAATCCATTTTTTAATATTATTTTTTTCTGCTTCACTTTTAAAATTAAAATAAGTGCTCATATATACTTCTCCTTTTTTTAAAAAAAGCCCTAATTATGATTAGGGCATTATTGTTTATAAAGTTTCAAAAGTAGTTATTTTGAATTCCCATTCTAAGTTTAAAGATAACTTATCTCCTATATTCAAAATATTCCAATTTTGATTTTTATTTTTTTCTCTATAAAAAATTACTTCTGAACTTTTTTTGCTAGGCATTGAATTTATTATAATGTATTCATTATCTGAATCTATATAACAAATTGCCTTTTTATCTCCTATATTAATGGAGTATTTTTCTTCAACCTTTGAAAAAATATGAAAATTATCAGCATAACTTAGTACATCTTCTATCTTTTCAATTCCGTTCTTTTTTGCTTTTACTACAATATTATATCTAGCTAAATTATAACTTGCAATTTCATATCCTTCTTGTACAAGCATATTATTTAAATAAATAAAATATTGTACATTTGATAATTTATTTTCTATCATTAATCTAATTGGTAAATTAAACGTTTGTCCATTAGTTATTCCACTAAAAATAGGTTTAGGTATTTTATCAGCGAACACATCAATATATGAATAAGAAACATCACTAGTATTGATGTATTTTTCAATTAATGAATCTCCATCTGTGGTTTTAACAAATATACCATATCTTCCGTCTACAACTGGATATTCGACATCATCATTTATAATTTTTTCTATACTATTTTTTATTTTTTTAGAATACCATTTTTCATTATCGAAAGAATAATATAAATATTTAGCATTAGGGACATCCCCTATTGTTACACTCCATTCTAATTTATTATTATTGTCAGTTATAGTTTTATTTTCATAAAATTTAACATCTGGAATAAGTAATTTAGTTATACTTAAATTTATCTCTATTTTGCTAATATTTGAGTATATTCCATTATAGCTAACCCATCTCATATAAAGATATGTTTTTGAATTTATATCTTTTATGACATTATCAGGATTAATTATAAATCTACTATCTATTACTCTAATCCAATTGAATCCATCATATGATACTTCATAATGGTTTGCATCTTTTATATGATTCCAACTAATAATATTATTATCTAATGTAATTTTATTATTAATAATTTCATACTCTATATCTATTGGAATATCTAAATTTATATTAAATCTAAAACTATTAGAGTTAGAGCTTCCATATACATTCAAACCTTTAATTGTTAAATTGTAATAACCATTAATAAGCCATCCATTTTGAATTAAAGGTATAGTTAAATTCCTATCTGAACCAATATCTACAAAATCATTTTTTTGAGGACCAACAGGCAATAAAGAACCATCACTAGATGGCATATATGATTCAACTATCTCTACGCTTCCATTTTCTAAAATTTTAATTCTATCTAATTTATAATAAAAATGATTAACATCTTCATTTGTTAAATTCCAACTAAAATTAAGTTCTCTATCATTAATTAGATAATAAATTTTATTATTAAAATCAAATGTTGGCAGTAACTTAATATCTGTATCTATATTAAAATAATAATATAATATATCAGTTCTGTTTCCGCTTTCTTCTTCTAAAATATATTTAATAAATTTTTTACCATCGCTATCAAATGATAAGTTCTCTATATTTATACCATAAATTAGTTCAGAATTATAATCTATGTATCCTACTCTTATTTTATTCCAAGTTTCAACATCTTCGTTATTTTCATCTAATGAATATAATACAGTAGATACATCTCCATTACATAAAGCGACTAAATCAATAGTCTTTGAATTGAATATATTATTATTCAAAAATAGTAATTCTCCATTTATTCTAGTATCTATATAAAATATTCTGTCTATGTATAAAGATTCTCTTCCTAATGGGTCTATGCAAAGTATAGAAATTGAATATTTCCCATCTCTTATATGAGTTATTTTATCATTTTCAGTTAAACTATTTAGAACTTGTAAATAATTATCATTTGAATTAATATTAATTTCATATGTAGAACCTAAAGGATTATAATTCATTCTTAATTTAAAATTATTAATAATAAATTTATCTTTATGTTCTTCAAAGTTTAAAATGTCTGAATAATTGTTATTAGTATCATAAATATAAGAAATGCTATTTGAATTTAATCCAAAGATATTAGAACCATTATTGGTATTTGGATTAAGGATAGAAATCTTAGGATTTCTTTTAATGTAAACTATATAGTAAGTATAATAACCTCTATATGCATTAGAGTTTCCATACTTATCTATTGTAATGAATCTTAATTCCCAAACTCCTTCAATAGGATTTTCAACATTTGCTTTATCTAAAATATTTGTAAATTTATACATTCCTATTTCTGTAGGTAATGGTAAATTGCAAGAATATGTATTTCCATCAGGGGATATTAATTCTATTGAATATCTTTGTCCTTCAATTTCTGGAGTATCTTCGTTATCAAAAATGTCAACACTATGAATTGTTTCAAATTCTATTGAGTTTATATCATTTGTATAAGAATATTCATTATATTGTTTAGCATTTATAACGTTATTATTTTCTGTTTTTTTAGCATATATAGGATAAGATGAATTAGAAGTTCTATATACTTCTACAGGTTTTGATTCAAAAGTATAATCTTTTAATCCTTCTAAATGTTTTAAATTATATTCGTATACAACTAAAATATATATACCTTCTTTGTATTTAAGATATTCATCTTGAATAAAATTAATAGAAAGTTCATGATTTTGTTCAGTAGATGAGTCATTTATATAATAAGGAGATTCAACTTTTACTGGTGATGTTTCTTGATAATTAAGTCCATCATCTGAATATTTAAAATAGTAATAAAATCCTTCAGAATCTTGAGATTTTTTAATATTCCATATAAACTTTGAATCAACTTTATTAGTAAAGAGAACTTCTGGTTCAATTTTAATTTCAGAAATTAATTTAAAATTAAATTCAAATGGATCAGATTGATTTCCAAAATAATCGTAAGTAACTACTTTGCAATCATATTCTCCGTTTTCGATTTCTGTATTATTATTTAAAACTATACTTCCGTCTTCTTTTGAAGCTATAACGACGTAATCTGCGTATTCATTATATAAAGAATTAGTTTTTTTTAAGAAAAAATGAGCTTCTTTAAAATTCCAACCAGCATATTTTTCAGATTGTTCATTATTAGTAATAGTTAATTGGAAATATTTTTTATTAATTATAATTTTGTCGTCTTTTTCATAATAATCTCCAGGATTAATTATTACATATGGAGTTTTAGGTTTATCATTAGAAGCTAAAAAAGTAAATTGCTTTTCTTCAGAAGCTATTCCTTCGGAGTTAAAAGTTCTTATCTGCAATATATTTTCGCCCTCCTTAAATAAATTTCTTTTTATTTTTATTATATTATCATCATATGAATTTCCTAAAGGTTCGTGTATTTCGCTTATAACTTCAGAATCATTATTTATTAATTTATATTCGAATTTATAAAAGTTAAAATTTCTATAATATTTTATGAAAAAATAATTATCTGTATTTAGATTCATATAATAATAAAGACTTTTGTTATTATTATCTATATTTAATTGATTTCTTAAAGCTTTTCCTGTAAATGTTTTATATTTTTCAGAATAACTTCTCATTACTTGTATTGGTGTAGGATTATTTAATTTATAAAATTCTCCAATAGTTCCTGTTTCTCCAAACTGAATATTTTGATTTCTACCAAAAATTAACCAATCTTCACTTACTTCTCCTATATAGTTTTCATATAACGCAAACTCTACAAAATTTTCTCCAACTTTTATATTCCAAGCATTATAAATTTCAACAGTTATTTTGTATTTGTATCCAGATTCACAAAACCATAAATTCAAATTATAGTTATTAGTTTCTCCTAAATCAATAAAATCATTATTTAAACCATCGTATGAAACAAGACAATCATATGGTTTTTTTAAAAAAGTTTCATTATTTCTTGGAAAATCATATTCTATTTCTTTGTTATAATCAGGATATTTTTCATCAAATTTAGAAACTTCTTGATCTAGAATATAATTTTTATTCCATATATTTAAATATTCATCAAGAAATGCTTTAATATTCTTTACTTCAACTTTTATTTTTGATGTAAATTTACAATTAGGAGTAGACCAAGTTATAACCCCATCTTTATGAACATCTAAAGATTTAGAATAATCAATTACTGGATTAAATTTTTCCAATTTATTAATTCTTATGTAGTTTGGTATCTTGATATCAAATATTTTATTAAAATCATAGTTACTACTGTAAAATAATTTTAATGTTATTTCATCAGAATTATTATTAAATTTAGAAAAATTTTCTATAACGAAATAATCATTTGAGTAATAATATACAAAATCTCCTGAAGAAATTTTATAATTTAATTTTTCTTTATTTGTTTTATTTAATTTTATATATAAACAATCTTTATTGTAATCATATTTATGCTCATAAGAAATTACTTCGTTACTAATAAAATTTAATTTGTATACAAATTTATCTTCTATAATCTCATTATTTATTGAAGAATCTTTTAATTTATAATGTATATTTAATATTTTATTTGATAGTTCTTTTTTTATTATTATATTTTTAGAACTATATTTATAACCATTATATTCTAAATCATATTCAATTAAAAAAGGATAATTATATTTAGGTGCGACACTTAATTTTATATAATTTTCATCAATTACTTTATTTACAGAGAATTCAATCTGTTCTCTAATAATTACATTAAATCGTCCTTTATATATGACCTCTTTATTTTTTTCTAATATAATGTTATATATTTCACTGCTATAATTTAAATCTGATATTTTTATTAAAGCCTCATCAGAATTTATTCTATAAAAAAGTTCCGCTTGATGTATATCTCCATAATTACCTTCTATATATACTTTATAAAGAGAAGTTCTTTTACTCTTAATTAAATTATTTCCAAAATTATGTTTAAATATTTTTTCAGATGTTTTAATGTTGTGAAACATATTATAGTCTATATATATATTTTGAAAAGAATCTCCAAAATAAATATTTACAAAATATAAATCGTTATAAGCTTTTAATTCATCATTAGGTAACTTTATCTTCGTTAATTCTAATTCTTTTTTATATATTAATAAATCGTTATTATATATCTGATTTCCTGATGCAGGAACTTCATCAATATATGACGAGTCCCAGCTTTTTTTTATAATATATTTGGTTATATCTGAATCAAAATTTGTTATAACTAAATAGTATACATTATCTACTTTTTCTACTTCGATTTTCAAATAATCACCTCTTTTATTTATTGCATTCTACATTTAGCTTCAAATAATTTATAACAGAGACTCCATATCTTTCTCCCCATATATGTGCTACATAGTAGCCTACATCTAATATCCAAGATATCTCTGCTATTACGGGTTCTTTAAAGTTATTTGAATAAAATACATAATTGTTTATGTATTTTTTCGAATCTCCACCTAAATAATCCCACATAACAAATGTTTTATTTATAATAATACTTCCATCTAATTTTTTTATTTTTACATATATATTCCCTGTTCTACTACCATTATTTCCTTTGTGCGAACCTTCAGGTCTGCTAGTGCATTCGAAACTCAAACTAATATTTTCTATAACTTTTGTAGTATAACTACCACTTTCTACAGTTTGATATGTATAATTTTTATTTAAAATAAAATTTTCAAAACCTAATTTATCAACTAAATAATATTTTTTGGAATCTTTAGTTGCAGTTATTGTTTTATAACTTGGCTTCTGAGTAGATAATTTGCCATAATAGACATTATTACTATTAAAAATTTTAATAGCAGGAGTAGTCCATTTTATTGTACTTAAAATAAATTCTTTATTATAAATATTATTGTTTAAAGAAATTGATTTAAAAATTTCTTTAGGAGGATCATAAGGGACTTTTGGAGTACCATTCCAGGTCCCTGATGTCCACCAAGGTCTAGTTCTATAACCAGAAGGTATATCTAATACAATTACCCATTCTTGTAATATATCATCATATAATTCAACTCTCATAGAGGCATTACCATTACCTGCACCTTCTGCATCTAGATATCTAACAAATGTAACTGTCTTTACATCTCCGCTAAAATTATACGGCAAAGTAAATTCTTTAGTAGAAGTTCCATTTTTACTAGCACAAACATAATGATCTCCACCATATAATTCAAATATTGTTTTATTAGAGCTATCTTTAATAACTACACTTTTTGTTCCATAATTTTTTTTCAATCTCCAACCAACACAAGTAAATTTTATTTTAGTAAAAGCCATATATCTCCAATCATTCTATTGTTAATGTGTAGCCATTTATTATAAGTTTTTGTATATTTGCTGTGTTACTATTTAAATTTACTATAGTTGCAGTTGTTGATTCTAAATTATTGGTTTTAATTTTATTAGTGTTTGAAATATTATCTGTTGTTAAGGATGTTATGTTTGAATTTGAAGAAGATAAGTTTTGAATAGTTGAATTTTTAGAAGTTAGTGTATTAGTTACATTAATCGTTGAACTTTCTAATGAATTTGAATCTATTTTATTATAAACATTTATGCTTTTTAAAAATGTTGCATTTTCTTTAAAACTAGACATAGATACTGTTAGATTATTTATGACAGCATTGTTAGAAACATTGATATTTTTACTAGAAAATTCGTTACCAGAGGCATTAGTATAATTAAAATTATTTGCATTTAATTGAGTGAATAAAGTATTCCCTTTAACTGTTCCTCCAATTTCTATATTTAAATATGGATGTTTATGATTAGCTAAATCATATACTCTTTTTAAGTCAGCTACGTTTGCAGCTTTAGAAGCATCATCAATAATAGAATTAGATAAATATACTATTCCTTTTTGGGTATTAGTAGCACTAGGTATATTTTTTATTTCTGAAAACAAATGTGTATGACCAACTAAAGAAAAGGAATCATCAATTATATCTTCTATATTTTTTATTTTATTTTCAATAATATTAGCTCCTTTAGTTGATAAAGCTGTATAAGAATTATTGCTAGAAGAATTATCAGATATATTTAAGATACCCTTAATTAAACTTGTTCCAGTTTGTATGATTGCTTGACCGTTTTCATTTGTTTTTACATAAGAATAAGGTTTTAAAATATTAAAACTAAAATCTTTTGTTAGTATATTATTTTTCCCATATAAATCAACCTCATCTTTAGAACTATTAGAATTTAAAATAATAATTTTTTTCAAATTAACTCCGTTTCCTGTAATGATAAATTCGTTTATATTATTAGTATTAGAGTTAACTTTATTAACATATTTCATAAATTTATTATCCTTAAAAATAAAAATATCAGAATAATCGTTGTAAGCATTTATTATTATTTTTATATGACCAACTTCTTTTTCGTTGTTAAAAAATATTTGTTTTCCATTATTTTTAAAATATCCTATATGAGTTGAATTGTAAGTGTTATCTAAATAAGCTTCAAGTATTAGCGTCTTATTAAAGAAAGAAGGAAGATTTTCGAATACTATTTTCTTATTAGAATTTAATTGGATATATTTATTTTCTATCAGTGTACCGCTATTTGTTGAAGGAGTAAAATTATTATAAAAAGTTTGCCCTTTTGAAAAATCTATTGAAACATCATAATTATTTATTTCAACAGAACCATTATTTGATAAAATTTTATTTATATCAACTTCTCTAAATGAGAATGGTATATTGTTAATTACATTAACTAAATTGTTTTTTGATATAGATAATAAAGAAGAATTAGAATTAGTAAGTATTTTTGAATATTCATCAATGTTTTTATTCACTATAAAACTAATTGAGTTTGAATTTATTTTGTAATAATTTATAGAAGAAATTCCATCATATATTCCAAAATAAGTATCGTTAATTGGTATAATTTCGAATCCAATATTATTTACATTGAGATTACTAATTATATATTTTTTAAATTCGAAATTAGATTTATTAATAATATAAACCTCTGATAAATCGTCTATTATTATTAAATAATTATCAGATGTTGATACTACAATTGGATTAATATTAATTTCTATTTCTTCAAAATATGTATTTTCATTATTATATATGTTTCCATATCTTATGATATTTTCTGAGATAAAATAAATATAGTTTTTATCAATAGTATAATCTATAATTTCTGATCCAAATGTAATATTCAAAGGATAGACAACATCATTGATTATCTTATAGAATCTATCTCCTTTTCTTGCAATTATTTCTCCATTAATATTTATTTTGAATTCATCTACTGTTATAGAATCAAAAATAGTATATGCATTATTAATAATTTTTTTAATACATCCTAATTTGTTTATATAATATAAAGCATTATTTGAATATATAGCATTTTTATATTCTTCATTTAGTTGAAAACTTGCTATATTCTTAGAAATAGTGTCTTCTACTATACTTAATTTATTGTCTATCCATAAAACATCATATTTATTATATTCAGTAGTTGGATTATATATACCTTTATATGTAGGACCTATGATATTTAATAATAATTGGTCTATTGATATATTAAAATTTACAAGTTTATTCCACTTGTCGTGAGTTAAGGTTTTGTTTGTTGAATTTATTATTAAATTATTAAGACTCAATATAATCACCAACTTTGTTCCAATTTATTCTATTTTTTAACCATCCATAAATAAATGTTTCTTGAGATTCATTTTTATCACAGATATTTAAATAATACATACATCTAACTGCATTTAAAATAATAAATAATCTCTTTTGATCTAACTTTAAAGCTGTAGAATAAGTTATATTTCCTGCATATCCATCAACAATAACATTATTTGATGTTAAATAGTTAATAGATTTCTGTAAAATAATACTCATTCCTTTATATCCATGATTAACATGGCAATCAAATAAGAAACTAGCTATTTCTTCATTAAATGATTCAAACTCTTTTCTCCAATACAGTTTAGAATATATTTCTATTGCTTGTTCTTTTGTAAGTTTTTCCATTGAGTCTTTATATCCGAAATTCCTAGCAACTTTTTCTGTAATTCCATACATTGTCTTTCCGCCATTATCTAATATATTATCAGAATATAGACCTTCTTTTTCCAATGTATTGTTTATAATCTTAATTCTATCAATCATTAATGTCTCCTTTTTTATAAGCTTTCCGCCAAAATGTCGAAAAGCTAATTTATATCATTTATATTAAAATTTTTATTATAACTTTTAATCGAGATATCTTCTTTTTTATAATAAGATTTATAAAAATTTCCAGGGGTTTTAAAATTATTATTATAAAAAGAATCGTTAGTTAACATCTTATTCATGAAAACTTTAGAATTATACGAAGAGAAATTATTATTGGTATAAACGGCAATAGAATTTTTGAATGGTTTATTTATATAAAATTTTCCATTAAGTGATTCAACGAAACTAGAACCATTAATATTATATTTTTTATTTATCTTTATTTTAGAAAAATCAATATTTTTAAAATCTATTTCTCCAGATAAATTTGCGATATATACAACATCACTTCTATTCTTCTTAAAAAAATTAATCTTATTATTTACAATTAAAGAATCTCCGCTCTCTTCTATAAAAACAAAATCATTATTATTAGAAGAAGATTCTATCTTAATTTTATCAACTTCTAAATTTAAATCAAATTTTGTATTTAATTCATTTGAAGTTAATTGTATTCTATACGTTAAACCTTTTACAGTATTATATAAATAAATATTAATATTTCCATTAACATACGAAGATGACTTTAATTTAAAACTATTTATTATTTCAACTTGAGAAAAATGTATTGTATTATTTTCATCGAAATAATAATTAGTCTCTATATTTTCATAACTTTTAATAGGATTTATATAATTATATTTAGACTCATTTAAATTATAGAAATACTTTTTATTTTTAGCGTTAAAGTAAATTATATATCCATTTTTAAAAGACTCAGACAAATAAGGTATTTCGTTATAACTATCATCATACAATTTAAAAGTATCCAAAGATGTGGTAGCGATAAAAAATTTATAAAATAGCGGTTCTACGAAAAATTTATCAGTTATTAAAAGATTTTCAGAATATTCTTTTTCTATTGATAAATCATCTGTATCTTCTATATAAACATCTAAAAAATTTGTATCGCTATAATTTATATAATCTTCTATTAAAGGTATATTCATATAATAATCACTATTAACAAGATTATTTGTCATAATTACACCATTACTTGTGTTTTTAAAATATAAAGTTTTGCCTTGATTTTTTATCCAAAAATCTGTAATATATCCTTTTGAATTTATCAAATCAAATTTTATTTGATTTACAGAAGAATAATTAAAAACGCCTTTGTTCCTGAAATAAATTTTATTATCCTTTATTTCATAAATATTATTAAAGTTAAATAGACTGATTTCATTTAATGATATATTATCATTAGGCTTTACTGTAATTTTTTTATTTGAATAAATAAATTTATTATTTTTATAATCATAAATATTATTAAAAACAATAGAATTCCCATCGAAATAACAGTTGTTATTTTTAATGTCATCATCGCTAAATGTGGATTGCTCAATTATTAAATCTATTACTTTTGAATTATTTGGAATTTTATCAAATTCATAAGAAGATATTCCTGAAAAAAATGGATATGAATCAAAATTACTAATAGATATCTCTTCTATATAATCAGAATCTAGAATATTTTTTTTAATAAAAAAATATAAATTACAAAAATATAATTCTCTTTGAGAACTATATTTAATCTCTTTTTCAAATATATATTTCCCATTTTTATCCTCTTTGTATAAAGCTATACTAGATTTATGTATAACAATTTTAAAGTTTCCTTTTTTGCTGTAATAAAAATTACCATTAATATGAATATTTTCGTTATTATAATTTAAAGAATAATCTTTAGAAACTGTATTTTTATTAGAAAAATTATATAATTCTCCATATTCTCTATAATTAAAATAATTTAACCCTCCATTTAAGGTGTTATCAAATTTATTTATTAATAATTCTTTGAATAATTTCAAAAAATTAGTAGATATTTTTAAATTCCCGTCTATTAAAAAATCATTTAATCCATATATATTAATGTTATTATATATTTGTAATTCTTCTATTTGTTCAACAGATATAAATTGGTCTTTATAATTTTCTAAAGCGTCAACATAATTAAATAATATCTTGCCATCGTATTCAAAATAATATAACTTCTCAAATTCTATCTGATAAAATTTATATTCTTTATTCATTAAATAAAAAACAAAATTATCAATATGTGATATTTCTATACAATCGTCAGGAACTTCTATATTGAAATTTAATTGATCTATATTAATTTTAGAATTTTCTTTATTTAAATCAATGAAATTAGAAGAAAGATGAGAAGATGCTAAAAAAGTTTTATTTTCACGTTTATACAATATATATACAAATTTTTCAGAATCTATTTTAAAATCCAATAACTCAAAAGAATTAGATAAATGATAATAAAAATCTGTATTATAATTATAATTTGAATAAAATATAATATAATTATCTTTGACAAAATAAGAATAATTATTAATAATTCCATTATTATTTGTTAAGTCTATATTATCTTTAAATGGATGTCCATTCCTTTTAAAATAACCAACTTCTTTATTAGAATATATATAATTATATTTTTCAATAAAAAAATTATTAGTTTTTTTGTATCCTCTATTTTCTAATACTTCTATATATTCTTTAGAATTGTAAAAGGAATAAAATATATCACCTAATTTACTTTCAATATGTAAATTTTTATTTAAGTTATATAAACTAAATAGAGTTATTTGATATCTGTTTAAAAAAGATTGTATAATTTTTTTTATATTAGAATTTGTATTATTTAAATTTCCTTCTAATAAAATATTATTACCATAGCTTTCTGCTAATAAAGAAACCACAACGCACCTCCAATTTTAGTCTATATTACCAAAGGAAATAATATTATTATTACCTATATTTAAAGAATCTTTTATATCTTCTATTAATATTGGAGAATTATAATTTACATTCCAATAAAAATAATTTTTTACTTTTATAATATTAAAATTTAAATTATTTGTTATATTATAAGTTTTTAATGTATCAGTAATTATATTAAAAATATCACTTTTTTTAATACTATTATCTATAAGTGAATTAGAAAGATATTCAGAGATTAAATTAGAAATAATATTTAATAATTTTTCATATTCAGGTATATGTAATAGTTGATTTTTTAAATTTATAATTCTTATTTCTATTAAATTTGGTTTTGCTATTTTCACGAATGAATCTTGGTAATATCTAACTATTTCTTCTGAATAAGAAATTAAATCATCTATATTAGATAAATTGTTAGGAAATATTGTCATAATAGTTGTTCCGTTAATATTATCTGAATAAATACCTTTTATTTCAGGATTATTTAAAATAGCATTTTCTATTTTTTTATTGTTAGAAAACCCCATACTTGATATCATTGATTTTGATCTTTCCAAAAAAGATAAATCGCTTTCTGAATCATTAGATAAAAGTTCTAAAGAAATAAGTTTTATATATTTAGGAAAATACTCAGATATATTTGTTTCTTTTTCAGAAAAACAACTTTTCTTATCAAACTTGATTTCTCCGCCGGCGGAAAAAATAGGAGTTTCAAAAGAATAAGAACTGTAAGTTTTGTATCCTGTAATGATATTTTTCGAGTTGGAATTTATTATTAAATCTTTACTAATTTTATAATAAGATTTTTCAAATTCTATTATAGAGTCTTTTAAGATTTTTATTTGTTGATCTCCATTATTTAATACCTCAAATTGATAAATATCTTGAGGATTACCTGAAATTCTGTATATATTAAACATATTCATATATCTATCTAAATCGGCTCCAGTCTTATTTTCATAATCCAAAGAAGAAAGAAAATTATTTATATCTCCTTCAACAGATGAAGAAGCCAAATAAATTGCATTTAATATATCGTAATCAAAAGTATTTGTGTCTATTTCCAAATTTAATGTATTTGAAATATTTTTAGTGAATTCATCAAATGATTGTATTTTAATTATTTTAATCCCTCCCTATTAACATTCTAATGAATAATATAATAAGTTTCTATTTTTATTATTACTCTCTTTAAAAATAAAAACTATATCAAATTTATTCATATTATTTTTGAAAAAGAAAATAATTTTATTTCTAATATTAACTTCGTCGCTGAATAACGAATTTAATTCATTATTTAATAACTCTTGGATACTTTCATTATTAAAATTATTTCTAAAATATTTTATGAAACGATCTCTGAAAAAATTTTTAAATTTAAAATGTGATATTATCCTGCTTCTAGCAATCCTAAACTCTGTTTCTGTTGAGTCTCCTATCACTATATCAGTAAATGTACCATCTTCATGAATATATATGTCTCCGTTTTCTCCAATAGAAAACATATTACCACCTACCTAAATTTTTATTAATTTCTCTTATTACATATTGTTTTCTTTGAGATGATATAGTATTATCCGATCCAGAAATAACCTCTCCTACCATAGACAATCTTGTTTTTAACTGATTAAAAATACCTATAACCATAGATATTTTTGCGAAAGCATCTTTTGTTGGTAAAACAAAATTAGGAGTAAATGCAGTGGAAGGAATATTGATTTGCTTATTTAGAAAATCTGTAACTATCCCTTGTATATTTTTAAAAAATTCCCAACTTTTATGTTGAGTTTGGGATTTAGATACATTAGAATTAACTGTTTCACTTTTTACATTATTAACTTTTATTCCTGCAGTATTATTAGATATTCTAACTGACATTTTAATCACCTATATTTAAAAATTGAGCTAATGTTTTATTTATAAAAAAACCTAATTTTAAGTTTTCTGCTATTTTTATATACAAAATAGAATTTTCTTCCATTATAATTTTATTTGTTCCTCTTATACCAGTATCAGAAAAAATAATTAGATCTAAAACTTTGCCTTTATTATCCTCAAAAAAAGTATTTATATCTTCAGCTCTTTCTGTTATTGTTTTATCTTTTTCATTATTAGATACTTCATTTATTATTTCACTAACTTTGCTATCAAAATTATAAGAACTAAAAATATTGCTAAGTAATTCTATATTAGATATAGAAGAATTTTCATCAGTTATATTTTTATTTATATAAAATGCTCCATCTGCAACAAAATTACTTGGCTCTATATCTAATATAATACCAAAGTCTTTATTTATCATAATACAATTCTCCTTTTAATTATTGTTTTTTTATTCCTATAAAAATAGGAACATGATCGCTTATAATTTTTCTATCTTCTATATTTTCTATAGGGTAAACAAATCTTGATGCTTTAATAAATTTAACTATATTATTAGAAGCTAATATATTATCATATGGATTTCCTGTTACTTCTCCATACTTATTAACAGTTGTAGCCTTTTTATTCATAGATTTAAATAAACAATTTGATGGTAATTCCATAGTTGCATTATTATATGCCGATGATGATTCTAGGGGCTTTTCTCCATAGTTAAATATATTTAAGTTAAAGTCAGCCATTATAATGATGGCTTCATTGTCAGAAATTAAGTTTTCATATTTTTTAATAAGTAAATTAACATTATTTTTTCTTTCTTGATATACATTTTTTTCAGATATATCATTTTCGTTATATATATTATGAAACCAAATAACTTTTAGAGTTCTTAAAGAATTTATATTTAATAGCGAAATATCTATTGTTGTTTCAATAGCTTTTCTTCCATTATCTAAATTTATTAACCTATTATTTGAGATTTTATATTTTCCATCAGAATTTAGAATTCCATATTCGTTTGAAACTTTATTGCTTAGTACGTTTCTCATTATATGAAAACTTTCATATAATTCACTATTCTTTGGTTTTATGTCGTTCAAAAATGAATCTAAATTATAATTATAAATATCTGAATTATAATCTATTTTAATATCATTAATAGTATTAAATGTATCATATGCTTCAACCAAACAGCTAATATTAAAAGCTTGAGAAATGATTTGTTTTATAGAAGAAGTTTTTATATTTAGATTTTCTACTATTTGAGTTTTATCATAACTAGCATTAGAAGGGAACATATTAGAAATAGTCTGAGCTTGTATATTAAAGAAACCTATTGTTAAATCAAAATTTCCTAAATTGTAAATTCCATTATATGGATTATATTTAATTGTCCTTGAATATAGATCATAGTTGCTTTGAGTATTTAAAAATTCTAATAATGGATGAATAGAATATAATTCTGAAGATATCTGTTCTAAAGCCTTTTTTTCAGAAAAACCTAATAATGGTTTTATAATATCAGAAATACCAAGAGTTATATTATTAATAGTAAAATCTGCCAAAAATACAACAACTGAACTAACCCAATCTACACCAGCAAATACTCCATTCTTGATTGAATTTGCTATTCTTGACAATAATGTAGCTATAAGAGATTGTATTTCATTCCCATCATCATTAAAAAATGCAAATTCTAAAGTATTAGGATAAATCATCTTACCTTTCTTAAATAATGGATAAAACCTAATTGGAGTTTGTACTGAGATAAAATTAAAATCATATATATAATCATCAGAATTAAATAATTCATATGCAGAAAATGACTCTTCCAAATATTTAGGAATTAAATATTTAGGAGATTGCATAAGAGTTTTAAGATAAAACCCAAATATATTTTTTAATTTATAATTTAATGTTACTTCGCTATTGTTTTGAAGTATCACTTTTTCTTGGAATTCATTCATCATTTGATATCCTATTTTTAAATTGTATAAATCTAAAATCGGATCAACATGATTTACTTTAGCTTTAACAAATAATACAGTAATTAAACCTCTTTCATCTAATGTATGCTCAAAAGCATCTATCTCGAAAATACCAAAAGTAGATGTAGAGTTATCAAGTAATGTTATTGTATCTCCGATTTCTATATCATCATTATATTTAATATAAATTTTACCTTGATAAGAGTAGCTTAACTCTTTAATCATTTGAGTAACGAGAAATTCATAGTGTCTAACAGAAGCTTCTATATTTGATTCTTTTATATTCGGATCTATAGAATTAAAAGTTTTCTCTTTAAAGTTTAAATTTAATTCTTGATTTGTATTAGATAATTTAGAAGGCAAAATAGTTAATATTCTATTATTTTCTTTTTTATTATAATCTATAGCACTAACTGTATTTGGTATATCATCAGAAACAGAGATTTCATGAGCTATTAAGTTATAAGAACTAATAGCAAAATGATTTTCTGAAAATTTTCTTATTCCATTTCTTTCTAAATAATCAAATTTATCTCTAGTATTGATTTTAGTTTTTTCATATATATTTGCTAGTATAGATGAAACAGAATTAGTATTTTCTACATATAATTTAATGCTATCTTCGATGATACTTAATATATCAATATCTTTATAATTAACTAAAAAATCTTTTTTAAACTTTTTTATTTCATCTGTACCTATTTCTAGTTCTTTTTCTTTATTATAATAAAACATATGATCTCTAAATAATGATAATTTAGGAGTATTATCTTTGTATCTTATATCCCATTTAGATGTTGTAATAAGTTGTTGTAGAAAATTAAAAATCTCTCCAGGAGAAGCACTATCAAACTTTAATTCAGGATTAGTCCTTATTCCTCCAAAACTAGTTGATGGCCCTCCGTTTATCATTAATTCTTTATTAACAAGAGAACTAGAGCTTATTGGTAACTTTTCCATTAAGTTCACCTCTTTCTTGACTTTTGTCTTAATATTACAATAGAAAATTAAATATTTCAATTTTGGGATAAATAACAGTTGAAAATGAAAATATAAGTTTAGCCTTGACAATACAAAAAAATAAAAGTATAATCTTAATAAGAAATTTATATAAGAAAAGAGGTAATAAAATGTTAAATATATCTTTGGGATATAAATCAGATGGAAGGTTAAGTACAGCCACTTTACCTATGACAAAAGAAATGTTATCTTTTTTAAATGTATCAGATTCTAACGATGAAATTTTATTAGAATACAAAGAGAAAAAAATTATATTAATGAAACATGATAGTACAATAGATTGTTTTGAACAATTAAAAAATAAAGATGTTGTTTTTTATTATAAAAAAAACATAAAACTAATTTTTTATAAAAAAGGGAATTCAGTAAAGTTAAATGTTCCGTTATCAATATTAAATGATTTTGGGATAACAAAAGATAACAGGAATATAAAATATGAATTCAAGGGGGACAAAATGATAATCTCTAAAGATAAAAAAGAAAACAGAAATGGAAAAATATTTATGTCAAAAATAAATAAAGGTGGAGTTGGGAAAACTTTTATAACTTCACAACTAGCTTCTGGATTAGCCGAAAAAGAATATAAGGTTTTAATTATAACTTCAGACGACCAAAATAATATATGGCAACATTTAAGCAAAAGAGTTAAAGGAGAAAAACCATTATTAGAATTTAATAATGGATTAAAATATTCAGTAGAAAACTTAAATGATGATTATGCTATTAGAATGAGGAAGAATTTATTCTTTATTCCACTAGAAGATGAAACTTTTGGTAATAAATTCTTTAATAACATTAATGAATTTTTATCAAAAATGAGAGAAAAATATGATTTCATTTTTATAGATAGCCCTCCAACATTAAAAAAGATAGATACAGTAGATATGGAACTTATGAATTTAACAGATAAATTTATAATTCCTTGTTATTGTATAGATGATACAGTTCAAGGAGCTATAAATATTATTCAAAAAGTTGGAGTTGATAAAGTATTAAGCTTAGTAGTAAATAAGTATTCAGCTCGTAGCACTGAAAAAAAATATTTAAAAATATTAGACGATAATATAAAAGGATCGAATATTTTTTATCCTGAACCAATCCCGTTAAGTACTTTAGTAATGGATATAATAGATAAAGGTAAAACTATATGGGAAACAAAAACAAAAGAATTAGATACTATTAGAGAGATATTTAATAGTATAATGGATACAATAATAGATTATAAAAACGGAAAAGAAGAGGTATATGATGAATTAGATTTCTAGGCTTTCCGACATTTTGTCGGAAAGTTAAATATCAATTTTTTTATAAGGAGTGAATATGAACGAAATAAATAAACAATTACAAAATATTGTTCCCAAAAAGCAAGAATTAGTAAATGAAAATATTATTAAATTCGATAGAGAAGAATTTAAGAATTTAAGTAATGAAGTTGTAGAGTATTTAGAAACTTCTGCATTCGATATATTAAATATTTCAGCTAAATCTCAATTACAATTAGGAAGAAAATTTCAAGAAATATTTGATACTCTAGGAAAGCAAGGAGTAGAAGAAGGAGTTTATACTAAGTATGTTCTTTTTTTAGGATATAGCGATAGAACAGTTTTGAGATATAGAAATAGATGGAAATTATATAATCTAATAGAAAATAAAAATACTAAAGGTATTATAGCTATAATGCCAGTAGTTTATGTAGATAAATTACTAAAAGAATATGATAGTTATAAAGAGATTTTAAAAGAAGATATAACTTTGGAAGAATTAAGAAACAAATTAGATAACAAAAAACAAGTAATTGAATTAAAACATGAAGAGATAACAATACCTCATGGTTTTTTCAAAGATAAAATATTTAATCTATCATTAAAAGCTGAAGAGATAGAAGATAAGCTTACAGAAGCTGAAAAGATCAAAGTTTCAAAAGCTTTAGAAGTTTTAGAAAAAATATTAAATAAATAAAATAAAAAAACTGTCCCACGCCAATAGAACAGTTTATGAGTGATTAATACACCAATACTAATACTAACATTCTATCACTCAAAAAAATAAATGTCAAGGAGTGATTAATATGAAATTATCAGAATTTAGAATTTTTACAAAAAATTTAGCAATATTTATGAAGTTAGGTAAAACAAATAGTGAATCAGAAAATATATTATTAAATATGAAAGTTGAAGAGTTACAAAAACTATTACAAAGGGGTATATAGATGGAAAAAAATAAATTATTTTTAATTAAAAGCAAAGAAGGTGGAACTGAGTATCCACATGGAGAAGAATTAAGAAAAAGAGCAGAAGAAGAAATAAACAAATATCTTGGTTGTTATTTTAAAATACCTCTATGGTTAGTAAATAAAGCTGGAATAAATGTGGAAGAAAAACTTGATAGTTATTACGAATATGATGATAATTATTTAATAATGTTTGATAGAGAAGAAGTATCATTGGAAGAAAAGGCTAAAATATTTGAACATTATACAAACGGAATATTTAGAAGTCAAAATTATAAAGGAGATTTAATCGTCAATCATGGAAATACAAAAAAATATTTAGAAAATAAAATTAATAAAGTCAAAGACATAGCTTCAAATTTAACTTTTGAAAAAGTATTGGGATTTAACTTTAGAGAATTAGAATCAGAAATAAATGATTCTTACGGAGATAGAGTATTATTTTTATGTGGAAAAGGAGAAGGTTCTTTTATTGAATATCCGTTAGAAAAATATTTAATAGAAACAGCAATATTTGACATTAAAATTGGAAGAAATTATACAATTGAATTAGTGGATATATTTGAGATATGAAAAGCAGGGAAAAATTCCTGCTTTTTTTAATATATATGATTACTTTTTTAGATTGACATGATTTAAATAAATATTATATAATGAAACTGTATAAATTGGAGGGGATTTATGGATTTAGATATAATCGAAATCAATTTAGATTTAGTTAAAGAAGAACAAATTTTTGAAGAAATAGAAGAGAAAAAAATTGAATTAGTGGATAATAAAGTTAACGAAAAATATATTTCTAAATATAATTCTTATTTATCAAAATTAAAAAGTAATCAAGATAAAAAAAATGAAAAGAGTAATCTAATTAAACAAAAAAATAAAGAAGTAAAAAATGTTAAACAATTTTTTAAAACAGAGACTGAAAAAATTGAAGAAAGATGGATTACCAAAAGAGAAAAAATAATATCAGATAGACAATCTCTTACAGAATCAGAAAATAATATTATGAATAAAAAGATAAAAGACCTTACAGATTGGTATAATAATCAAAATATTATTTCTAAAGTAATTTTATTTTTTCAAAAGTATAATCTAGCTGACGAAAAAAATAAAATAGAAAAAGAACACAGAAAAACAATTTCATGTATAGATGAAAATTTTAGAAAAGAAATTTTTTTAGCAAAGGGTGAATATAAAGAAAAATTAAATGAATTAACTTTGAATACAGAAAAGCAAGAAAAGAAATTAAATGAAGAAATAGCTTCTTTAGCTAATGAACTTAAACAACACAAATATAATATATATAGATTTAAAACAAATATAAAATATATAGAATCTAATGATATTTTGATAATTGATGATTTATACAATCAAGTAAATGATATTTGTAATTATAAGAAATATCCAATGAAAAAGATTATAAAAGATTTAGAATTTTTTTCTGAGAAAATTATTTCAAAATATTCAAATCATATTAAGGTTATTGTACATGATGAATTTCATGAATTAAAAAAATATATAGATGAAAGAATAATGTTTTTGCCTGATACTAAAAATAATTTTATAAACAATGAACTTGAAAAAACAAAAGAACTTTTATCAAATATTGATGGAAAATCTCTAGATAATCAACAACGTACAGCTGTTGTTACAGATGAAGATAATATTCTAGTAGTTGCTGGAGCAGGTTCTGGAAAAACATTAACTATATCTGCTAAAGTGAAGTATCTTGTGGAAGAGTTGAAAGTAAATCCTAGAGATATACTTCTAATAACTTTTACAAAAAAGGCGGCAGAAGAAATGGAAATTCGTATCAAAGAGAAGTTAGGAATAGATATAAAAGTTAAAACATTCCATGCTTTAGGATATGAAATATTATCAAGTTTTGAAGATAAAAAATCAGATATTTATCCTGGTCCAGAAGTTTTTGTAAAACAATTTAAAAAAGAAGTTGAATTAAAAGATGAAGAATTTGCAATGTTACTTTTTAAATACTTATCTGTATATATTTATCCATATGTAGATCCTGAGAGTTTTTCATCATTAGGAGATTTTTATAAAAGAAATAAGCTAACAGGTATGGAAGCTATTAAAAATAAGATAAATAATGTTTTTAAAAGAAATAATAATGCTGTATTAAATGTATTATTGGATAGTTTATCTCATACTCTTGAAGTTTTAAATAATAACATTAGACTTTTTGAAAAAAGGAAGGCTATTGATAATTTAGAAGAGATAGCTATAAATTTATTAAAAAAAATAGAAAATGAAAAGAAAAATGAAGAAATAATAGAACTTTTAAATGAATTTATTAATAAATGTGAAGAAATAAGAGAAGAAGAAACAGGAACTATTCAAGAAAAAATAAATGAAATGGTATTAACTTTAGATAGAAAAAAACGTTCAATAAAAAGAGAACAAATGAAAAGCATAGAAGAAGTTGTTATTGCAAACTTCTTATTTGTTAATGGTATTGAGTATGAATATGAACCTGAATATAAATATGTTACTTCATCTAAAAGTTATAGACAATATAAACCTGACTTTTATTTACCTGAATATAATATTTATATCGAACATTTTGGAATAAATGAAAATGGAAGATGCCCTCAATATTCAAGAATAGAAGAAATGAGGTATTTACAAGGACTACAATGGAAGCGTAATATACATAAAGAAAACGGAACCATTATGGCAGAAACATATTCATTTGAACATAAAAAAGGATTATTAATTGATAAACTTAAAAAAATATTAGAAAAATATAATATTCCATTAAATCCAATGACTAAAGAGGAAATATTAGAAAATATTATAGCATTAAGTGAAAGTGATACAATACTAGATTTTTATAAGTTATTAAATACTTTCTTAAATTTATTTAAAGCTTCAAACTTCAATGAAGCACATATTGATCAGTTCAGAAAAGAAGCTTCTAATGAAGTAAACGATTATGTGAAAAATAAACATACACTTTTTTTAGATATTTTTGAAAGATATTATAAAGAATATCAACAAATGTTAAAAGATAATAATCAAATTGATTTTAATGATATGATTAATAAAGCAACTGGGTATCTACAAAATAATAATTTACCTAAAGAATTTAACTTTAAATATATAATAATAGATGAATTCCAAGATATTTCTGTAGCTAGATATAAATTAATAAAATTACTAAAGGATTTAGCGACCTCAAAAGTAATGGCAGTTGGAGACGACTGGCAAAGTATTTATAAATTTGCAGGAAGCGAAATTTCTTTATTTACAAATTTTGAATCTTATTTTGGAGATTCAGAAATATTAAAAATAGAAAAAACTTACAGAAACTCTCAAGAGTTAATAGATATTGCAGGTCGTTTTGTTATGACTAATAAAGAGCAATTTATAAAAAATCTAGTTTCAGATAAAAGAAAAGATCAAGTTGTTCAATTAGTTGCATATAATAATTTTAATATGTCTGATGATCTTGATACAGACTCTAATTCTTTAACTCGTAAAATTATAGAAATTTTAGAAAGTTTTGGAAATGAAACAAAAAAAGTAGCTCTATTAGGTAGAAACAATTATGATATCGAAGCTTTGAAAAAAAGTAAATTCTTTTACCTTGAAGAAGAAGAGGGAAAAACTAAAATATCGACAGAACTATTTCCAGATTTAGAAATAGAATTTATGTCAATCCATAAATCTAAAGGGTTAGAAGCAGATGAGGTTATAATTATTAACAATAAGAACTCAGTAACAGGATTCCCGAATCAAATAACGAATGATTCAGTATTAGGATATGTTTCTATAGATAGTGAATCTTATATGTTTGCTGAAGAAAGAAGATTATTTTATGTAGCTTTAACTAGAACGAAAAATAGAGTATATTTATTATATCCAGAAGATTATTCTATCTTTATTCAAGAATTGATGAATTATAATTCACCTAATATAGCAAATACGTTATTAGATAACACTGAAAGACCAATATCTTGTCCTACATGTAAAACAGGACATTTAATTGCTAAAAAAGGAGCTAAAGGGTTAACTTTTTATTCTTGTAGCAACTATCCTCAATGTGACTTTAAAATTACTGATCTAAAATATGTTAAAAGTAAGGTTAGATGCCCTAAGTGCGGAGGAGTAATGCAACTAAAAAAAGGTCCATATGGAGATTTCTATGGCTGTATAAATTATCCAATATGCACTTTTACTTATAGTATAGAAGAATATGAAAAATTGAAATAAGGAAAGTGGTTATATGTTATTAATAATATTAGCTTTTATATTGTTTTTGTATTTATTAGATAAAATAAAGAAGAAAAAGGAAGAATATAAAAAAAGAGAAGAGGATAGCCAAAGAAAAAGTTTGGAAAATTTATATAGACGATTTCAAGAATGGGAGATTGAATTAGAAGAAACGATGGACGAATTTGTAGAAAAAGGTATGAAAAAATATAAAGATGAAAAAAACTCAAATATAGATGTAAACACAAAATTAGAAGATACATTAAAAGAAATATCTGGAGAAGAAAAAGAAAACGAAGAGCTTGAAATAGATATAGATAAATTACTTTCAGGATTTAAAAAAAATAAAAATAATGAAAAAAAGACAGATGATTAATCTGTCTTTTTTATTTCATAAATAATTATTTAATATTTTCTAAAACCATTTTTTTATATTCTTGAATATCTAAAGCATGAGTTCCACCACTTTTTAAAGCAGTTTGCCCTATAAGGTTCCAATCATATATAAAATTCTTAAAATTAAATAAGAATAATGGATCTATTCTTTCTCCATTTTTAAAAACTTCCAAATGTAAATGAGTTCCACTGCTTTTTCCTGTATTTCCCATAATACCTATTTCTTGTCCTTTAGACACAATAGTATTTATATTAAGTTCAGGTTTTGATTCTAAATGAGCAAATTTAAATTTTATTTTTTCTTTGTCATTAAATAAATCTAAATAATATCCGTAACTATCACTATATGAATTAGCAATTACTCTGCATTCCATAGGAGAAAATAATTTTAAACCTTTATTATTTGCTATGTCTACACCTTTATGAGTTCCGCCATTTCTATATTCGCCAAATATACTTGTAACTAAATTGCTTTCAGAAGGAAGGTTTACTTCTTTTGATAATTCTATTAGTGGAGTTTGAATGATATTAATATTACCTGTATCAGAAACATATGTAGTATTATTTTCTAATTTTACCGATGTATCATAATTGCCTATTAACAAATCATCTATTCCGCTAATATTAGTTAAAAAGTACATACCATAAACTTCATAATCTCTGTCTATATTATTTATATTAGAAAACATATCAACATCTAAATCTAATGTAGATGTAGAACTAGCGTCATTAAAAATATCTCCAAATGAAGTATTTAATTTATATTTAGTTTTCATGCTAGTTATTAATAAATTTTCTTTGTTATAGTTAGAATTAGAATTAAAAAAGTTATTAACATTATATGGCATTTTATATATCAATGTTCCGAATACATTATAAAAACTAGATTCTTCGTGTAAATTACCAAAATTATATATAGGATTAGGATTGCTACTAGATGAATTTGGATCTATATAATTAAAAAGATGATCATTAAGGTATCCAGATAAAAAATTTTCATACCCAATAGGTTTTTCTTTTATTCCATCTGAAAATATTAATTTAAATATATTATTTATGCTTTCAGAAATTTGACCAATTACAGAAGTATCGTTAAATTTTATATTTTTGATTTTATAATTATATAAACTGGATGCAACATCAACACATTCTATTGATAATATATTGTTTTGAAATAAAATCTTATTAATAAATCCTTTGTAAGCAATTGTCTTTCTATCAGAGTAACCTAAATATATTTCTATCTCGTTTCCTGGTTCTATTTTTAATAATTCTATTTTTCCGTCTACAGAGTTAAGGACGCCTATTCCTGAATCACCATAATATTCAATTAATTCTTTATTAAAATCCACAAAATTAACAATAGCTGTTTTTATTTTAGTAGTACTATTTTTAGAAATACTTAGATTAATGAGATTATTCATAGATATTATTTTATTAATATTAACAGTTCTATATATACCTGCATTATTATTATCAAATTCTTTAGTTTTTATAAATATATTATAATCGGGTATTGTTTCTGTAACATCACTGTTAATAATATTAGCAATCTTATCAAAATCATTAAATGGATCTTTATTACCTATAATTCTTTTCTTCATAACATCAGATATATTATTATTATCATTTTTCATTATAGGATCTAAAGATGGATAAAATAATATATTACTTTTTGCGTTTAAATTAATGTCTAAATTTTCCCATTTTATCATAATATTATTTACATCATCATCTTTAAATTTTTCTTTCATATTTTTTATAAACTCTAAACAAGTCTCTTTTGATTCTTCATGATATGAGTTTAGCAAAGATTGCTCTATCATTTTTTCAGGAAATAAATTTTTTATTTTTGTTCCATAAAAAAAATTATAATCTTTGTTGATATCTAAAGATTCAGTATTGTTTAAATTAGAAGATAAATTTATTTTATCAATCCAATAAGATGAATTTATATTATTTTTTAAATTTTCTAATAACGAAATAGAATTATCATCTATTTTGATTTTATCTATATAATAATAATAATTTTGAAGATATTGATTTAATAGGTAAGTAGTTTCTTTAAAAATATTACTAAAATTATCTATACGAGAGCTACTTTTTAATGAGAAGAAGCCAAATAACGCTGAAGCAATAATAAATGGTTTAATTGCTTCATTATAACTGTGTATACTATTGTTAGCTTTGATAGAAATTTCAGATCCATAACAAGAAGATAATAAAAATAAAAATTTACTTAAAAAAATGTTATTAGAAAAATCTATAATTAATTGTTCGTTAGAATCAAATAGTTTTTTATATTCTTTGTAAAGTTCATTAGATTGATATTCGACTTGCTGAAGTAACAATGATTCGTTTTCTATTTTATCTCCAGAATTCGCTTTATATATTATAGCTATCTCATCTTTAATTCTTTCTTGAAACATTTGATCATTAAATGTAGTAATAAAAGCTGAGAAAAATTCGTTAATAATTCTTTTTATATAATGATTAATTTTTATATAATCTAGTTGATTGAAATTATAATAAAAATTATCCATGTTTATTTCCTCAACAATTTTTTTGAATGTGCCAAAATTTAAATTGAAAAAAATTCTTAAATAAAACTCTTTAAAATATATTAATTCTATAAGAGCATTTATTCTTTCTTCATTTGAAACAACTGTAGAAAAACAATAGTTAAATAATTCATTGAAGAATTCTTGATGAAACTCTATTAAGTTATTACTTGAATAAAATTGTTTGTTAAATTCATCTTTAATATTGTTATTGGAAGATGTTGTGTATAAAGAAATAAGATCTATATAATTATAAAACATAGCTAATTTATATATAGATAACTCTCTTGAATTAAAATTATCATTATTTAATTTTAATTGATTTAAAAAAATAGAAAAATTAAATTCTTTATAATTAATATTTTTATTTATAATGTTAAAATAATTTAAATATTCTCCATTTTCTTCAATTAAATTATCTATAAAATAATATTCTTTATCACTGATTAATGAGTTTGGTAAAGAAAAACTAGTAAATGTAGATGAATACATAGAAATGTAATCTGCTATATTAACCTTATACAAATTTGTACAATTAATATTTCCTGCTTCATAAAGTTCCTGTTTGTCAAAACTACTAAGGTGGTCTAACTCTCCACAGGCTTAAATTCGCCACAGCAGTGTAGCTATTTTATATATCTTTATGCTATTCTACTTAAATTTATAGAAGCATTTAAATCTCTATCTATTACAGCTCCACACTCCTTACAGTAGTAAGTTCTATCTTTTAATTTTAAATCTTTCTTTATAGAACCACAGTAACTACAAGTTTTACTACTTGGAAACCATCTATCAGCTATTACTAACTTAATATCATTATTTTTACATTTATAAATTAGTTGTCTTCTTATCTCATAGAATTTAGCATTCATAACAGAATTAGCTAACTTATGGTTTTTCATCATACCTTTAACATTTAAGTCTTCTATAGTAATTCTTTCTGGATTTAACTTCATTAATTCAGAAGTTATTTTATGAATATTACTATTTAAGATATTTGTTTTTTTAATTTGATATTTACGTAGTTGTCTTTCATATTTTAAAAGATTTTTAGATTTAACTAAATCTGAAAACTTGGTTCTCGTTTCCATACAGTAATCTATCATCTTTTGGTAAATATGACTTACTTTTCTTTGGAACTTTTTAATTTTTTTATCTATCTTTTTAGTATGAGGTTTTTTAAATGATTGTCCATTAGAGCATACAAATAATGTTTTTAATCCTAAATCTATTCCTATTGGTTCTATTTTATGTTTCTTAGGTATTGTTACTTCTCCTAAATCAACTGAAAATGATAACCAATAATCTATTCCATCAAAACTTAATCTAGCATTCATAAGTTTTCCTTGTAAGTTAAGCTTTACTTTAGAAAGTTTTACATCTCCTAATTTTTCTAACTTTACATATCTACCTTTAAACACCATTCTATCAGTCCTAGTTGGACATTTTAGTTCTGATTTTCTAGTTTTATATTTAGGATAATATTCACTATGTTTTATAGTAAATCGAAATCCTTTAGTTATTGATTTCTTTTTAGTTTTTTCAGAATAAGTAATTCCTTTAGTTTTAATATGTTTAAACCATTTTTTAAAAGCTTCACCACAATCTATTGAAGTCTGTTTCAACATATTTGCACTAACATCATTTAACCAAGAATATTCCTTATTTTGTTTTAGTTTTGTTATTAACTTTTGTAAATCTATATTACTTAGTGTTTTTTTATTTTCGTCATAATACTTTTGGATAGTATCAATACACCAATTATAAATAAATCTACTACAACCAAAACTTTTATGTATAATTTCTTGTTGTTCTTTTGTAGGATAGATTTTTATTTTGTATCCTTTAATCATTTTTTTCTCACCTCATATATATTATATCAAATAGATATGAGATTTTAAAATATATAAAATTTTTAATGTACAATTTGTATAAGCTCAATAACTTTTTCCAATGGACGCAACTCCATTGAAGTAATTTCGGTTACCCTAATTACCACTATCTTTCGATACGTGCAAAGACTATTTGTCCGCTTTTACCTAATAGGCAGTCAGCGTCGGTATTTTTCTTCCTCCATTCGCTTGAGGCTTTACTCCCTCGCCAAGGGATAGTCGTTGGGGGTTATCCTATTCGGATATTCCCTGCTAAACAGCCATTCTTAATACCACTTAGCACCTATGAGTCATTTAACTCTCATAGGCTTTTATTTCAGCATATGGCATCCTTAATACTTTTTTCTACTTTCGTAACATTCACGCTTGAGCTTATTTCATCTCTACGTTGTAGTGATTAAGGCTTTAGGTCATTCCTAGCATTAAAACCGAGGTACACACACATTTCTGTATATGCAGAGTGATTATCTATATATTTATATATTTGTCATATTTTGACTAATATTTTATATACAGTTTTGTTGCTCCAAACTTTGCTATATAATAACTTTTGTTACCGATATCAGAGTATTCATTTTCTGCTTCAATAATTGTAGATAACATTTTTAAAATACGATCACTAGAATCAAAACTATTTGATAATAAATAATTTATACAATTTTCTAAATAAAAACCTACATTATTAAATCCATACGAAGCTTTTTTTATTTGAGAATTACTTATATTATTTGGATTTAAATTATCTAAAGAAAAAATGTTATAAGAATTAACTTGCAATTGTATTGTTATAATAACACCATTCATGTTTTCTATATTATTAAAAATAATATTTTTTATAGATGCACTGTGAAAATCAAACATATTTAGTAAAGGGTGTATTATTTCAATTTTATGATTACTAATATTTTTATCAGATAATTGCTTTATTTGAGATATTAATTCATTATCACTTTCATCTAAAATTAATTTAAAATTATAGAAACTTTTATCTGTAGCAATGAATGATTTGGTTGGGATACTTTGTCCATGAATAGGAGTGGAAGATATTATATTATAAGTTATTAATTCAATTTGAGAAATATGTTTATCGTTTATTTGTAAAATATAGTTTTTGTCTAAATCTTCATAATTTTTTAAATTAGAATAATATACATTTTTTTTATATACATCATCTGAAGTTACATTAAAATCATTAGAGGAAATTAATACCTTTTCTTTTAATAACGCATTTAGTTTTTCTATATTATATATTTTCATTTCTAAATTACTATTAGTTATAATATTAGAATAATTTTTATTTATTTCATTTAAGCATATTGTAGTAAAATTTGTTTCATTGTTCCAATCGTTAAATGTTTTGGAAAAAGTTGTCATCTCAGTTTCATTAAAACCATTTTTATGTAAAGATAAACGCATATAGACAGAATAGCCATTGTTTGTTTGTTCTAAAGAATTTATTTTAAAATTTTCAAGAAATACTATCAAGTGAGTTATTTCTTTTTTTAAGTTATCACTATATTTGAAATCTACTACTGATTGTTCTATATATAAAGAACTTTTAATTTTTTCTAAGATATATTTATTTTTTAAAGGAAGAGCTCCTAAAGCCTTAAACATAGAATATATTAATGCAATATTCGGTAATTCTTCAGCATCTATTAGAAATTCTATATTTATTGTATCTATTGTATTTAAATTATTTTCATCCAAGGAAGAACCAAATCCTCTAATAGCTGTTATGCTATTAGAGAATTTAGAAGTTTCAAATGTTAAATTTTTAAAACCATTATTTGCTACCTTGATATTATTAATATATAAAAATTCTTCTTGTTTAAAAAAATCCATTAATAAAACTCCTTTATGTTGGTATTTATATTATAATTGCCAAGTGTTCTGTACAAAGAACCTTTTGTTTCTTCATATTGCTTTTCATTAATGTCTAATTCTACCACACTTCTATTAGATTGAAAAATTCTAAAGAATAATCCTAAAGTTGCAATTGCTCCTCCTATTGTTAGAGCTTTTTTATTTTTTTGTAACATTTCAGCAACCTGAGTTTTAGTACTACTACTAGCAGTAGTTTGCTCTACAACTTTAGCTGTTGCCTTAGAAGATTTTTTTATATTCTCATTTTGTTCCTTTAGTTTTTCTAATTGCTCCTTTAATTTAATAATCATTTGAGTTTGGTTGCTATTATCTTGCTTATATTTTTCAATAGTTTTAGACAATTGCTCTGAAATATTTTTATTTTTTTCTCTTTCTTTGGCTAAATCTTCTTTTAAAAATTCTATTTTTTGATATGCTTGATCTATTTTATTTCTAATATTAGCTTCAGTTTCTTCCATTGAAGTTTGAATATGATTAATTTTACTAGTTAATTTTTCGTTGTTTTTTGTTAAATTATCATATCCATTGTATTTAACGTTTAGATTACTTATTTCATCTTTTAAATTTTTTATTTCCTCATTAGCTGTATATAAATCATTCTTTAATCTTTTTATTTCATTTTGACTTTCTATATATTTTTTCTCATATAATTTAACTTCTTCAACATTTTTTTCTAGATTGACATTAGAATCAGTAATATTTTCTATTATATTATTTACATTTGATTCTGTATCTTTGTAATCAGGAGAAATTTGGGAATTACTTATATTGTTTGCTACCACTTTTTCTACATTATTTGTATCATTAATTAATGTTTCAATTTCTTGAGAATTTTGAATTTCATCTAAAGTGTTACTTATAACTTGATTGTTTTCATATAATTCATCAGCAAGTTCTGTAATACTTTTTAATTCGCTATCTATATCTGATATTCTTTTTAATCCTATATTAGAAATTGCATAATTTATAGCATTAGTTAATTTTGATTTTAGAGCGGTTTCAAATCTAAGTCCAGAGTTTTTATTGTTAGGATCGAAATATTTTATAATATTATAAAATAATCCTTTTTCATTTATTTGAGAACGTAATCCGCCGAAAATATCTACAACTTTTTTATTAACATATTCTACTCCGTTAGAATTTGTTTTTACATCTTTTACAGCTAATGTATTTGTTATAGCACCTTTGGAAATTAATAATCCTATATTAGAAATAGTAGACAATAAAGTGTGATTATCTAATTTTAAATCAGAAATATTAAATCCTTGTTTAGTAAAATCTTTATTTAAGATTACAGCTATAGCTTGCTGAATAACGTTATTCAATTCTGAGTCTATGTCTCCTTTAAAGAATATATCACTTATATCTTGGATAGATGATATTTTCTTATTATTATATAAAAATTCTTTTCCATTCATTTGAATTTTTAATTTATTGGAAACGTCTATAATTTTATCAAAATCAATCATATTAATCAAAGAATCATTATCCATATAATTTGATATCAATCTATCTGTCTTATTTAATTGATTCATATTTAAATAAGGATCTGCTCCACCACCTAATTTTGAAGATATTGATAATTTTTCAATCATAGTTCCATATGTATTAAAATATCTTAATTTATTGGAAACTTCTTTAACTTTATTTATTTTTTTGTATATTTCAGATTCTCCAAGAATAGTCTCATTATTTTTTAAAAACGTTTCTATTACAGTATTAAACGTACTATCTTCTGAGGCTATAACAGAAAATTCTCTAAATGAAGTTAATGCTGAGTGAACAGGTCCTGTCCTATGTATTCCGGTATAAGCTTCATATCCAGTATCTGCTAACCATTGATTATTAAACTTAAGATTACCTTTTAATACTTGATTAGTCAATTCATTTAATAAAGAATACATACTATCTTCTTGCCCTGCAGAATTTAATTTTTTAAATTCTTTTATTTTTTTGACAAGTTTTTTATCAGCTAATTTTAAATCAAATATATTTTCTATTTGATTTACGTCATCTTTATTTACTATCTTGAATAAAAATTCTCTACGACTTTCATCATCTAATGATAATATAAATTCGGAAAAATCTCCTCTAGATATATTCATAGATTCTCCATTGTTAAATTTTAATATCAAGTCTTTTATACTAGGTAATACTGCATGTTGAGAATTTTCATCAAGTACTCCATCTTGAGCTCTAATGTATTCAAATTTTAAAGCATAATATCTATCTTCTATATATTTGAAAGCATCTGAATTATTTGTAATATTAAGTCCATCTAATTTAGCCCTATTTTTTATTAAATCCAGCAAATGTTCTTTTTCTTGATTTAATTTTTTATGAGTATTAAAGATAGTATCCAAATCTTCTGATGACATATCGTTTAATATGTATCCTATTTCGGAATCTAAATTTATTTTATTTAATAATATCTTTTTATCTTTTTTAGAAAATCTAAAATCATCTAAAACAAATTTTAATAGTTGATATCTATCTCCATCAAAGTCACCGTTCATTCCTAATGCAGTTCTTTTTCCTATGAAACTAAATGCAGGTGCTCGAGTATCTATTCTGTTTTCGTTACCAATAAAGTTTTTTAAGAAAGATAGATTTCTGTCATATTCATCTAGTTTTACAAATCTAGATGCTCTAATGGAACCAATGTATTGATGAGGATTACGAGAACCAAAACCATATGTAAATTTAGATTGACCAAATGTATTATTTATCTTTTTTATTTTTCCAAATTGTTCTTCTGTTCCTATAATAACTCCAGACATTGAATTCAAAAATTTTTCTAATCCTGATATATTTCTATCATTGATATAAGATTCAATTCTTTTTTCTCTAAAATCTCCAAAAACTAATGTCATAGCTTGTAAAAATTCTTTTTTCTTTTTAGCATATATATCTGAATTTGGATCTAAATCTAATAATTCGTTGAATGAATTTTTAATATGATAATTAATTGCAGTTCCCTCTGCTCCTTGAATTGTAGCACTAGCTCTAGGTTTATAAAATGTTACATCATCTAATAATTGTTGTTCAGGAGAATATTTGGAGATATTAGTTACAGTATTAGTCAATAATCTACTTATTCCATATTCATATGTATTAGTGATAGCTTCTTGCATTTTATTATAAATATTGATACCTTTGTGACCACTAATAAAATCTTCTTCTGTATTATATAGATAATTATCTATAAAAAGTTGTTTTACATATTCTTTTCCACGCTCAATATATTCTGTTGCTATTTTATTTTTGGTTTCATCATTAGAAATTTCTAAATATCCAATCATATCAGAAATAGTATTTGCTATATCTTTATACGAAACATTTTCAACTATATTTCCTTTTGAATCTATTAATTTTCCTAATACACTATTAAACATTCCGTCATTAGTAAAAGTTAGAATATTTTCACTATCTAAAATAGAACTAGAAATAGAACTACTAGTAAATAAGAATTTATTATCTTTAACATTTATTTTCATTTTATCTAAAAAGTCTTTAACATTGACACTTACTATATTTTTCTTTTTATCCATAACCAATGAATTACTAGCAGATGATGTTTTGAATTCTATATTAGATAAAACTAATCTATTAAATTCTCTGAAATCAACATTGTTTATAAATTCTTCGATATTTTTTCTATCCAAAATAAATGATCTAATTCTTCTAGATTCATTTTCGTAAATATTATAATTTTTAGTTATTCTTTCTTGACTATATCTAATATATTTAATAATATTATCTAAATCTTTCTTTTTAGAATCATAATCATAATTTTTATCATTTATTTTCTTAGAAAATATATTTAATGTTTTTATAAAATCATCATAATATTTTTTTTCTTTATCGTTGTCTAGGTATGCCACAAATGAAGAAAAATTATTTAATTCATCTATATTTAACTGATCTTCTAAATTGTTTTTATTATATTCATTTATTTTTTTATATATTGTATCCCAAGAGTTACCACTAGGATCTAATCCGACAAAATTTATTCCTTTAAAATTGTTATAAGCATTTTGTAATCCCGTTAATTTAAGATTGTTAGAAATAATATTTTCTATAGCATTTAGTTCGCTATTAAAAACTATATTACCGCTTCCATCAATTGAAAAATTAGTTATTTTAAATGGCATAAAACCATTTTTTGTAATATTTTCTAAATTCATAAAATTAACTAATTTTTCTCCAGAATATTGATTTAACATTTGTCCAAAATTTATCCTATCATCTCTAAAATAATTCTTAAAATATAAATTAATCATTTCAGTTTCTTCTCTTGTTAATTCAAATGTATTTTTGTCAAAGTCTCCTTCTAATAAATTTGAACTAGAAACAACAAATTGATTATAAATACCTATAAAATTATTTAAAACATTTTGATTAGAATTGTTATCAAAGAAAGAATTTAAAGCTTTAATCTTGTTTCCGAATATATTATTTGTTATATTAGTAGAATACATTTCATCTATTCTAGAAAAATTACCATCATTTAAATATTTAAAATTAGATTTTAATTGTCCTTTTACTCCAGCTATTAAATTATTTACTTCATTTATTTTTTTATCATAACTACTTGAATCTTTCATTATTGTTTTTATTTCGTTTTTATATAAATTTCTAACAAGATAATCAATACTTAAATCAAATGCTTGTTCTTTATTTGACAATAAATTATAAAAATGACTTATTTCATTTTTTAATTGATCGTTAAATCCTGTTAATTGCCCATAAAAATGACTATCTAAAGCATTTTCTGCTGGTAGATATTTCAATTGTTGGCCAATAATATTTTTACTTAAAAATTTATATCCATTTTTTGTAAATACAGATGAACTAGCATTCCCTATGTCTATTTTGTTCATAGAAAAATTCTTTAATAGTTCTTCAGCTTTATCATCTCCAAATAAATTTGCAATAACATTAGAAGGTAATAATGAGATATCCGATATCAGTTTTGATGATCTACTACCAGCTATTGCATCGCCCATCTCTTCAGCTAACCAATTTAATCCATTTTCAGAAAAAACTATATTGGTTAATCTAGTAAATTTTAGAGCTTCATCAACTTCCATAGCTTTTGATTCCTTCATCATATGAGAAAATGAAAATAACCTGTACGCTCCACCAGTATCTATATCATGAATTTTATTTATACCATAATTTCTCACACCACCTGTTGTTTCAACATAAGATTTCTCTAGATAAGAATTTTCTGAGCCAAAAAATATTTTAGCCATTTTTTGAGATTCTGAAGTTAATTGTCCTAAATAAACATTGTAAGCATCATATAATTTACCAGTTATTAAAGCTCCTATTTGTTCAGCATCATTTGCTGTAGGTATTCTTCCTAACAAATCTTCAAATCTTTTTTGACTACTTGATACTAAATAATTTTGAGCACTTCCTAATTCATTTATATTATTCAATCTTGAAATAAATTCGGATTTAACCTTATCATATTCTCCTATAACTAAAGAACCATTTTTGTATGACATTCCAATACCTAATAAATCAATTACGTTTGTTTTTTTTCCATTGATTTCAATAGTAGAATTATCTTTCATTATACTTAAAAATCTATTAAATTTTTCTTCAGGACTTAAATCAGTTGATCCTTCAAAGTTAGAATTTATACCATGAAGAGCCATAGTTAATAAGCTTCTTCCGTAAAAAGTTCCATTGAATCCTCTTTTACCTTTTGTCATCTTTTCGTTTAATATAGAATCAATAACATAAGTATACCCATCACTAACTAAAGTTAATAAACTTGTATTTATCTGGTTAGTAGCTTTAATATTATCATACATAGATTTTGTTCCTTGAGAATTTAATAATAATCCTTTTGTACTTATTCTTATACCATCACTCTCAAATCTAAAACCTTCAATAAAAGCATAGTTACTACCTGAAATTCCTGTATTATAACCATTATACAAAAAATTATCTCCAATAATTTTGGTAGTTTTTCCGTTTTGACTACTTTCAATCATATATTTCTCTAAGAATTCATTATATTTTCCGACACTAGTATCTACTGCTTTTATTAGCTTTTTTTTATCCTCTATTGTTTGTACACTATCTATTTTAGCAATTTCGGATCCTATACTATTAAATCCAGAAACTATATCTTTAATATTTCCATTTTCGTCGTATCTAGCATCAATATATTTTTTAAAATTATCATCACCTAAAAATCTTTTCAAAAAATAATACTCAAAAGAATTAGAGTCAGTTAATTTACTTTGATCAAAAGTAGATAATCTTTGGTAAAATTCGCCGGCGGATTCTAGATTAAATTTTTCTACAAACTCATTTATCGTTTTTGTATCAATTGAATCGTATGGAACAAACATATTTTTATTATCATACATTGAAATATTTTTCATAGATTGTAGAGAAGAAGTAATATTGGAATCTTGGAATGAATAGTCGGTATTTGTATATAAAATAGATCCGTATTTTGTATATAAATTACTAGAATAATCAGGATTATTAGTAGTATTTTGATAGAATTTATCAATAGTTTTTTTTGATTTTAAATAGTTGGCATTTGTAACTTTTGTTTGGAAAGCTTGATCGTAATTTTGCCAAGAAGAAATAATTTTTGCAAAATCTAATTCAGATCCATTATCAAGAGATATCTTTGCTCCAGAAAATTTATCTCCACCTTGAGAAGCTCTTTGTCCCATGATATTTTGATGTCCTAATATATCCATAAAAGATTGAGTTATATTAAGATGTTTACCTCTTGTATTTGCAGTTTGCTTTCCTGTTCCTAAAAATGTATTTAATGTAAATTTATTATTCATTAATCCATAAATATAATCTACATCAATATCTAGAGGTTTAATATCATATTTTGATGATGCATTTAGTTTTTCATAAGAGTCGAATCCATGAGCTTTAGCGTATTCAACTTCAAATCTTTTCTTAAACATATTTATTAACATCAGTTTATCTTCAGATGTCGCCATATTACTGTTAGAGGCAATATTAAAAAGTTCTCTGAATGTAATACTATTATTATTTTCAAAATCTTTTCTTAAACTTTGCATAAAGTCAGATCTATAATCACCAATATTTAAAGAGAACTCTTTAGAATCGAAACTGAATAAATTAAACATAGCATTTATTTTATCATTTGTTAATTGGTATTTTTCAACTAATCTCTTTTCTCCTATCTTATTTGTTTCAAAAAAGCTTTTTGCATTGAAAGATAAATTATATTCAGGATTAAAGAAATTTATATCTATGTCATTAGTTTTTGAGTTTGCAAGATAATAAGAAGCATTTTGGTTTAATATCTCAGAAACTCTATTTTTATATCCAGAAATAAAGTTTTGAATGTTTATTGTAGGAACCATGATTTCAGGATTATAATCTGATTGAACATATTGTATATAATTATTATTTGAAGCAATCATTTCTGAAAATATTTTAGCTTGAACACTATCTTTTTGGACATTAAAAAATTTATATAATTTATTTTTCAAATCTTTTTCATTCTTTGTTGTTAAAGCCATTCCTGTAAGAAAGTTAGAAAAAGATGAATCGCTAAAAGTAAGAAGTTCACTATGAGAATTATAATATGATCCCATAGCCATACCTAAAGTAGACATAGTAGTTTGAGAAGTAAGAAATGCGACCGAACTAACAGCATCTATTGTTTCTTGATTTGCAGATACTATTCTTCTTATATGCTCTATTTTTTGAGCTTTATTAGTGTAATCTTCATTTGATGTAGCAAAAGCTCCTAAAACAAAATTTTTCATTATTTCATACATATCAGCATTTTCGTAAATTCTAGATCCATCAGGTCCAATTGTAGAAATTTGTTGAATAATTTTAGATTTATTTGTAGTTGTATAAACGATTCCGTTATTTGTGGATAAAAATTGATTAGGCTTTTTAAAAGTATCTATAACTCCAGAAATAGTGTATCTAGGGACAATTTGTTCTTTTCCTTTTATTGTTCTTTTCTTTTGATGAGCTCTTAATTCAACTATTGTAAATTGATCTCCTTGACTAATTATCCCTAAAGTATTTTTTAAATTGCTTAACATTTTATTATCTTTTTTTGAAGCAATTTCATTATTATAATTCATAGTAGGTTCAAAAACTAATAATGGAAAATTTTTTTCTGATTGAAATTCTCCTCCTATAAATAAACTATCCCATTTTTTTTGATTGGTAATACCAAATAAACTTGCCATAGAATAATCGTCTTTATAAGATGTAACGTCTAAATACCCTTCAGTTAAAATATAATTTGTTTTTTTACCATCTTGCTGTATTAAATTTCTTTTAACATTTTCATCTGTATTAACTAATAATTGTAAATAATCATTAAAATATTTACCTATTTCTGTAATTTTTTCACCACGTCCAATTTTTAAAGGCGATAAAAATTGTCTTTCACTAGGTTTTACAAAAAGAAGGTCATTACTATCAATTGCTGTTTTAATTAATTCTATTTTGTTTTTTTCCATTAATATTCGCTATTCCTCCTTGATATATTTATATTACCAACACTGGATATTGTTGATGAAATATATGGTTTTTCATTATATAATCCATACATTTTTGATGATATAAATTCTCCCTCTTTTTGAGATATACCACCTCTATAAGCCTTTATGACACCTTGTCTTTTACTATCTAATTTACTTAAAGATATACCATAAGACGATTTTAATAAATTTCTAGTAGCATCTACATTACCTGTATATGCTCCAATATTTGTAACTTCAATAGAATTAGGCATATTTCTTTCAGGCATAACAAACTCTTTATTGTTATAATAAGCTTCTTGCCTAGCCCAAATTGTTTCTAAAATTGTAGACATTCTTTCATTAGAAGTAGCTAATATTTTTTCTCTAATATTTGCATTAGTTGTATTAACTAATTCTTCGAAATAAACAGCATCTTGTTCATTTAACATATCAGAGAATTGTCTTAAATTTTCTGAACCAGTCATATTATAAAAGGATTTTTCTCCAGAAATAAATTTAATTTTTTCTATTTCGTCTTGTATCTTAGTATCATCTTTATAATCAGATGATGTGCTCACACGTCCTAATATTGAGTTTAATGGTGATGCAATCATCCCAAGCATACTTAGATTACCTAAAATATTTAATTGACTAGAATTGCTATTTAAAAAGGCTTTATTAGTTTGCATTAAAAAATGAGTAGCTGTAGCTATACTATTTGAAGACATAGTATAGTAAGGTTCAACGAACGATGAAATTGGGCTATCCCAATCCCTAAAATAAGGAGATTGAACGCTTTCATAAGACCATTCTTGATAAGCACTTCTTGTACCAAATACTTTCTCTACTTCCATTGTACCAGCAGAACCGGCATAGACAGAAACTGCACTTTTTACAGCAGTACCAATAATTAATCCCAACAAATTTGCATTAGGACTTCTATATACATTTTTTTCAACAGTTAATTTATTACTAATCAAATTACTATCTACTCTTAAATATTCTCCATCTGAATCCGTTCCAACAGCAGACTCATGATTTTCTGATATTTCAAATGTATAACTATCACCTACATTAAAGGTAGAATTTAATTCATCCATTAACTTTCTTGCTCTTTCAGAACCATAAGTTTTGCTTAATTTATTAAAATCAGAAGTTATTCCAGAAATTTTATATCTTCTGCCATCATCTCCAATAAATTCGTTTAAAGATAATTTTTTCTTTATCGTAACATCTATTTCTTTAGAAGGATTAAAGATATTAAACTTTTCATTATAATCACGTTTTCCGTAAAAATCTGCATAACTTAAAGATTCATAAAAATATTCTCTTTCTTTATTAGACATAGAATTTAATTCATTCAAGAAGTTGCTTTTCATTATTTTAAAGTTATCACTTAATGGAGCAATCATAGATAATGTCCTAAATTCTTGAAGTTCTTTACTTATATCTCTGTTTTCTTTTGCTTTTTCAAAAGATCTTCCGGGTATTATGTATTCTGCATAATCTAAATTACTATAGATATTATTCCCATTTTGGAAATATTCTGGCATCCAATCAGCAGTTTTTTGCTTTAATGGATTCATTTCAATTGTACCTAAAGAGTTTCCATTGTCAATCAATCTTCTAATTGCCTCTGTTGTCCCAAAAAGACCTCCTAATTGTAACTTCTCATAAGCTCTATAATAACTTGTATCATTATCTAGAGATGATAATGTAACATCATTATTATAAGGATTAGTAGATCCAAAAATAAATTCTGTAGCTTTAGTTATCATATAACCTGGTAATCCTGAAAAAGTTTTTAAATCTTCTATTCCTTCAAATATTGATTCAACAAATCTATTTGGGTCTGTAAACTCTATATATTTAGGAGAATATGGGTTACGTGAATCATAATTAGGATTAATCATTAAATTATCAGATACTCTCCAATATTGTTCTCCTATATATTGAGTTGGCTTTATGACTTCTCCAACTGTAGAAGACAATAAATGCCCAAAGATTGGAATATCTTTAAATAATTGTTCTGTTTTTGGGTGAACAAGTCCAAAATTTTCATAAGCTTCTCTTTCTTCCTTATAAGGATCCAAAATATACCAAGGATATTTTGTTAGTAGAAAATCTCTTCTAAAAAATTTCTCAACTTTATTAGAGTAAATTCCAGAACTAGGATTTCCCCATATATATAATAAATGAGGTCTGTATTGTCCAAATTCTTCTCCTTCAGCAGATTGACGTCCAGCAGTAAACCAGTTTCTATTTTTTTTAACTTCTATTGGCTTTCCATAAAAATATACATCTATCATTTCAGATGGATCCATTAATGGATCAAAGAAATGAGTGAATCCATTTTCTATTACACCAGGAGCCATGTTTTCTATTGTTCTTAATACGCTTAGCATCCCTGTATATTTTAGTCCATATTGTAATCCTACTCTAGCAGTAGCATAAGCTCTAGTCCCTACTCCAACTATACCATTACCAATTATAGGCACTTCATCAGGTACGATCATATCAGAAAAACTATTTAACGCAATAGCCCCAGTAGTTAAAGCCATTAAAGGTAAATATCTATACTTAAAGAAATTTTTAAACATTTCACCTGTAGTATTACCTAATTGTTTATTAGTCAGCCTTTCTATTCCTATAACTTCGGCAGCATCTTGAAATTTAGAAAATATATTTCTAGTAGATAGATTTAATGTAGATTGACTTTTTAAAACGGAATCTTTACTAGAAGAAACAATTTTTCTTTTAATATATTGTTCTGTTGCTATATTTTCGCTTTTAAAATATTCTCCTCCAGAAAATCTAACTATTGTTGAATCTATTAAAGATTTTACAGCATTTAAAATACCTTTAGTTTCTAAAGCTTTTTCAAAACTACTATATATTAAATTATTTACATATTGATTATTATTTTCCATTTTATAATATAAATTCATATATAGATTTTTAAATTGATTTATATTTTTAGCTTGAAGATCTCTTCTTATCATATCTTCATTTCCTTTTGATGTCTTTCTTTCTATATAATCATCAAAAGTCTTATTCCTTATTTTATTTATTTCTTCATATGTGTTAAAATTTAAATCTTCTTTATTTAACAGTTGATCGAAAAAAGAAGCATTTCTATTAAATGTATTTGTTTCTTCTAACTCTTTTATTAAAGAATTTTTCTTATCAAACATTGATTTACGCATAATCTCTTCTTGAAAAGCTTTCTCAACTTTTTCTTTATTTCTATTAAGTATACCTCTTCTTTTTTCACTAATATTGGGCTTAATTAGTTTTTCGTTAATATCTTTATATAGATTTCGATAATCTTCTAAAAGTTTTTTATGTTTATCTTTGTTAAACTCTCCTACAAAGTCATCTAATTGATCAATGATATTCCTTTTATCTTTTTTAATTTTTTTTAATTCTTTTAGAAACACTGTAATATTATCATTATCTTCAAAAAGTTTAGAGTTTTCGAAACCTAAAATTTCATTGTATACATTATAAAAAATATTATCTTTATCATTAATATCTATATTATCTAAATATTTTTCTAAATTATTATTTTTGATTTTATATTTATTTTTAAAAGAGTCAAAAATAATATTTTTTGCATTGTTTTTGTTTTGACCTATTTGTTCTATAATATTAAAAAGTTTTTTTGCATATTCTTCATTTATTTCTTTATTGTTTTTTTGTAAAAAATTAAAAACATCAGAAGACTTTATTTCTCCGGTTTTTAAACCTTTAAATATATTATCAAAAGAATAATTAGGATCTTTAGACATTTGAATAAGAATATTATTTATTTTTTGTAATGTTGGTTCTAATAATTTTGTTGCATTTTCTGCAATTTTTTCATTATTAGTATTAAAGATTTCTATCTTTTTTAAAGCATCTACAAAGTTTTGGTTTTGACCCTCTCTTAAAAAAGTACCTATTGCATTAATATACAAATCTACATTTTCTTTTCCAATTTCTTTATCAAACACTCTAAAATCTTTTACAATATTTTCGAAAATACCACTTTTATAAAACTCATTTAAATCTTTCGCTTCGAAATTATTTTTTAAGAACTCTTTACCTAAATAATCAAATATTGATTCAAATCTTTGGTTATCTTTAACTATTTCTTCATAATCGATTTCTTTGTTTTTTCTAAAAATAAATTCATAGGCATTATTAAAAATGGTACCTTCTTTGTAATATCCATCTTTATTTAAAACTCTTCTAAAACCTTTATCTTTTTCATATCTTATTCCAAAAGGATTGAATGTACTTTTTGTTAGACTTTCTAAAGCTGTTTTAAAACCTTTATTTTGAAAAGTATCATATATTTGTTTTACTGTTTTTGTATGTTTTAAATCAGCTTTTCTAACGTGATAATCTTCATTTAATATATCAGAAGTTGTTTTCTTGAAATCAACTTTAAAAGAAGCAGAATCGCTTTTGTAATAAACAGTACTAAATAATTCATTATTATTTTTTTTATTTGTTCTAAGATCTCTGATTTTAATTTTTTTAGAATTTATATTATTTGAGTTTCCATAAAATTTAAACATAGAAGTTTTTCTAGTTTCAGCATTATTTTTGATATTCGTTTCAAATACATCATAACCATAAGCAAAACCATCATTGATAATAACACCATTACTTTCTGTAAAACCTAATAAATTATTATGAATATTATTTTTAATTCTAGCATTGCTTTGAATTAAACTAAAAGGAGACCACATATTAATCATTCTTCCTATATGTCCGCTATAATGTCCAACAATGTTTTTTTCGAATATGCTAAGTATATTCATTGTTGAATTAAATCCGTCTAATGCTGTGTTATCTATTATTCTATTTCTACTTTTTTCAACAACATTAGTAAAAGCAAAATTTTTCAAAATATCATTATTCTTAAATCCATGTAATAAATTATTATTATAATCTGAATTTACAATAGAAGCTTTTTTTCCAAGAAACATATGTTCTCGTATTGATTCATTCAAGTCTTCTATTTTACCATTGAACAAATTGCTGATTTCTCCGTATGAATAATATTTATCATTTTTATAATATTTATCAACTATATTAGAAAATCCATTATCTATTAAATATTTAACAAAGTTTTCTTCAGTTACTTCTAATTCTTGGCTAGAGTAATCTCTAACAAAATTGTCTGCTAATATATTTAAAGGGTTTCCGAAATGAGCATCATCTTCTAATATTCTTGATATATTAGCATTTATTGTAGATGTTTTTTTATCATATTCTGTATATCTTCCAATTATATCTGTAAATATAGTATTTTTTTCTATATTTCTATATTTTATAAATTTTTTATATTGATCTTTAGTTATGCTTGTATAGTCTATTTCTTTTATATTTAAAGAATTAAAATTAATACCCTTAGCCATCATATTTAAAGAATTAATATCGACATCTCTAAAATATTCTTTATAAACTTCATAATCACTATGGTTTATTATGTTATTAAATATGCTTTTTAGACCTTCGGTTGCTCCTTTTTCTGAAATATTTTTTAATGGATTATATATAAAAGTATTATAAATGCTAGAAGCAATTGATTTTCCGCCATCAAATAATTTACCAACTAAATACTTTTTGTCGCTAGCCATAGCGGCTTTTCCTGCATCACCAAGTGTTGAAAACATAAAGTCTCTAGCATTAGAACTAAGATTGATAGAAAATAATGATATATTTTTATATAACTCATCCATTTTTTCTAATTTGCTATAAACGCTTGCAAAATCATTTATTGTAGAATAATTAACTTTATGTTTTATTATTCCTCTAAAACCTTTTAGAGCATAAATTGCTCCTATAGCTCCTATGTCAGATGTGTAATCATCATCATTGCTTGTGCCAATCATAATAGAAGTTGAAAGTCCAGCTTGTACTATATCATTTTGTAAATAATCTATATTTTTAGCCTTACTTATTTTTTTTAAAGAAGTTCCAGTAATTGCGGTAATTAATCCAGCTTTAACTAATTTCTTTAAAAGGCTATCTTTAGAAACTATATTTGGATTATATTCATTTTCTCTTAATTCTTTTTGTATATTATCGTTCAACTAAAATAGCCTCCTCATTTGTCATTTATAAATTATTAAGTTTAGCAATTAAGTCTTCTTGTTCTCTGCTTACTGATTGTTCAATTTTTAATTCACCAAAAATTTTAGTAAAGTATTTTAAAAACTCTTGATCTTCTTCTTTAGAATAATATTTTGGTAAGAAATCATAAAATATTTTTTTTATTTTATCATCTTTTAAAGTTTCGAAATAAAATATTGTTAATAATTTATTATAGTCCCATTCATAAATATCACTAAGATTATAATATTCTTTAATAGATAATAACTGTATTAAAAAATATCTAATATCTTCAGAAACTTTATTTGATATATTTATACAACTTTCTAAAAAAGTTTTAGCGTTAGATAAATTTAATTTGTCATAAATGAAAGAAACTATTTCATATTTTATTTCTTGGTCCATGTTTTCTATTTGAATTTTATCTATATTTGTATATGTCAAAATAAATTTTTCATATTTTTCTTCTTCAGGAAAATATGAAATTTTATCCTTTAAGTTGTATTTTAATTCAAAACCTATATCCCCTATGTAATACATAAATTACACCTCTATAATTTTATATCTTTTATTTAAATCACTCATATTGATTATAGTGTCATATAAACTTAAAACCTCTCCACTCGTAAAAGATTTATTGATATCGTCTTTATTTATAGGAAATAGTACACCTTTTTCTATTACGAATTCCATAAATTTTACTGGATTAGCTTCACGAGATTTGTGTTCACGTATGAACTCTTGGTATTCATTTGGATATATACCTTTAACTAAAAATATTTTTTCTTTTTTGTTCAACATTATATCATCATATGAATTTTCTAATAACACTATTTTTATATTATTATCTTTCATCTTTTGATAAATAAAAAAGTCATTATCAAAAATTTCTACTCCTTCACTTCTTAATTTATCAAATAATAATATTAAATTACTCGCTTTTTCATCTTTAATAAATTCGCTTTTAAAATCTTTAAATTTTTGATTTGAATATAATATATTTAATGCGTTTTCTTTAACAATTGTTTCATCATTCTCAATATTATTTGATAACTCTATGCTTTCCTCAACATTATCAATTGTGCTTTTTACTTCTTTATGCTCATCTATTTTTTGTAGTTCTTTATTTTTTTTAAATTCTTCAAAAATATTATTTTTCATTTATACCCCCAAATTATCCATTATAAATCATTTTTTTATTAACTTGATCTTTAGTTGCTCCAATCTCTTTTATTTTTTTCTCAACATCAGATGTTTTATTCTCAGCATTAATTATTTCTTTATTATTTTCTTTCATAATATCCTCCTTCTTTGTTTAAACTATAAATTTTTACTAGGATTTCCTATAAATTGATAAATTTCAATAATATCATTTTTATTTATATTAATCTCAGTTTGTTTTTTGGTAAAAAGAACATCGTATATTTTTAATGTAGGATTATTTAAATTTCCTTCATATACAATTTCTAATTCAAGATCACTAGTGTTAGATTTATAGTTTTTATCTATATAATATAAAAGATTATCATTTTTTAATTCTTCAGACAATTCGGCGTTATTTTTAAATATCTCTTCATATTTGTAATCTTCAGAATTAATCTTTTGATTAAGTTCAGATAGTTCTGTCTCAAAAGTTTTGATTAGGTTAATTATTTCTGCAGTTTGAGTATTTATCTTTTTTAATTCAGAAATACTATATTCTAAATCAGAAATTTTAGTAGATAATTTTTCGTTTATGATTTCTGTTTTAAATAAATTTAAAAAAGCAGAAACTGTAACCTTTCTCAATGCTATAAAACCAGTAATTATTTTTTTCCCATTCAAATATTTTTTATATAAATCTGAATTATATGAATAAACTGGAATCTTTTCATTACTCTCCTCTATATTCATAACAACACTATTTGCAACTATAGATTTATTATTTTTATCTAAACTTAAATAAATTTTAGTAGAAATAGGTTTTGCATAAAAACCATCTTTTATAAACTCTTGTTTAAGTTCTTCATCGAAAATACTATCTTGTTTATAATACATTACACACCTCTTAATTTTGTATAATTAGTTAACATCAATCTGCTATCTTTTCTAGCTTGTTCTTCGCCGATTTTGTTTTTAAAGTTATAAAATTCTTTTATAAATAGTTGTAATTTTATAACCGAAGAATCACTGCTGGTTTTTTTTCTAGAAATGTATTCAATAACAAGATTGTTGAATACATCATCTAATGCAGTATTTAAAATATAAGAAACTCCATAATCTAAATTTATTTCGGGTTTATTAGTAGGATATAATATATTTATATATTTTTCCAACATATTATTTGTTATAAGAGAGCTAATGCTAACAATATCTTTTTGAATATTAATTATCTCATTTTTATCTCTGATTATATGGTAATCATAATTGTCAGAAATAAAATTATTATAAAAATAAGGTATTTGGAAAGGAAGCATTTCGCTACATATAAATTCAGCTATAATTCTTCTTCCATAATTATCAGCACTTTGATCCATCTTTGTACTAATAAACTTTAAATTTTTTAATACAAAATCACCAAATATATCTTCATTTTTGGATTGAACACAATAAAAATCCATTGGATCTAAATCTTCTAATCTAAATTTATAATTTTTTTTAGAATTTACAGTTTGATTGTGAGAAAATAATAAATCTTGAAGAGGATATCCTGATAGTACTTCAAATACAAAAACTCCACCATTTATTTTAAAAGAATCTATAAAACCCATATTTTCTTTAAATCCAATATGAAATATTGGTTGAATATTACTTGCACTATCAATTTTTAGATATGATATATCCGGTCTAGAAATATTATTTAATCCATTTCTTGTAAAAAAACAATTTAATTCATGGAAATTATTTTTTGTTATGACTACATTCATTTAATTCTCCTTTTTTTATTAAAAAATCCTGCAAATGCAGGATTATTATTTTATTCAGAATCTTCTATAGATTCAGAAACTTCTTCTTTAATAATTGGACCAATATTAGATGCTATAAAGGAATATTGAGCTCCCATCATAGCACTTACTCCGATATCATGTCCTTCATTTGTAAATATTACACCATATATAGCTTTTGAAAACACTTTACCTGTTGTTGGATTAAACAAATATATATGAATAGAACAAGGAGGTAATTGATCTAAATATTCCAATTTATCTAATTGTTCTATAGTAATTATTCCATCTGTATCTAATGATAATGAAGATGCACTTACTGGTTGATAAAAAGACAATTTTCTTCTTAATATAGTACCTAAACTTTCATTTTCAGTTGAACCAGTTATGAAGCCTGTAATTTGTCTAATTCCATTTGAAACACCAACAGGATTAGCACTACCCATTACATATCTAGGAAGCTTTGGTTTTGAAGTCCAAATTTGAATAGAATTTAATTGTAACAAAGGTATATTATATATTAATAAATCATCATCTTTTTTAACAGAAAATTTAATAAAAATTTTTGCATCTTTACCTGTTCCAACTTGAAAAGAAAGAGTTTCTTTAGCGAATTCAACTTTTTGCATATTTTTAAATCACCATCCTTAAAAAGTAAAAACTTCTTCTTCTGCTTGATTTGAAGATCCTTCTTCATTTTCGTTGCTACCTTTAACAGGTTTGAAACTATGTAATTTTTTAGCTATAAATTGATATTGCTCACTTACAGCTAATTGTGTTACCCCTATTCCAGATGATCCGCTGGCGAATTTCATACCTTTTATTTCTAATTGTACTTTTTTGTCTGGGTCATTTTCTTTGACTCCAAGTAAAACTAGATCAATCATAGGAAAATCATTTATAAATTTTAAATCATTATATCCAAAAGATGGTTTACCATCTGTATTTTCAAAAGATAAATAAGTTTTCTTAAAGCCAGCTCTTTTAAATACATCAGTTAATGCTTTTATAAATCCTTGCTCTAAAACAGCAAAAGTAATATTTCCGACAACTACACTACCTCCAGTGGCTATAGATGATGGCCTAGAAAAACCTATATAAACATTAGGAATATTTTCATACTGAGTAACTCCAGAGATCGCAGAAACATTTCCTAGCTTCAATAATTCAAATTTTTCAGTTTGTCCATATTCATTATATTTAGTTGTTATTTTTAAATATGCCTGTATTTCTGTTCCATTAAAAGAATCAAATACAGCACTAGGATCTTTATAGTTATTAAAATTAGACATTTTATTCCCCCACTATCCCATTATTATCAATTTTTCTCCAAGGCTCAACTCCGCCTAAAATAAGTACCTTAGTTGCTACATTATGAAGAGGAGAACCAGGAGAAATTCCAAATGTTTCAGATAAAAATACAACATCTTTTAATTTAAATTGATATGTATTTCCAGTTTCATAAACTCCTGTGTTAGGATCTATTTGATCTGCATATCCTGTAACTATAATATCTATAGGAGGCAAATCATCAAGTGCTGTAATTTCTTTTTGATATAGATTTATATCGAAATCATTTTGAGCACCACTCATTAATGCAGAATTTGGTTCTGCAAGAGTATAATCATCAAATGAGAAACCTTCTAAAGATGCATCTTCTAATTGTTCTGTCTCATAATTAAATTTCTTAATATCAGAAAACATATTGAATAAAACACCTGCGTCCATACTTTCAAAAGTTATTTCTCCATAAGAATTTCTAATTCCCTTTAAGACTCCAGCAGGAGTAGATCTTCCAGCTACATAGTTAAATGCTGTTTGTCTATTTATTTCTGCAACTATTTTTTGAAGTGAACCTAAATTGTATCTAAATCTTTTGTATTCTGTTTCGTTTCCAGTATTTCTACTTAAAGTAATTTCGCAATATACTTTTAATCCAGAACCCTTACACAAAACTCTTCCTATTAATTGAGTACTTTTATCCATTATTTATTAGTCACCTCTTCCCAATCAGTTAGTTCTCCTATTGCTAAGAAAGTTGTTAAAGAATTTAACTCTAAACTATCTATACCTTCTGCAAAACCATTAGATTCAAATCTGACACCTTTTATTTCTTTTTTGAATATTTTAGATTTATAATTATGGTCTTTTGATTGAGCAATAAGAATGATGTCAAATAAAGGCATATCACCCCATTCAGCATCTTCTGCATTTTGATGAGAAGGCATAACTAAACTTGCATTATAATCTTCTAAAGATTCAAATGGATTATCTGAAATAAGAGGGAAAACTATTTTATCTCTACCTTCGTTAATTCCTTTTGCTATTTCTGTTTTTAATGCCTCTAAACTATCACGATGGAAAATTTTAAAAACAATTTGTCCTCTTACCATAGAAATTCCAGAAGTTATATCAAAAGGATTTTTTGTACTTAATGTATATCTTGGAGTTACATTTGTAACATTTTCCCAAGAAATTTCTGCCAAAAATCCAATATCATAAAAAACTCTTTCGTTTACATCGGCATAGTTTTTTGTAAAATAGTTTTTAGCAAATGCGAATTTACATTTAAGTTCAATTCCATTAATAGCTGAAGCTACTATTTTTTCTCTCATTAATTAAGTCTCCTTTCTTAAAAAAGGTATCCAGATAAATTAATGGATACCAATTTTAAATTTATTATTTAACTTTAGCTCTAATTCTTAATAATTTTAATGTTTTGATTTCAGTTACTGTAAAGTCTATATATAATGCTCTTAAATTTTTACCAGTAGAATCTTCTTTTAAGTCTTTTAAGAATAATTTCAATTCATAATCTGAAGTTATATATCTTCCAACACCTGGCTTGAACACTGTATCTTCTAGTTCAGTTCTGATTAAAGCTAAATCTGTAACCTCATCAAATCTAGTACCTTTATATTTTTCACCTATAGTTTTTATTCCTTTTGTTAGTGCATATACTGTTACAAGATTTTCTATATCTTGGAATTGAGAATTAGCACCAGTCATAAGTTGACTTCTAGAAACTGCTCCAGAAGTAGTTCCAGTAATTTGATCTAATACAGAATATTTCATTACATTTAATGTATCTAGTTCTTTATTAGAGAATGCTAATTGGCATTCACCATTCCAAGCAAGACCTTCAGGTGATCTATCTAATCCAGCATCAATGCAAACATTTGCCCATTGCATAGCCATATAGTTTCCGTTAAAATCTTTATTATTTACATTCATAATATATTTAGGAATCTTGCTATCTTTTATATTTTGAGGAATTTCTTTAGACACAGTAATCGTAGTAGTATGATCAGTATTTTGTTTAACTTCAGTTACTGTAGCACTTAAAGTTAAAATATCTAATTTATCATATGTATAAATTTCTACATTATCTCCAACTGAAAAATAGCTAGTAGTTTTTGTAGTTAAAGTTGATTCTGAAATGTCTTGAATAGTTATCTGAGGAAATCCTGTTAACCCACCTAAATTGTTATATCTATTTGCTCCAACAGCTACAGTTAAATACATACCCAAATCTATTTTAAGCCCTTTTATAGTTTGAGTTCTAATATCAGTAAATGCTTGATAAAGGCCTTTTAATTTTTCTATATATTCAGTTTTTGCTTTATTAGATTGATTTCTTGGAGGTTCAGGAGAAAGGAATAACATACAATTGTTTTTAGTTGTAGTTATTGTATGAACAAATTTTAAAGCTCTAAGTAAAATATGGCATTCAGAAGAGTTCTTAGCTATATGAACTTCAGATACAGTTAAATTTTCGTTTCCTGTTTCTGCTTGTCCTAAACTATCTATTTCTAAAACTCCTTGATTTATTTCTAACACATTTTCTTCATCTATCTTTAATATAAATTTTTCACCCAAAGTTAACTGTAGTCCGTCACCTATAGCGGCTATCTGATTAGCAGGATTAGATGTAGGAGAAGTTAAACTATTAATTGTATATTTTGCTTCATGTTCTTCAGCTTCTGGATTATATGTAGTATCAATTTTAAATACCATATCAGCTTCTGTACCTTCTTCTAAATTTGTGATACATTTAGCTACTTCTCCATTTATTTTAAAAGTGATATCACTATAAATTCCAATTCCATTTAATTGTTCTTTAGAGTTTTCATCTCTTTTTAATTCAACCGTTAAATCAAATTGGGTATTTTTGTCTACATAATCAGCATCTCCTTTTTTATGAACATTTCCTATTAAATTTAACAGAGATGTTTTATCAATAATTGGATCACTTGATTCTAAATATTCAACAAACTTTTCATTAGGTTTATTAGCTAAAGATTTATCAAAAGAAATATCTGCTAATACTACTTGTCTAACAGGATAGTTCTCTGTTTCTTCAAAAGCAAAGTCTAAAGCTTCATACATATCCATTAAATTATTTTTATCAGGTGATTCTCCGTTTCTTTTAACTATTTTGCAAATAGCTATATTTGTATCTGTAGGAGCCAAAGAAATTATATTAGAAACCTCTCTAGTTATATTTATTCCAGATAATTCTAAAGTTTTTAAAGCTTCATCTTTTGAAACTATTAACATAGGCTTATTTGGTTCTATATACTTATCATATATATTGCCTTCTTCATCTTCGTATTTAAAAGTATCAGGCATTATCGAATAAATAGTTATAACATCACTAGCAGCCTTTTGAGTTTCGGATATAGGTGGATTATCTTCTATAGTTAAAAGAAATCCAGGTAAAGTTTTTAATTCGGCCATTCTTGCCCTCCTTATAAAGTATTGTTTTAAGGAAAACTAATATATTCTCCATTTTCAGGATAGTCTTCCCATTCGTTATTATCATTAATTTCACCACTACCAGTAGTAAGTTCATTGGTGAAAATTTTATATCCAGTTAATATATAATTTTTATCTATGGTAACAACTTCTGTTGTTCTTATTTCAAAAGTTATAATAGTTTTTGTTAATGAATCATCTGTTTTTTTAGCAGATGATTGAATAGAGGTTATCCCTGAAGCAATTATGTAATTACTTTTGATTATATTTGAATATATATTTAAAGCCCTTTCCAAAATATTAATTAATTCTAATTGTTCTTTTATATTTTTTGTTAATAAAATTAATTCAAAACGATTATCAAAGTACATATTCGCATATTCATATATCTTATCGTCAATTTGTTCTCTTTTGTAAAATCTTGGTATACCTGAAATTATATTGGAGTGAGAAAAGGTTTTAAACTTGTTAGATTGGTCTTCGCTGATAGGAGATCTATTTTTTAAAGATATATAAATATTTGGTTGCTTGTAACTATGAGTTATATTTGAAGCAATATCTTCATAATCTTCAGATAAAACTAATTTTGGAAATAATTTTTCTTTTTTATCACTTTCTAAGGCAAAAGCAAAATTTATATTAGTTTGTATAGTTTCAATTAGATTATGTAATATGTTTTCGTTATTAAATTTATAAACATTATTGTATTCTAAAACAAACTCATTTAATTTTTCTACGTTCATTTACTACCTCTAAATTTAAATAGTTTATTTTTTTAGCAAAAACTTCATAATAAATAAAATCATTGTTTTTATAAGTTTCTTTATTTATAATTTCAAACGCTGTAACTAAATTATCTTGATTATCTTTAATGACAATAATGTCATCATTGTTTAAAAAATAATATTGTTCAGGAAAATAAAAAGAGTAAATATCAAATGTGGCTTTATTTAAATCTTCTTTTTCAAAATAACCTAAATTTCCACTACTACCTATTTCGTATCTAATTTTTTGAGTTTCTATAAATGTTCTATGTTTCCCTGTTCCGAAACATAAATTACAATTTATATCTGGTTCAGACATTAAAAGATTATCTTTTTCAAAACATTCACAATCTCCGTTTGATTTTAATATTATTACCTCTTTTCCGGTATTGCTAATTTGATTAAATTTTTCTTTATAGAAATTCATTAAATTTTCTCCTTAAAATTTTACATTTTATTTGAAAATACTCTGGAATAATAATAGGCTTAATATTTGATGATATTTTGTCTTTTTTTACTTTTATAGATTTATTAAATATAGAATTATATAATTTTTGTTCATTTACTTTGATTATATTTTGGATTGCATCATGAGAAAATATAGTACCTTCATTATTTTCTCCTCCTGTTTTAAACTTTCCTAAAGTCATATCTGTATTTTCATAGTTATTCCCTGGCATAATAGATGAGCCATTTATATATCCAAAACTCATAATTGATTTTATACAATATAAATTAACTAACTCTTTAAATATAGGAAATAATTCTATGTTTTTATATTCTTCTTCTGTCAATCCAAATGATTTCTTTAACATTATAGATTTTTCACTTATTAATTTTTTATAATATTCATCTTCCTTTAAATTAATATTTAAATTTAAATCATTAATCTTTTCTTTTAATGATTTAACAGTAGAAAAATGATATAAAGGAGTATTTTCATATTCTAATTCTATTAAATTTCCATTATTATCATTTATTGAAATTACTGTTATAGTACCTTTTTTAATTTCATGAATATAGTTTCTATTGTTAATAATTTCAATTTTTTTCTTAATAGTATTAAATGGAAATTCTGGATATATTTCATTTGTATATTCGTTTATAATTATAGTTAATTGTTCTTTAGTGATTTCTTCGCTATGTATATAAATTTTATTTTCGTCATTAATTATTTTTAAAGTTTTAAACGAAATAATATCAGTATTACTTTCTATTAATTTTTCTTTATTAGTTTCTTCATTTTTAATCGATTCAGAATTTACTAATTGGTTTTCAGAAAATATATATTCGATTCCGTCAGCAAAAAGTTTATCTCCAACATTAAACTTTCCATTAATCAAAATATATTCATGATCTAATATTTTAAAATTGGATATACTTTTTTTTATTGGAAATATAGAGCCATTAATAGATTGGTTAGTACAAATAATAAAATAATCTTTTATATAATATGGTTCATTTTTTGAATATTTATACTTTATATACTCATTATTCCAAATTACTTTCATTTTATACTTCCTTACTTAAGATTAATTCTTTTAGTTCTGCAACTTTTATATTAGATTTAACTTCTAAACCTAATTCATCTGCTATTTCTAATAATTCTTTTTTATTTAAATCTTTTATATCATCTTTTGTATAAAATTCTATTCTCTTAACATTAGATGGAGCTTCAGATAATTCTTTAATATTATCTGGAACAATAATTTCATCAACTATTTGAAATTCTGTAATCTCATCTTCTCTGACCACTTTTAAAAATTTTTTATCTATATATGATTCAAGTTTTTTTAAATTTTCTTCAGTAGCTTCAATTCTTGGATTTTCTCTAGTTAATGTAATACCATTTGTAGAAACAAAATGTACAGTATTTAACTCTATATATTTATTCATTAAACCTCCTGATTAGTTTTATATAATGTTACCGGCTAATTGCCGGTAACATATATTTAATAAAAGATATTTTTATTCCTCAGCTATTACATCAGCTTTTGTGTAAGTAATAACCTCTGGAATTGCATCAACGTCAACTACATCTCTAGTCATATTGATGTTTCTGAAAGCAAATATTCCATGATCATTATCTACAACAAATTGGTAATAAGTTTTAAATTTAATTTCTTCAGTATCAACTAATTTGTTTTGAACTGTATCAGATATAATTCCTTTTCCATTATGAACATATGATAAAGCTCTTGAACTATCAACTAATAAGATATCAGAACAGTTATTAGGAGCACTTGCATGTGCTTGAACAGGTTTTGCTGTATATCTTGTTTCAGGTTTATAAATTGGTTGACCTTTTACATGGAATGAAAGGAATGGAGTGACAATGATTGTATAAGTTTTATTTTGAATTAAAGGCGGATTTAAAGGCTCTACTCCTTCAGCCGCTTTTAGTGTTCCTGAAGTTACAGATTTTAGTTTAGTAAACATATTGTGCCCAATTGTTTGTTTTTTCTTAGGTAATAAGAAATATACATTAGCATTTTGTTTAAAATACTCTTTAACAGATTTTTCATACATGAAAATATCATAAGCTAAAGGATGTAAGAACATAATATCAACATCATATCCCTCAGTTTGAGTAGATGCAAAGAAATCTCTTAGGTCTCTCATTAATAATGTTCCGTTCTTTAAAGTAAGATTTGTTCTAGATACTCCAGATGGCATTTTTTCAGGATCCAATCCATCAAAATAAGTTTTTGCATTTGCCTCTAATAATCTTAGAGCTTCAACAGATTTATATCTCTTAATATCTGCAATTGCAGCTTCTGTAAGCATTTTAATACCAGCAATTCCTATTCTTTCTTTAGCCTCTTCAGAGTATTTTACTTTTACCCCTACTTTCCATCCAGCAGTTTTAATATAGTTTTCTGCACTTTCTAAAGAAATTGTATTATATTCTCCACCTTCAGCTATTCTTGTAGTTCCGTGTCCATCTTTACCTACAACTACGTTATATATTACAGACCCTTCTTTAAGAATAAGCTCTCTTGAAACAAACATCCAAGCTTCTAATTCTGGTTCTTCCATTTGAGACACTAATCTTGTAACAGTTTGTTGAACTAAAAATCCAAGAGTAGAAGTTGAAAAGTCTTTTGTGATTATTCCGTCTTCTTGGTGAATGAAGTCTTCCATTTGGGCAGATAATTCTGCAATAGTTAAATGTTTTTGAGTTTCCACATCAAAACCATTGTTATATATTATATTAGCAAAATCCTCTATTCTAGAAGTAATCTCATAAACATTAGATACTGTTTGCCCTTGATCGTCTGTGCTTTCTCCTTTTAAAACATCTTTTTTGAATATTTGATTAATTTTATGAAAGTCAGCAAACGATTTTAAAGCCTCTTTCATTGTATTATCAGAATGTTTAAATAATCTTTTTCTTATTTTCAAATTAATTCCTCCTAAATTATAATGTAATACAGAAATCTAAAATAGTTGTTGTATAGTCTGGTTTTTCTAATACTGTACCTATATAATTAAATACATCTCTAGATTGTCCTTTAGTTGCTGGTCCTTGTAAATCATATCCATAAGCAAAAGCTCCATTATAAGCATAATTGTTATATTGTCCAGGATGTCTATGAGCCATAGCTCTAGCAATTATTTCATCAGCTTTATCAGTTTCAGAATTCCATTTAACCAATCTTCCAGCATACATTGCAGCTGTTTTCGGATATTTTCCAGAAGTAGCTTCTTCTCCAGCAAATAATATTGGTAGAGTTCCATCTTCAACTGAAGCTTTTATTTCAGTAGATTTAATTACCCTTAAAGCATCTCCAGACTTAATCTCAAATAGAGCTTTAGTTGCTCCTGCAGTCTTATAAGCAATACCCATTTGGAACATAGCTCCTCTTTGCCATACTGTAGGAGTTAATTGAGACATAGTTTCAGCGTAATTAAGTGCTCCTTTACTAGGAGATCCTATTCCTGAATATTCTCCCTCTTTAGCATCTGTAAACATGCATTTAGTTCCAAGCAATGGTGTTCCAATCATACCAATAGGTTTTACTGTTTCATCAGCAGGTTGAGTATATCCTTTATCATTTATTCCTACAGCTACAGATGTTCCAGATACAATATCTAATCCTTCTGGAGCAAATCCTTCTGTCCATAAAACTGTTAATTTAGGATCAGCACAAGGAATTCCATTTCCAGGAGAGCAAATTTGAATAGCGTCTCCTCTGAAACCATTAGGTATTTTATGAGTTTCTTTTTTTATCATTTCTTTTATTCCTCCTCTATACAAGCATTAATTAAAGCTTGCATTTCATTATCTATTTTTGTTTTAACTGTTTTTTCATCATTATTAAAAAACTTAGAGATTGGATTTTCACTAGAGAATTTTTCTTCTTTAGCATCGGTAGTGCTTGTTTGTTCTACAATTTTCTCTTCTACAACCACTTGTTCATTTAAGTCATTTGTTGGCTGTTCTTTTTGTTCTTCTTTAACAACTTCATTAGTTTCATTAGAATCATTAGTTGTTGTTTCTACATTTTTACTTTCTTGTTCTTTAACTTCTGTTTCTTTAGAAGCATCTACTGTTTGCTCTTTTTTTTCTTGTAATTGTTCTAACAAAGTAATGAAATCTTTTACTTGTTCTGAGTTCATAGAATCAAACAATCTTTGAAAAGGTTCTTTGAGTTCATCAGATAATTGAATTTTGCTTTCAATTACTTGTTTCAAAACATCTTTAAAGTTTTCCACAGGATCCTCTTTACCTCCTTCTTCTTTATTTTTATTTTCTATTTGATTTAAATCTTGATTATTAACTTTTTTATCTTCCACTTTAGCATTATTTTCTTCAACATTATCGCTAGGTGTAATATTATTTACATTATTATTTTTTGTCATTTTAAAAACAACTGAAGTGTCATTAGCTGGTAAATTTACAAAAGATAATTCAATTGGTTCATAATCAAATGTATTTACAACGCAAACTTTTTTTTCTTTTTTCCCATCAACTTCAACTTCATATTCTCTACCAGGAAAATGAGGACAAGAATCTCCATAATAATCATTTCCACAGATATTACAGATAGCTTTATTCATAAAAGAACTTTGAGATACAGTTAAATCTATATCGTTTTCTATTCTATTAGATAGCCATTCATCTGCTGAAATTCTTGCGATCACACTAGATGTTCCATTGTTAAAAGCACCTATTGAGTCGTAATAATCTACAACTTCTTCTGGTAATTGTTCTTCTATAGAAGATATAACTTCTTTATTTTGATGATTAATGTAGAAAGCGTTTTCGATACGACCGTGGGGAGTAGAAAAGTATAAATCATGATTGTAAAGAATAGGTTTTTTATATGGCATTAACCATTTTTTATCTTTAACAGTTTTTAGCCAAGATTGATCATCGTAGTTACGATTATTGATAATTTTATTACTGCTTGATACAAGTGCATAATATACCATATCTGATTTTTTTTCAATTTGAGACGAATCTAGACTACGAAAATCACTAATAGTAATATTTTTTGAATTTTTGTTTTCTTTATAAAATTCGTCTTGCGTTAAAATTGTTTTAGTAGACAAATCTATATTATCGGTAATAATCATTTTGTTTTTTGAATCCAAAAAGATGCCTCCTTTTTTTAATCTTTTTTAGTTTTTTTAGTAGTATGTGTAGTTCCATGTTGATTAGCAGGATTATTTGTGTTTTCAACTGTTCCATCAACTTCTGATTCTCCATATAAAGTTTTAAATGTAAAATTATTATCGATATCTTTAACTAATCCACACATACTTCTTGCTTCTTTTAAATCAATCATTCCAGCCTGAAACAAATATGTAGCATGTTTTTCTTTACGTTCTTTTAAATTAAAATCTTCGTTAAATTTAATAACTATATCATTTTCTCCATAATTATTTCCGAATAAGTCAAAACAAATCTCTTTAATTAAAGTATTATTCAAAAAGTTTTGTAAAGTAACCTTAAAATCTTCAATAATAGAATTAGTATTTTCTTGTTGGGTTTCAGAATCTTGTCTACCTGAACTAGATAAACCTAATTGAGATTTAGATGAATATAAACCAGCGACTATTTGATTTTCTAAACTATCAATTATTTTGTCAGGAGAACTAAATGATTTCTTTAAAGTCTCTACATTTATAGGTACATCAGTTATTAGATCTGAGTCAGGATATGATAAATTTTCTCTTATACTTTTGTAACTTTCTGGAGTTACAGGTTTAGATGCTCCATTTTTAGAAACTCCAACCATATATATACTCTTTTCTAAACTTTGATCATTATAAGAGTCCATAGCAGTATTTAATAAAAAAGAATGTTTTCTTAAAACAGGTATTACAGATATCCACAAAGGCATACCAAAGATTTCATCACTCTCTTTGTTAAAATAATAATGCCATATATCTATTTCATTTTTATATATTTTAGATATATCTAATCCGTCAGGATTAAAGCAGAATTCTTTAGCAAAAGATGTTCCGAAAGATTTATTAACATGCCAACCTTTATTTTGAACGATTAATATTTGATTTAATTTCCCGTTGGAATCTCTAAATGGAATGGAAAAAGAATTGGAATATTTGATTAAGTTAATGATATGTTCTTTAAAAAAACTCTTCTCGTTATAGTTTGAGTTTTTTAAAATAGTTTTGAATCTTTCTTCTACTTGTTTTATTTTTTTACAATTTATATTTTCAGAAGTAAAAACAAAATCATTACTAATAACTTTTTGGCTAATATTTTGAATAACTCTATTAAGCATAGTATGAGCATCAAAAGATGCTTTCAGTTTATCAATTACTTCATCCATATTTTTAGTCATTGAAAAATTTCTGTTAGAATAGAAATAAGAGAATTCATTTGAAAACATAGAATAGTTTTTCCCTAAAGTTTTTTCAGATGAGAAAGATTTGTTAAAAATTGATTGAAATTTATTTTTAGTATTTTTTATATCTAATGCAGTTTTGAATTTATCTAAAAATTTCATTTTTTATGAACAACCACCTCCAAAGTGTTTAAATTTCTCCGCCGGCGTATTTTTATTTCAATAACTGTATGATTTCATAATTCGTTAACGGCATATTGTTCTCGTAAACTACATTTTCTATTTCTTCTAATAATTCTTTTTTTTCTATGGCCGTAGAGAAACCTTCGTAATTGTTGCTTATAGTAATACTTTTATAATCAGAGCCAGTAAATTCATTATTAATATTTTTATTCAATATTGAAGAATTTGAAACATACACATTATTTTTAGTTTTAGCATAATCTAATTCTTCAGTCAATTTTGAATAAATTTCATTTAGATTTTTTATAACATTATTATTAGGCATTTTTTTTGTTTGTTCTTGCTCTATCTCTTTTTGTATTTTATTCATTTTATTAACTATATTTACAATTTCATTATTTTGTATATTATTAATAAAATCTCTAATCTGTATTAATGTATCATATTCATTTTCCGTTATTATAGGCTTAGAAACTATATTATCATTAATAATATTATTACTATTATTTATTGAATCATTTTCATTTTTAATAATACTGATATTATTATTTTCTGTTCTTACAATTAAAGATGGTTCATTTTTATCTTGCTTATAAACTATTTTTATTCTATTTCCATCTCCATCTTCTATATAAATTTCTTTATTTTCGTAAATTAATTTTTTATTATTAGAAGAGTTTATTACATTAGATATATCAGCAATATTAATATTCTCTATTTTTTTATTTTCATCAATTGATTCAGAAGAAATTAAACTTCCATTTTTGTCATAATAATTTATATTGATTTCTTCTTTATATTCTCCATCTATATATTTATAGTATTCTTCATCATCAATAAATGTATAAATATCTTTAAAACAATCTTTTAATTCTCCACCATTTAAAACAAGATCATCTATTTCATTCAATATATTTTTTAATCTTTTATTAATAGAGTCTCCTAATATATTTAAATTAAAAATATATTTATTATCAGAAAACTCATTAAACATATTTTTTTCAATCTGTTTTATTTGATCCAAAAGTTCAAACTTAATTTTTATAAATAAATTTCTAAATAATAGATCAGAAATAAAATAACATGCTAAATCCAAAAATTTAATTATAGAGTTAATAGAATTATGTTCTATATTTAATAATTTTAAAACCTCTAAAATTGATGGCAAAAATCTCATTATAAAATCATCAAAATTTGATATGTTATTAACTTCAAAAATTAATTTGTCTATATTTTTTTTATTTTCTTTCATTTTTGTTTCATATTCTTTTATGCTAGTATTTAAATAATTTTTATATTTAATATTAGAAATAAAGTAGTTATATTCAATTTCATCTTCTAATTTAATGTTATTTTCTGAAGAAAAATTAATAAGTTCAACAAATTCTTTATAAAATGAAACATTTTTTAAATTAAATACGCCATCTATTCTCCGTATATTTTTTTCAATAGAATATACATCATCTATTATATTAAAATTATAATTTTTCATTTTTTCAAAATTAACATAATGAATCTTAAAAATATAATATTTTTCAACAGAAGTTAAGTTATTTATTATACTTCTTATATTAGAAATATTTGAAAAATCAAAATTATTGTATATATTTTCGTTACCACTTAAATATACTTGTTTCATTATTCCAAATTGAAGCATAGAATAAAATATAGATAAATCATTTCTAGCATTAAATGGTTCTTGGTAATTATTTTTTGACAATTTATCATTATATAAATTTAGACCACTAAGATCATTCATTTCATAATCATACGCACAATAACCTATTTTCTTAATATCATTTTCTCTAATTCCTAAAGTTTGATAGGCGTATGAAACAAATTGCTCTCTACTAATATTAGAAATTATATTTTCACCCTGAGCTTTTTCTAATATTAATTTAAGAAAAATCAAATAATTATATATATCAGATAAAGAATAATTGTATTCACCTATTAATAAAAATTTAACATAAAATAAATTTTTTACTGCAAAACTTAATGAAAAATCTAAGACTTGAGCTATAGAATTTAACATCGAAGTAACCATACCTATTATTTCGCTTAATATACTACTTCCAGAATAAATGATAGGTGATTCTAATATATCTAGAATTTCAGATATATTAGAGATAACATCATAAATAGATTTTCCGCCTATAATTTCTTTATTGTACAAAATATCAAATAATATTTTAGAATTAATGTTTTCTCTAAAATACTTATGCATTTTTAAAGACTCTTCATCCATATAATCATATTTATTATTATTTATTATTTGATAATAAGGGTTCCTCTCTCCATTAATAAAAGAATAATAAACAGAAAATACTTTTGCAAATTCAGATTTTCCATAAAAACTAGAATCATATGTCTCTTCAGTTCCAGTTGCCCATCTTGTATCAGTATTAGAAATATTATACATTCTTTGAGATGGATAAAAATTATTATTGTTTTTATCTAAATAAGAATAAATAAATAATATTGTTTTGATTATTCTACATTTATCAGCTGAATTTTGCATTTGTTTTAAATAATTAGTATATTTATTATTAATATTTTTAAGGAATTGTAAATCTGGATTAAAAATATTATCTTCTGTGAACATCTCCAAAACTTTGTTTATATTTTCTTTTAATTCATTTGAATGATCTTCTCCAAAAAGAAATTCCAATAAATCTATTTCAATTGTTGTATTATTCTTTGAATGAAATTTATCATTTGATTCAGAGTCATCTATTTTAGGAGTAGATGAAATATTAACAATTTTAAAATATGAACTAAGTTCTATAAATGATGATTCAAAAGAATTATAATCTCCATCATTTTTATTAAATATTTCAGAATATTTATTTACTATATTTATATTTTTATCACTATAATAAGAATTAGAAACATCAACTTTAACAGAAGGTTTATGAAGAGTTTTTAAAGAATTAAATAATAAATTTATAAATTTTTTATTAGCAAATATATTAGCTATTTCTATTAATTCTACAGAATATAATTTAGAATTAAGTAAATCAAATATGATTTTATCAGGAGAATTATGTATAGATATATAATAAGCATATAAATTAATAAAAAAATTTTCTTGATTTATATTGTTAAAATATGTATATTGCAAAAATAAATTTAAAAAATATTCTTTATTTTCAAATTTTGATTCATTGAAATAAATTAAATTATATTTAGATATAATATTATTTATATTAAGAAAATTATATTGATTATTTAATTTATATTGATTTATTTCTAAAAAATCTTTAAAAGATAAAATTCCGTATTTATCAGAATAAATTTGGGTCAATAAATCTATGTACTTTTGATCATTCATTTTCATTCACCGAATATCTTTTTTCAAAATCATTATATTTCTTTTTGTTATTTTCTCTTTTTAAATTTCTTAATACATCTTTGTCAGAAGATATTATTTCTAGTGTATTTAATGGTTTTAAATCTATCTTAGAATCATTTGAGAGAAAAAAAGAATAGATATAATTTGCACTTTGTAAATATAATGGATTCTTGGTAACAGAAGACATTTAAACACCTCCAAAAATATTAGCATTATCTATAGCATAATAACATCTTTTTTTAACTTGTTCAAAAGCGTTGTTTTCATAGCCATTATATGCTAATTCTCTTTCTGTATACAGCAAACTAGTTTCTATAGAATTATCATATTCACTTCTATTTCCTGATTTATTTAAATAATCATTTATAGTTTTTATATTTTTATATTCTTCAGTTTTATTTCCTAAAATTTCATAATATTTATTATTATTTATTATAGAATTATTTATTTCTTCAGAAGGTATAAACATACTAGAAAACATTACGCAATCATAAAAAGATACATTATTTCTTTCAGGTACTAAATATTCATTTTTATCGTATCCAGAAAAATCATAATATATTAATCTTGTTTGAATAGAAGATGTGCCGTCTCCTGGAGTGTTAATGATGCTTTCTCTTTTGCATTTATCAAAATCTATAGATTTTAATATATTGTTCGAAATTAAATATTTAAAATGATCATAAAAATAAGTAATATATTCATATTTTTCATATCTATTATAAATAGAATTATCACTTTGATTATATATATTTAAATGATATTCTTCCATTGTAACAAATTGAGATATCTGATATGTTAATTTAGATAAAACTTCATTTATAGCTGATTGAATTAAAAAATCCATAGAATTATCTATATCTTTTAAAGATAACAATACTTCTTTTTTCATGAAAGCATATTGTAAATCCATAAGTCTTCTAGTTATACTATCTTCTCCTAATGCGTTTGTATTAGATAAGATATCTTGTATAATAGGATTATTATACATATTTTCTATAGTTGAATTATTAATAGTTGAATTTATTTGACTTTCTACAAAAGGTTTCCCGCTCCAGCATTTATATTTCCATAAATATAAATCTTTTAATCTATTTTCTGGATCAAAAACAAATATACCACAAGCATTTTCTTTGGCTCCAGTTATTTCTGTTGGAACTATATTCACAACAAATTTATCTCCAACCTTTACACTTTTGATTTTATCTAAATCATCTAAACTATCAACTGAACTTCCATATTGAAATGTTTGATTTTCAAATCCACTTTGAGTGCAATCGCTTATCATTTTAGATGGTATACATTGAAACAATTCATTGATTCTAGAAGAAATTTTTTCTTGCCATTTGCATAAAAACATTTCAATTAAACCACCTATACATAAACCTGGAAATACTTGGAATTTTTTATATCCAATTAGTGGAGGAATATTAGCGTTAAATAAACCAAACATATTACAAAACGAATAAATATATTGAATTATCCCTCTCTTTACTCCAAGTTTATTTGAATCAGAATACATACATAAATGACCAGTTTTATAACTTTTACTTGGGCATCCGTTTCTACTTGTGCTTATAGTTGAATTAGCACCGCTATATAATACTGTACCATCGCTTTTAAATACTATATCTTTATTAGAAATTGTATCAGAAGCTAAAGGTTTAACTCCTCTTTCTCCTCCGCCCCAAAATAATAATGAAGTTAATTCTGAATAAGGTATATCTTTAAAATTACATATACCCAAATTTGAGTAATCTATATTATATTTTTTAAATTGATCTATAATATTAATTCTATTATCATCAGAAATATTTTCAAAAATATCTCCTAAATATAAATCTTCTACTGGTAATTCAATAAGTTCTTTTTCTGATTCAAAAATTGGAACTCCGTTAATCGTTGCATAAATAAAATCATTCTTTGTAGTTACATTTTTATTAGAACTAAAATATTTATTATTGTATATATTATTTAAAATATCTGAAGCTACTAAACTTTTATTATTTTCTATATCTTTTGTTTTATTAGATAATGCATCTTTGAAATTTTTATTAATAATATCATTTTCTTCTATAAATTCTTTTATAAAATTGTCAGGAAGATCAATTCTTATGCCTTCTTCTGTTACTATTTTTTTATTTAAAAGATCTATATATTTAATTTTTTCTGATGGTTCGTTTGAAGCAAAAATTATTTCTCTATTAGGATTATATATGTTTCCGTCTGAATCTATTGAATATCCATTATCAAAATTAATTTTACTATCATTCATAATTCCTGAAATGTTATTGTTAGAATATAATATTTCATCAATAGATACAGGAAGCTCATTTTTAATTAAATCTCTTGCATCTAAGAATGCTTGTCCTGACACATTAAAATTTTCATCATAATATTTAGGATAATTTGGAATATAAGAACTTATAAACTGATGCAAATTATCTAATGCTTTAATTAACTCTTCATCAAAAAAAGGATCAACCTGCACTTTAGAAGTTTTTATTTTATCAATTACATTTTTTTCAACTTCGTTTATATTGCTCAATAGATTGTTTATTATTATATTCTGGTCAATCTCATTAATTATATTATTTTTATCTTCTAAGTTATTAGAATATTCAATTTTTTTTGAAATTTCTAAAAATTTTTTTATTTCAGTTTTATTGTTTTTATATTTTTTAAAAAAACTCAAAATTATGCCTCCTAACTCTTTTTTTCTTATTAATTATTATACTTGTAGCATAATTTAAATTATTAAGCGAATTAGGTTTACTTTCTTGCTTTTTAATTATACTAAACTCTTCTTCGTTATTAGAAAATTGTTTAATATAACTTTTATCAATAGAAGCTACAATTGTACCAGTTTTTCTATCGAATATTGCGTCGTTATTTTCTATTATTGCAAAGTTAGCTAGCAATAATCCATCTAATATATGGTCATCACCTTCAAAAACAGGATCTTCTCTTGAGTCGAATTTTTTTATTCTGTAACTTTTTATTTGATCTATTAGTAAATTTTTTCTTTCAGGTTCTTCTAATTTACTAATAGATATTTCTTGCATTTCAAATCTTTTTTGTAAAAAATATACCATCATTACTTTTAGTCTTCTTTTCTTGACTTCTCCAGTATATATATCTTCTGTCTCATAAGAACTCGAAAAATTTACACCTTTAAATACGTTATGTTTTTTTATATCAAAAAAATATTTGCTTAAAACTTCATTTTGCATAGAACCATGTCCTTCATCTACATAAACATAGTTTGCATCAAAATCATGATAAGTCTGGATAATAGTTTGAACGGCTTTAGTTTGAAGATTTTTTATAGGTATTCCATCATCAGAAATAGTATGAAGAGAAATTCTTTTTAATATTTTGAATGGTTTATTAGAAAGGTTGTATTTATTAAATCCAAGAACAACTATTTGTACTCCGTTTTTATATTCATTATAGTCTACACCAATAGATATAATCCAGTTGTTTGGATTAGTTAATTCATTTCTGTTATTAATATAATTATAGTTTTCAGAAGCTGATTTAATATCTTCTGACTTAAAAATGTTTTTATTACTATCAGCAAACTCAGCTAATACTTCTAATTTAAAATCTTCTTTAGTATAGTCTCTTTCTAAAGTTCCTTTTATTTCATTATAATGTGGTAATATTGTAGAAGGAAAATGAAAGTCTTTCCATTCTGGATCTTCTAAACACCACTTCTTAAAATTACCTTCTATGGCAACAGGAGTAGAAGTAGCTATCATTTTTACATTTTTGTTATCCAACAAGAATGCTAATGTTGTTCTAAACGCTAATGCAGGAATATAAGCTGCCTCGTCAAAAATAACAACATCTGCAGATTGACCCCTTATTGAGTCTCCGCTGTTACCTGTTGTAAATCCTGTTATTGACGATCCATTATCAAATACAAATTTATTAGGTTTTCTTTTTCGCTTAAATTTATTTTTATATATTGAATTTTCGTTTGAAAGAACAGATTGCAGACGTTCAAAAATTTCATCTATAAGGTTTTGGAATGGACCTATGATAAGTATTCTTGTTCCGGGTTCGTTTATGGCTGTATGAAGACTTTCTATAATTATATATTCAGTTTTACCCATACGCCTTCCACAACGTACAACTTTCATTTTGGCAGTGCATAACAATATTTGTCTTTGATAGAATTGGTCAAACCCTCTATCTGGATGTTTTGTGCTCCAACCTAAAGTTTCTTTAGCCCAAAGTAATTTATTTTTGCTTAATTGCATATCTATTTTTACTTCTTCGTTTAATGAGTCATAAGTATTAGTATCTATTACTTTGTCTAACGGATAATATGGATTTTCAAAACTATTTAATGTTTCAGCAAAAGGAATACATTTTATTTTAAATTCGCCTTTGTTTTTTATATGTCTTTTTATACATTCTTTACAAATATTGGAAATTTCATATTTTATTATATTAAACACCTCCCATTTTCTAAAAAATTGTAAAATTTTTTGAATCACTTAGTTGTGAATCTATTTGTATAGGATCAATGTCTCTTAATGAATTTTTAGAAATATTTCTATTAGAAACTATATTTGAATAATCTTGATAATTAGATTGATTTATAGCATAATGACTGCCAAGAGAAGTTATTCCTTGCTCTGATTCTATAAAATCATAATTATTATAATTAGACATAGAATTATTTACAAAATCATTAATTGATTTTTCTTGATGTGCAACACTAATAGCAGATGCAACACCTAGTGCTACTTGAATACCAATTCCTACAGGACCACCTAATGCTCCTGTCAAAAACATACCAGCTTTATTACCAAGTATAGTATCAACTATTCCTCCTATTTTGGTTTTGGTTCCTATTTTTGTTACTTTATCTGCAGTTTCTTTTACTAAATTGTAAATATCATCATCAAGTTTCATTTTTAAAGAAATAATAGTTTGCTCTCTTAATCCTTGTATTCCGTTTTTTGCAAAAATATTTTTAATCTTATTTGAATCTAATGTATCTGCAAACACTTCTTCTGATAATCGTACAATTTGTGAATCTGTCAATTCAGTTGCATTACCGATTATATTATTTATTTCATTATTAAGTATTTTTACATATTTATTATCTTTAAGAAGTTCATACAAACTCATATTTTTGTTGCTTTGAATTAAATTTATTTTTTCTTTAAAAGTATTGATTAATTCATTCTTTGCAGATGATTTAGAAAAATCTATATTTTTTAACTCTTTTCTGCTTAATATTCCAGAAGTTAATTCCGAAGCTTTTTTATAGTCTATATTTTTATTATTATCAACATATTTAAAAAATTCATCAGATTTAGTATTTATCATTTTAATAAATTCTTTATTATTTATTTTATTGCTTGAAGCAATATTGTTTGAATGACGCCTTCTGCTTAGTTTTTCCATAATGTTTTCATACATGGTTTCTGCAACATTGTTAGTATTGTTTTTGTTTTTTCCATAAAAATTATTATATAAAAATCTATCTTTTTCAGTAAAATTATATTTTTTTCCAAATCCAAATCCTGATTCTAACATATCATTAGCATTTTTAACTCCTCCAGAAGTTACATAATTTCTAGTATTTTGTTTTGGATTAATATAATTAAAACTAGTATTCCCTCTAATATTAAAAAATTGTTTATGAAAATCCAAACTAGAATTAGCATAAAGCTTTTTTATTCCTGGAATTTTCCTTAAAAAAGACCCTTCTCCTCCAAATATTGTATTCCCGCCTAAAAAAGTATAATTACTATAAAAACCTCCATTATTTATTGCATTATACATAGCAGAACCAGTATTTCTAGCATATGCATTTTTAATATACGACTCAATTAATGGTTGATAAAATAAAGTTCCGAAAGCAATTCTGCCTAAAGAAGAATTAGGATCTGTATATCTATTTTCCTCAATTGTATTATCTATAAAATTTTTATGTTCATTCATAATTAAGCCTCTATATTCATTTCGTTATTTATTTTTTTATCTTCTTTTACATCTATAACTGAATTTATAATAGAATTTATATCAAACTCATCTTCTTGTTTTTTTATTATCTCAGAAGTATTAGCTTTTACATCTTCAATTGTTTTAGTATCTTTAATTTGTTTTAATCTAGCTTTATCATCTCTATTTAAAATTAAAGATTTTCTTAAACTTTCTATTGCACTTAATGTCGTTTTTGCTATATTAAAATTTTCGTTAATTTTAGTATCATAAGTAATACTTCCATTTGAAATTTTTTTAATTTCTGTAACTAACGGAGCATTAGATAGACCTGATATACTTCTATCATATATTAAATTCAATCCAATTAATTGAGATAACAGAATTTGATCATTTATATCTTCTTTTTTTATATCTAATTCTATTGCTAATTTTTGAGTCTTTATTTGACATTCAGCAAGTTCAATTGGACATTTCATTCCTGGTTTCAAAATATTATTTAAAAACATCTGGCAATTTCTATGATTTGGGCATTCTAAAGAATTTTTTTTTATAATTCTATTAATGCTTTTTATCTCAAATTCATCCATATTATCGAAATCCAAAGAATCATAATCTATATATTCTATATAACAATTTTTTACTGCGTTTATATGTCCCTTGCATACAAAATTATCTATCCATTTATTTATTTTTCTATTTAGCTCTTTATTATTGATAATTTTATTTTTTATTTCTTCATCGATAATATCATATTCCAATATATCTTTTAAATTTTCTTCATAGTTAATTATATTGTTGTTCAATTTACACCTCCACTAAAGAAATTCTAATTTATAAATTAATTCTCTTGTAAATATTTTATTAATATCTTTTTTAGAATATTCTTTTAAATCAATAATATTATTTTCATGAAATTTAAGAACTATAAAAATAGAATCGATACCATTATTAATGTATATCTGATTAGAATCAAGAAATAAATTTATATATATTTTTGTGAGTTTATAAAAATCATCTATATTATTTATAATTTCTTGGTTTGTAATTTTATATTCATAGCATTTTTGCTCTAAAATATTATTTTTTATTTTTAATAAAAAAGGACTCTTTTTATAAATTCCATTAATTTTTATTTGAGTAGATATTTTTTTATTTGAATTTATTTTATTATTAGAAAACCTATAACAATTAATATTACTATTTGAAATTTTTAATATTTCTTTGTTAGCAATAAAATTATTAGAAAAATTACATTTAAGAGAAATTTTTCTAGAAAAGATACTTTTGCAATTTAATATAATTTTTGACATATTTATGTTTACTCTCCCTATTTAAATTTTATAAATTGATTATTATTTTTTATTTTTTTATTCATCTTAGAAATAATTTTTTTATATTTTGTTACTTCAATATTGAAATCTCTTAAGAATTCTTTAGAGGGTTTAATAAAAGGTATTTCTGGATATTTATTAGAAAGGTATTCAAATAAATTACAATCAAGAGTATTTGTCCAAATAGTAATTAGGGTTATATTATTTTTTTTGCAAAAATTTTTCTTTATCTTATCTCTTAATTTTTGTTCTTCATAATGATGTTGTTTACCGTTAAATTCAAATCCTAATTTTAACGCTGGTATATATATATCAATTTCTAATTGAGCATTAGTATTTTTGTTAATTATACCTAAATTTCTAACATTATAATAATGTCTATTATTAGGAAGAATCCTTTTGAGATACATTCTCAAAAGGATTTCTCCTCTACTTATATTAAGATTCATAATTAGAACTCCATATTATTAAATTAATATCATCTAATACTATATATTCATCAATATCACTTACAGTATATTTATCTGCTATCATGTGTATTATTATATCTAATGGCATAGATAATACATTTATCAAAGATATTACACCATTCTTATCTGGTAAATATTTAACTTTATTCTTATCAGTAAAATAAAATTTTAATCCAGGATGATTATCTTCTACTAGATAATATCCATCTTCTTCAGAAGGTTTAAATTGATATTCATATTCTCCAATAACACTTCTTAAAGAAAGCTTAATATTATATTCTTTTCTGTTAAGATTTGGAGATATCTCTAATATTTTATTAACATAGCATCCATCATACAAATCTACATTATTGAATAAGAAATCTCCATTATCATAACTTCCATCATCATTTTTTTTTCTTAAAATTATATTATTCAATATTATCCTCCTTAATTTTTATATAATAATCTTTAATCATTTTAGATTCAGAATCAATGCATTCAATTTTACAAGGCATAAATCCTGAAAGAATAACATCTTCTGAATCTTCTATTATTATCTTAGTAAAAGTCTTTATAGAATTTTCAGGCATTATAATAATTTCATTTATTCCTTTTGATTTAAAATACAAATTACTTTTGTTTTCTAAAGTTATTATATTATTTTTAATATAAAAGGCTTTTTCATTTTTAGTATTAAAAGAATATAATTCTGGATGAATATTATTTATATGTTCAATCTTATTGCTATAAATTACTTTAGATATAAAATTATCAATATAAATATATTCAGACTCTCCATTAAATTTATCAACTATAAATTGTATTTCATTATTATTAAATTGATATGGAATATATTCTTTTATTTTTTCACCATTTAACCAATATTCAATTTTAGGATTTAAAATTTCTAAATCATATTTAACACTATTATTTAATATTATATTCTTTACAAAATTATACTTTTTAAACGAAGAATTTCTTATAAAAATATCATCATAATAGTTTTCAACTACATAGATGTAATAAATATTTACAATTGTTTTTCTGCCTATATATTCTACAATATGTTGTATTTCATATAATCCTATTTGATCTAAATTAATACTTTTACTGTTCCCTTCAATTAAGTACTCTTCTATATTCATTAAAGGGGTAGTTATTTTTAAATAATTATTATAAGAATTTAATTCTTTGAAATTTATAATTAGACTTTCATTTAAATTCTTTATATTATATTTTTGTAAGTTTAATATATCATTAATGTAATCTTTATAATTGTTCTCAATTAAAATTTCACAATCATTTAGTGTTAATAATATATTATTCTTATCGATTAGCTTTGTTTTAAATAAAGTTTTCCCTTGTATATTTTTATTATCTATTATAATTGGCATTTCTTTATTTTTTTCTAGAAGCACATTGTTTTTACTATATATACTTGAATCATTTGCTAAAATTTCAATATTAAATTCTTCAGAAATACTTAAGTTATTTTTAATTTTAGCAATTATTTTATCATTATATTGGAAATAATCTACGGTTAAATCATATACATTTTTAGATAATTGAATCAAATTATTTTCAAAAAGTTTTTTTGTAATTTGAATTAATACATCATAATCTATATCTATTAGGATATTTATATATGAAGGATTTATAGGAGATATAATATCTTCTATTACATATAAATTGTCATCTTTTTTTATAGCACTCTTTTTCCTTTTGTAAAAATCTAATTCTAAGTCATCGTAATAATAAATGCTTTTTATATATTCAGACTGAAAAGTTTTTATATTTAAATCAAAAGAAGGTTTCAATAAATTACCATTATCATCTAAATAATTTTCATCTATCCAATATTCGTGAATTACGTTGTCATTATAAAATACTATCTCTACATTTTTGTGTTTTGAAATAAATATATTTTTTTCATCATATATAGTTAAATGAATATTTATAACTTCAATAAAATGATTGGCAGATAATCTTTGAACCTGTAATATTCTATTTTTATCACTAGTTGATATATCTGTAATTTTAAAATTAGTATTATCTGTGGCATAACTAATTTTGGCGAATTCATTAGTTTCTAAATATAAATAAAACCTATCTGTTCCAGAAATATTTTTTTCGTTAAAATTTATAAATAATTCATTAACTAAATATACATTAAATGTCAATAAAGGAATATTAGAATTTGAATAAAAAACATTATAAATCCCATCTTCTAAATTATATAAATTAATAATCGAATAATGAACTCCTTCTTCTCTAATTATTTTATATTTTATATTTTTATTTTCATTTAAAATTATATAATCATTATTATCAGAATCTAATTTTGTTTCGTTATTTATTATTAATTTAAAAGTTAAAGATTTTTTATTAACATATAAATCTATATATTCTTCACCTTTTTTAAATATAATGTCATTAGAATATTTTTCATCAAATGTTATTTCTACAGGATTAATTTGTTTCTCTATATATAATTCTTTATTATTAGTGTTTTCAAATATATCAGAAAAAGTAAAAGTATAAGTATTATAATCATTTTTAACTGGTATATTTAATTCAAAATTATATATTCCATCTTGGATAAAATTTAAATCAAAATAAATAATATTTTCAGGTATACCATTTATTTTTAATGTTGGATAAAAATAAATATTTGCAACATCTTTTAAATTAAGATTATTATCTGTGAAATTTATTTCTTTATCTGTAGTAAAAAATTCGTTTGTTCTTAGACTTAAAGGAATAATTGATAAATTATCTATAAATATAGGATTTTTATTACTAACTATTTTTTTATCATTAGAAACGATAATTTTATATTCATCATTAAAATTTACAAACAACAGTTTACTTTGTTTAAAACTTAAATCAATTTTTTTCTTAAAATCAATATCACAAGAAACACTGCTTTTTTCTATATATTTAATAAAATTATATTCAAATCCATCTATTATTAAATCTATATTTAAATATTCACTAAGTTCTTTTTTAACAAAAACTTTAAATAAAATTTTTGAACCTATCTCAAAAGTTTCATATTTAATAATGTGATTAGTTAAATTTTCACGAATAATAAGTTCGTTATGCTCTATAATATTACGTTCGTAAGTACTTAATTTATCTTTATCAAAATATATAAAAAATACTTTTTGATTGTCTTCAGAATAGTCATTTATAATTTTATAATTTGTAATTTTATTATAATCATAATCGTGTAGAGTAAAATTATGAGTTTCACTATCAATTAAATAATAATTATCTAATTTATTTTGTATTTTTTTGTATTCTTCGTTCTCTTTGATAAAATAAATTTCTTGTTCAGAATAAATAATAGAATGAAAATTAATATTCTCAAAATCATATTTTTTCTTATTTTTACCTAGATAAAAAATATTATTATCTTGAATTTGTCCGTTTAAAACTATTTCAGTATTTTCTTCTTTTATTAATAAATAATCATTTTCTATGTTATTAAAAATTATATTAGGAAAAGAATTGTCATAAATTAATTCTAATTCACTTGAAGTATTATTTCCTCCATTAAGTATAAAGCTTATATAAATTTTATTAGATTTATCTAATTTTTCAGAAATAGTTTCAAAATGATCACTTAAGACAAAAGAAATCATGTTTTTACTATTATTAGAAATCGATATTTCTTTTTCAGAAGAAATCTCTTCATTTGAATCTCCGTATTCTATTTTTATTTTAGGCTTAATAGTTGTTACATTTTTTTGATTATAAAAAAAACTCAATTCGGTATTGTTACCTAATATATTATTGTTATAATCTATAATATCAAATACTTCTATTACTTTATTTTTAGTGTTAATTTTGTATATCTTATATCTTATATTTCCAAAAGAATCCTTTAAGAAAAAATGTAAATTAGTAGAATCATTTTTAAAAATATTTGTAGCAACTATATATTCAAATTCTTTTTTGTTGGTACCAAGTATAGAGAATTCTTTATGTTCTATTTTTTCTTCACTATTAAATGAATAATAATATTGAAGAGTATTATTCCCTTCACTTTCTACGACTATTTCGAAGTTTATTTTTTCTACTTCATCATCTTGCAATTCGTAAGAATCTCCTAAATAAATTGAATTTTTAATAGAAATATTAAAGTCATCACACACACTCTTGAATAGTATAGTTATTGGATTTTTAACACTGGTATAAACAAGTATTCCACCTTCGTAAAATTCTAAATAGCAATTATATTTTATATTAGAATCATTGATTAACTCTTTATTTAATATACATTTATCAAATTTTATATACCCATCAAATTGATATCCTTCAACATAAGAATCTTGTATATAAACTCCATTAACTTCTCGTTCTAATATTAATTTATAATTTGTAATTTTATTATATTCAATATTTATATCTGATGTAAAAAATTTCAAATCGAACATATTTAAATTTGTGTTATATATTTCATTTTTAGTACTGTCATATATATAATATTTTTCTTGATTTGCCAAATTATAAAATCTAAAATAATATTTCAATAATTTATCACCTCTCTTATGAATTTTATAACAAAAAAACAAAAAATAAAAAAACAGCACTTTTTAATGCTGTTTTACTTTTTTATGATAAAAGTGTCATAAATAAATCCAAAGGTAGTTCTTTGATTTTTATATTAACTTCACTTTTATGGCATTCAAATTTATTTCCATTAATATCGGTGAATTGAAACCTATCTTTTACAGCTTTAGCTTTAATGATCATACTAGGATCAAATTTTCCAAATACTAAAAACTTATTGTTAAATACTATATCTGTATTTTTAAAGAAAAATCCATTTTTAACTGTTGGAGTTAAAATATGTAATTCCTTGCATTCAACAGTACAATAATAATTGTTATTTTCTACCTTTTGAATAAGTTTATCAATACTTTCTTCCGAAGTATTTAAATTAAATTTATCAGCAATATTTTGAATAACTTGATTAATTTGATCATAATCTAAAACCATTTATTATATTCCCCCATTATATTAATTTTTAAGAAATACAGAGTAATCTTCTTCACCTGCATTATTAGCTATAGTTTCTTGTCCTATTAAATAAGAATTAATTTTAAATTCTTTTTTATCATAATTATTTAATAATGTTTTTATGTATTCTGGAGTAATTAATTCTAATAATAATTCAGAAAACTTTATCATAGATTCTTCATCACTTATAATTTCATTATTATCAATAGAACATACAGAACTTAAAGCGTCGAATAGTTCTTTATGATTAGGTATATCCATAATAATTAATTCTGATATATGTTTTAACTCTTCAATATCTTTTATTAAATATTTTATTTCTTTTAAACGAAATAATAATGCAGTAGTAATAGTTTTTTCAGAATATACGCTTAGTAATCTTCTTACAGTTATTAAGTTAGATTCAAATTTCTCTTTTTCTTCCTTAAATTTTTTTGATTTTCTCATTTTTTTATCTCCTTTTATTTTAACATACAATATTTTTTTAGTCAATGATAAAATACTATTTTTATAATATTTTTATATATAAAATATTATTTTTTTGTTTATTTTTTTAAAAAACGAATTTTTACAAAAAAATATATTTCTTATTGTTAGGTACTGGGGGGTAGTGTTAACGAATAGCTAATAAAAAATTGATAGGAGGATTTTAATAAGTTACAGGAAGAGAAGATAGAAATTCTTATTAGCTTTTAAACTATTAAACTTCTTTTGAATTCTTTAGTTTATTTTAGCTAAAACTTTTGTCAGGAGGATTTTTTATTTTTTTTTATTTTAGCTTTGACGATAATGAGATTAACCAGGTCGCATTTCGCTCCCCCGTGGCTTTCGAAACAAGTTTCGAGCCACCGGGTTCTCTCAAGTACTCCCTTGTAGAACTTTCATTAACACTACTAAGGAAGTTTAACATGATAAGTTTGAATTAACAAATTTAGAGTTTTTTTCTAATATTTTTAATTAATTTATTTATTCCTTCGCTTCTTTGCTACGAATTATCTAAATTCGTAGCAAAGTTTATATATACTTTAACGTTTAAAGAAACTTTACAAAAGATTAATCTATTTATTTCAATCTACAAAGGTTTATATATATGATTTGCTTCTTATCTCTACCTTCGCTTCTAACAAAGTATTAATTCAGAGATAAAGTAATAAGAATTTTCTTATGTAATTCTATTGTCATATATAAATCTACTTATTAATTAAAGTGATTAGAAGAATTAGTTTTTTATTAATTCTTTTAAATATAAAATAAGAACTTATCAATAGTTGTACTCATAGACTATTGGTAATATGGAGGTGATTTATATGAGTAAAACAATTTTAACATTAACAGATGTTGAAAGAGAATTAAATGAACTTAAATCTAAAAGAGGTAGAAAGAGCAAGGAAACTTTAGAGAGAATTGAGTATCTAAAAGGAATAGCTCAAGGATTAATTCAACCTAAAAAGGAGATTAAGTTATCTTCTTCAATGATGATTAAATTAGTTAATTCTAATCCTAATAAAATTACTAATGAATGGGGATTTACTAGTTTAACTGCAATTAAGTGGAGAGAAATTATCATTAGAGAAAGCAATATAAATACTAATGAAAAGTTATTTTTATTGGATAAGATACTATTAGCTATTAATATAATTCAATCCAAAGAATTTACAAAAGAGCAAATAGTAAAAGTAGCGAAAGCTTTAGAAGAGTTAAAACCAAATATAGCTATAGACTTCTACAAGAGAATTAGAAGAACTCTTAAGGCTTATTGGAATCTTTGTAAATATTAATATCAATAAAAAAAAGAGATAGAACATCCGACCTTTCTATCTCTCTTCTCCTGAATATAGTCCTGAGTAAGACTCAAAACTACTCCAGATTTCGCCGTCTCTGAATTGGAAAGAACGGCTTTTACTTTTAATTTTATTTAAACCTATAAGGAGGTTCAACATGTTTAATTTAATTTTTGTTTTTATCTTAGCTATTGTTTTTAATTTTTTATCTTATGTTATTTATAATAACGAGAAATATAATAGACTTCCAGAAAATAGAAAACATCTATTTATGGGAATTCAATTTATAGCTTTAATCTTAATTGCTAGTTTAAACGATACATATCTAGCAATTGGATTATTTGCTATTCTTCCTGGAGCAATTGTTCAAGGAATTATATTCTATAATACTACAATCAAATAATCTTATAAATGTCCTAAGTAATAGACGTTAAACTGCTTAAAACTTTTATTACATCAAGGAGGTGAATATAAGTGATCAACATAGTAATTCTCTTGGTAAATACGCTCAAATACATACCAAGAGAAAAAAGGTTTAATGCTTTTGTTATTTCTATAATAGCAATTCTAATATTAGCCCTATTAGAGTTACTAAAATAACAATGTATAAATCTTTTTAAGGAGTGACAGCATACAGTTGCTCCTTGTTACTATGTTTATAGTATATCATAAATTGGTGTAATTGTTAATAAAATATTAATAAGAATTTTTATAAGATTTTTATTAATATTTTTAATTTACTTTTAATTAATAAAAGGGTTTCTTGTTGTCCCTCGAATAAAACAAGGTTAAAAATAAGGAGGAATTATCATGGCAATATTCAAATCAGAGGAATTAATAGCATCTTTAGGAGTAACTGTAGAAATAACACAAGACATCTTAGTAGACACAGTTGATACAGCTAATGCATTAATATTGACAGCTAGTGAAAATAAATCTACAGTTGCAAAAATAGCTCTAGGTGCAGTTTGTGCAAACGACGCTTTAAATAATGGAATCGGTGTCGTAAATGGTCTTGGTGTAGCTTATGGTGTATACACAGCTATTACTCAAAAAGATAAATTAACAAAAGACTATAAGAAAAATCAAGACAAAGTTAAGAAAATGGCAGAAGAAAATATAAAAGCTTTACAATTAGAAGAAGACGAGGAGTAATCCTTGTCTTCTTATTTAGCAACTTGCCTGTGATGAGACAGGCTTCCTTTTTTTAGCTTTTTTAATAATACTTTTAAATAAAAAATAAGGAGATGATTGTATGTATAATTTTAGAGAGGTAAACAAAACAACTTGGTGTTGGGAGGGTGTAGAAAATGTTGAAATTAAATTAACAAAAGAAGATACTTTCATATTAGTTGTTGCTAACCCAAGAAATAATCTAGAGTACACTAAATTAAATACTTTATTTGCTACTTCACTAGAAGAGGCAAAAGAAGAGGCTACAAATCTTCTAAGAGGTTATGATAGAAGAGCATTAATTAATATGTACTAATATAATTAAAGAGAGTAGGAACTTAATTGTTCTTATTCTCTTTTTTTAAATTGGGGGACAACAATGTTTTCCCCCTTATCCCCCTTTCTTTTTTCTGATTAAAATGATATAATATTATAAAGGAGCGGAAATTATGAAAATTAATGTAGAAGATTTATTTAATGATGAAATCATTGATATAAAAGAAATAGAAATGTTAGCAGAAAATATTATAGAAGAAAATATAACTGCTATGAGATATTTACAAGATAAATAAGGAGGAAAATTATGCCAGTAATTTGTAGATTTTATGGAATAATTATAAAAATGTATTTTAATGACCATTTACCACCACATCTACATGCTATTTATGGAGAATATAATGGTGTTATAGATTTAAAAACATCTGAAATGATTGAGGGAGATTTACCTTCAAGAGCTTTAAAATTAGTTCAAGAATGGACAAAACAATATCAATCTGAATTGTTAAAAATGTGGGAAACTAAAGATTTTGTAAAATTACCTGAATTAAGATAAGGAGGTAATTATGAAATATCCTAAAATAAAAAAAGTAGAAGTATTAGAAGATTATTTGTTAAGAGTATTCTTTGATAATAAAGAAATTAAAATATATGATTTCAAACCTAATTTTAAATATGAAATGTTTTCACAATTAAAAGATTATTCTATCTTCAAAAATGTTGTAGTTGATATTGGTGGATATGGGATATCTTGGAATGATGATTGTGATTTAAGTGAATATGAATTATACACAAGAGGGAAATAATTCCCTCTTTTTTTCTTTTAGGGTAAAACTACCGAGTTTTCCCCTAGAACCCCTTTCATTCTTTTTTTAATGATATTTAATCCTTAAAAAAGAATTACTTTTCAACTTTTCCTTTCTATATATACTCTTCCTCTAATCTACTTTACACAACCAATATACCTTTCCTATCTCATCTTTACATTATCTCAAAGTTAATTTAAAAATAATGCTCATCGGTATTGAACCTCTTCGCAAATATCTGACATTACTACAATGTTTCTTAATTAACTTTATTTAAACAAGATTGTTGTTCAAGAAGTATTTACTTTACCTTTTCTAAATCTACCTTTTTGTGAAATTTTATTTATTCCTGCCTATTTCTATTAAAGCACAATTTAATTTTTATTAATACCTCTAGAAGAGTTTTAGAAAGTATAAGATGGCTAGGATGGGATTTATATTTAATTGAACGAAGTTTTCAAGGAGATTAAATAATAAATTAGGCTATTATATTTTATATAAGAAATATATAAGGAGAGTATAAAGTCTTATATAAGATATTTTACGCCGGCGGAGAAATGCATTAGATATATATAAGAAAATTATAGTATACTACCCCTTAGATATTTCTTGGCATACTCAATATTATTTTAGAAATATATTAGGCATACTATATTTAAAATAATATTAATATTAAGTATATAAAATATAATTTATATTCCTTAACTCTTCTAGAAGATATTATCTCTTTGCTCCTATCTTATCTATATCCTATTTATAATTTATTCTTTTATTAATATGTTTTTTCACAAATGTGAAAAAATATAAAAATTATTTTTATATCTCTCGGGGAGAAAAATAATAAAATATTTTATTCATTTTCTTAAACCCCTATTTTTTCTATATTCTCTTTTTTTATCATTTTTTTAATAATTTCACTTTAATGAAAATATCTAAATAAATATAAGAAAAGTATAAGAAAAATATAAAATTCTATATAAAATAAGATAAAAATATAGCAAATAAAAATATATTTTCATTTTTTAAGATTTATTTTATATTTCCTCGGATATTTTTTAATAAAAAAATAAATATAAAAAAATTATGAAAATAATTTTTTATAAATATAAGGAAAATGTAAATAAATCAGAAGAAAAATAGTGAGAAGGCTTTAAAACTATTAAAGCTATTATATTTTTTTCAAGAAGATGTAATAGAGAATGAAGAGATAAGTCTGGTCTTATATATATAATATTTTTATTTAAAATATAAAACAATAAAAATATATAAAACAAAATTAATTAAAATTATCCCAATAATAATTATATTATTTTAAAATAATATTTAAATATATATACATAAATATAATATAATCTTTATATTTCAATGAGCATTCTTGACAACTTACGTCTTATTTAATATTTATATTCAAAAAATATTATTTTTTTGATATAATATCAAAAGTTATCAATTAGATTTTTATTAATACTTTTAATATAATTTATTATTAAAAGGAGAGCGATATTATGAATTTAATTTGTTTGTCTGGTGGAGCAAAAGGAAGTGATAATCTTTTTGCAATACTAGGAGAAGAGAATGGATATGTAACATATAATATGTCATTTAATGGACACAACTGTTGTAAAGAGGGTAAGAGAATAATATTATCTTCAGAAGAGTTAAATAGTCGTATAGAAGATTATAAAGCTATTTGCAATAGACTTGGTAGAAAAGAGTCTTCTAATAATTTTATAAGAAACTTAATGCTTAGAAATACTTATCAAATAAAAGGTAAGAAGAGTATAAGTGATTTAGTAATTGCTATTGGTACTACTGTTGGAGAACATGTTGACGGTGGAACAGGATATGCTGTTGACTATGCTAAGACTTTTAATATTCCTATTGTTTTATTAGATAAAGTTTATTTAAAGTTTTATTATTGGAATTATGATAATAAGACTTGGGATATTTTAAATAGTAGAAAATTAGAAGAGATTATTAAAAGTTTTATTCATAAAGAAGAAATATTCTTTACAGGTATTGGAAGCAGAAATATAGACATTAATACTTGTAAGGAAAGAATTACTAAATTAATTAATTGCATCAAGAATTACTAGAGGAGAGTTATGAATTTATTTACGGAACTGATATATTATTATCTGAGTTTTAATATATTTTTTGTATTTAATTTCATAGCTCTTTTTATATTTATTAGTACTCACAACGTTTTAATTGTGGGTACTATTTTTTTTATATTTTTTATTAAACGTTATCCTTATTGATAGCGTTTTTTTATTAGTTTTTTATTAATCTTTTTAAGTTAATTTAAAACTATTATTTAACCTTTTCTTTTAATTTAGGTTATTTATTAGTTTTTTATTAATATATTTAATTTTAATTTATTTTAAGGAGGAATTTGATATGAAAAGATATCTATATCAAAATATTGAAAATTTAGTAGGAATGAATAAGGAGCAAGTAGCTGAATTAAAATTAGCTAAAGAGGAATTTTGGTCTACTGGAGAGATAGCAATGATTAACAATCTTTTATACGAAAATAAAGAAATTGGAAATGCTATTAGAGATCTTCTTTGGAATGGAGAAAACGACATTCCAGCAATAGTTGATTTAATAAGATTTATTAATTCCAAGAGAGCTTTTAAGTTCAATTGGAATGGAGAAGTTAGAACTATTGGTATACCGAAAATAGAAGTTGGAGATACTCTTAATGCTTTTAGTCGTATATTATTAAATATTGCTATAACTTACGTTAGCTGGAAAAGTTGTAACAATGAAGAAGATAAGAAATCTTTATGGGAGAAATTCTTAAATTTAACAAATTCATTGAGAATTGATATAGCTAAGAGATTTTTAAGTAAAAATTTTAAGGAAAAATACCAATTTAAAATGATAGGTTATTCTTCTGTTGCATTACCAGGACATTTAGGAATTGATGAAGTGGCGTTACCAGAGCACTATTGTATTAAGAATAATATTAATATAGGAGATCTTTGTATAGTTAAAAGAGATCCTGTTCAGAATATATTCTTAGCATTAAGGGTTGCTAAAATGCATTATGCAAATATTATAAGAGTTAATCCTCGTACTATTCAATTAATTGACGGGGACTTTGACGGAGATAATATTGCTTGTATTCCCCTTAAGAGCGTTGTAAGACACAATAAGAAATTTTTCTATAATGGAGAAATTTTTAATGAAGAACTTTACAACCAAATAAAAGAAGAAGTTAGCCAATTGCTTCCTAGTAAGATTATGGAAAATGAATCTTTAGTAAATTTAACAAGAGAATACGTTGAGGGATTCCCTTTAGGAGAAATAGAAAAAGTTAATATAACTAAAATAAAAGATATATTAGCTAATTCTAAGAAATCTAAGAAGTATTTAGATAATATTCCAGATTATATGCAATCTCACATTGAAACAGTTAAAAATATGATAACTGTTAAAGAGGGAACTGCTACTGCTGGTTCTTTCTGTAACTGGATCATGGAATGCTCTAGAAATGCAGGACTTGATATGGTTACTGCTAGAGCACTTTCTAATAGACTTCAAAGAGTTGCATTAGACAGTAAGCACGAGGGAGGTAAAGGTAGTTATAAAGACCTTCCTTGGTATAAGTTGGCTACATTATGTAATAGTAGAAGAAAATTCTATTCTGTTGATGAGATTTATAGTGTTATTGAAAGTATTATAAATGAAGACAATATAGAATTATCTTCTGATGAGGAAGAATACATTTTTTAGTTTTATTTACTTTTGATTTTTAATTTTTAAGGAGTGTGTTATATATGAAAATGTTATCAATTGAGGAGAAAAAATTATTAGCTGAGGCTGTATTATTTAATCAGTCTCAGAGAGATATATCTAAGAGAGCATCTCAAACTAAAGACGCAAAAGATACTTGGAAAGCTTTTTACAATAATGAAATCGAAGGAAGAAAAATTCTTACTCCAATATCATTGTCAGATGAATGGTTTAATATTTATACTAAAGCTAGTAATACTGTTAAAGAAGATATTAATATAGTTGGACATAGAGTTAAAACTTTAGAAAATGTTATAAATAGAATTAATGCCAATTTAGTAACTATTAGCAATAAAGTAAACAAAAAAGAAGAGATTTCATTTAAACTTACTAAACAAATTAATTTAAAGAATAAAGAACTATTCTTTAATTATTTTAAATTTCTTTCTCTTTATGAGACAAAGGCTATTGATATAATAGTTAATTTGTATGAGGGAGAAAAAGCTGGAGAAAAAATACAAGAGAAAAGAGTTTGTGTTACTCTTGCAACTAAAAATACTTTTCTTTGGAAAGTTGAGTTTCCATTCGTAGATAAGAATGGTTTCTTTACTTTAAACGGGAGTGAATTTATATTTATGTATACTCCAAAAAATTTAGAAGAGTATCTTACTGGAGAAGCTGAAGAATTAATCCTTGTGCATCCATTCGAAAAACTTTGTAGAGAAATGTGTATCGCCTACAGAGATAAAAATGGAATGGAAGTTCTTTTAGACAAGAAGTTCTTTTTCCAAAGAGTTGAGAAATGTGGTGGAAAAATTTCTCAAGGATTTCAAAAAGCAGTAAATAAGTTTGTTACTAATGCTAAAGATTTCTATTGGGAGAAAAATAGTACTTCTCCAATCGTTTGGTTTGACCGTTTTAATGGAGAAATGTCTAGACACTGTTTCACTAACAATATTCTTCTAGATATGGGATATGAAGACGTTATTAAGTATGGTAAAGTTAAAGGATTAGACCTACTTACTGGTTCTACTTCTACTCCAGCTAAACGTGTACAATTAGCTTCTAACTATGCAATAGCTAAAAATGATAATGGAGAATGTGTTGTTAAGAAAGTCAGAGATTTAGGAGATTTAGCAGATTATCTTTCTGCTGATAAGACAGCTTATGTTTTCTATAATCGTACTTCTGGAAAAAGACAAAATTCAGCTACAATAAAAGATAGTTGTAATCTTGTAAATCCTGCTAATATGATTAAAAGAGCTTATATTAAATAAAATAATATAAATTCTTTCTGTAAGGAGAGGAGATTTCTCTCTTCTCCTTTTTTATATTTTTTATTTTAATTTTTAATTTTTAGGAGAGTGTTATATATGATAAGAGAAATAATGAATAAAAGTGTAAGACCAATGTTAGTAGCTAAAATATCTTCTGATTTAATCCCAGACTGTTTTGACGGTTGGGAACCAATATTAAATGATTGCTTTTTACTTTCTTGGGAGGCTAAAGAAAACCTTGCTGTATATTATCAAGGAGAAGTTGTTAAACCTCAAGAGGGAAGTAAATTTATTGGTGCATATAGAGATAAAGGAAGTATCTCTGGAATTTTAAGCAGATATTTACCTTTCTGTTATTATAAGCTTAATAATAAAGAAGAAGTAGCTAACTTTACTCAAATGCTTTCTAATCTTAATAAAGGTTTCTATATTAAAGAAGATGAGAACATAGTAGTCTTCCAATTAGATATTATAGCAGACGTTTCTGTTGGAAGAGATAATGTTACTGCTTTGTTAGGACAAAGTTGTTTAGACCTAAAAGCTAATATTGAGGGGAATGATTTAAATTTCTCTCAAGAAGAATTAGATAATATCAACATAGAAGAGTTATTGGATAGCAGAAATTGGGATCATAGGGTAGTAATTATAGATTCTCTTAACAAAACTATTGTACATGATTTTGAAGAGTGTGCAATATTACTAGAAGATTACTTCTGGCAACCATCTCACGATAATAGTTTAGTTGCAGGAGAAAAAGAAATCTCATTTAATTATCATCAAATGAAAGACGGAATGGCGGTATTAACGCCAACTTTATATAAAACTTTTATGTCTTCTATTGATTTTATATCTTTAAAAGAGGACATGTTATTAACTGGTATAGAAGTACAAGAAATGCCAGAAGGATTAACTCCACAAGGAGTGACTAATATCTCTTCAATTTCAAATGAAGACGAAGATGATTTATTAGCTTAAAATAAAAAAAGCCTGTTCTGATATCTAAAAAGATATCGAGCAGGTTTCTTATCCTACAACATGGTAGGTAAGCAAATGTATTATAATATATTTATTTATTTTTTCAAAAATAGAGTAGAATAACCTCTACTCTATTTTTTTTAAATAAAAATGATGAAACTTTTTGAATAAAAAGTTTCTTTATTTATTTTTAATAAAATGTAAAAAATCATTAATAAATGATTTTTCTTTTCCTATTTATTTCTAATCTAATTTTCCTTTTCTCATCTTAATTTATTCTTAAAGTTATATTTTTCTCTTTTTTTAATGTAGAAAGTAATTGCTCGTTTCACATACGCAATCACTTTCTTTTATTGATTAATGGCGAAATATTTGAAACATTTTAGATATTTTAAAATTTAATGGAAAAATATAGTAGAAATACTGTAGTGAATATGTTAAAATCTATTTAAAATATACGAAGAATTGTGCAAGAAGTATATACTTTTAATTTTTTAGAGTAATTTTAAGAAATTAGAAGAGTATATAAAAAGATTTTTATTTATTAAAGCACATAAAAAATAGGAGGGATTTATGTTACAAAGATTTAATTGGGATATGTTTTCAATGGAGTTTCAAAATAAATTATTGAGAATGAAATTTAACAAAGAGAATCCTTTGATAACAGAATTTAAAGCTTTGTTAAATTATTTAAGCGAATTAATGTTTGATATAGTGACAGAAGAAGATTTAATTCAATATCAAAAAGAATATAGAAGAATTGCTAAATTAACTGAACAATATTCAGAAAAAGAAAAAGAAGAAGCAATTTTATATTATTATTCTGAAGTAATTTTAATGTATGTAAGTATGTTGAAAACACTTAATTTAAAAGATCCAGCAACTGAAATTACATTAACAGAAAATGATATTAATGAATTAAAAAAAATAGAAGAACAAAATTTAAAAATGATTGAGGAGTCTAAAAATAATAATTATTATGCATAAGAATAAGAGCTGTTAAAAGCTCTTTTTTTATTTATTAAAGCACAACTGTATATCTTATAATTTATAAGATTTTTATCTTTATACTGGTTATTTTATATTGAAAAGAGTATGCCTTAAATATAGGTAGCATAAATATGGAATGTGTTGCCTATATTTTATATTAGTGTAATAATAGAGCCTTTAATGTGAATAATTAGAGGTTCTATTTTTATATTAATACAAGAAATGCAAAAAGGAGAGATATATGAAAATATTAAATCTAAGCAATCACAAATTAACAGAAAAACAAATTGAAGAATTAAAAGAGAGATTAAAATTTACAAAAATAGTAGAACTTGATAAAGAGGATAAAAAAATATGGAATCAATTAACTATAGAAAACTATAAAAAAGAAACAAAAAGAATAATGGAAAAATATAATGTAGATTCTTATCATATATCAGGATTCGCTCCAGCAGTAGTTTATGCTGCAAATGAAGCAGATAATAATATGAAATTATTTTGCATTAGACTGTTTTAAAAAAATAGCTGAAAAAGAATATTTATTTATATTAATACAATATAGAACCTCTAATTGCTACTGTTAGGGGTTTTATTATTTTATTAATATTAGGAGGTTTTATGGATTTAAGAAAAGAATATACGGAAGAAATGTTAAATGGACCAGGTAGTGATATCAAAGATAGTTTTCACACTATGGTTGAACTTTATTACAATAGAATGATATTATTTGCAGTATTGGTTAATACTTATAAGGATAAAGCTTATAAGTCAAAACTACATGCAGACGGAACTATGTTTCCAAATTTTTTTATTGTAGGAATAAGTACTCCTGAAGGAGATTTCTCATATCACTATCAACTTAAATATTGGGACAAATTCCAATGTAAAGAATTGGATAGAGCTCCAGAATGGAAAGGGGAGTCTAAGGAAGACATTGGAAGATTATTTAGTTTAACAGGAGGTTAGTATGCTAACTGAAAACATGAAAAAATGGATAAAAGAATCCATTTCTTATAATTTAAAAGATGAAGAAGTAAATAAAAAATTAGAATTAGTTTCTTTAATGATAAAAGAATTTAAAGAAATTCCAGAAATTTTTAATTTTGCTGATGAAGCACAAAGCTATCTTATAGAAGAATCAAGAGATAGAGCTTTTATGAAAGAAGAATCAAAAAGATTTTTTAAAGAAGAATAAATTTAAAAATTATAGTACACCTAACTTTATTTTAATATTAGGTATCTTATTAATTATTAAAACTTTAGGAGGAAAACTATGAAGTTGATTATTAATGAATACCAAAATAATTTTTTAGTTAATAAAAGTGTAATGCTAGATATCGTTAATGTTGATGTCTATAATTTTAAGAATTCTTTTGGTTTTAATTTTAAATCAAAAAGTAATAAATCTCAGAATTTTTTCTATTTTAAAAAATGCAAAAAATCATACTTTAGAAAATATTACCGAAAATGCTTTGATTGATTTAATGGATAATATTGATACATTAAAAACATTAAAAATTGATTCTTACAAGTATGAAAATGATGATGAAACAATAACTGAGATATATATTAATATTTCTTATTAATTTTAAAAGGAGTGATTAAGATGAAAATATACAGAGGAACTTTAGTATCAGTAGAAGATACAAATGGAAGTATGGCTTATGTTAGCGATTGTTTAGGTAACTCTTTTTGGGTTAGAGAGGAAGAATTATACTAGTTTTTTAAGATATATAAATTAGCCGGGATTTTTCCCGGTTTTTTTATATATTTAGGAATATTTATTTTACTTTTTAAGTTTATTAAAGCACATAATTTTAATGAACTTAGATGGTATGATAAATACCACAAGAAATACGCTGGCGTATTTCATTAGACGCACCTCCTTATTAAAAATTAAAAGTTAAAAGTAAAGGGAAATCCTAATAATTATTTATTAGGGTTTCTTCTTATTTTTAAAAATAAGTAAATAAACGAATTAATTCGTATTTTAATAAAAAAGGAGTGATTAAGTAATGGATTGGAGTAAATGGCAAACGGTGGCAGCAATAAAAGATACTGGTGGAGCTATAGAAAAAATTGATGAAATAATGGCTACAGCTATTAATGCAGCTTCTGAAACTACAAAAGATATAGGTACAGAAATAAAAGTTGCTGGTGTCGGATTAGGAATATCAACTTTTTCGCCTCAAATAGCATCAACTTTAGGACTATTTGGTTTCGTTACAGATGAAACTCAAATAGATACTATTGGACAAGCTCTTATATTAGGAGCAAGTGCTAGTGCAGCAAATAAATTTGTTGATAACTTCACAAAGAAAAAAGAAGAGAGTAAAAAAAGAAGATCGAATAAAACTGATAAAATTAAAGCAATTGAAGCAGAACTAGTAGATGAAGATTAATTCTTTGTCTACTAAAATATTATTTAAAAATTAAAAGGAGTGATTAAAAAAATGGAAAAAAGAACTGTAAATATCAAAATAGGATTTGATTCTAAAGGAGAAGAAATTAAAAATTTATTAAACACAAGAGAAACTTTAAAATTCACCAAAAATTCTACTGCTGAATGTGACAAAAAATTAGAAGAAGCTTTTAAAGATTATTTCTTTTCTCCAGTTAAAAGAACAAGAAAAGAATTCTTAACTGCTAAAACTAATAAAACAGAAGAAGAATTAAATGAACTTAAAACTTTAATCGAAGAAGAGATGAATATTAAAGAAAATTCTGTGTTAAAAGATTTTTGTAAAGAATTTAAAAGTATATTTGGGAATAAAGCTTTGAAAATACATAAACAATATAAAGCTAATAAATATAATGGAAGAATTCAGTATCAAGAATATACTTACTTACCTTCTACATTAAAAAGTTTTATTCAAAATCCAGGAGATGAACTATTAATTAATTCATCTATCTTTAGAATAGTACTAAAAAATAGTTATTCAGCAGTAAATAATCAAGAGATTATCGAAATGGTTTTTGTATCATTGTTATATGATGAAATGACTGACGAAATGGTTAAACATCAATGGAAAGTAATAGCTACACTAGAAGATAGTATTGTTACTGATGAAGATGAAATTGAAGCTGAAGAGTTAGCATAATTTAAAATTAAACCACTAATACCTAAATGGTGTTAGTGGTTTTTTTATTTTAAAAGATATTTTTTTGATGGAATTTTTTGCAAAGCGATAATTTTTTTTAAAGCACATAATTTTTTTGGAAGGGATTTTTTTTGAAAATAATTTATAACATTAAAATAGAAGAAGAAAATAATAGACCATATTTAAGATTAAGAGATTTATATGAGGAACTAAACGATGAATTAAGTTTTGTTCCTTGGAGTAAAAAATTAAATTTTAATAAAGCTTCAGAAAAAGATATTTTAAATATAAATGATGAGGTATTTATTTCTTTAACTTTAGCTAGAGTAGCTTTTAAAGAACATAGATTAGATAAATATAAAAAACTTTATGAAAAACTAATCAAAATAGAAGAAGAATGGTATTCTGATGAAAATTTTAGTATTAGAATAAAAGAATACATTGACAAAATATTTAATCAAAATAACTTATTAAAAACTTTATTTCCAGCTATAAAAGATGCCAAAGAAATAATAGATAAAAATTATAATCAAGTTTATAATTTGATAAAATAAAAAAGACTATCAATTAGATAGTCTTTCATATTTTATGTATCTTATGACACACAAACACCAAGTGTAATTATACATAAAATATAAATAAAAGTCAAGAAGAGATGTTTAAAAAATATCTCTTTTTTTTATTTTTAGAAAGGAAATTAAATTATGTTTTTATTAAATGGGAAAAAATATATTAGGTCTACAGATATAGTCCAATTATATGGAATAAACAAAGACCAAATTAGATATCTCTGCAAAAGAGATAGAATAAAGTATATATTACTATCAGGCAAAGAATTAAGAGAATTTAAAAGAAAGAATGATATTTATAACTCTTATGCGTCTTCATTATATTTAATAGAATCAAATTCATTGGATTTAATTTTATCAATTTATTCTAATAAAAACAATAAGGCAGGTGATATTTGTTGAAAGATTATGAATTAAAAAGAAAAGAAACTTTTGAAGAAGTTATAAAAATGTTGGAAGAAGAAAAAGATAATATAATAGAGTTATTTGATAGATTATTATATGCTCAATGTAATCCTATTACTAAGACAATTTATAAAGGATATAATAGATTATTGTTAAATAGTTTAGCTATTAGAAATAATTTAACAGATAATCGATGGCTTACCTTTAATCAAATTAAAAATAATAATTGGAAATTAAAAAAAGGATCAAAATCTGTAAAAATAGAAAAATGGAGTATGTTTTCTCCAAAAGATGAAAAAGATAAAGAAAATAAAAGTCTAATTCCTTTTCTGAAATATTTTGATATTTTTAATGCCAAAGATATAGAAGGAATTCCAGAAAAACCAATTAATGAATATAAGCCTGATATTTATGATATAATATCAGAACAATTTAAAGAAACAGCTAAGATACAAATTATTGAAAGAGATGATTTTACTCCTTATTTTGATAAAGATTTAAAATATATAAAAATGCCTCTTAAAATACAATTTAAAGAGCCTAAATTATATTTAAAGACATTAGTATCTCTTTTATCTTTAGATATAGCTCAAAACGAAAATAAAGAGCTTAGAGGTATTTACAAAATAAGTAGAGAAGATTATAATAAATTATTATCAGAATTATCAACAATTATTATATTTAAAGATTTTAATTTTGATATTAAAGGAAATCTTTTTAAAGAATTTTCTAACTCTTTAAAGAAATGGTTACCTATTTTTAAAGACGATTATAGAACTTTATATGGAGCAATAAAAGATGCACAAGAAATAAGTGATTTGGTCATGAAAAATTATAATAATTAAACGGAGGATATTATGCTAAAAAAATTTATCATTTCGATAATAGGATTAGTAATTTTTATTATTTTTTTTAAGATATTTTGGTCTTTACTCCCAATTTTACTTTTTTCCTTTATATTATTAATTTGCTATAGAATTTTTATAGTTTATTTTAAAAATAAAAAACATAAAATTAAAAGTTATAATAAAAAATCAAATATAAGATTTTAATATAAATAAATCAGTTATATCTGATAAAATTAAAAAAAATAACATTTTTATAAGATATAACTGATAAAACTTTCTTTATTACTATCTCTATATTGTTGACTTAATATTTTTAAGCTGATATAATTTTATTAAGAAAGGAGTGATTAATGTGAAATTGAATCCATATACTCCAGGAGCAGGGGTAATGCCAGGATATTTATCTGGTAGAGAAAAAGTAATAGAAGAAGCTAAAACAAATATTTTTCATTTAATAAATGGTTATCCTCAAAGACCAATAATTTATTATGGACTTAGAGGCGTAGGAAAAACTGTTCTATTAAATAAAATTGAAGAATATGCTTTTTTATCAGATATACTATATTGTCATATAGAAGTAAAAGAAAAAACAGATTTAATATTAGAACTTATTAATGAATCTAATATATTTTTACAAGAATTGTCAAATATAGAAAAAATTAAATCTATGTTAAATAAACTAAAAGAAGCGATTGATAATTTATCAATAACTTATACTGGCGGAGATAATTCTTTAACAATTAATGCAAATAAAGAATTTAAAAATGTAGTTTTATCAAATAATATTACAAAATTATTTACTACATTAGGTATGTTAGCTAAAGAATCAAATAAAGCTGTAATATTTTTTATTGATGAGATACAATATGCTAAAAAAGAGCAATTAGAAGCTTTAATATCTGCTCAACATAGAATAAATCAATTAAGGTTACCTATTAGTATTTTTGGAGCAGGTTTAAATAAAGTTTTAAGCATGTTGACTATATCAAAAACATATGCAGAAAGAATGTTTTTATTTAGAGAAATTACTTCGTTAAGTTATGAAGAAACTAAAGAAGCAATATTAAAACCAATAGAAAATATGAATTTAACATTTGAGGAAAATGCTTTAGAAGAAATATACAAAATAACAGAAGGTTACCCTTATTTTGTACAAGAATTATGTAAAACTATATTAGATAATATAGAAAATAAAAATAATATAACATTAGAAGATGTTAAAAATAATATAGATATATTTAATAAAATATTAGACGAAGGATTTTTTAAAACAAGAATTTCTAAATGTACAGATAAAGAATTAGAATTTTTATTTGCAATGAATTCTTGTGGAGAATTACCATGTACAATATCTAATGTTGCTAATGTACTTAAAAAGAAAGTAAATTCTATATCTCCTATAAGATCAAATCTTATTAATAAAGGTATTATTTATTCTAATAAATTTGGAGAAATAGATTTTACAGTTCCTCAATTTGATAAATTTTTAAAAAGATTAAAAAAATAATTTTTATATTAAGAGAGCGATTAGCTCTCTTTTTTTTATTCAAAATAAAAAATTATAAAAAAGAAGAATAGAATATGATAAATATTTTAGTAAATTTAAATAATCACAAAGAAAATTTTTTTACCATTAAAGAAGATATATCTAATATAAAGTTAAAAAAGGAAGAAACATTAAAATTAGAAATAACTTTTAAAAGAAACGGTTTTGTTCAAAAAATAGAAATAAATAAAAAATATAACGAAAAAATAGAAGAAAAATTATTTTACTTTATTAATAATATAAATATAAAAGAATATAGAAAAGCATATAAAATAATTTTTAATGAAAAAGATATTGAATTAGAAATAGAAGAAAATAATATAAGCAGTAATGAAACAAAAATATTAGATAAAAAAATAGAATGGAGAAAATAATATGAAAAACAAAAATGAATTATATAGCATAAATAAAGCTATAAAAAATTTTAAAGATAAAATAAATAATTTAGAAAAAAGAAAAGAAAGAATAATAGAAGATACCAAAAGTGGATTAAAATATAAAGCAAATAATGCTCAAAAAACATTAGAAGAAATTAAAAAAAAAGAAGAAATATTAAATAAAGAAATAGAAGTATTTTTAGGAGAGCAACCAATATGTATAGAGTGTTTATATGGAGAAGGAGAAGATTATCCTGATGAAAAATTAGGTTGTACATTAATGAATTATTGTATGTATTATAACGGAGATTTAACATTAGACGAATTATTAAAAAAAGAAATTAAACAAAAAGGAGAATAGTTTAATGGAAATAAAAGAAAAAGGATTTTTATACAGAGATATAGAGTTAGGAAAAATTTATGGAAAATATAAGGTGATTGGATTTGATTTTCATAAAGAATCAGAAATGTTTATATGTATAGAACATGAAAAATATAAAAAAGATATAGAATTAGGAGATAATAAATATATATCAATAGTATTAGAAGGATATAAAGAATGTAAAAATTATAGATGGATAAGTAAAAAATTATTATTAGGAAAATAAAGAAGAGAATAAAATGGCAAAAATTACAACTACAGAAGTAGGAAAAGTATATTATAAAGTAGAATATGAGGTGCCAAATGAAATAGCTGAAGAAATAGAAAATTTGGACGAAGAAGAAAAAACAGAAGAAATTAAAAATATATTAGAAAAATATGGAGAAATAAAATATTCAGAACAAGAAAATGATGGAGAAGCTTTTGAATTTAAATTAGAATCTATAGATAAAATAGAGATAGATTAAATAAAAAAATTAAATTATCAGAAAGGAAAAATATGATATGAAATTAAAAAAAACATGTAGAACTTGTAGTAATTTATATCCAACTACTTATAATGATGGTTACTATGATTCAGAAGAAACTTATTGCGAAGAAAAATATCCTTGTAATTGCGATTATATAGATGATTCTTATAATGTAGATTCTTTAAACAATTGTGAGAATTATAAACAAATAGATTTAAAAATTATATTAGGAGAAGAATAATATGGGAATAGAAAGAGAAAAAGGATATGAATACAAAGGATTTAAACTTGGACAAAAAATTAAATTAAAAGAAGATAATAAAATTTACACAATTATTGGATTTAACGAAAATAGAAGTTTAGAAGAAAGTTTTATAGCTATTAACAAAAATGAATCTTTAGCACGTTTAAAAGAAAATATAGCAACTTCATATTTGGGAGAATATAAAGATTCTAAATCATATTGGATTGGAATAAGAAATTTAAATATCGAATTAATAAATAAAGGAGAACAAGTAGATTTAAAAGAATTACATGAAACATTAAGTAAATATTATGATTTAAAAAATTTTAGAACTCATTATATTGAATTAGGAAACGATTTAGAAAAATGTTTAGGTAAAACAAAAGTAAAATTCACAACAGAAACTTTCAACGGTAGAGGAGATAAGGAATTGGAAGTTCCTAAGAAATATATAGAAAAATATATAGAAGATGAATTAGGAGAAATTAATGAGAAAATAGATAAAATAGAAAACAATTTAAAAGAATTAGGATTATTAAAGGAGTGATTGAGATGATAAAAAAAGTTGTAGTAACAATGTATCATTCTGAAGAAACAGGAGAATTAATAAAAGTAATATTAGAAGACAATAAAATTTATTTAAAAGAATTAGAAGATAGAAATTACAGAATAGAAATGTATGAATCAGCTTGTATAGGAATAGAAGAATTTAATCTCTTATTAAAAGTAATAGAATATTTAAAACTTTCTAATAATAAAAATAACAAAATGGAATTTATGGATAAAAATGATTTATTTGTAATAGATTATAGATAAAAAGAGGTAAATTGTGAAAGAAAAAATAATAAATTATTTAGGGTTAGAATTAATTCCTATAAGAGAATTAAAAGAAAAAAAAGATATTAAAGATTTTAGATGTAATTTAGTTACAAATAATTTATTTGAATTAGAAAATTATAATCATAAAGAATTCTATAATATAGTAGAAAAAATAGATGAAAAACTAAAAAATATAGATATTTTTAGAATAAATAATACAGGAATATTAAATTCATTAGTAGTAATTCCGACTAATTATAACTTTATGTTTTATGTAGAGAATAATGAAGAACTAGAGCTAATAAAAAATATATATTTAATATTAGAAAAAAATCCTAAAGAAAATAATTTAAAAAACGATTATCTAATAGCTTATAAAAAATCAGGATTCTTATCTGAAGAAGTAAAAATAGATTTTAAAAATAAAAAAATAAAATTTTATTTAGATAATTATAAATTTCTAGAAACAGAATATACAAGCAATATTAAACTGAATAAGATTATAAAAGGTATAAAAAATATTTATGAATTTGAAAAAGAAAAATTTATAAAAATTAAGATAAATGAATTAAAAAAAGAATTATAAAATAATTTTATAAATAAAGGAGATAAAATGTCATATACAGAACTATTCTTTATGAACAAAAATAAGAAAGTAATAAAAAGAGAAAAAATAGAAAATGCTCATAGAGGAGCAAGAATGATATGGGAACAACTAATAGAACTATATTTAGATAATACTTCTTTAAGAAAGTTAGCTGAAAAAGACGAATATGATAAATTATGGGATTTATCAAATGATGAAAGACTAACTAGACACGAAAGAATATGTTTATTACATACTTTCGATCATGCTTTGATAGATAGAGAAAATATAGAAGAATTAGTAGAAGCTTTAAAAAGTATGCATATATCAGAAAATTATGATAGTTTATTTGAACAAGCTTCAATTATAGAAAATGTATTTAAAAATAATAAAGATATTTATTATTTAGGAGTAAATCATAATAGTGTTAGTACAAATTTTTGGGAGGATCAAGAAGATATTGATAAAAGTTGGTTAATGTTCAAAGAAGAATGTTTAAATATTAAAATTGATGATAATAAAAGAAAAATTATAGACAAACACAATAAAGCTATTATTAAACTTTTTAAAATAAAAAAAGAATTAATAAAAGCCAATTATGAAATAGACGTAAAACCTATAGATTTTGAATATTTAATAAATAAAATAAGTATCGAAATAGAAGCTATAAAATTAAGAAGAGATTTCTTAATTAAACCAAAAGAGGATAAATAAATGAAAAAATCAATGTTAATATTTGATGAAGTAATAAATATATCAAAAGAAATAGAGGATAGTTTTAAAAAAATAATAAAACATAAATATAATTCAAATATAAGTATAAAACAAAATATAAATGAAATTATTATATTTCACGAATGTATTATAGATAAAAAGAAAATAAAAGAATTATTAAAATTAATGAAATACAATAAACTTATAAGAGTAGAAACAGAAAACAGAAAATTTAATGTAAAATTTTAACAAATAATAGGAGGGAACATTGTATAAAGAAAATTATTTTGAAGATAAAATTTCAAAATATTTGTTAAAAATGTTAAAAGAAACTTTAAATAATAATATAAATAATAATAACAATAATGTGAAAAACAAAATAATAACAAATAATAAATATGGTAAAAATACACATTATAACAAAATTAATTATTTCAATAAGAAATAGGAGAAATTATGAAAAAATAAAAATAGAAATAACTAAAATTTAAACCTCGATTTGAAAAAGTTGAGGTTTTTTATTATATTAAAATAACAAAATTGGGGGTGATTAAAATAAAAAAAATTATGATTATATTTATAATTTTTTCTTCATTGACGTTTTCGAAAGGATATAATGTTAATCCTAAGGATATAACTGAATCAGTAAGGATTGTAAATGCAATCATATTTGGTTCGGAAAATATAGAACATTACAATAAATTAATTGCTGGAACAATTTCAGCAGAAACTTTGTACGGTAAATATAAAGGAAAAAGTACTTTAGGTATTACTCAAATCTCTCCAGCAGGTTGGGGATATATAAATTGGAAAATAACTGATGAAGATAAATTCAATTTAAGGATGTTAGGTATAGAACATTCAACAGTTAAATTAAAAGATTTAACAAATAATCATATATTAGCAATAGCGTATTGTAGCTTGTATTACAAATATAAATTAAATGGAATAGTTCCAAATAATTTAGATGAATATGCAATTGCTTGGAAAAAATATTATAACACATCAGCAGGATCTGGGACTATAAAAGGATTTAAAGAAAAATATTTAGTTTATGGAAAAAAATATTTAAACAAATATTAAAGGAGTTTTTATGAATAATATATTAAAATTTAGCGTAGAAAATTTTTTATCAATTAAAAATAAAACTGTATTAAATTTATTATCTTCTAATGAAAAAAATTTATCAGAACATATCGTTAATTTAAAAGATGACATAAATGTTAATTCCTTACAATTTTTTATAGGGAAAACAGCAGTTGGAAAAAGTAATATTCTTAAAGCTATATATTTTCTAAACTTTTTAATAAAAATAGACGCAGATAGAAGATGTAATCAGGAAATTCCTTTATTGTCTTTTAAAGGACTAGAAAATGAACCTACATCTTTCGAAATAATGTTTAACGTAAACAAAAGCATCTTCTATTATAAATTAACTTTAAATAAAGAAAGAATATTAAAAGAAAAATTATTATATTTAAAAAATGTAAAAATGGCAAAGATATTTGATAGAGAATATATAAAAGAAGAAGATAAATATAATTATTTTTATTCTAGAGATTTTAAAGATTTAAAGGGATTAGAAAATAAAACTTTACAAAATAAACTATTTTTAACATCAGCTTCTCAATGGAGTAATAATCCAAAAATTAGAAATGTAATTACATTTTTAAATAATTCTTTAATATATAATAAAGATTATTTCATTGATAATAAACTATATTTATTTGAAAATATAAATAAAGCATGTTTTAAAGAAGAGTTACTTAAATTATTAAGTTTAGGAAATAACAATATTGATAATATAGAGGTTAAAAAAGTTAATGAAAAAATAATAGTAAATATAATATATCCAAATTTTAAAATAAATATAGATGAAGAATCATCTGGGTTTATACATTTATTCAATTTATCTATATTAATTTTAAATGCTATAAGAGATAAAAAAATATTAATAATAGATAATTTTGATAATAATTTACATATTCTTTTAATAAAAGAATTAATAAACTATATTTTAAAGAAAAAAATACAATCATTTATTTCTATAGATAAATTATCAACCTTAAATCTTGATTGGTTAAGAAAAGATGAAATAATTATAGTAGATAAAAAAGATGGGAACACTAATATAAAAAATTTAGCAGAAGTAAAAAATATTTATAAATCAATAAACATTGAAGAATTAATAAACTAGGAGGATAATATGAGTTTTTTAGGAAGTAAAATAAAAAAATTAGAAAACGGAAGAGAAGTATTAGAAATGCAAGATTCAGTTAATTTTGCAATGGTAACAGATGATAATTATTTATTGCTTGCTTCTCAATTTAGAGCTTCTAATCAAAAAGAAAGTATAAATCTTTTTGGAGGATATATAGAAAAAACAGAAACTTGGAAAGAAGCATTATATAGAGAAATGCTAGAAGAATCTAATATTTCAAAAGAAGATGTCTATGATATTGATGTATTATTTGAAAATAAATACGTTTCTATGGGGTATACATCAGAAAAAAATACTACTTGCATAGTATATTTAAATAAATCATTACAAGATTTAAAATTAAAATGCAATGATAAAGATGAAAATATAACTATTATTAAAACATGGATAGATACTAATTCAATAGAAAAATTACTAAATAAAACCGAAGGATTAAAATTATATTTAGTATTAAAAGAATTATTTAGAATTTCTGAATATAAATAGGAGGAAAAATGATATATGCAGTTGTGGATAAAGGGTTAGGTAGAATTTTTGAAGATGTTAGAGAGTTTATGGACTTTATCCACATCAGAAAAAATAGAAAAAAGATATTAAAACCTAATATAAAATTTAAAAAATTTGATAATAAAGAAAAAGCTAAAGAATGGCTAAATAAAGTAAATGGCAAAAATTTAAGTGAAACAAAAAAGTTAGATGATAAAACATTATACTTTGATGCAGGAACTGGAAGAGGTGTTACTGAAGCAAGAGTAACAGGAAAAAGAGGACAATCTCTAATAAAATATTCTGGATTAAAAAATATAAAAATAAATAAGCATGGAAATGTAGAATTTCCAGGAAAAACAAATAATTATGGAGAGTTAGCTGCATTCTATATAGCTCTTAGAATAGCTTTAAAATATGACTACAAAAAAATAGCAGGAGATAGTAAACTTGTTTTAAAATGGTGGACTAATGGTAATTATAAAAAAGATAATCTATCTGAAGAAACTATTAAATTAATAGAAAAAACAAGAGAATTATTAAAAATTTTTGAAGGAAAGCAAGGACATATTTTATTTATATCAGGAGACATTAATCCTGCAGATTTAGGATTTCATAAAAAAAAGTATTAAAGGAGAAAAAATGTCAATAGCTAACATACCAAAATATAAAATATTTTATTTATTAAAATTAAAAGATGAATATATATCTAAAATAATTATTAATAATGATGACATCTATTTTAAAACAACTAACAAAATTAATAAAGCAAAAAAATATATGGATATGCATTATCCAATTCCTAAAAATATTAAAAGAATTTTCTATAATAACGTAGTTATAATTAATCCAAAATTTGATTTTGTTAGAGCTTTAGAACATGAAACACTAGAAATTTTTGGAGATAAAATTTTTAATCTTTATGATGAATTAGTAGATAAATTATATAAGTTAGGAAAAAATATAAATGATATAATCCAAATAAGAAAGATCTCAGAATATGGAGATTATATAATAAATGACATGAATACAGAAATAGAATATTGGTTTGAAAAATTTAAAGAATGTTATTTTTTCGAAGATGATAAAACCATATTTAGGAACTTTGTTATTGTTTTAAAAAATGGCACTAAACTAATAAGAGTTTACGATAATAGAATTTATAAAGAAATATGGGAATTATTATAATAACTTGCAAAGAAAAGAATGGAGTTGATAAATAATGGCTAAATTTGATAACGCCAAAGTCGGAGATAAAGTTTGGAGCGTAATTTGTGGAGATGGTATTATTGTATCAATAAATGTAAATTGCCAATATCCTATTACAGTTAGATTCAAAGAACATCCTAATAAGAGTTTTGATATGGAAGGTAGAAGTTATATAAATTATAATCCAGAATTATTTTGGAATAAATTTAAGATCCCTACAGATAAAGAAGATACAAAACCTTTTGATTTAACTGAGTATTTGAGAGAGAATTTAGAAATAAAAGAGTTTGAAGAAGGAAAAAGAAATATATATTTATATTATAATTATGAAGAACAATATATAGATTGGGATCATCATATAATTGCTGAAATATTTGGAACTATTTATTTTAAAGAAATTTCTCCAGATAAAGCAAAAATAATATATAAGGAACTAAATGATAAGCAAATAACACCAGAACAATTAAAAAATTCTTACAAAACACTTGGATGGTTATAGAAAGGCGGTTAGCATATGGATATAGATCAAATTTTAAAAGGAAAAAGAATAGAGTCGTATAATGTTATAACACCAACATATGAAGAGGAAGGTACAATAAGATTCAAAGAAAATGAACAAATATATTTATGGAAAGCAGATGATTGTAATTATTATATTTCCCATATGATAGAAGGAAAAGAAATAACAAGAGAATTAGCTTCAACAAAATATATTGGACAAATAAATTTTTTAGATATATATGATCCTATAAAAGATAGAATTAATAAACTTAAATATTTGATTTCAGTAGAGAAATCGGAAGAAGAAAAAGAAGAATTATATCCGATATTAGATACACTAGAAAGACATAAAGAAAAACCAATAGAAAGAATAAAAAAAGATTTATTAAAATTAGAAAAAGAAATTAAAAATGATATTAATGAAGATAGAGATCCTATATTTTTTAACGAGAAAAAATATCATAAAGATTTAATCAAAAAAGATACATTAAAATGGCTAATTGAAAATAGATAACCTTCCGACATAATGTCGGAAAGCGAAAGGAGATAATATGTCATATTTTTATTGTCATACTGGAGATGTTTTAATAAGCAAAGATGGAAGAAATTTAGTAAGATTTGTATATAAAAGAAGAGAACAAAAAGAAGAATTTAAAGGAGAACTTTTAGAAACATTAGATATTGAGAATATACATGAATTAACAGGAAATACACCATTATATCATAATTTTAAATATGAAAATTATATTGATATAAGAAAAATAAACAAAGAAGAAATAGATAAGAAATTTGAAAAATATATAAGAAAAGAATATAGACATTTTTTAACTTTAGAAGAGAAAATTATGAAAGCAGAAGATGAATTAAATGACATGAAAAAAGAATTATTTTTAAAAAAACTTAAAGATGATTCAATCAAAGAATTTGAAATAACACTATCATTGGAAACGCTTAATAAATTAATAAATTTCAATTGCATAAGCAGAGATATAAAAAATAAGACATTTGAATATATTGTTTGTTATATAAAAATAAAAATAAGCATTTTTGGTTCTAAATTATATATAGAAAAAATGGAGGCTTAGAATGGAACTAAAAAATTCTGTATTTATAAGCAAAGTTATTTTCAGCGATAAACCTATTAATTATGATTATTCTGAAAAAATTAACGAGTTAGAAAAAGATGAATTAGAAGATTATTTAGAAATAACTTTTGATGAATTTAAATTATTAAAAAAGAAATTAAAAATAAATAAAAATAAAGAAATATATGTACAAAATGAAAGATATGATTTAAAACAAGAACAAGAGTTAATGTTATTTTATATGATAACTAAAGATGAAGATATATTCAATTTCAAATTTAAAGAAAAAAATATAATAAAATTTAGAAGTTATATTAATAATAGTTTTATAGCAAGATTTAGAATTTGGTTTGAAAAATAAAATTATATATGGAGGAAATATGTTTAATATAGGAGATAAGGTTTATTCTTGTAAAAGTTATTTAAGAAATCTAGAAATTATTAAAATTGAAGGAATTAAAATTATTTGCAAGGGCGAAGAATATATGGAAAATAGAAAAGATTATGAAAAAGGATGGCATAATAAAAATGATATCTTATTATATCCTTTCGAAATAAGATTAGAAGAATTTAAAAATACTAAAAACTATAGGGTAAAAAGCAAATGGGATAAGATAATCCAAAGAAACCAAAATATGTATATGGATTTAATGCACTTATATAATCAAATAATGACTAAAGAAATGAATTTAAATCCTTTTTATCAAAGAGATTTAGTGTGGACAAATGAGCAAAAAAAGGCATATATAGAAGCTTTGTTTTTAGAGAAAGCAGAAATAAAGCCTACAATAATATTAAACTGGGAAAATCATGATGAAAACTGTTATGAAGTTTTAGATGGAAAGCAAAGAATTTCTACAATCTTAGAATTTTTAAATAACAATTTTCCAATATTTGATAATATTTTCTTTAAAGATTTATCAGCCAGTGACGTTAAGTTTATAACATCGAAAGAAGTAAATTATACAAGAATAGAGAAATTAAATAATAAAAACTTAACAGATGAAGAAAAAATAGAATTGTTCCTAGAAATAAATGAATTGGGAACAAAAATGAGTAACGAACATATAGAAAAAATTAAATTATTATTAAAAAAATAAGATTAATAGCAGGCCTAAAAAAGCTTGTTTTTTATATGGAGGCAAAATATTATGAATAATTTATTAAAACTATTTGAACGAAAAAAAGTTTTAAATAATTTTAAACAAAATAAATGGTATTTAATTGGTGGAGGTTCTGCTTTTTCAGATACAAATACTTCATATTTTAAAATATACGAAAAAACACTGTATTTAATTGATTGCGGAGAGCAAAATATACATAAGATAATAAATTTAATTAAAGAACATAGAAGTAAAATAGAGAATATTATAATAAGGATTACACATATGCATATGGACCATGTAGGAGGATTAAGTACTATTATTTATGCTTGCAAATATTTATTTAATATTAAACCAGAGATAATTGCTAATTCTTTTACTCATCTAATGAGATTAAAAGATTATTTAAAAATAGCTGGTAATAATAAAAATGATTATAGAGCATATTATTATATGTGCAAAGAGATGGAATGTATTTTTTTAAAAAATAATATAGAAAAAATTACACCAATAATTGTAACTCATTGCAAAGAATTTGATAGTTATGGTTTTTATGATGAAACAAATAGAACATTTATAACTGGAGATTGTAAATCGTTTTCAAATGATATTTTTGAAAAGTATAAAATAGAAAATTTATTTATCGATTTTACAGATATATTATCAGATGTACATATGCATTATTTAGAATTTAAAAATAATATATTACCTATATTACCTAAAAATATAATAATAAGATTTATTCATAATGATATAGAAATAAATAATAAAAAAATAAGAGATTTTGAATATATTTTAAAATAATGAGGTGCTAAAATGTTTACTGTTATTTTAGCATTTATAGATGCAAATTATAATATTAACTTCGATTATTTGTATTTAGGAACGTTTATAATAGATTTAGAGATGTTTAAAACTATAATGAATTATTCAAATAATAAAATAAAAGAGAAATGTAATCACGATTGGGAAATATTCAAAGAAAATAAGTTAGTAGATGAAAATGGACATTATTTAGAAACTGAATATATTCTAAAATGTAAAAAATGTGGAGATATAAAGAAAAAATAAAAGGAGATAACTTTGATGGCGATATCAGATTATGGAATCTTAGTAAATATAAATGGTAAAAAAATAGATAGTGGAGTTTATATAAATCCAAATTTAACATCAGAACTTAACTTTAAATATAATGAAGATGAAAATTTAATTGTAGACTATGAAAATAAAAATATAAATAAATTTGAAAATAAAGAATATTATTATGATTTAAAATATCAAGCTTATTTCGGGGATTACGATTTTTATGTAGCTGTATATAAATTTATGATAATATTTAAAAGTAAAAATGATGAAGAAATAATAAACAGAATTTTATATGATTATATGACAAAAAGATATACAGATAAAACAATGAGAAAAAAAGTTTATAGATTAAAAGTAAATAATATAGACTTCAAAATAAAACATTGTTTTGCAGAAAGATATTTATTAACTTTTAAATACAAAAATAATAATTATAAAATTTATTTTGGCTATGGAGTAGATAAACATATGGAAAAATTTATTGGACATTATTTGATAACCAAAAAAGAAATTTATAAATTAAAAAAAGAAAATTTATTATAAGGTGATTAAATATGACAATAATAGATTATGGAGTATTATTAACTAAGAATAATAAAAGTATAGGAAAAGGAATTTTCGTAAATCCATTAAATACTTTAGGAGTAGAAATAAATGATGAAAAAATAAAAGGATTAGAAGGATATCTTGGAGATAAAGATTTTTTTGTTTGCATACATAGATATACTTTGATATTTGTTATAAAAGGAAAAGAGAAAATAAAATATAATTTATATGACACAGGAAGTAAAATAGTTCATAATTTAAAAATAAATGGAATAAATATAAAAATAAAATTAATGTCTAAACTTAGATATATAATTAAGTTTTCATATAATAATAATCATTATAAAGGTTATTTTGGTTGTGGAACAGATGAAAATATGCAAAATTTAATAGGAGAATATTATATAACAAAGAAAGAAATTAATAGACTCAAAAGAGAAAATTTATTATAAAAAAGAGATTAATTTTATTTAATCTCTTTTTTTATTAACATGGAGGAAATTATGTTTGAAGAAGGTAATATTTTAATAAATAATTTAAAAAATAATACTACAATAGTTAAATACATTTCCAAACAAGAAAATAAAGAAGCATTTATAGGAGAAGTTATATTTTCAGAAAAAAATTTATTCATAAAAGGACAATTAGTAGATAACTTAATAATAGATGCATTTTATTTAGCTACAATAGATAATGTTCCTGAAAATTTATTAACTGAAGAGTTAACGGAAATGATTTACTTAAATAACATGAATATGGTAGAAATATTAAATGATGAAAAAATAATATTAAAAGAATTATCAGAAGATAAAAAACATAAATATATTATCAAAACATATAAAGATATATTGGAATATGTTTATGGAAAAAATAATGATAATATAGATTTCAAATTAAATGTTGCTGCAGAGAATACAACTATGATAAATGTTGAAACAAATAAAAAAGCTTTAACAGAAATAAGAAATGACATTTTAAGTATTATAAAAAATGAAATAAATTACTTTATAGGAGAATATTAAAAAATGAAAAATAAAACTATTTACCAAATACTTTCATTAATGATGTTAAAAGAAATAAAAAATAAATATTCAGATGAATACACTTATGAGGAAATGTATATTTATCTAAAATATAAAAGAAAAATGACTAATTTTAAAGTGGTTTACAACAAAGAATATGATTGTTATACATACGAACCAAAAGAATTTAAAGAAGATCCTACTATCATAACATCTTGGGAAGAATTATCAAAATTAAAGTCAGTAGGAGATTTTTCTATTAGAGTTAATTTTAAATATTATAGCGGAGATTTATTATATAAAGGAAAATATTTTGAATATTTAACAACACATTTTTTATATAAAGAAAACATAGAAAAATCAGAAAAATTATTAAAATGTTATGGTTTTAATATAAAATTAATAGGTTATTAAAAAGGAGCAAAATGATACTTAATAATATTAATACAAAAAATAAATTTTTAGAAAAAGAAAAATTTTTTTGTTTTATATATCAAGATAACTATGTAAAAGATATACATTCTTTAAACGATCAATTATATATAGAATTAACAGATAAACTATCTGAAGCTTTTTTAAGCTCTAAATCATATTTAACTATAATAGAAGATAAAAATATTTTTTATGTAAATCATAAAAAAGTAGAAGATATAAAATTAATGTGCAAAGAAATAATAATAACAAAACAAAAAGATATTATTCAAGATAAAATTTGTAATTTATATAATGAATTAATTATAAAATTAGATGAAATTGGAAAAAATAAAAATGATATTAAATTAATAAGTACAGAATTATTTTCAATAGATGATAGTAGAAAAATAATGGATTTATCTTATCTTAAAGAAATTTCTTTTAAACAAAATGAAAAATTAACTGAAGATTATTTTGTTTTTTTAAAAGATGGAAAAATATTAACAAACAGTTTAGATTCAAAAAATGAAATATGGGAGTTGATATAAAAATGAGTAGATGGATAAAAGTAAATATATCTTTTGTTCTTCATAGTTCTGGTTCTATGTTTGATAATATAGATTGGTATAATTGTAAAACAGAGGAAGAATTAATAAAAAAACTAACTCTTCATAAAACAGAAAGATGGAAACTAAAAAAGATATATAAGGCTTTAGACAAATTTAAAGATAGTTTGTTGAAAAAATATAAAGGTTTTTATAAATTAGATAGAAGCGTAGATTTTAAAATAAATCCAATATTTGATGAAAATTTTAAATTTAGAGAAGAAGGATTTTTTAGACACGTATATGACTCTAAAATTTTAGTTACTATATATGCTGTTTTAAGAGATGAATATAATGATGATAATCACATTCAAAAAGAAATAAAAAAACTATTCTATCAAAGCGGATTAAATATAGAATCTGGAGTAGCTTTAATATCAGATTCATATCTAGGTAGTGATACATTAATATACAATTCTATGAAAAGAGAAATAGAAATTTATCAAAATAAAATAAATAGATTACATCATATTCCTTTTATGATAAACTCAGAAGCAGATTTTAATTACAATTCAGATGATAATACTTGGTTTGAATTAAACGGAATAAGATATACAGTAGATGAAATAAATAATAATAAAGAATATTTTAAAAAACTATTTAACGAATTTGGAATATTATATAAATTTATTCCAATTGAATATTAAGGAGAATATATGAAATATTATTTAATAGCAGATAAAGATGATAATATTATTATACTTCAAGGAATGATAGATACAAAAATAGTAAAAACTACTTTTGAAATATTAAAAAAACACTTTAACTTAATACAATATTTAATTACTGACAAAGAAACTGCAGAACATAGAAAAGAAATTTATTCAGAAATAACTAAAGAAGAATTAGAAATTATAGAAATAGATGTAGAATTAAATGTAAAAATAATAAAATAAAAAGGAGAATAAAATGGGTTGGACAGGAAAAAGTTTAGAATATTATACAATAGAAGAAATTATAAAAAAAGACATAGAAAGTGGAAATAAATTTGAATTAAAATATTATTCAAAAAAAGGTAAAGTAGCATATACTGCAATAAAAGATAAAAAAACAGGAGAAGTATTTGCTTCAGTTTTCTTATTAGATATAGATAAAAAAAGAAATGAATTTTATTATAAAGAAGTACCAGAATATGCTGGACCGTTTGAATATGAAGCTCCAGAAAAATTAATAAAAATGCTATCACAAACAAAAGATAAATATGCTTTAGAATGGAGAAAAAAATGTTTATATAAGCCTAAAAAAGGAGATAAAATTAAATTTTTAAAACCAATAAATTTTATTAACGGAGATACATTAGATGAATTTATATTCAAAGGATATAATATATTTCAAAATGGAATAAATGAATATAACATAAGTAAATGGAAAAGTTTAGAATATAAAATAGTAAAATAGAGGAGAATATATGGAAAATATAAAATTAGAAAATATTATACATTTTATAGAAGCAATTAAAGATAAAGATATAAAAATTTTTAAAGAAAAAAATGATGTATTAAACGAAGTTATAGAATATTATTCAGAACCTACAGATCCAGAATATGATATTTATGAAGAATTTTCAAGAAATACATTAGATGGAGAAACAAAAGAATCTTTTGAAGAGTTTGTAGAAAAAAATTATTTCGATATAGTTTATGAAAATGATAATTTATATTTAGTAATATTTTCAGATATTTTAGAAGATGAAGAAATAGATGAAATATTAGATTTTATATACTATTGTATAAAAAATAAAGATTACAAAAATATAATAAAATTTTGTGAAGAAACATCGGAAAATAAAATAAAAGAATTATTAGAAAAATATAATAATCAAGAAATGAAAGATTTAAAAGAAATAATACAACAAATAATTGCTGAAGAAATATTTGTTTATTCATCAAAAGAAGAAGCTATAAATTCATTTATAAATTATTATTCTGAAGATATGGCAGATAATATATTCCAAGAATTTGCTAGATACATAGAAGAAGAATCAAGATATAATTTAACATTAAATAATTATATAGAAGAACATTATTCTGATAAAATATTAAAAATTAAAAATATGTATTTTATAAAATTTGGAGACGAATTAGATAATCATTCAATAGAAAGATTATTATATATATCAAAAGCAAAAAATGTAGAAGAATTAATAGATTTTTGCGAAAAGAATGGAGATTAATATGGACAAAATATTAAAAAAATTAATATATGAAATAAAAGAAGAAGAAGTAAAAATACTTAGTTCAGAGCAAGGAGCGATAAACACTTTAATAGAAAAATATAAAGAAGATATATTCGAAGAATTTTTAGAATATGTAAAAAAAGATAAGTATGATACAACTTTTAACCAATATATGAGATACTCTTATAAACAAAAAATAACAAAAGTAGATGATTTATATTTTGTTAGTTTTTACGATGATGGATACACAAGAGAAACCATAAAACAATTATTTGATTTTTCTAAAGCTAAAACACTCAAAGAAATTAAAGAGTTTTGTGATAAATATAATGAAAATGATAATTCATGAAACAAATACAATTAATTGTTTCAAAAGAAAATTTTAAAATTTCAAAAAATAATGACTCTTTCAAAATAATAGGAAAGAGTCTTTTTTTTGAAGAAAAAGAAGAATTTTATAAAAAAATATCACAAAACTATAATTTAGAAGTTTTATTAAACTTCATAAATAAGAACATAGGAAATTATAACAACTATATAAACAACATAACTTTTGTGTATTTGATATTTAATATATTTAGATATTTATTAGAAGAAAATAATAAAAATTTAGAAATATATGAACCAGAAACAGGATTACACAATCATTATCAAGCTTTGATATTAGACTTGATAATTAAATTAAAATTAGAAAATAAACTTAAAAAAAATATATTTATCTATACTAGAAGCCCAGCTATTATAGATAGAATAGGAAAATATATTTATAAAAAACAATTAAATAAAGACGATATAACATTAAAATTAGATAATTTAAAAACTAAATATTCCGAAGATGGAGGAATAGAAAATTATCATATTAAATATTTTAGCTGTCCAGAATTAAAGGAGTTTAAATTATGAAAAATACTTTTATAGAAATTAAAACTTATTTTAATGATGATCATTCAATAATAAATTTGGAAGAAATAAAAGATATAGAAATAAATAAAAATGAAGAATATACAAAAATAACACTAACACATAAAGAAAATAATAAAAAAATAGATTTTACATTAAACAATGATTTAGCTCAAAAAGTATTAGGATATATATTTTTAAAAAAATATGAAAAATTAACTATAATTTATGATTTCAAAGGAGTGATAATCGAAGGAAACGATAAAGTACTAGAAATAGATAAAAACAATTCTGAATTATATGATTTATTTAAAACATTAACAGAAGAAGAAAAAGATATTCTAAAACAAATAGATTACAAAAATATTAAAGTTTATTCTTATTATAGAGAATTTTTAAATGATAATTTAAAGATTATACTAAATAACTTTGCTTCAGTAGATATATTTGAAGATTACAAAAACTATATGCTAGAAAAAAGCAAACCAATTTCTTTATTAGATTATATATCATTAAAATTTAACAATAAAATAATAAATGACTTTGGAATTTATTGCTTAGATATAGAAGAATTTGGAATAAAAAATTTATTTAATAAGATAAAAAAAGCATTAGAAAAAGAAGTTGATTCAATAAATAATCCTAATTTTATATACGAAATTATAAAAGTGTATAAAAAATTTTTAAAATATGAAGCAAAAGGATTTTTATTAGAAAAAGCTAATGAATTAAATATAGATATAACTGATGATAATATAATATATTATTTAGAAGAAATTGATAAATCAGAATATACAGAAATAAGAATTTATACAAATGATATATTCCAAGATGAGATTTGGAGTATAGAAGATGATAAAACATATTCTGTAATAATTGATGAAGATACATTATATGAAATTTATAATGAGATAAAGGAGAAATAACTATGATTAAGATAGGTAAATTAGATTTAAAGGATAAGATTGTTATATCTGATCCATGCTATTGTGATTTTGATAATCCTTGGATAAAACAATTAAATATAATTCCAGGAGAATATAATTGTTTTGTTGACTATACAAAAAACGAAGAAAGAGTTACATCAATGTTATTAATTAACAAAAATACAAATGATAAAAATATAGACGAAAAAATAGCAGAAGTTGGAGTAGCTTCAGGAACAATGGCTATTTTTACATTAGATAAATATACAGAACTATCAAAAATGAAAAAAGAATACGAAGAAGAATTTTATAAATATTCATATGATTTAACTAAAAGAACATTTTTTAAATTTAATGAATATATGGCTGATATTTTTCAAAATATATTTATATCTTCATCTGGTTATGGAGATGGAATATATAATGTTTTAATAAAAAGAAATAAAATTGGACATATAATAGCAATAAAAATAGATTTTATAGATGAATATAATGAAGATTATTATCTATACAAAGATGATGAAGAAGAGGAAGAATAATGTTAGAACTTTTACTCATAATATCAAAAGCTTTTTTGCATATATCATATAAAATAACGTTAAGAGTTATATGCCTTTTAAGATATATAAACCATAATTATTCTTTAATCGAAATCATAACTCCAGAAGATAACGTAAATATAAATTTAACTTATTCGGTTATTCTAAATATATTTGGTATAAGGTATAAATGTAGTTTATGTGGAAAAGAAAAAACAATATCATTTGCAACATATTTAGGCTCATATAAAAAAATAGTAATTCTAGACTACAAAATAAGTGAAAGAACAGAAAAATATTATTATTATGATAAAAAAATGGGTTCTTTAACTCATGTTAATTTTCTTTTAGGAAAATTAAATAATGGAATATATAGAATCCCTTTAAGTCGTTTAAAAGAGATTAATGTAGAAGAATTTAAAAAAGAATTTATGAACAGAAAAAATTATGTAAAAGCTATTGTTGAAAAAGATTATTTAACATTTGCAATTTTTAAAAAAGATGGAGGATTTTAATGTTATTAACAATAGGATTTAGTACAATAAAAAAAACAGAGAATATTATGGAATTATCAAAAGAAGATTTAAAACATTGGGACTTTGAAAATAAAAGAGTATTTGAATATGAAGTAACCGATTCATATTTATTTTTTAATGTAATAGAAGATTTAAAAATACAAACATACAAAATAATCAAAGAAAAAAATAATAAGAAAATTGAATTTTTATGTTATGAATTTCTATGCCAAGCATTTGAATTTTTATGCTATGGAATGAACTATAATATAGAAAACGATTTATCAAATTACTACAAAACTCAAATAATTCAAAATAAAGTATTTAAGCATAATATAATAAATTGTTTTCCTTATATAGAAGCTTCTTGGCATAAACCAAAAGAAACTATAGAGCATTTTGCATTTAGAGTTAGCTCTTTTTCTGATGTATTACAATCATGGAAATTTGAAAAAAGTTTGCTAGCAAATTGTGAAGTTACTAAAAAAGATGAAAAATATATTATTTATCTTTATGGTTGTGATGACGCCTCTTATACTAAAATAGTTGATTCAAAAGAAGAAGCTTTAGATATAGTAAAAATAATAAAAACAGAATATAAAATAGATACAGCAAGATTTGTTAAAGAATTAAATTTCGAATTTACTAATTAGAAGGGAGTGATCATATGGAACGATTATTTTCTACAAAAGATTATATAGTAACAGAAGAAGATAAAAAAGAATATATTAAAATGTTAGGAAATGATGGTGAATTAGATAAGAGAGATATAAGAGATGACGAAATATATGATTATTACAATATAGCATTAGAAGAAGATTTAATGGAGTTGTTAAAAAATAATCACTTTGAAAATATTGTATTAATAGGTAAAATTCAATTATGGAATGGAACTCATACTGGAGTTAAATATATTCCAAATAATGATAGTTTAAAAACATTAATCTCAAATTATGATAACTGTTCTTTCTACAAAGAAGATAGAAAATTATTTTTATATCTTTATCATCACGATGGAACTCATATCTTAGAAGTTAGAAGATTAAATAAAAAAGGAATAGAAAAAATAGATAATTTATATAATAAATCAATAAGCGTTGATGAACATTTTTTAGAACATTTAGAAAATTATGAAAAAAAATATACAATTAATTTTTTTAAAAGTAAAAAAGAATATTTTAATTAAAGGTGGAATAAATGAATTTAAATATAGGAAAAGACTTATCAAAAAATGGAAAATGTAAAAATTGTATAGGGTGTTGTGGAATAAATATTCCATTAACTTTTGAAGAAATGCTATTTTTAAAAAATAAATTAAATCAAAATCCAATATTAAAAGAAAAATTAATAAAGGAATATACAAAAGAAAAAGGTAATATAATTGCATATTGTCCTTTTGTAGATTTAAATAAAAAGAAATGTTCAATTTATTCAGAAAGACCTTTGATATGTAAAATATATCACTGTAATAAAAAAGCTGGAGAAAATTTTCTATTAAAAAATATTGAATTATTATCAAAAATGGATAAATTAAAATTTAATATGTTAAATGTATTTCCAGATGAAATACAAGAAAAAGTTAGAGAATGTTCTATTATTATAAAAGAAAAGGAGAAAAATGATAGAAATTTTTAATTTAAATGAAATGTATTTATTTTTTTATATAAATAATATAATTAGATATATTTTTGAAAAAGACAATTTTTCTTTATATGCTTCGTTATTTCATATAACAGTTTATTTATTTAATATATTATATATAGGAACTACAAATAAAATAATTTTATCAAAAACAAAAATAGAATTTATATCAAATTTTATGCTTAGAATATTAGCTATATTATCTACTGTTTTATTTTTGATAATTCAAGAAATAAATAAATTAGAATTTTTATTTATTTCTATGTCAACAATACTATATTTGATAACAGTTATAATTTGGTTAATTATACATATAAATTTTTTTAGAAAACAAAGGAGAAAATAGTTATGAATTTAAAAATAGGAGATTCAGTAGAAATAGAAGATTATAATGGGGAAAAAATTAAAGGAACAATTATATTTATGTTTGAAAGAATAGAAGAGATAGCTATAAGATTAGATACTCAATCAGAAGATGTTCCTGCATTACATATAAAAAGAAAAGATTTACATAGAGTTAAAATTTTAGAAAAATTCAATTTAGAAACATTTTTAGCTAATAATTTAGTTCCTAAAAAATTTGAAATAGATGAAGAAAATTATTATATAGATAAGTTTTTTTTAACAGGTAGTTTTAGAATAAGAATTGAAAAAAGCAATGAAATGTTATGCCCTTATTTTGAAAAACCTTATAAAGAAAAAGCAGTTGAAAGAGTTTTAAATGATCATATTAAAAATGCTAAAAAACTAAAAGAAATTTTTATTAAACTAGGTTTTTATAATTTTTAACAGGAGGAATAAATGGAATTCATTAATGTTAATATAAACAAAAAACTTTATGAAAAATTAAAGTATTTATCACAACAAAGAAAAAAAGAAATTAGCCAGCATAAAAATGCTGGAACTATCTTTCCTATTTATATAGTTCAAGAAAAATATGAAAGAATAATTAATACAGAATTCGAAGATGGTGGAATAGAAGTAATATATGCTTATAATAGAAATGAATTAACAAAATTTTATGAAAATGAAGAAGTAATAAAATATATAGAAAAAGAAATGGAAGATGGGGAGCAGAAAGAAGATGTATTAATTAGATTAAAAGAAAAATATATAACTCTTGATGAAATAGCTATAATATTAGAAAAAAATGAACTATTCGATTGTGCTAATCAAGTATTTGTTGATATTGAATTTCAAGATAAAGCTTATTTTTTAACAAGAGAGGAAGCAGAAGAATATATAAAAAGACAACATTATAATCTATATAATCCAAGAATATATGTCAATTTTCCAGGATATTCTAATTATAGCAGTTTAGAAGAAATTTTAAATATATTAGATAACGAAAATATTGAAAAATTAGATAAATTCAAAGGAGAAAAATGTGAATAAAAATAAATTCTTAGAAGAAATAAAAATATTTAAAGAAGAAATAAAAAAAGTAGAAATAGATAAAATAATAGAAGAATTGTATCTTAAATTATATTTTATGAAAACTATGGAAATTTATTTAGAAAGCAAAAAAGATGATGAAGAAATAGAAAAACTATTAATAAAATATAATAGTATTTATGATATTTATAAAAAGTTTTTATCTTATTCAGAATATACTATTCATACAAATGGTGATATAGAAGAAATGTTAGAATATTAGATAAAAAAAATTGGAGAGTTATTTTAACTCTCCAATTGATATTACTCTTATTATATATTCTTTTATAAAACTATGATAAATAGAAGGGGTTTTACTTTTCATAGATAATAAAAAATCGACATCAGCATTAATTTCTTTTGAACAAAGCTCTAAAGCTCTTTCTTCAATTTTAAGCTTATCAAATTCATCTAACTTTTCATATTTTTCTATATAATAATTTTCTGTCTTTTCATTATTTATTCCATTGCTTTCTAGAGAGATATTTTCTGTTTTTTTAATAACTTTTTCATTTTTTACTTTAGGGACATCAAATATCTTTTTAGGAGGATTATCTTTTAAATTTTTCATAATTCCATTTATATACTGCACTAAAGTTGTTTGTATCTCACTTTTGAGTCCTTTATATAATTCATTTAAAAGATTAATTGTATATTGTTCTCCTTTTTCTTTCAAAAGTTTTGTTATTTTATTCTCAGAATGTTTAGGATGTTTATTCCAAGCTTTTAAAACATAAATATTCTTTTTAGCCTTTTCAATATATTTTATAACTTCTGGATAATCATTTAAAACAGGTTTAGAAATAAAATTAACATCTTCTATTACTTCTAATTCTACTGTCTTTTTCTCAACTACTTTACGTTTTTTACTCATATGAAATCTAATCTCAGTAAAAGCCTTTGCTGGATATAATTCATAACTAACTGTCATATCTGTAAACTTATTAACTTCTTCGATAGCAGGATCCAATATCCTTTTCTTTAAATTATTTGAGTTCTTTTGACAAGAAACAGGAACAGAAAAAATATCAAAAAATACATTTTTCTGTATTGTAATTTTAGGAGTTACATTAACATATAATCTTAGCATAGTTGTTAATGTTGAACTATATAAAGAACTCATATTTTGAAGTTCTTTTAAATATATTCCAACATATTTATCTGGTAACAAAAGCCTTTTTAAAATTGGCTCAGATAATTGTACAGTAAGAGCCATTACTTTATTTTTTTTCAAATAATTAAAAGAAACTGAACTAACTATTGAAGAAGTAAATTCAATATTTCCGTTAATTGACATAAAATCCAATATTAATCTTGGAAGTAAAGAAATTGCTTTTTTAGCATCTGTTGGATTTTTTATTCCTAAATCATTACATAATTTAGAGAAATTAATAGTTATTGCTGGCAAAGAATCAAATATTGTTGTTTGAAAAGAATATTCTTTTATATCTTTGATTATATTGCAAATATCTTCTTGGTTAAATTTAAATTTAGTAAAAGATGTATTTTCATTAATTTCTACATTAGGATTAACATCTAGCTGTGTTTTTATAAACAAAGTATCCATTTCTTTTATTTGCTCATCTGTAAAACCAGAAATATATTTCTTTTTATAAATATCATTATATTTATATACAGAAGAATAAAATTTCCCAATCATTTTATTGTTAGGTTTTAAATTTTTAAGCAATTCACTATCTATTTGGAAATCATTCTTATAAGAATTTTCAATAAAATAATTCAAATTATCATTTCCTACTCCTAATAAATTCTCCAATAAAGAACTATATTTATTAGTAAATTGTTTTCTCATAGTTGTTTGATGATATTCAAATATAGCAGTTTTTATTTTAGAAACAACTATATTCCCTTCTTTACCTTGTTTTATTTTATATAAACTTAAATCTCTATGTAATTTAAGCTCTTTATCATCAAGTACTATATTTCCGGTTTTATCTACAGTAGTTAAAGCTAATTCAGCTATATTGTTGTCATTTTTATCATTATTTATACCTAAGGACTTATCCAATGTACTTATATCAAATAATGTAGGATTAACTATGTTTTCATCTTTTTTATCCAATTAAATTCACCAACCCTTTGTTGTAATGTTATTACTGTTGTAATGTTGTAATGTTTCTCCTTTGATTAAACCCAATAAAATTAAGCATTAGAAAGAATTTATTGCACATATTTCTAATGATATTACACATTTCTCTAATGATTTTGCACATTTTCATAATAATTTTTGCACATATTTCTAACGATATTGCACATTTGTCTAATAGTTTATTTATTGCACATATTTCTAATGATAAATAATAATTTTATAAATAATAATAAAAAATTAATAACCAATTACATAATAATTAAATTATTTTTATTTGGAACCTAAGCCAAAATATAAATTTAATATAAAAAATAGAGTTATTTACTATAAACTATTAGAAAAAAGTGTAATTTATTATTATATGAAGATTTTAGTAAAATTGTAAATATTTTTATATATTACAGAAAATATGTTGAAAAATCTATATTAACAAAGATATTTACACATATTTCTAATGATAAAACAATTATTAATTACACTTTTATAAATGTAAGTTTAATTTATAGTTTAATTATATTTTGATTACTATAAACCTTTTAAAAATAAAATTTTTTAAACTTTATTGCACATTTCTCTAACGATAAAATTAAAAAAAAAAATATTTTTGCACATAATTCTAATGACACAAATAAATATATTATTTATTAGTTTTATAATTAGAATTATGTGCAATAACGAATTTGTTGCTATGATTATATCATATTTTTAAAGAAAGATAAATATATAATTAAAATATTTGCACATTTTTCTAATGATAAAATATAAACTTAAAATATTCTTACATGCACATTTTTCTAATGATAAATTTGCACATTTTTCTAATAAAGTAAAAATAAAAAAGGAGTGATTAATTTGAAATACTGTAAATACCAAGGAAATCATTATATATTAAAAGATAATCAATTAGTTAATTTTTATAACAACGATTATATTATTAAAAATTTTAATCAAGATGAAATTATAATTATGGATTTTGAAATTTTTCTATTATCATTAGATGTACCTTTATATGCAGAAAATTTTTATATTTTAATAAAAAAGTATGGAGAAAAATATAAATTAAAATTTAGTTTAAGCAAAATAATAAAATTTTTAAAAGATTATGAAGTTAGTATAGATATAAAAAGAATTAATAATAAATTTTATATTTTGGCAAAAGATAATCAAGAAAATATAGAAACATTTTATATAACAAAAGATTTAGATAAATATTTAATATTTGATTTTGGATACAAAGTCATAATAGAAACATTTAATTTTTATAAAACTAAAGATATTTTAAATAAGCTTTCCGGTTATAATTTTAATATTATTTTTGAAGAACACGAAAATTTTGGAAGCTCTATTAAATATATATTTGAAATAACAAACTTAACTAAAGATGAACTGGAAGAAATTTTAGTTGATTTCAAAAATGAGATGTTTTTTGATATATATTATAATAATAATTTAATTTTAAAAATAGATAACGAATAGGAGGAAAAATGATAAAAGAAAATAAAGATATTTTAAAAATGATTAAAGATAAAGGAGATCAGATTAACAAAATTATATCAATAGAAGAGTTATCAGAGTTACAGAAAGAAATTTGTAAAGACTTAAGAGGATATGAAAGAAGAAATGAAATAAAAGAAGAAATGTGTGACGTATATATATGCTTACAAATGCTAAAAAATATTTATAAGTTTAATGATGAAGAATTAGAAGAAGAATATAATAAAAAAATGAAAAGAAATATAGATAGAATAAAAGAAAAAGAATTAAAAAAAGAAGAAGTTTTAAACTTTTCTTCTCCAGAAGAATGTTTAAAACATTTTATAAAGAAAGACTATAAAAAAGGGTATATTCTTTTTAAACAAGCAGCAGAAAGATTTTTAGAAAAATACAATTTAATACCTAAAGAAGAAAATAAATTTGATTTTATAAATAATTTATTTAAAAAATTAGTAACTGAAAATATATTAGAAGAAAAATTCAAATTTAACAGTTTGAATTATTTTTATGATGATGTTGAAGATTTAATATTTGATTCAAAAAAAGAAGCATTAGAACATTTTGAATGGTATATAGAAAGTGCAGAATCTTACAATAAAGAACCTATGTTAGATATATTATATGTTGTTAAATAATGTAGGAAACAATTAAAAATAAAAGGTATTAAATATCATAGTTATTCTTATAGCAAAAGAATTTAATTGAATTTTATACACTAAAAAGAGTTAAAATTACAATTATAGTATTTTTGATATATAATCTAAAAAAAAGGTGATTATAAATGAAAAATTTAAATTCTGAATCAATTTTATATAGTAAAGGCTCTAATGATGAATGTTATACATTAGATTATGCTGTTAAACCAATATTAAAATATGTAAATAAAGATTGGGTTATTTGGTGTCCTTTTGATAAAGAAGATAGTCAATTTGTTAAAATTTTAAAAGAAAATGGAAATAAAGTAATTTATTCTCATATTCATAATGGACAAGATTTTTACAAATATGAACCAGAAGAAAAATGGGACTGCATAATTAGTAATCCACCATTTACTAACAAAAAGAAAATTTTTGAACGTGCATTATCATTCAACAAGCCATTTGCACTTATAATGAGCAATACTTGGTTGAATGATTCTGCACCTAAATTATTATTTAAAAATAAAGATTTACAACTTTTAATGTTTGATAAAAGAATGAAATTCAAAAACAATGGAGTAATACAAAATAAAATAACATTTAGTTCTAGTTATTATTGTTGGAATTTTTTACCAAAACAATTAATAATGGAAGAGTTAATTTGTAAATAATCCGCTGGCGTAATTTAAAAGGAGATAAATTCTCCTTTTTATTTTTATATAATTTTAGTAATTAAGAAAGAAGGTGATACTTTTGATAAGAACAAGTTATATATCTAATGTAAAAAATATAGAAAAAGATTTTGATGAAATAATTTTTATAACTAGATATCTTCCGGAAACTATAAAATTAAATTCAAAGTATATATGGTTAAAAAATTTAAGCCCTAATCAAAGAGTTTTAAAAATGTATAAGGATAAATTAATAACATTTGAAGAATTAGCTGATACTTATCTAAAAGAATTGAAATTATATAGTTTAAATACAATTAAAGAAATAATTAAAAAAAGTAGAAATGGAAAAAATATATGTTTATGTTGTTTTGAAAAAGATAGAGAAAATTGTCATAGAAAAATATTAGCTGAAGTTATCAAATATATAGGTAAAGAAGAAGTTGAAGAGGTGTCATAAATGTGAACTACTCACCACTTATAGAAGCGGGAGCTTCGTGATTACTCATCAGAGTAATTTTAAAGAAGTTTGATAGCTATGCTATCCTTATTCTTACAGGCGTGTCCACATCGCCACTATGGCATAAGACTTATGTCTACAGCTTTACTTTTTAACAACGCTTTGGACTGTGAATATTTTACAAGGCAACAGTTTACTTGCCTTAACCTCATATATTCAGTTTTTAATGTTCGTTAATATAGTATACCATATTTTAGTAAGAATTTCTAATTCATCTCCCACCTAAAGAGGTGGGAGTCTTCTTGGAAGTTTAAGATAAAATCTATAACTAAACAAAATGTTGTTTTAAAACTACTGGAAGATAAATTATATGAAACTAAAATAGAATTAGAATATTTAAATGGTTTAAAAGTACCAAAAGGTTTTAAAACTAATTTAACTTCTATACCTAATATATTAGAAGGAGTATTGCCACATGATGGATTATATTCTACAGCTGCAATTTTACATGATTTTTTATATTCAGAAGAAAATACCTATGGAATCAACAAAGATACAGCAGATGCTATATTTTATCAAATGATGATATTATCTGGAGTAAATAAAATAACTGCAAAATTATTATATAAATCAGTAAAATTATTTGGTAAACCTTTTTATAAAAAGATAAAAAAAGATGGAAGTATTCAGTATGAAAAAAGAGCTTTAATTGATAAAGCAAAAGAACATAAAGAATATCAAGAAAAAATGAAAAAACTATTAAAAGAATGGTATGTTAAATAAAAAAGGAGGAGTAAAAAGTGTTACAAATAAGAAGAGGAGTATTTGAAACAAATAGTTCTTCAACTCATAGTGTTACTATTATGGAAAAAGAAAAATATACAAAATGGGATTTAGGAATTTATTACTATAATTATGATTCAGATTCTTTTGAAACAATAGATGAAATAATTAAAAAATATGAGAGAGATACAAATAAAAAATTTAAAAGTATTGAAGATAACAATTTTCAATATTATTTAAACGATAATCAAATATATAGTATAGATGATTTCTTTGATAAATTTGAAACTGCAACAGAACATTACACTACTAAATCTGGGGATGAAATAGTTGCTGTTTCTATTTATGATTATAATTAACAGGAGGAAAAATGTTACAAGTTAGAAATTCTATTTTTGAAACAAATAGCTCATCTACACACTCTTTATCTTTAAGAAAAAAAGAAATAAAAGAATTAACAAAAGAAGAAATAAAAGAAAGTTTAAATTGTTTTTTAACAAAAGATAATTATATAAAAGTTGATTTGGGAGAATATAATTGGGGTTGGGATATATTAGAAAATCCAGCACAAAAATTAAAATATATTTTAACTAAGGGAGTATATAGTAATGGTCCTTTAGATTATTATATGTGTACAGATGAATATTTTTCAATAGAAGAATGGATAATTAAAGAATTAGGCTATGAAGGATTAATAATAGATGATTCTAATGATTATTATGTAGATCATCAATCTGCATATAATGAATTAGATGAATATATAATAGATATATTGACAAATCCTAATTATGTTATTGTTATTGGCAATGATAATAGTTATACTCCAGAATTTATAAAAAAAATAGTAGATATAGAATAAGCTCTTTAATTAGAGCTTATTTTTTAAAGAGGTGAAAAAATGGATAAAATAATAGAAAAAATTAAAATGTTAAATAATAAAGATTTATCAGAAATAGAAATAGAGATAGATAAAAAATTAAAAATAGAAGAAGAAAAAGAAATAATTAAAGAAAAAGTAAAAGATTTAATTCCTTTAATAAAAAAACTACAAGAAAAAGAAGTTATTATAAAAAATAAAATAACAAATATAAATGGAAATTATGAACTTTGTAATCAATGTTTATATGGAGACGGAGCTCACGAAATAGAATGTCCAATGTATGCATTGTGCCAATATTTAAACAATGATTGTTATTTAGAAGATATAAGAATTTAAAAGAGGTAAAAAATTATGTTACAAATTAGAAACTCTATTTTTGAAACAAATAGTTCATCTACTCATGCTTTTACTACTTTAAAAGAATTAAAAATTTATTGGTTTTATACAAAAGATATAGAAATTCCAAAAACAGAAATGGATACTGATAACAATCTAATAATATCATATAGTAATATTAAATCAGATAGCTGTATAAAAACTTTTATTGGAATAAACCAAAAAGTATTATACATATTATTTTTATTATTAAATTACATAGATTATTATAATAATTATTTAGAAGACAATGACCAAAATAAAATATGGTTAGAAGAATTAACTATAAAAGAAATAGAAAATTTAAAAATAATAAAACCTTTATTTGAAACTATAAAAAAAATAGGATTTGATGGAATAAATATCAAAAGAGATGAGTCAAAATTAGATGAAATAGAAAAACTTATACCTTTTACGATAAAAGAATTTCTATATAATTTATTTAATAATATTGATGGAGATTGCTATATAAAAGATATAAAAGATTTAGAAGAAATAATAGGAAAAAATTTAGAAGAAATAATAACAAATAATGAAATAGTATTAATTGAAGCAGAAAGATTTTGTGTAAAAAATAAAAGATTAATAATATCGGAGGATTAAAATGTTACAGGTAAGAAAAAAAGTATTTGAAACAAATAGTAGCAGTACGCATAGTTTTACATATGATACTACTGGAAAAGAATTAACTAAAGAAGAAATAATAGAAAGATTTAATAAAAAAAGTAGTCTTGTTTATTTATATTGTGGAGATTTAAAAATTGAATTAGGTGAATATGGTTGGAACTGGGAGACATTTAGAGAACCAGATGAAAAAATATCATATATACTAACAATGATAAAATCACATTATAAAGATATTAATTATAATGCTTCAGAAGAAGAAATAGTAAAATATATAAAAGAAACAGTTACATTTAAAGAAATAGAAAAATTTTTAAGAGAATTAAACTTAGAATTTGATAATATAATTTTTGAAAATTTACAATATTCTTATATAGATCATCAATCTGTAATATCTGAAGAAAAATTATTAGAAAACGAATTAAATAACGATGTTATAGGATTTATTACAAATTTATCATCAAGTTTTCAAACAGGAAATGATAATTCTTCACCTTGGGATTATGATGAATATTAAAAAAAATATAATATAAAAAAGGAGAAATAATATGTTACAAATAAGAAGAGGAGTATTTGAAACTAATAGTAGTAGTACGCATTCATTTACACTTTTGAATGGAGAATCATTTAAATTTGAATTAGATTATAGATTAAAATATGGAGGAGAAACATTAGAAGAAATATTAAAAATAAAAACAGATGAGAATAATAATATTTTATTAGATGTATATCCAGAGAAAATGTTATCTAGTATTTTTATTGGAGTAAATGAAAAATTAATATTTTTAATTGCCGCAATAGGAAAAAATTATGATTTTAGTTTAGAATTAAAAAAATGGAAAATAGAACAATTAGATTTTTTTGAAGAAATTAATGATATAGCAAAAAGAAAAGGATACAACGGAATAAAAATTTTAGCAGAAGGAGAAGAATTTTTTAATCCTAATTTTATATTAAATAACGATATAGTAGGATATGATATAGATATAGTTAATATAAAACAATTAGAAAAAGATTTTGAAATAGATATAGATACAATAATATTTGATAATGAAATAGTATTAGAAGGAAATGCAGATAGAAATAGAGTATATGACAACCTTGAATATACTATTAAAAGATATAAGGAGCTAAGAGAAAATGAAAATATTAAATAGATATATGAATGGAGAAGTTAGAGTTACAATTTATGAAGATGGAACAAAAGAAAGATATAGTCCATTAGATAATCCAAAAGTAAAATTTCCAGAAAGTATAGATATAAAAATAACTGATTATTGTGAAATGAATTGTCCATATTGTCATGAGAAATCAACAATAGAAGGAAAACATGGAAAATTAGATATGAAATTTATAGATACTCTTCCAAGTGGAATAGAATTGGCTATTGGAGGAGGAGATCCTTTATCTCATCCTAAATTATTAGAATTTTTAAATAAATTAAGAAATAAAAATATTTTCCCTAATATAACTATAAATCAACATCATTTAATAACTAAATGGGATAAAATTAAATTTTTAAATGACAACAATTTAGTATTTGGAATAGGTATATCAATAACTAATCCAACTGATGAAGTTATTGATAAAGTAAAACAACTAAATCATCCATTATTACACGTAATTAATGGTATAATTACAATAGAACAATTTAAAAAAATGTATGATAAAGGATTAAAGTTATTAATACTTGGATATAAATCTTATACAGGAAGAGGAGAAGAATATTTTAAAAATAATTCAGAAGAAATAAAGTCTAAATTTATTACTAAAGATTTATTCAAAGAATTAAAAAAATATTTTGATGTTATATCTTTTGATAATTTAGCATTAACTCAAATACCTGTAAAAGATAATGTTGACGAAAAAACTTGGAAACATTCTTTCATGGGAGAAGATGGGAACCATACTATGTATATAGATTTAGTAAAAGAAGAATTTGCAAGAACTTCTACTTCTAAAGAAAGATTTAAAATTAAAGACAACATAATAGATATGTTTAATGTGATAAAAATATAGAGTCGCTAATATGTGACTCTATATTTTTTTATTTAGGAGGAAAAATGAAAATTACAGAGTATTTATTTGATTTATCAGAAGGATTTGATGAAATACTTGATAAAAAAATAGATAATTTTCTAAAAATTTTAGATATGGAATACAAAGTAGATCATATTTGGGAAATTATAAAAAATTCTTTAAAAAATTATAGAGACATTTCAGAAAATGAGATAATAACAGAAGCTTATTATGGAATAGCATATTTACTAGAAAATGATTACAAAATAGATTCAGATAATATAGATATTTTTATAAACGGGCTAACAGATAGTTATTTGCATATAAAAGATAAAGAAGGAAAAAATATAGAATTAGGAAACTTTCAAAATAATAAAGAATTTATGGATTTTTATTTTGAAAATTATTATTTAACAAAAGATAAAAAAGAAAAAATTGAAAATATATTAAATAAATTAGATTTTAAAGATTACGAAAAATTTATTTATGAAAAATGTAAAGAAATTTTTTTAAAAGATTTAACAATATATGAATTATTAGAAATTGATTTTAATGATTTTTTAGAACTAATAAAAAAAGAAATGTAATGAGGAGTGATAAAGATGACAGGAGTAGAATATATTTTAGATTTTCCAACTAATTTTGCAGAGGATTTAGATGAACAAATTAAAGAGTGTTTAAAAATATTGGATTTAGAAAGTGAAGAAGATAATATTTGGGAAAATGCAAAAAATAATTTAGAAGACAAACCAATAAATGCTGAAAAAATATCTTTTGAAATTTATTCAGCTTTAAAAAATTTAATTATAGAAAAATATAATATTCCATACGAAGATATAGAAGTTGAAGGATATGGAGCTTCAGACTTTTCTATAATGATTAAAGAAGATGATGATAATTATATTGATTTGTCATCAAATTTTAATAATTTTCAAGACTTTTTAGAATTTTATATAAAAAGATATCATTTTGAAGAAGAAGAAAGAAACGTTTTAAATGAAATAATAGATATAGTAAATAAAGAAAATGAAGATATGGGAACATATATATTAAATGATTTTATAGAAGAAAATTATAGTTATTATAACGCTTTAGCGTTAGAAGTTTTTGAATTATTTATAAATGAATTCTTAAAAGAAATAAATCAATATTTAGAAGAAGATGAAATAGGGTTTAAATTATATTTAGACGATGAATTAAATTTAAGAAAGGAAAAAATATAATAAATGGGATACAAAAGCGAAGTGAATATTTATATTGAAGAAACAAAAGAAAATGGAATAATTTTAGAAGATATAATATATAAATCAAACTTAGCAGAGAAATTACCTTCTAATTATTTTGAAATTAAAAAAAATACTTCAGAAAATAGAGTATTACATTTTAAACATGAAAATATAAATTGGAATAAAGAAAATCCATTATATAAATTTTGGACATTTCTAATTAATCAATTAAAAAAAGAAAATTATCTTTTAATAAAAGAAGAAGAATCTTTTGATGATTGTGAAATAAAAGGAGAATATGCAGATACAAATCCATATATAGAAGATGGAATTTTTTTCGGAATAGAAATAAATGGATTAGATTTTTTAAGAAAGGATTGAAAATGGAGTATTTAGAAAAAATATATGAGATAGTACAAATATATTATGAACAAGAATTTGATGATTACAAAGAAATATATGAAATAGCAATAGAATCAAACAATATTGGTCTAGGACATACAGAAGATGATAAAAAAAATCCTTTAGAAGTAATAATGAACTTAGAAGATTTAACAATAAATTATTATAAAAATAAAGAAATAGTAAATCAAGAAAAATTTAATACATTAGAAGAATTATATGAAAATATTAAATGCGGTTTAAATTATGAAGAATTATTATGTGAATGTCAAGGAGAATATGATGATTAAAAATAAGTGAATTTGAAAAAAAACATTGATGTTATATAAAATAAATCAATGTTTTTTTATTTTTAAAAGGTGAAAATAATGAAAATAGAAAATTTTAAAATGATAACTACAGATGATATTTTAAATTTGAAAATAATGAAAGCAAATATAAAAGAAAAAAAGAGATTCTGCTATAGAATTTGCTGTGAAAATTGTTTATTTGAAAGAAAAGAATGTTATGAAATAAAAGATAGTGAACTTTTAGAATTTATAGAAGAAGTTTTAAAAAAATTTCCAGAAATAGATAAATTATATAAAAATAATTTAGATAAAATATCAAATGAATACAGTTCTTTAAAATCATTATTAAATAAAAATATAGAAAATAATAGGAGGAATTTTAAAAATGAATTTAAAAGGTTTAACAGACCAACAAGTAAAAGAAAGTAGAGAAAAACATGGAACAAACTCATTAACAGAAAAGGAAAGAGAAAGTTTTTTTGATAAACTCAAAGAAAACTTAAAAGATCCTATGATTAAAATTTTAATTTTTGCTTTAATAATAAGCTCAATATTTGCTATGCTAGGAAAAGCAGATTGGATTGAAACTTTAGGAATATTATTTGCAATATCAGCTACTACTTATATTTCAACTTGGAGTGAATATAAAAATGAAAATACTTTTGCCAAACTGCAAGAAGAAGCTTCTAAAATAATGGTAAAAGTAATGAGAAATGGAGTATTAACAGAAGTTAAAATAGATGATTTAGTAGTAGGAGATATTATTAAATTACAAAATGGAGATAAAATTCCAGCAGATGGTATTTTAAGAGAAGGAGAAATTTCAGTAGATCAATCTTCGCTTAACGGAGAAAGTAAAGAGTGTCATAAATATGCTACCGAAGAAACTTTTATTCTCTCTACTCCTGTAAACTTTTTGCATAAAAATAATGTTTACAGAGGAAGCACTGTAACTAATGGTTCTGGTTATATGGAAGTTACAGTAGTAGGAGATAAATCTGTTTATGGACAAATAGCTAGTGAATTACAACTTGATGATGATAGAGAATCTCCATTAAAAGTAAAATTATCTGATTTAGCTAATAAAATTAGTAAATTTGGATATTGTGGAGGTATTTTAATTTCAATAGCTTATTTATTCCAAAAAATAGTAGTAAATAATCAATTTAATTTAAATGCAATATCATATTATTGCAGTAATTATTTTCAGTTATTTAACGATATATTACAAGCAGTTATGTTTGCAGTAATTATAATAGTTATGGCTGTTCCAGAGGGGTTGCCTTTAATGATTGCTATTGTATCATCTCAAAATATGAGTAAAATGTTAAAAGATAATGTTCTTGTAAAAACAATTACAGGAATAGAAACAGCAGGTTCATTAAATATTATATTCTCTGATAAAACAGGAACAATTACTAAAGGTAAATTAGAAGTTGTAGAATTTTTAACAGGAGATCTAAAAAGTTTTAAATCTTTTAAAAACTTAGCATATAACAAATTAAGACACTTGTTATTTCTAAATATTAATCATAATACAGATGCACAATGGAATAGAGAGTGTATTGGTGGAAATATGACTGAAAAAGCTTTAATGAATTTTATTGAGCATTATGAAAGTGATCATACTAAAATTAAAATGAATCCATTCAATTCTAAAGATAAATATTCTAGTTGTTTATTAGAAAAAGATAATCATAATACAATAATGTTTAAAGGAGCTCCAGAAAAAATATTAGAACATTGTGAAAATTATGTAGATGAATATGGAAATAAATTTAAAATAAATAAAGAAAAATTATATGAAAAGATAGATGAATTAGCTAATAAATCAATAAGAGTATTAGCATTAGCTTATAAAGAAAATACTGATGAATTAAATTTATCATCACATAACGATTTATCTTTAATAGGATTAGTAGCTATTAAAGATGATGTTAGACTAGAAGCTGTTGAAGCTATAAAAGAATGTCATTCAGCAGGCATTCAAGTAGTTATGGTAACTGGTGATAAAAAAGAAACAGCAGTTGCTATTGCAAAAGAATCTGATGTGATTACTCAAGAAAATCATATAGCTTTAACTTCAGATGAAATGGCTAAATTATCAGATGAAGAGTTAAAGAAAATGATACCAAATCTAAGAGTAGTTGCAAGAGCATTACCTAGCGATAAATCTAGATTAGTTAGAGTAGCACAAGAATTAAATCTTGTTGTAGGTATGACAGGTGATGGGACTAACGATGCACCAGCTCTAAAAAAAGCAGATGTAGGATTTGCTATGGGGAAATCTGGAACAGAAGTAGCAAAAGAGGCTGGAGACATAGTTATACTAGACGATAATTTTAAATCTATTGCGAATGCGGTGTTATATGGAAGAACTATATTTAATAGTATTAGAAAATTTATTATATTCCAATTAACTATTAATATTTCAGCAGTTATGATAAGTTTCTTAGCTCCATTATTAAATATAGAAGAACCATTAAGTATTACACAAATTTTATGGGTAAATTTAATTATGGACACTTTAGCGGCACTTGCTTTTGGTGGAGAACCAGCTCTTCATAGATATATGCAAGAAAAACCAAAAAGAAGAGATGAAAATATTTTAAATAGATATATGAATACTTCAATTATAACATCTGCTATATTTATAGTTGTAATTAGTTTAATATTCTTCTTAACTAATTATTTTAATAAAGTATTTACAACTCCAGAAGAATTAAGAACAGGATATTTTACATTATTTGTATTTACAGCAATGTTCAACGGATTTAATGCTAGAACAGAGAAATTAAACATCTTTGATAATATTAGCAAAAACTCTGGATTTATTAAAATAATGTTACTAGTATTGATAGTACAAGTATTTATGACTCAATTTGGTGGAAAGATAATGCATTGCTACGGATTAACATTAGAACAATGGTTACATGTAATTGCAATATCATTATTAATAATTCCAATTGGATCACTAAAGAAAATATTAATTAAATAGGAGAATAGTTATGAAATATAAAGTTATAGATGAAATGTGTTGTGAAGAATATAGTTTTGATGATTTAAAAAAAGCTAAATCAAAAGCATTTAGTATTCAAGGTGTTGTAATTGATACCGAAACATCAGAAATATTAATAGATTATTCTGAATTTTAATATTTTAAAATAATAAAAACGGCATCTAAATGGTGCCGTTTTGTATTTTTAGTCAAATGATAATATTATAAATAAAAAAGGAGAATAAAAAATGGAAATAACTGTATATCCAAAATTAGTAAGTAAAGAAGATTTTAAGAAATGGGAACAAGGAATGAAAGTATGGTCATATATAGATAGTAAATTAATAAATAAAGAAGAGTATTTAAAAAGAAAAGAAATTGAAAAAGAATTTGATGAAACAGATTATATGACATATGAAGAATTTTTTAAAGAAAATGAATATGATGAAAACAATTATTTTTATGAACATTTAACAACTCCAAAAGGAGAAGAAGTTGTAGTGTTTGCAAAAGTAGATATTGATACATTTTTTTAAAAAAAGGAGATAAAAATGAGTTATATTTTAGATGAAAAACAAATAGAAGAAATAATAAAAGAAGGTAAGTTTAATCCAGATAAATATGCAACACAATATTGTATATTAGGGTGGACTTTTTTAGATATACTATCTAGCAAAAAAAATGATCTAATGTGTAAAAATCCAGAAGAATTAGAAATATTAGATATAAAAGAATTAAATAAAGCATTAGAAGATTTAGATAATTATTCTTCAGCAACAGATGCTAGTGATGTTTATGTTTTTTTAATAGAAGGATTAAATTTAAATAAAGATATAAATAAAATAATAAAAATAAAAGGAGAATGAAAATGAGTTTAGGGAATTTTTTAAAAAATGCTACAGCAGTAGTAAAAGGAATGTTAGGAGATGCTAGCGATCAGATAGCACAAGATAATCCAGAATACGTTTTAAATGAAGCTATATTAAAAGCCAAAGATAATATAGCTGAAACAGAAGAAAAAGTTGCTAACTTAATTACTATTCAAAGAAAAACAGAACAAGAAACAGAACAGATGAAAGAGAAATTATGTAAAATTCAATCAAGAATTGGAATGGCACAAAGAGATGGAGAAAAAGAAGCAGTTATAGAATTAACTTCTTATTATAAAGAAACAGAAAAAGAATTAGAAGATTTATTAAATACAAAAAAAGAAATAGATGATGGAGTAAAAGAATTAAAAGAATTTATATTAAATTCTGAAAAAGAAATAAAAAAATTAGAAAGAGAAAAAAATAAATTATTAGTTCAATTGCAAACTGCTAAAACAAAAGAAGAAATAATGAATATTAAATCTTCTTTTAAAAAAGATACTTCTTATCAAAGTGAATTTAATAGAGTAAAAGAACAAATAAATAAAAAAGTAGAAAATGTTAAATCAAAAGAAGAATTAAATAGATATAAAACAAATTCAAATCCAAAATCAAAATATTTTGATGGAATTTAAGGAGAAATTATGAAAAATGGATTTTATAGTTTTTTAGCTTTATTTACAAAAACTTCAAATGGATATATAGTAGAATTTCCAGATTTAGAAGGATGTTTCACACAAGGAAAAACATTAGAAGAAGCTAAAAAAATGGCTAAAGAAGTATTAGAAGAATTTTTAATATGTTTAGAAGAAAATAAAAAAGAAATACCAAAAGCAAATGAATTAAAAAGAAAATTAAACGAAAATGAATCAACAGAATGGATTTATATTAAATTAAAATAAAATTTTAACAAATAGAAAACAGGAGGAAAAAACAATGTCAGTAACAGTAAATTTAGTAAAAGGACAAACAGTAAACTTATCAAAAGAAACAGGAGGATCACAAAAATTTCAACTTAGAGCAGGTTGGGATACATCTTTATCTGGAACAGCAGTAGATATTGATATCATGTCAGCAGAAATTAATACTTCAGATGTAGGAGTAGATTTTATTTATTTTGGAAATATGAAATCAAAAGATGGAGCGATTAAATTATCTGGAGATAATAGAACAGGTGAAGGAGATGGATGGGATGAAACAATATTCTTTGATGGAAGTTATATTTCTCAAGATATAAAAAGAATTCCTTGCATAGTAAGTATTTATGATGCAATAGGTAGAGGACAAAACTTTGGACTAGTAAGAAATCTTAAAGTACAAATTTTCGATGAAACAAATAATAACGCAGTAGCAAACTATGAACCAGAATTAGAATTCGGAACAGATACAGCAGTAGTATTAGGAGAATTTGTTGTTTCTAATGGAAATATTTATTTTAAACCATTAGGTAAAGGATATTCAAAAGTTCAAGATATACTAACTGAATATAAAATTAATTATTAATTAAATAAAGGAAGATAATTTATTCTCCCTTTATATATAAATAAAAATAAAATTAGGAGGAAAAAATAAAATGGGAATTCCATTAACAAAAGGACAAGCAATATCATTAGATAAAACAGGAAATAAATTTGAATTAAGATGTAGTTGGGATAAAGCATTAGGAAAAGATATGGATTTAGATATAATGGCTTTATTATGTGACCAAAACGAAAGAGCAATACCAGGAAATGATTGTTTAATATTTTACAATAATTTACAATCTAAAGATGGTTCTGTAATTCATACAGGAGACGAAAGAACAGGTTCTAAAGATGGTTGGGACGAAATATTAAAAATTGATTTTACAAAAATGTCTGATGGAGTAAATAATGTATTTTTATTATTAAACATACACGAAGCATTAAGTAGAGGACAGAATTTTGGATTAGTAAGAAATCTAAAAATGGAACTATACGACATTGAAAATAATGTAGTAGTAGCTGAATTTATGCCAGATTTAGATAATTCTTCAGATACTTGCTTAGTGTTAGGAAGCTTTATATTAAGAAAAGGAAAACCTTATTTTAAAGCAATAGCTCTAGGACATCAAAAAGGGTTGGATGTTATATTAAGAGAATATGGAGTAGACGTAGAATAAGGAGTTAAAAATATGGGATTATTTGATTTTTTTAAAAAAGATAAAAAAGAAGAATTAAAAGTTACTAATATAAATATAGATTTAACAAAACAAGATTTAGTAAAAAAAATAAATCTTTCTAAAGAACAAGTTAAAATTTCTTTAGAAAAGAAAAATGTAGATAAATTAGTTGCAGAGGTACAAGTTGCGGTAGACGTATCAGGAAGTATGTATTATAATTTCGAAGAAGGAAAAGTACAAGAAGCACTAAATAGATTAATTCCAATTTCATTAAATTTTGATGATGACGGAATAGTTCCTGTTTATGCTTTCGATGAAGAAGTCACAGAAGTAGAATCTTTAACATTAGATAATCTTTTGAACTTTTCGGATAAAAAATTAAAAAGATTAGTTGGTGGAGGAACTTGTTATTCACCAACATTAAAATCTGTATTAAATAAAGCTAAAAATGGAGAATTAAAATTCCCAGTATTTATGTTATTTATTACAGATGGAGATAACTATGATAAAACAGAAACACAAAAGATTTTAAGAGAATTAAGTAACTATGATATATATATTCAGTTTGTAGGGATAGGAAATGATAGTTTTAATTTCTTGAAATCATTAGATAATCTATATGAAAGAAAATTCGATAATGCAGGATTTATTCAATTTTCAGACTTAAAAAGATTTAACGATAATGATATTTATGACGAATTATTAAAAGAGTTCATAGATATTTATAAAAAAAATACTTTTAAAACAGGTAAAATTAGTTTAAAAAAATAAATAATATAGAGCCACTTAATTGTGGCTCTTATAATTTATAAAAGGAGTAAATATGGGAAGAATAAGAAAAATAAGTAAAATAGAATATATAAAAGAAGAAATTAAAGATTTAAAGAAATTTTTAAATAATATAGAAAAAATAGATTATTATACAGATGGAACAATACTTAAATGTAAATTATATGATGAAGAAGAAGTCTTAAGATATTTTGAAATAGATATAGAAGAATTAAAAGGAGCTTATAATATATATATAGAAGAAAATAATAAAATAGAAGAAATAGAACAATTATTAAAAATAGCAGAAGAGTTAAATGATAATTGGTTAATAGTAGATTGCAATTAACAGAAAGGATAATTAATGCAAGAAATAAAATTAGGAAGTATAACAAAACATTCTAGAGTAAGATATTTAAATAGAATATTAGGAATAAATAATGTAACTGATACAAACTATGATACATGGAAGAAAAATAACGAAGAATTAATTTCTCAAATAGATTAAAAAATAAATGAACTATTTAATAATTCAGATTTAATGATAGAAGCTAATTATAAAACATTTCCATTTTCTAAATTTTACATAAATTGGGAAAATTTAATGTTGTTAATAGTAAGTAAAGAAAATAACCTTATAACACTATATAAATTAAATTATGGATTATCAGAAGAAAAAAATAAAACTATTTTAGAATTATATTTTAGTGAACTTCAAGACAAAATAAAGATTAAAAATGATATAGAAACAAATAGAGGAAAAGAAAAAGAAGAAATAGATCAAGAAATTAAAGATATAAATCAAAATATAAATGTATTGAAATCAAGAATAGAAGTTCTTGAAAAAAATAAGGATATATTAAAAGGTAGAAAAGAATTAATAGATAGTCAATTAGGATTAGTTGATGAACAAATAAAAGAATTAACTAATTTCATTATGAAAAGGAGTAAGTAAATATAGATAAATTTGATATAATAAAAAAATAATTATATTATAATATATAATAATTTAATATTCAGACATTATGTCGGAAAGAGATAAAGAAGGTGATATTATTAGTTTTAAAGAATTTATATTTAATGAATTAAAAAAAGGTAGTATATATATAATATTTTTTATATTACTAATAGCTTTTATTAAATATTTAGAAAAAATAGAATATGAAAATACTAGAAAAGAGTATATTAATATTAAGATATATGATATGAAAAATTTAAATGAAATAGAAGATATAATTTCTAAATATAGCAACTCATATGAAATTTATTTTAAACAGGATTATTAATCCTGTTTTTTTTATTTAGGAGAAAATATGGAATTAATATTAAAAAATAAAGATGAACAATATAAAAAATTTATATTAACAAAATATGATTATGATTATTATGAAAAAAATTTTACTAATATCAATATAATAACCAAAGAAGAAATTTTCAAAGATTTGGGATTTGATTTTAAAAATTTTAAGATTCAAGATTTAATATTAAATGAAGAAGAAATAAAAGAGTTTAATAAAAATATTTTTGTAGCTTTTAACAAAAATAGAGATTGGAAAAGAATAATAGAATATCTTTTTTTGAAAAAAAATATAGAGTTAAACGGAGGAGGAATGTTATGGCAATTAAGATTATTTTTCGATTTTTACAAAAAAGGTATAACTTTAGAAAAAATTTTCGATTATCAGCAAAATTATTTTTGTTCTAAAATAAATAAAAAATTTAAATATAAATATATTTCTACTATTTTTTATAGTTTATTGGAATATACAAAAAATCAAAATACTAAAAGTAAAAAAATAATAAATGGATTAACTTATAAGGAAATTATAAAATTTGCAAAAAGAATAAAAGGAAGCGAATTTACAAATAAAAAAGATGAAATACACATTTTAATACCAAAAAATACTTCCAAAAAATATATAACTAAAATTTTTAAAAAACACTTCTATAATAAATATAGAAATTATTCAGAAATATATCAATTTCCATTCTAATAAATTGATGGAGGAATTATGATTAAATTAACTTTAGAAGATAAAGAAAAAAATATAAAATTTTTCTTTTTTGATTCAGAAAATTATAAAAGTTATTCAATTTTAAAAGATTTAGGATTAAATAATTTAACATTAATAGATGTAGAATTCATAGAAATAAATGGAACAGGAGATATAGATATTGAAGATTTTTTATTATCTTATAAGAATAATAAAGACGAATTAAAAAATCTATTTAAATATATGTCTTTTAATGAATTTTCTAGAAAAAAAAATAAAGTTAATAGAAGACTTAATATTATATTTTTATAAAACTAAAACTATAAAAGAAATGTATGAATTTTCAAATAAAAATATAATAATTATTAAAAAAGAATTTGAAACTGACTATTTACTAAATAAAAAAATAAAAGGAGAAATAGAAAATTATATAATTAATGAACTGTATTTTGAAGATATAATTATAAATAATTTTATAGAACATAATCTAAACTATAACTTAACTAAAACAATAAGATATTTTAACGTAAAAATAGAAAAATGTATAGCAGATGAAAGATTTGAAGCATATATAATATCCAAAAAAGAAATATATGAAAAAATAAAAAAAAAATTAATTATACATTGCTTTTATTAGAAGGGGTGAAAATGAACGAAGATTTTTATATAGAATTTGTTTTTTTTATTAAGAAAAAAAATAAAAATGTAAAATTAATTTGGAACAAAAATAAAGGTTTTACAGATAATGAATTAATAGAATTATTTGGGTTAGATGATGATGAAACCATTAGAGTTCAAACAGAAATATTAGGAGCAGAATTATATGGAGATATATCACAAAAATATAAAGAATATTTCAAAAATAATTATTCTATGGAAGACTATTATTATCTATTTGCTACATATCAATACGAAGATATAAGGAGTACAAAAGAAAATTTATTTTTAGATATAGAAATATCGTATTATTGCCAAGTCGGTTATAAAGATGTATTTAATTGTTTTGTAACAGATAATACAGATCATATTTATTGTATAAACGATATAGAATTTTTAAATTTTGAAAAAGATAATTGTTATAGAGCAGAGATAGCACAAAGAATTGACGAAATCTTAAATTTAAAAGATTTAGATAGAATAAGAAAAGAATTATTGTACGAAAAAATAATAATTTTAAATGATAAAAAAAGAGGTGGTTTTTTTTATTTTTATGATAGAAGTGAATTATTCCAAGATAGCTATTGCCCTTGGGATGATATAAGTAATTATGATTATGAATAAAAAAGGTGATTAATATGTATATAGTATTTGATATTTTTATAAAAAAATATAATAAAAATTTTAAATTAATTTTTTGTGGAGAACCATTTAGTAATGAAAAAATAATTAATTTATTTAACCTGGATAAAGAAGAAACAGTTAGAAATCAAATAGAAATATTAGGAGCAAAATTATTCACAGATATTGATAAAGAATATATTGATTACTTTAATAACAATTACTCTTTAGAAGATTACAAAGCTTTATTTGATACTTTTTATTATAAAGATCCAAGATCTAAATTAGAGCATGTTATAGAAGATATAGAAATATCTTATAATTGTCAAGTTGGATATAGCAAAGTAGCTAATTCATTTTTTTCAGAATTTGTAACTTGGTATTGGTATGATAATGATATAGATTTTTTAGAAGATGAATTAGGATGCTCATATAACGAATCTATTAAAAATAATATTAAAAAAATTTTAAATTTCAAAGATTTTAAAAAAATAAGAGAAGAAATAGAAAAGCAAGAAATTTATATATTAGAGAATAAAAAAGAAGGTGGTTTTTATTATTTTTTTGAAAATCACACATTATTTATTTAATAAGAAAAGAGGTTAAAATGTTTAAAATTTTATTTAATTTTATAAATGATAATGATGATGAATTTAGATTTATTTGGGATCTAAATGTTAGTAATGATAATAATGTTGATAAATTATTAGAACTTTCAGATAGTTGGTCTTTTCAAAATTTTTTAAAAAAATTTGAACCAATAAGTTTTATATTTAATGGAAAAGAATATGAAAATATTGGAAAATTTTTAGAATATATTATTTATGAAGAAATAAATGATGACGAAGGAATAAGTATAGCTAATATTATTAAAATGAGTGATTTATTTAATAAAAATATAAAAGAAATTATAAATATTATAGATTACTCTAACACTTGTGTTTTGTTTAAAGAAAATCATATATATGCACTTGAGAAAATGTCTAAATCATATAATATTAGTAGAAAACAATATACTAATATCTACAGATTAATGCAAGCTTATGATTACGGTTGGATAAATTTTACTAATTTAACTAAAATAATTAAAGAAGAAAATATAAATATAATTCCAATAACAAGTAATTTAATTTTTTATTTTATTCCACTAAATAATTCTTTTAACAAAGAAACGAGTGAATTTGAAAAAGATTTAGAAAAATATTATAATCCTGATATGTTTGTATTCAAAAACAATTCAGGAGGAATAAATGAAATTTATAAAAAAATGGATTAAAGAAAAAGAAGAAATAGTAAATAAAATTCACAAATTAAATGAATATTTATCCTCAAAAGAAGTAAAAGAAGCTTTTGATGAATTTGAAATAAATAAAATGCTTTACAAATTATCTATAATGGAAGATTATTCTAATATTTTAGATGATTTAATATATCATAGAAAAAATTATCAAAAAGAAACAAAACAATTAAAATTATTTTAATGGAGGATAAATATGAAAAAAATAAGTGAAAACGGATTAAATTCAGTATTTGTTAAAGATGAAATAAAATTTAATGGTCATCATGAATATGAAATAAGAAGAAATGATAATAATGAATTATTATTAAAAATACAATATCAAGAAGGAGCAAGAAAAGAACATAACTCTATTCCAGGCATATTGGATTTAGATTTATTGTATATAGTAAGAGATAGAATTCAAACATTTCAAAAAGGAGAATTTGCTTGTAGAGAAAATGCTTTAGTGTTAACTAAAGTTGAGGAAGCAATAATGTGGTCTGAAGCTAGAGTTAGAGATAGAGAAAAAAGAAAAGTATTAAGAACATATAATAAATAATGGAGGAAAATAATGAAAAAAACAGTAGCCGAATGGTTAGCAGAAAAAAAGATAGTTGAAAAAAGAATAAATGATACAAAAGATAAGTTAAAAAATACACAATTATTTGTTGCAGATTCTAATATTAGATTCAATAAAGAAGAAGCTAATAAGCAAATAGAATTCGGAAAATCTTTATTGCAAAAATTAGAAGATTTAACTTCAAATAAGCAAAAAATTAATAGAGCTATTATTCAATTTAACGCAAATACAATAATTAATGTAGATGGAATAGAATATACTATTGTAGAAGCTCTTGAAAAATATAAAAATAAAGAAAATAAATTTCTATATGATTTATATTATAGAAATCATAAAATGTTAGAAAATACTTTAAACAATTTAAAAAATAAGCAAGAAGAAGAAGTTAAAGATTTTGAAAGACAGATAACAACAGATTCTAAAGTATCAGTATCAAAACAAGATGAAAGAATAATTGAAAGAAGAAAACAATATGAACCAACATCAGTTAAAGTATTTGATGATTTTATGACAAAAATGATAGAAGAAGAAAATAGTTTAAATTCATTCTTAGAAAAAGTTCATGTAAAAATAAATGAGGCAAATTATTCTAATTATCTCGAAATTGATTTTATAGAAGAAAAATAATAAAATAATCATAAATATTGAATAATATATCGAAAATCTTAAATTAATATAATCTCGAAGTTTTTTATAAATGTTGTTACGAGATTGAAATAAATAAAAAAACATTTATAATATTTAATTGAAAACAATTTAAGAATTATATACAAATAAGAAACTTTTAATTTCTTTAAAACTAGGTTGCTAATAATCCTTTTTGAAAAATTAGATTTAAGAATTAAATATTAAAAAAATAAAAAAGTATAGAAATAAAAATATATAGAAATTTAAAACTAAAATAATTAAAAAATTAATATTAAAAAAATATATAAAATCCTGGATAAAAGATTCATAAGTCATTATTAAACTTTAGATTATTCTCTAGGCTGTTATATTATTCAATATCAATATGCAAACAGACTGTTGGAGTCAGTATTTTATACAATACTTAGATTGGTTCAATTCCAATTGTTTGCAATACCCCTTATATATTTTTTAGAGCTAATTACCAGTTAAAAACTGGTAATAATGGAGATATCGCCTAATGGTATGGCAATGTCCTGCTAAGACATCGAGTATAAACTCTTATGGGTTCGATTCCCATTATCTCCGCCAAATACGTGTATAGCTTAAAGGATAGAGCAATAGGCTACGAACCTATGTTAGTGAAAGTTCGAATATTTCTACACGTACCATATGAGGATATAGCTTAATTGGTAAAGCGTATGTACAACATAAAGTTATTGGTTCAAATCCAATTATTCTCCTGTTAACAGTTATAATTCGTTTTTTTATAATTCGTAAGGATTTCTCCTAGCCTTAACGGAGACTAATTTAGAAAAATCCTTTGAAATAAAATCTAATAACCAGTCACAGGATACCTTGATGTATCATTATAAAAAAAGGGGAGTGGAGTATCGTGAATCCACATGTCAAAAAGACGATTTTGTGTTTGATTTTATCTTAACCTTGACAAGGGGGATTGGGTTTAAAAATTTTTCCTTATAAAATTTTTCTGTAGAACGTTAAATCTGATCTACTAGTATTATTCGTTTTGGAAGACTACCATTAACGAATTTAAATAATTAATCGGAAGTTAAGTTGTCAGAACTTTAAAACTGACATAAATATGGAAACATAGTCAAATGGTAAGACAAAGAATATAAGACTTATATAACAGTTCAATTCTGTTTCTTATATGGTTATAATATAAGCGTTCTTGATTATAGGTTCGATTCCTATTGTTTCCTAGCACCTCCTTTCAATGAGATTGTATGGTGAGCAATCTCATTATTTGGGGCGACAAAGTTAGACTTTGCTTTTATTGCGTACGAATAAAAGATGTGGTGCAATTCCAAGTCGCTCCACCAAAATTTTACAAATAATTATTTTTATGTTAAACTAATATAAAATAATATGACCTTATAGCTCAGGCGGTAGAGCATGTGGCTGTTAACCACAGTGTCGTAGGTTCGAGTCCTACTGGGGTCGCCATAAAGTTAATGAATCTAATTGTGTATAAGCCTGGCGTACATAATTAGATTTTTTTTAGAAAAAATACGCCGGCGTATTAAGGAGGTAGGTGATAAATATAATATATAATATAATTTATATAGGATTTATAATCTTGAGTATAATTCTAAAATATAAAAAGATTTGTATAAATTGTAAAGAAACAATACCTCAAGATATCTTACAAATAATATTAGCATCGATTGCTTTATATTATTTTGTTGGAGCAGAAAATATTATAAAAACTATTATTATTATTATATGTAGTTATATATTTAAAAGTATAATATTTTATGTTCCTAAAAAAGTTGTAGAAAAATGTAGTTTTTGTAAAAATCCTTGGGATATATTAAAAAAATAGTCAGAAAATTTCACTTTTTATTTTAAATATGCTAAGATATATATATCCAAAAAACATTTACTAGCATTAATAAGAACAATGACCGTAATAAAGTTTTCCGTCTTGACGGGGATGTTTGATTATTATGAGAGTTCTAATATAGGGGTCGTGTGGATGAAACAATGCTCCTGAGATTGAAAAATATCTCTTAACTGCTCCACCCTAACAAGACATCGAATATCAAGGGCATAATATAAAGCAACTTATAAAATAAGGAATAAGCGATATATTAGGAAATCAGCTACGGGTATTAGACCGGGGGCATTAGATAGGCTGTTATATAAACAGTACAGTGTGGGGCGTAGGATCACTTATCAAGCATTAAGTTTAAATGTTTTAAATGTGAGAATCTAATGAATTTAATAAGTAATATATATTTTTAATAAATGAAACATATATAAGATTAATCTCTCTTTTTATAGGGGGGTTATTATGTCCACCGATAAATAATGGAAATTTTTTAAATAGAACCAGTATAATACTAAATAAATAACTGGTTCGTAATCAAAAATAATTACGGTGGACAAATAAATAATATATTTTTTATAAATTCATAAATAATAATAAATAAACTTTCTCGCTCCTTTGGAAAGCGAGAAAGAAATAAAAAAAATAAATAATAAACAATTAAATATTAATATACTTGCTCAAACAAACTTCACGAAGTGAAGGTTTTGAAATCGTGAAACGATTGAAAAACAATTTAAAAAAAGAAATAATTAATAACAATATTAAAATAGTCTAAGGTTAATATAAAAATAACTTTCAGTACATATTATATTTACCTTAGAAAAAAAAAAAAATAGTTTTTTAAAAAAAAATATAATTTTTAATATATTGATTTAAGAAATAATTTTTATAATAATAAAACCTAAGGTTAATATAAGAAAAACTTTCAGTACATATTATATTTATCTTAGGTATTTTTTTTTTTTTTTATTTGAATTATTTTTAAATTGGTAAATTTTAAAATAATTTTTTTTAAAAGATTTCTTTATTTTTAAAAAAATAAAGAAATACTGTTTAAAAAAAAGAAAAGATTATATTTTCGCTACTTTGATAATCAAAATAAAAGAAAATGAAATAAAGTGTATTTATGTTAAAACTTAACTAAATTTAAATTAAATTTAAAATGATATATAATTTAAAAAACTAGCGACAAAAGAGGGTGAATGTGAATAAATATACTTTAAAAACATTAAAAAATGAATATGAAGAACAAAACAAAATAGCGAATAAAAAGAATAAAGAATTAACCAAATTGAAAAGAGAACTTTTAAAAGAACTAGACTATCAAGAAGTGATAGATAGTAAAGCTTATAAAGAAAAAAATAAAGAATATATAAGTGAAAAAAGGAAAGCTGTAACATTATATACTAAATATGTGAAATTAAGAGAGGAGCTGATGAATAAATATAAATAATTTAATTAATAATAGAAAATTAACGTATTTAGAATTTAACGAATTCTTCTGGTTAGAATATCAAAGGTGCCAGGAAAGAGCATATATGATAACTAAAAGAAGTAGTAGAAAAGTTAAAATATCTAAAGATGAAATTGTAAGTTTTAAATTTTTAAAATATGTTCCTTACGAAGAAACTTTGCAATATATAGTTTTAAAAAAAATATATTTTAAAGCTTTCGAACAAATAATTAAAAAAAAGGAATTAAATTTACTTAATTTTAAAAAGATTTATATTACAATTTTAGAAAAAGAAATAGAATTTAATAAGAAAAAATTACCAAAACCAGAAAAACATTATAACGACATAAGAAATAAACTATTGAGAAATATTGAAAAACATTATAATAATATTATAGAATTGGACGCAACAGATAATATTTATAAATTTTCTAGTATAAAAATAGATTTAAAAGAATATTTAAATTTTAGATTCAATGAAATAAAAGAATCTTATAAAAAAAATATACCAAATATAAATTTAGAAGAAATGGAGCATATAAACTACAAGCAAGATTTTTTATTCATTCAAAAAAATGTAGATAATAGCTTTAATTTTATTATAACTTCTCCAAATAATGTAATAGAAGAATTAACTCATAAAAATTGTATGATAGGAACCCTTTTAAGATATTTATGTGTTTTTGTTTCAAGAGAACTTAATTTAAAATTTGAAAACTTAATTATATATTATCCATTACAGATAAAAAGAAAGGTTTATAATATTAGAGATGTTTTTAATACATTTCAAGATATTGATTGGATAAAAGTTTTATTATCTATGCAACACAAATTAACAATTACGACAAATGATAATAAATACTGTAAATATTGTGAAAATTCCTTAATGTGTTTTTCTGAAATAAATAAAGTGAAGGAAGATTATAAAAAGAATCAAAAAAAAGGAGGAAGTAGTAAAACTTTACTACAAATTTAAAAAATGAAAGAGATATTAAACGAATTAAAAACTTACGAAAATGAATTTACTGATCAAGATATTGAGTTATTAAATAGATTAATAAAAGAGAAAAAAGATGTTAAAAAGAATAATGATTATAATAAAAAATATAATGAGATTTTAATAAAATATGAAAGTCAATTAAAACAATTAGAAGAAGAGTATGTAAAAAAAGTTGAAGAAATTAATTTAAAGATGAATAAAGAGTTACAACAACTAAATGAAAATATAAAATTAACTCCTAAAGAAACAGAAATAAATGGTAAAAATGATTGTCACAAAGAAACAATGAAAAAATTATGGAGTATTTTATATTTAGATGAATTATTATAATTTAAAATGTCTTTTTTATGCTGTTCATATTAATGATGATGAAATTCAAAGACTATATGAACAAATAAAACAAAGATTTGAAAAAACAAAATTTTCTAAACATTTCTTGACTGGTAAAACAACAAGTAGAAGAAAAGGAAAAAAAGAGAAAAAAATGGCCTATGCAAGAAATAGCTTAAGAAAGATAACTAACATAATAAAATTTAAAAAAATGATAAAACAACTACCAGATTTAAAAAATAATCTGGTAGATTTTTATTGTAGGCAATCGTTACAAGAATTTTTGCAAATATAAAATTAAAAGGAGATGATGTTTTTATGAAGGATATTTTCAAAGATTATTATCCGGAAGATGAAGATTATATAGACTTTGAGCCAAGTTTAAATAAAGATGATATATTAGATGGAGTAACTGAATTAATAATAAAAGAACAACACGCTTTAGAAAATGCTGGTAATTTAGAAAAAGAACTAATAGATTCTAGAAGAGGAATAATCAAAGAAAATTTGAAGAAAAAAATACATTTTGTTAAAATGAGTATAGATTATTAAAAAAAGGAGAGAAAAAAATGGAAAAAGTTAAAGTACAAGTTTTAATATCTGAGGGAGTTACTCTTCCAAAAT